CGGCACTTGGTCAATGCAAGTGTGGGTACGCAAAAGCTCACCGTTCGCGGTACGGGTTTTTGTGATGCGAACTTCGGGCGTGTCAAAGCGCTGGACGTGGGTTACGTAGCTTACGGCGTCTTGTCAGACAACAAGCGTTACAATCTGCGGGACGACAAAGTCAACCGTATCGTGGTGGCAGGCAAAACCATGCATCGTAGTAGCTTGAAGTTCAGTGAAAACGATCCAACGGTCACGGTGCCCAATGCTGCCAATGGCTCGCCCTACATGGTGCGTGACATCGTGGTGCCGCTGCGTGGTGAAGCTGTGTCGGACACGTATGGCTTGCGTGATAAGTCCATGGTCATCGATGCGATGGTGTCTGACTACTTGACGGACTTTGCGCCCGAACCTGTTCCAACCACGCCCAATGTGTTGCCGGGTCTGTACGAATTGTACTCGCCCTTCTTGTCCAAGATCATCCATGACTTGCGTTCCGGTGCGTTGACAAACCCACTGTTGACGACGGACTACAACGACAATGAAGTGATGGAAGTTTGCAAACCGTATGAAGCGCTGCTCAAGTTTGACCCGACGCAGCCTGGCTTGCAACCGGATTCGGACTACACGATCATTCACCCGCACAACCTGATGACCGTACTGGATGTGAACGTCTTTCAGTACCGCTTCATTTTGCGCGTCATCAACATTTACATGCAGGACGCTGTGACGAGTGTGTCGCACTTCCTGACGCTTACCAAAAGTAACTAGGAGAAAACATGTCCACTGAACTGTCGTTGGACGGCATTGCTGGTAGTGCCGACGGGGTCAAACCCGTGTGGGAGCCAACAGCGCCTTGGAAGGAGTGGAACATCAACGAGTTGTTCACCGGCACCATCGGCAAAGCACGTTACGTCCCGAAGGTCAATGACTACGCGATCGAACCGCTGACCGGCTACAAGCGCCGTGTGGTGAGCATCGATCCAACCACGATGATTCCAACCTTCACCCCAGTCGAGACCATCGATCAAGGTGAATTTAGCGACTTCGACAAACTGCTCGGCGTCGGTCCTGGTGTGGGTGCGGAAACCTTCCGTGTCTACATCAACAAGAAAGTCATGCCCCATACGCTGTCGGTCGATGGCCGGGCGCTGGTGCCAAATGCTGACGCTGCTGTGGCGCGACTGTATCGTGGTAGTCAACTGTTGGGTACGAGTAAAGTCATCTCGGCTTACTACGACCAAAGCGGTTCGCTCTTGGGTCAAGACATCCCGCTCAAGCTCGCAGCGATCAACAACGTTACCAACCACACGATCAAGACCGTACCGACATGCCATACGACGGAAGACTTGCCTGATGGTGAGATCGTCACGCTCGTGGCTTTCTCGGCAGAAGGTCACTTGGTCTACCAGCGTCAGCTGATGGCGGTTAATTCCGAAATCGTGCGTGGTACTGACGTTGGGACCAAGCACGTCAAAGACATCTCGGTACGCTCGGCCTGGGTCTCGAAAGCTGATCAAAAGCTGATTCAGTACCCGATCAACATTCCACAAGCTGGTTTGGATCTGGTAGGTGTCGTGCATTACAGTGACGGCTCGGAAAAAGAGTATCCGATCGACGACGTACGCTTTACGATGTTTGGCTGGCAAGGTCACGTTGCAACGATCGTGGGTCAGCCGTTTAGCGTGGTGATCAAGTACAATCTGGCTGATAACGAAATCGCTTACGGTAAGACTGTGGGCGGACAACGTTTCATGTCGCAAAAGTACAAGGTCGTGACCAAGAAGGCAGAAGGCGCTTACTCGGTTAAACTGTTCGGTTATCCAGTCTGGATTGATTCGCAGCGTGGTTATCGTCTCGAGTGGTTCCTGTACAACCTGGACCGTAACGTGATGTATAACGTCACGCCTTACGTCAAGTACAACAGCAACAGTCGTGTGCTCGATCCTGCAGCGTATGGCGTGCACCAGCAATTGAGTGTGGCTGTCGAACTTAGCGACGTCAACGGCACCTACACCAAGCACCGTCACACCCAAGTGATCGACCTGGTGTTGGCAGCGCCTGGTACGACCCGCGAGACCAACTGGACGATTGGCTTTGATCCTGGCCAAGACCCACGTTTCGGTGAAGGCAACTTTGCTGCAACGACTTTCGTTAATCAGAACCTGATGCGTGTGCGTCTGGCTGCTGGTGCTAAGACGAAAGAGGAATGGCTCGAACGGATGTACCGTCGTACGCGTCCACTGGCTGATGCACCTGACCGCGAATCGGAAGCACCGACTCCAGACTTCTTCTCGATCATTGTGGGTTCGACCGACATCGAATTCCCAATCGAGATGTGGAATGCGGAGCTGACGATCAATCAAACGGTGGCCGATACGTCGACCCTGTTTGTGAAATTTACCAAACGTACTGCCAATGGCGACATGCATCTCGCTATTGCCGGTGTTCCTGTCTATCAACAGAACTAACGCTTGTGCTACCACCACTTCCCTTAAGTAGTAGGAAGTGGTGGTAGCTTTTCTGCGTTTTAGGAAGTATCATGATTTTATTTGCAAACGATTGGAAGAAATATCCAACTGCCAAACCTAACGTAAAAACCACCAACCAAAGTTTCGTCGAGTTAGCTGCCAAGTACCGCTCGATGGGGATCAGGAACCACGCATTCATTCTGGCGCTTGTTGACCAAGACCTCGTGGGCGTCGATCCGTTTGACCCAAATCTCTCGATGGAGACGATGGGTAAGATTGCGCTTGAGTGCAGTATCAATCCGTGGTTCTTCTTCCGCGAGATTGCGCGCGCACCAGCAATTGCCGGTAATGAGACTGTGATGCTCGAAGCGAACCGAGGCAACATCGCCTTGTTCTGGAGCTTCTTTAATCACGTCATGATTATCTTGATTCAGATTCGTCAGACCGGTAAATCGTTCTCGACCGATATCTTGATGACGTACCTCATGAACATCCTCTGTCAAAACACAGCAATTAACTTGCTGACGAAGGATGACACGCTGCGCCGTAAGAACATTGAGCGCTTGAAAGAGATCGCTTCGATCATGCCGCGTTATCTTCAGCAGCGTACTCGTGATGACTCAAACAACGGTGAAGAGATCACAGTCAAAGCACTGGGTAACAGCTATACCACACACGTCCCACAATCCTCGCCAAAGCGGGCATACAACATGGGTCGTGGTTTGACGTCACCAATCTTCCACATCGATGAACCACCGTTCCAGTCGAACATCTCGATTGCACTGCCAGCATCCCTAGCAGCAACCGGCGCCGCAGTTGACCGCGCCAAAGCACAAGGCACACCTTACGGCACCATCTTGACAACCACCGCCGGTAAGAAAGATGACCGTGATGGCAAGTACGTGTTTAAGCTCTTGAACGACGCTGCTGTCTGGACAGAGAAGTTCTTCGATTGCGAAGACATGGAAGACTTGTACCGGATGATCAAGCGCAATTCAACCGGTGGCGTTATCCGTATCAATGCAACGTTCAATCACCGCCAACTCGGTAAGACTGACGAATGGCTCAAAGAGAAGATTGATAACTCGGTGGCTGAAGGCGAAGATGCGGACCGAGATTACTTTAACCTCTGGACTTCGGGTAACGAATCGCACCCACTCACGGTTGATTTGCTCGAACGCATTGTCCGTAGCCAGAAAGATGTGCTGGAAACAGAAATCAGTAAGGAAGGTTACATCTTCCGCTGGTACATTCCGGAAAACGAAATCGAATCACGCATGGACAAAACCTTCTGCATACTGGGTGGTGACCCAAGTGACGCTGGTGGTGGTGATGATATCGGTTTCGTGATGAAAGATATTCGTACCTTGGAAGTCATTGGTGCGTGTCAAGTCAACGAGACGAACTTGATTTTGTTCTGCCGCTGGCTGACGAACATGTTTATTCGATTCCCCAATTTCGCGGCTAACATCGAGCGGCGTAGCTCGGGTGCTGCTATTTTGGACTATCTCCTTATCATGTTGCCTGAACACGGCATCGATCCATTCAAGCGCCTCTTTAACATGGTGGTGCATGAGTCGGACGAAAAGCGTGAGCGTTTCCGTGAAATCCAAATCCCAATGAACCGTCGTAGTTCAGACGTGTACATTCGCCACAAGAAAGCCTTCGGGTTTGCAACTTCTGGTGCGGGGATCTTTAGTCGTACTGAGCTGTATTCGACCACACTGAAAAATGCAGCCAAACAGTGCGCAGACAAGATCAACGACAAGAACTTGATCGACCAGATCACGGGCTTGATTACAAAAAACGGACGGATTGACCACGAAGACGGCAACCACGATGACTTGGTGATCGCGTGGCTCATGTGCATGTGGTTCCTAACGAAAGGTAAGAATCTGGCGTTCTACGGCATCAATTCGAAAGACATCGGTGCCGATTGCATCGTAGTCAAAGAAGACTTGACGCCGACTGATATGGTACAGCGTCACGAGCAGCAACGTATCCGCGCCCGGATCGAAGAAGTCTACAACCGCTTGATGTACGAGCAAGACGACTTTGTCTGTCAGCGTCTGGAGCATGAGCTGTTGGCTCTGGATAGCCAGATCATCTTGGAGGACGATGAAATCTACAGTGTGGACGAACTCATCCGACAAGCAGGCGACAGTCGTCGTGGCAAGAAACGACAGCAAGTTAGTACGTATCAACACCAGCAAACCTACGGTAATACGGTAGGACACCATTCGGCTGGTGCGTGGTATAACCAAGGTACATTTGCAGATCGTCCAATGGGCGCTGGAGAAATGATGAACCGGTTCCGTTAATCGACGGCATAAGCCCCCGGCTTAACAGGCCGGGGGTCTATGACGCTTCTATTTGTGCGACACTTTCACGTTCTTCTCATTGGCAAGATCCCGACTGGGACCTAACCGATGGATGAGGAGATCGAGGTAAGCGTGCACGACTTCTTCACGTTGACCTTCATCGGGCACGAAGGAAGGCAGTAATGCAGGGATATCGAGATCCAATTCACAGGCTTGCTTGAGCACGGTCGGTGCGTCCGAGGAGACCACACTAAACACATGGTACGCAATGTGGTCTTTGTTCGGCACAAACCAGTTGTCGTAATACCGACGGTAATGTCTTCGCTGGCAAAAGATCTCGATGGTGTAACCCGAGAGCGAATAACCAGTTAAACTGCCCAAAGCATTTCTAGGGTGTTTAATCTCTTCAACGCTATAGTGCCCTTTAAGACGTTGAAAGAACGAAAGCAACCAACACAGCATCCTGGCAAATACGTTGGTCATGGTACAACCCACTTAAAGTTATGGGTCTATCGTAGCACCCGTGTTATAGTACTTCATCGTGATTGCACGAAGTACAATGTAAAGTAGTGCACCGGTTCGTACGCTGGCAATGATCGAGGGATTCTTGTTACCAGTGGCTTTCTTTACGATGGTTTCCATCTTCTCTCGCAGTGCAAAGAGCACTGGGTCGGTCGAACGGGAAGACATGTAAATGCCGCGCAATCGACTGACCAGACCTGGCAAATCTTGCGTGTGACGAACCACTTCACGGTTCTCACTAAAGTACTCAAAACTATGGATGAGCGCTTCATTGAGTACTTCTTCCACTTCCGTAGCACCACGTTGACGATAGTTCGAACTCATCCACTCGAGCGTTTCCCGGAACAACCTTGGGGGCATCGTGTGCATGATCTTCTCAATGATCGACAAGACATCTTCACGCATGAACGAATTGCGGTCCGACACGATCGAATTGATGTAACGACCGTATGCCAACAAGTTCTTGCTTTTGTCCTTTAAGATTTCCGCCCCGTCATGTTCGACGATGGAACTCGTTGAGGAAATGCGAATACCTTGCTGGTGGACACGAAGGAAAACGTCATAGATGTTTTTCAGCATGTCCCGGATACGACCTTGCGTATCGTTGAGCATGTAGATGACTTTCTTATCATCGTCCATGTGGGTGATGGTGCGGTAGTGAATACTGGCTTTGTTGATGATGTCTTCTGCGCGAGCGCGGAACAAGGCCGACCAGCTGCCGTACGTTTTGATGTCAAACTTGTAGGACAGTTGGGCGTACGTCGCTTCTGCTGTTGCCAAGTCTGCTGGGTAGCGGAAGTGACGATAGTAGCGGCTTGTAAAGAACTTGTACTGCAACACAAGCATGACGTCAATCATGGCATTGTGTCGTTGTTCTTGCGACATAATCTTGCTATTGTAAATGGCGTGCGTGAGCCAGACACACGACAAGTTCATGGTGTCACTCGAAACGTGGAATTCCGAATTTACCATCGGCAAAGCCAACAGACGTTCTTCCAAGGGGCCATCGTCCACTTGAAGGATTTCATCGAACCAACGATCACGATCTTGGTCAAGGAAACGCACGGTCTCCACGCCAAGCAAGTTCCCGCCAAAGAACTTGATGTGCTCGTTGTTCTTGTTGACAAAGCCAACTTGATAAGCATGCAGTGTCTTGGCGAACTTGGCATCGAACTTCAGATGACCGCATTCGTCCTCGAACACATGTTTGATACTTTTATCCATAAGTGGCTTTCTAAATGAATGTTACGACACACAGGATTAAAGTGGTTTAATACCGCAAAAATAGAGCATACCTATGACACGTAGTATCTTGCTCTAGAGCAACGAGTGTGTAAAGATTAATTCCATTTTTTATTTTGTTGAGTTTATTAGGAGAAGGCAATGCCTTACCGTCTTATCAACAAACTCCAGAAACTCATGACCCTGGAGTTTGAATCAAAGCCAGCAACTGACCTTGTCAGTGGTTCGGCTGATTTGCCTGAAGAAGTCTACACGTTGGTAGATGAGATTTCGGCGCTGGCCCGTGAAACGTTTGGCTCGACCTTGCGTCCATCGGATCGGCACGAATTCATCATGAAGCAAGAAGGCTTTGCTATCGTGCCAGGGCAAACGCAGCAAACCTGTTGGCGTACCGGGAAGATCCAAACTCCCCGTGGTGTAGTCACGTATTACTAATGCCGCTAACGCGTCATAAAAGGCTGGGGAATTCCCCAGCCTCTATGCCGTTATTTTACACGGCTGTTTGCGTAGTCCTTGAGCGAGTAGAACACTTTACCGCCATGCGCATTGACCATGCATTCGAGCGCGGCAGAGATTCGTACGAAGTCTTCCACCGGCGCAGTTGCTTGGTCGCCGTTAGCCCCTGGTGCAACGCCATCGATGACGAGTACGAAGTCATCGTTTTCCGATTGACTAGCCAGCTCTTGCGTGACGTCAACGACAACATCGTCATTAAGGTCAGTGCGCGAAACACCGTAGACCGTTTGCACGTTCTCCGTTGGCGACTCTTGGTTGGCAGCAAGTGAAGCAGCGAGCTTTTGCATGACAGCGACATCCATCTGTTGACTTTCCATCGCAGCGACAGCTTCCGGTGCAGGTTCTTCTGCATTCGGGTCAGCTTTGGCGTAGGCAACGTCAAGCGCTTGACGGAATACATCCGATAAAGCGCCTTTCAACTCGATGGATGGTTCCGCGTCGGAGGGGTTAGCATCCTCCAATGCACGTCGGAGCATCTTCATCATAAGTTCCTTTAGTGTTGTGGGTGAAAGTAGAACAGAGTTCCACAATATAGAGGGGTACTAAGGTGTGTTTTTACATCCGGCTCTCTAAGACGTTTATAAGTAAAGGGTAGGGAAGTTATAGATGAGTTCGAGAAAAGCGCTCAGAGAGGCTCTGGTAAAGTCCTAGGCGCCCTCCCGCGCCGCCCGCCGCCCGCCGAGGACGCCCGCCGCCAGCCGCCTTGCTATCTCTTTCTTTTTGTGGTTTCTTACCCATGGGGTGAATTACGATACCATGTAAGCTATGCTGTTTGGCCTTCGGCTTGTCGTTGGATTTCTTCTTAAAAATTTTCTCCTTTTAAAAAGACAAAGAAGGAGACGATCAATCAAGCAGGGCTCTAAAGGCCCTGCGTTTAATTACTCTCGTAAATAGAATAAAGCAAACACAAGAGAAAAATTACTCGTGTATTCCATGTTTTGTAGAGACCAGAACAACGGCTCCGCCAATAGTAGATATAGAGAGGTTTTGGGGGATAGGGGGCCTTAACCATAGAGAGCCCCTCGAAGGGGGGCTCTCTCATTATAAGCGAAAATCGTCTGGGGGAAAGGGGGTTTTCTATTTTCAATTTGATAACACTTGGGGAGTTTCGTAGGTTTCTTACTGAGCTAGGGTATCTCATGATCAACTAATTGAGGTAACCATGACAACACCCTTGTTATTGACTTACACCCCAACACCCCCTGTGAACTACCGTGTTTCACTTGTGTCGCCTTACGGCAATGCGAAATTACCTACGCTTGCAGAAGTCTTGATGCAAATCCTCTCCTACTACCTGAAAGCCGAAGATGTCCAACAATAACGATTCCTTTGTCGGCTTTCCAGGCCGCTGCCCGATTGGTTGCAACTACCCTACCGTGCAAGACACCATCGACTACGAAATGACGATGGGTGAGCTTGCCAAGTTCTACGAGATTCGTCGGATGCAGTTACCAAGTGGTGCCATGACCAGTGTTCGGTTCCCACAAGGTCTGGACCCAGCTGATCCGTTGTTCATGTACAACGTGGCCAAGCGTGTCAAAGAAAACCAAATGCGCGCGGCGCAAGCAGCTGGCGTTGGTGATGAAGTTTTCGATAAGGTACTTAGTACTGAAGGCAACCTGATGTCGCTCATTCAGATGGGTCTTAGTCCTGGTAAGACGCTGCCTGTCACGCGAGAACAACTTACACTGTACACCAAAAACATGGGTGTGCGTCTGGATGTACCGGACAGAAACGGGATGGTCATTCCGTACGATGAAATGAAAGCGTTTGCTGAAAAGCATCCTGACCGCGTCGCTTCTATTTGTACTGTGGGTTTGAGTGCTAGTCCATCGTCGGCTGCAGAGGTAGCTGCTGTGAAACGCGCCGTCGAGACGCCGCCCTGGACTTTCTCGCTCAATGGTCTTCCAGATTCGCCAGCTAAAACGCTTGAAGCCATGCTGCAAAAGCAAGCTGTCGAGACGCTCGGGATTTCGCCAGAGTTACTCTCGCCCGATGTGAACGTTACTTCCATGAGTGAGCTGACCACCCGTTGGCAAAATCAAATCCGTAATAACAGTAAGCCCAATGCGCTTGCCAAATACATGGAGTACGCGTTTGCAACCTTTGCCAAGGCCGCTACCGATTACCTGGGAACGTTGGTGGTCACAACGGTTAAGGACGTGCGAGTACTCAAAGCCAAGCGCGTCCATGCAACTGGCTCGATGCGTAACAAACGTCGCCGCCACTACTACGACTTGACAACGCATCAGATCGTTACTAAGCGCTCGAAGTTCTCTGGCGTGTTTCCTGTCTCAATCGGTGAAATGGTGCCGGTGCCGGGAACGGATAAAGTTGAAGTGACTGCCACGTTCCAGTACGACAAGCGTGAAAGCACGATGGCTGGTTCACTGAACGACTCGCTCGACAAGCTCACCGATGTGAATGCAGTGGTGGTCTCTCCAAGTGAGCCTGTTGCCATAGTGCTGCGCGCCAGTAATGAAGCGGACCGCGAAGCACTGCTTAAGGTTCTCGAAGAACATCGCAAAGAAGGACGGTGCGAGTTCAAAGAGATTGCCAAGAACCACACCGGCTACCGTTTCTGCGCTACGTACAACGACATCGTGAAGGTCGAACCACCAAGTATAACGATCGAGCCACGCATGCATGTCGATAAGGATGGCAAGATCGAGATCAGTAGTTTCAACATCGTCAGTCCACCACCTGACAAGAAATAGTAATACCGCGGCATAAAGCCTCTATTGGGAAGGGTTTGGCGCCCTTTCCCAATATGCCCTAAAATCATGATCCTAGATTATTTTAACCATATATTCTTAGCTTGAGATACATGACATATCTCTGTCCGTATCTTGTCCAAGACACCCTAAATAATCATAGAAAAGAAAATACATCATGAGCCTTATGAACACGACCGCTGTTACCCAAGCCACCCTGGTTAAAGCAGCACACAAGCACATCCACTGCCTCTTCATGGCACTGCCTAGCAACCTGAAACACAAAGACATGATGACGATCGCCCTGCGGATGGACGATCTGGAATCGAGCGACAATCTAGAGCAACTGTTTAAGTTCGCTGACCAACTCAAAACGTTTGACCTGGACCAAGCTGTTATCGCTTACGAAATGGTGCAGTGCACTTTCTAAGCAATCCCCTTTTTGATGTTAGACAATAGAGTCTGACTATAACTTTTGGAAAATGAATTATGACCACGATCGTTTGGGCTGAAGGCCATCTATACACCGACAGCCGCGTTACCTTTGGCGCTGGCTTTAATGGCAAGACGCATGATGACAGTTTCCTGAAGATTCGCGAACCTGAGCATTTCTTCTACAATGATGAACGAGTGCTGGCCTTTACGGCAGCAGGCGACGCACGCATCTTCACGTTCTTCGATTTTCTATCTGAGCACTGCAAGAAGGTCAATCAGAAAATCGACGTCACTGACTTCGACATGTACACCGGGTTGCAGGTACAGAAAATTGCCTGCAGCATGATGTTCATTACCGAACACAGCATCATCTCCGTGATAGTTGATGCGTTTTACCAGCTTCACTTTAAACGCCATGAAAAGATCATGCGTGTGGCAACAGGCTCGGGCTACGAAAAGCTCGGCGACCTAGTTTTCCACGGCGTACTCTCTGGCGTAGATCTCATGGCGCTTGCCATGGCTAAGGATAACCAAACCGGTGGTCCTATCAACGTATGGTCGCAAGACAAAGGCATTGTGAACAACATCCCTCCAGTTGCACACTGGGATGTGATGAAGAAGATCATGAAACACAATGTCAAGCTCACCCTGCGCAATCTGTTCAAACGTAAATAATTCAATTTCACATTTAAGGAGTATCATCATGTCCGCATTCCAACAATCGCAAAAAGCAATCGACCAATCCAAAGGTGGCTGGGGTATCATCCTCGTCGCTTTGGCCGTCATCATCCCAACCATGACTTTGCTCGTCAAGGCCATCGGTTAAACGAAAGGAAGAAGTATCATGGCAATGCTCAAAGCTTTTGGTAAGACCTACGGGTCACCAAGGCCGACTACCCAAGAAGTCGTTCCACCCGCAGCAGAACAAGTGCAACCAGCACCTGTCCCTGAAGCACCGTCCGTAGCGCCTACCCAATCCATGGGTGAGCGCTTGGATTCCACGCAGCCATAATGGCGGCATAAAAGAGAGCAGGGTTTCCCCCACTCTCTTTTTTTGTTGCAACAGCTTACCGTGGACCACCAATGATCGTGCGCAGAAGACGTGTGTAGGATTCGACGTCATTCATGAGTGAGATCTTTTGCCACTTTTCCCGCAACTCCGTTTCGTACAGTTCTTCGGCATCAGCAAACCCTTCGATGATGTCTTTGAACCGACCGAGACTTTGACCGCCATGCAATTCACCCATGTCCATTTCGATTGCGTACTCGTTGTACACATACGCTTTGACAGCGTACGAGACAAGGTTAGCAAAGTCTGGATAGCTCTTCATTTGGAGGTGCGACAAGTTTTCGTCGTTCTCCAAAATGCAGCGCAGGTAAATGTTAGCAGGCAAGACAACGGTGTCGCGCACCATGACTACGTTTTCCCCGACCAAGGAAACGCGGGCAGTGGAGGTCACTGGAATGGACCCCATTGCATCCATGACCGAGCTTGCCGCTTGGAGCATGGTGGTGCTTTGTTGACCCGCCGCCACACCGTAACTCGATGCTTTCGTAGGGTCTGAGAACGTGATGTTGAGCACACTTTGGATCGAGCGACCCTGGGTGTGTTCTTTGGGGATACGGTACACTGACGTATAGTCGTTCGTGCGATCAGCAATCAAGCCATTTAAGTCAATGATCGCTTCGGTGCCGCCAACCAAGTTACAGTCGACGAATACACGCGGTCGAATTACTTCCCGCAGTATTTGTTCGTCAAGGCTAAGTGGCTGCGGGTTACGCCAACCCGTTTGATGCCGCTTAATAAACACCGCTTCGAGCACACGTTTGTTGATACGGAATTTCACCTTATCGAGTGCGTAAGATACTGCCATCATAACGAGGCTCCTAAAAAGTTTCGGCCATATATCACACTACTGAGTTGTGAAACAGAATCCATAGAATTCTGTAAGTTTTTATCTTTAACAAGGAGTAAGACCATGAGTACCCAAGAAGCAGAAAAGCAGTTCAGCGTTGTCAACACCCACGTTACCGATGTCAATGGTAGCCCACTGCACTACTCGTTCACCACGGGCCTTGACGGCTTTGGTTTGAAAGAGATGTGCGTCTACGGCGTGAATCCCGGCGTGGCCGTGCCGACCATCAACAAGCTGGTACGCGCTTACCGTGAAGGCAAGATCGCCACCGACCGCAAGTACCCCGACATCATCAAAGACCTGGACGTTGTACTTAAAGACGTCTCGGCAACCGACTCGATTAAGCGCTTCGGTCCTAGCAACAAGAACCCGGTGATTGCACGCGACATGGTCCAGATCATCTGGCCTGATGCAAACAACATCTTCCCCTGGGAACCGGGTTTCGACGAAAGCCAGCGTCACCTGCAATACGCCCTGTACCGCTAAACAAGAAAGGCTTTATGTCCGATCTTCTCAAGAAACTATTGGGTCTGAACGCTTTGACGATGGCGGCTATCAATGCGTTTGCAAGCAATGTCGAGATTGCAAACAGCGCTGTCTCTTACGCTGAGCTTCCAGAAAAGACAAAGACGATGCTCGAAAAGATTGGGTTTATCCCAAGCGAGCGCGTCTACGATCCGAATGTAGAATATTCGCCTGAAGCACAAAACGTGTGGAAGATTTTCCAGCAAGCTGTTTTCGATGAAACGCACAACCTCTTGGGAGAATTCCTCGCAGAGCGTTCTGCAAAGTTCACCGAAGCTGGCTACCCGTCAAAGTTCGTGCATCACCGTTTCGTGATTGAAGGTGCTAAATCAGTGGTGGTGCGTGGTGTCCAGATCATGATCAACGACATCGGCTTCATCATGGTCAACTACGATTAAAACAAGGAGCAATTCCAATGAAACAACTCCCAGCCCGTTTGTCCCTCTTTAAGCGCATCAACGAAGCGCTCGATAAAGCCAACGTCGAAGGCGACTTCAAAGTCACCAAGAGCCCGAAGGTTACCATCATCCGTATCGCACCTAAACGTGCTACCGGTATCCCGACCATCGTCATCCAGAAGAAGGTTGACAACATGATCGTCTACCTGCTCGATCGCTTCGATGTCAAGACCGTCGGCATCATGTCGATTCGCAATGCTGACGATGCGAAGAAGTTCGTCAAGTGGTACATGCTGATGCTGGACCTGGCAGCATTTCGTCGCGACCCCGCTGGCATCTAAGGACGCGTCATGAAGCAACAACAGTTCGCAATCAAAGTCGGCAAGATCATGGCCGAAGTGACAAAGCTGGTTAAGAATAGCGACATGTTCCAAGAGGGTATTTTCCTGTCACTCTCGACAATCGTGTCTGTGGAAGCTGCCGGCGAAATCCCAATTTACATGGTGCACACGTTTCCTTCGCCAATGTATCCAGAGCGCCATCACCGTGGCGTGGAGATGCAGTACGTACCGGCTGGCAATGAGATGGGCGTAGTGTTTCATCCCGACTACACGCTGGCACAGATGGCATCTGTATTCATGGTGGTCGGTTTCGAGCCTGACGCCGAACCAGTGGCGATCGCGTACCAGATCTTCGACTATCTGTTTCGCAACAATAAGCCGGAAGGTTACACCCTTCCGATGTACAATTTCTAAACCCTCCAGCAATTTTTTACACCACCCAAGCTTGTTATAGAGCAAGCCCTATTTTAAACAAGGAAAAATACCATGCAACAAATCAACAAAGGTCGCGTCTCGTTCTACGGTCACGGCGGCTGCGGCACCAATATCGGCAGCCAACTCGAACACTTCCGTGAACGCGGTGAAAAGTCGTTCGCCGATCTGACCCTGACCTACGTCGACACGAGCCGCTCGAACCTGGCCAAAAGCATCGACCCACGTCACTGCTACCTGATCGACGGCCTGGACGGTTCGGGCAAGGTCCGCGCTGAAAACCACGAAGTCATCACCCAACACATCCCGGTCCTGATGCAACAGCACCCAGCCCAAGACCTGGCCATCGTCGTGCATTCCCTGGGCGGCGGTTCCGGTTCGGTGAGCGGTCCTCTGCATGTGTCCAAGCTGATCGAAGCGGGTATCCCAACCATCGTCATCGGCGTGGCATCGGCCGACACCAAGATCGAAGCGTCGAACTCGCTCAAGACCCTGAAGTCGTACTACTCGATCGCCGGCATGCACGACGAACCACTCGTCCTGGCCCCGATCATGAACTACGCCGACAAGTCGCGTGAAGAATCCGACGGCGCCGTTGTCCGTCTGGTGCTGGCCCTGTGCGCGCTGTTCTCCCGTGAAAACGAAGAACTCGATAGCAAAGACCTGACCCATCTGCTGAAGTTCAACAAGACGACCAGCTTCGGCGCCCAACTGGCAGCACTGACCCTCGTGGAAGCCGGTGGCACCATCGCCGATTTGGGCAACGTGATCTCGGTCGCTACCCTGGCCAAGCGCGGCGATCGCACTGCCCTGCCGGTGCCGACCGAATACCAGACCGTCGGTTATCTGGCAGACGACGCTGACGAAAAGCTGCGCAAGCGTGCGCCGCTGCACTTCATCATCAGCGACGGCGTGCTGGGCGACATCGCCAAGGATCTGCAATCTATCGTGGCCCGTTTCGATGCGGCCAGCGGCATCCGTCAAACCCAGAGCAATCTGCTGGGCAAGAACGACAAGGCTGCCGATAACGGCCTGGTGCTGTAATAACAACAGCAAAATGTAGTATAGTGTGAAAGGATGCCTTCGCCATGACTTGCAAAAGTATCTTGGCGAAGGTGATCATCATTGGAGCGGGTAGCGCCTTTTTAGGTGTGAAAGCAATGGCTGAACATATCTTGGAATTTGGGTATGTTCATCGGCTGGTGCAGGATAACTTTAAAGACATTACTCGCTTTAGTGCACTCGTAGTACTGGGCAACAATTGGAACTCACGTTCAGCGGAAACTCCAATTGTTTTTCTTTGTTCTCTAGCTCCCCGTTGGGTGAAACCGCATGCTCCCGGTGCATGTATGGATCTCACATTGGAAAGCTGATACTATGAGTGAGATCATCTCGCCCCTTTAGTAATACTCACCTAGAAGCGGCTCCACATGGGGTCACTGGCCATATTGACATAAGTGTAAATTCATATCGTGGCAACCTAAACTTTACTCCAGAGGGGTAAATGCGGACCTGACCCTATTTTCTGAACTTCCGTCGAACGAGGCTATGAGTACTCGAGTACTCTGAGAACCCGATTGATAGTGGGAAACTCATCAAAGTCACTCGACCGCCATTGGATCAAATGGAAAACCCTGGCTTCGACCTTGCAGACTCTGTATGGAGTACAACTTGCATCCCGCATTAGGGGGGTTGAGGCCAGTTACTTGGCTGCCTTATATCGAAATACGCCCTGTGGAATAATCACCCTTTCGAGGACTTTTCCCCACATGTCGTGCTGGATTACGGGTAGCCAAGTAACTCTGGGTTTTATGCCGTCAAAATGAAATCAATAAAAACTACACACAACAATCGTATAGTGGTTACAACGGAGCCGTCATGAATGAACACCGCGCCACCTTAATCCAAGATATCCGTGAATACCTTGGCATCCTCCTACCTGTATTGCGTCCGATCTTAGAACAATACGCCTACACTGGGATTGATGAAGAAAGCGCCATCAAGTGGATCATCACCGAAGAACTCGAACTGATCCACTGCATGTGCGCCAACAACCATATTCGCAGTAACACTTATGAGCGCATCTATTCGCAGCTCAATAGTGACTTACCACAGTCGTTGTCGATTCTCACGAACCAATACATCCGTGCACCTAGACTGTACGATGAGTCGTGTATCGACATCCATTTACATGAGCGTGATTTGTACATCGGGTACTTCTCGCCACCACCTCCTTTCGTTCAATACGAACCTCTGATATGAACCCAAATCTCTTCCCAGTCTCTGAGACGTACTTCGGATATTGTACTGACCTTGCCGTGCACATCGAGCAAGTGTTGTACCAGTACCTGAAGAACGACAAGCCAACACCTACCATCGTTACAGGTGGCAAGCGCCTTATCCAAAACCCGACTGTGGGTGTGGCAATCATCCACGCGTTCGCACAGCGCTACGTCGACGAATTCTGCGCCATGTGGTCGGGCAAAGAAGTGCCAGCGTTCGAAGAAGTCATGCTGCCATTCATCAAGGTCGAGTGGCGTTGCGTGTACGATGAAGATGCAAAAGAAAACGTGCTGAACTACGAACTGTTCGAGCAACTCTCGAGTCTGCTGATCGACTTGCGAACAGACTTGCGCGTCTTCATGGGTCAGAACCACTGGGTCATGCATTTCTTCAAGGCCAATGGTTCGGACTTTTACGTGCGTAAGACAATCGATTATCGCATCTACGACTGGGAACGTCGGATGACTGATGGTTCGTGGACAAACACTGTAGAAGAAGTGGAAGTCTTGAGCGGCGAATTGACCGCTAACGAACAGTCGCTTCTCGACGAAAAGAAACACCGCGCCAAAGAAGAACGCGAACGCATAGCGAACGACGCTCTCTTCGGACACATTTAATGCACTATCATGAACCGTCCAACGAGCATTATCATTTCGCTGTCCGATGCCGCCGGCACGGTCAAGAAGGGTTTTCGTGACTACGTCGCGATCCTGTTAGCCAGGAACAGTCCACGCTTGGGGCTACTTAAAGACTGTTTGGATTACGACTGCACCGATTACTTGCGGCAGGTTCTCACCGAGATCTTTGCTGACCAAGGCATCCCTGAACTCTTCGGAGGTATCTCAGGTTCGACGCAGCTCTTACTCCAAGCAGGCATGGATCGTCCTGAAGCCAGCGCCGTGACACTTCAAGTGTACCGGATTGTCTTGGCCCAATTAACAGCGTTCTTTCCCACACTGGTGTTGGGACCGGACTCAGGCTACCAGTACGAGATGTGTAGCGAATACGACGCGTTTATCACGCCAGCTTAAAAGGAACAATTATGGGAACAACAGGTATCTTCGTGCTTCCCTTTGCTGAGGTTGTGCGGCAACTGGAAAACTTCGAAGAACTGCTGGCGTTTTATCCGGGCGGCGTTAAGAGTGTCATTCGTGATGCTTTACTGCTGGTCGATGGTCGTCGCGTAATGCGTCACCGCGCAGGGAACTTTATCAGTGAGTGGGAAACGGCGTCACTGCCTATCTTGCTCGACAAAGTCATGCGTGTGTACGACAACTCTGCGGAAGCTGTTGTTACGCGGATCATGGAAAACACGTCGGCCAGTCCGTACATCGAACTTGTGGTGGAGAAGATCTACCGCGAAACACAGATGGTCATGAGTAGCATGTTCAGTTTCGTCCCCGTTACCGTCTCTTCGGATGAAGGTTGCTGGTTGGGCGAAGATTACGTTGCATGGGTTACGCTGCATGATCACTTCGTCCCTAGCGGATTATGACACCATTATCATTGACTGCACTTCGGAACTCCAGCAGTTTCGCGGTGTAGTCTCTGATCTTTATATGCCCGTGTTAGAACTACCCGTTCTGCTGGGCTATATTCTTCCGAGCTTGATGAGTCGGAGTAACTTCGATGCCCGTATTACGTACCTAGCGCATCGGTGTGGGGAAGCAGAAGGAGTATATACAGGTCTCCTTGAGACGGATGAAGATATAGCCGTCTACGATGGAGTTTATGAAAGGTTTGCCAAAGCGCTGATCCAGTTCGGGTATGCTGTCAAAAATAAACTTGAGTCCTACAATGCGTATAGGGCTGGTATATTCGCTTACGACCTAAAGGAATACGTTAATGATGCAACAGTGGTCTTTGCAAAAAGAAACCTTAGCCGCGCCTGATATCATCATCTTGGGCACGCAGCGAATGGTTGAACAATTCCGTCGCCGCATTCGCATGCTCACCTACGAGCAGTTGCGTAACGACTTGCTGGAAAAGGAAGCAGTGGTTCTTGAATCGTTGATCCAAGCACTGCAATACGACAACAAAGTACAAACGGAGATTATGTGCGGGACCATGGATGTCATTCGGCATGACTTTGATATTCAGGACCGGGAAGATATTGGACTGGTGGCAAGTGCATTGATTGAACTTGCTGAAGGGTTGTATTTGGAATTACAACGCGTGGGAGCGTATCAGAACGGGTACTTGTATTACCAGTACCACAGTTTTGAAGACCGCGATTTGGTCATGGCGCGTTTGACGCTACCTGAAATTTCAGCGAAGGGTAACTATGGCCGACAACGACGTTGATGAAGAAGACACCACAAGGCACCCCGATGCGCCTATGAGAATCATCGTTCCGACCGAGGACATTTTCAAGGCGTTTCATCAAAGTACTGACAACCAAGTGTTTAGCACCGACTTGTACGAAATCGTCACCCAAGTCATCGTTATCCTTCTTAACAATACGGTCAATAACGTCGATGCCTTAAATGGCTTACCGTTACTTGATCGTATGACTGACGAACGCTTTCATTCAGACACAGCGTTTGAACAGAAAGTGCGTCTTGCGACAAACACTATGGCGTGGGAAATCTATCGGCGCGTTAAGGCACTAGGCATTCACTACGAAGGCATCTTCTCGTATTTCTTCGATGGGTTTGTTGGCCAAGACATTGTGTTGTACAATTTCCCTTATTAACTTTGACTGGATGCATTATGCTTAACCTTCCTGACCTTAAGAACAAAGTCACGTATAACTTCGACGTGTACCCAACTGCCTTCATTGGCAACAACTATAAGAACGTGACCGTATTGGGCACCATCACCCGTGAGATGGCCAACATGGAAATCGACACGGCAGCGCTGCACATCCAATGCTTTAACACGCTGCCTGCGGGTACACCGAATGATCCAGATGCGTACGACTACGTCAAGCTGCGCTTCCCTGACGGCAGCACAACCGTCATTGGCTTGGCCTGGATCAAACCAGAAACAGTTGAACTGATCGACGCCCGTGTCATTACGGTCAAGATCGGCGGCCGTACGCCTGCTGACTTGGCCCGCATCAAAAACATCCTGGTGCAAAACGGGTTAAACGATCTGGAATTTAGTATCAGCTAAATTTTAGTATAGTATGCAGAACCATGGAGAAGAGTTTTTTTACTGGCTTGCCCCCATGATTTGCGACAGAGGCGTGACACGTCTTGGTTGCTGTGCTTAGCGTTTCGTGCTAGAACGTTAGGTAGAGAACTTTCAATAACCAGTTACCCCTCTGGGTGTTGAAAGGATGTTAGGGCAATCAAACTTTCCATTATCGCTACGGGATTTCACTTCCTTGTTTGACCGTATCGATAGCAACTCTTTGGCTGGATGCGAGGGTCAGGTCTGCGTCTCCCCCGACGCACATACCCCTTTCGGCGTCGCTCGAGAGTTGGAGAGGGTGGTTGTTCTGCTGGGAAAAAAGGGCTATTTAGGGAGAGGATCGAAAGGTCTTCTCCCATTTTTTTTTTATGCCCCCAAAATAGGCTTCGGCCTTTATGCCGTATCTTTTTTTATTTGTCTAGCTCATGGAAAACAAAGAAAAATTATCGAGCGGGCTCATGGTGTAGACCAAACAAGGAGCCGTTCATGTCTGACGAAGTTCTCGATAATAATCCCTTCGTACTCCCTAAGCCAGAGTACACCCGCGACATCGCGGTGATTCGCCATTACATCAACGATGGCGCGCTGTATTTGCACAAAATGTCGGGCAAGCCACTTGAACAGTGCGAAGCGTTTATTCGCGAAAGCTTGCAACCGGGTGGTCAGTTCGAATTTAAAGATCCTGAAGTTCACTTCCTGCTGCGTAAAGACAACGGCGATCGCGTCAAAGCCAAGACCACGCTGTCGAACTACATTAACGATGCAGTCAAGAACAATGAACTCATCGCCCCAACCTTAACGACGTATTTGCCAGCCTCGAAAGTCAGTTCGCTGTTGGTGGACTTCATTGACATCAACGTCAAAAAGCGTGGTGTGGCAAAGAAGGCCCAGTTCAAAGCCATGATGGCAGGCGACAAAGAAGTCGAGACGCTTAAGAAGGGTGAGCAAACAACGTACAAGCTCGGGAACAACTCGATCTCCGGTGCCCACGTCTCAGCTTCGACGCCACTGTTTAACCGCACGGCGCACAGCACCTTGACGTCGAACTGCCGCTCGACTTCGGGTTACGGTAACGCCAACAATGAAAAGTTCCTGTGTGGTAATCGCCACTACTGGAGTCCTGACATCGTTCGGGCAAATATCATCTCGATTGTGAACCATACGAACTATCCGCAGATGGAAGCGGCGATGCAAAAGTTCGGTATCCGTGTTCCGACCGTGGATGAAACCATGCAAGTGATCGAGTATTCAGCCAAGCTGTACTGGAACGGTCAAGACCAGTACGACCGGGTCCGTGAACTTGTCAATACCTTGACTGACCTGGAACGTGCTGCATTTGTCTACACGGGCGACCTGTACCACTTGCGTCAGTTTAACGATAACGTAGCGCGTCAATTCATCGACAAGCTCTCACGCCGTGTTGCGGACCGTACGTACGACGATCCTGATGCGATCATCACCAGTACGTCAGAAGACAGCCACCACTTGGCTACGCAAATCTGCTGCAATGAGATGCGCGGTAAGACGCTTGGTAAGAATGTCCACACTGGCAAGTACGAAGTCGAAGAAGGCGACAAGAAAAAGCCACGTCTGGAAGCTGCCGATAAGCACGCGCGTTTGATGATCGTCACGGGCACCATCGAGAACATTGACAATGTCTTGAAAGAGTACTGGGACTTGATCCGTGCATTCTGGGTAACGCCAAACATTCCTGCTTCAGTCGCTGTGTTCCCTGACAGTATCCGCCGCTCGGCCGTCACGTCAGATACTGACTCGACCATCTTCTCGGTGCAAGACTGGGTCATGTGGAGCGAAGGACGCATTACGTTCACCGACAAAGCCATGGGTGTGGGCGCTTCGATGATCTTCTTGGCAGCGCAGACCATCACGCACGTCTTGGCTCGCATGTCGGCGAACTTTGGTGTCGAGCAAAAACGCTTGAACCAGATTGCCATGAAGAACGAGTTTTACTTCCCGGTCTTCGTGCCAACCCAAGTGGCCAAGCACTATTACGCCAAGCGTTCGGTGCAAGAGGGTAACGTGTTCGGTGAGATGGACATGGAGATCAAGGGCGTTCACTTGAAATCCTCGAACGCACCGAAAGAAGTCATGGATGCGGCCAAGGACATGATGGACTTTATCATGTCGTCTGTCTTGCGTGAAGAAAAGATCAGCATTAACAAGATCATGACTGACATCGCTAACATCGAACGTAGCGTCATCAATTCGATTAAGCGCGGTGGTCACGAATACTTCCGCAAGGGTCAGATCAAAACGCCAAGTTCATACGTCGATGGCGAGACGGCCACGCCTTACCAACAGTATCTGCTCTGGCACGATTGCTTTGCGTGTAAGTACGGCGAGATTCAAGAACCGCCTTACATGTCGATTAAGATCTCGGCAGACTTGTCGTCACCGGCCAAGACGAAAGAATGGTTGCGTAAGATCGAAGACAAAGCACTTGTTGAACGTATCGAACGCTGGATGGATCGTCAAGGTAAGAAGCACTTGGGTACAGCCTTCATGTTGCCTGAACAAGTCTTGCAACAAGGCGGCATCCCAGAAGAAATCCTGGCTGCTGTTGATGTGCGTAAGATCGTGCTCGAAACCACCAAGGTGTTTTACCTCGTCCTCGAAACGCTTGGTATCTACATGCTCAATGGCAAAATGTCGCGCTTGTGCGTTGACACTCACTAAGGAAAAAGAATGTTCCCTCCGAAACTAACTGGTTACGATGCTAGTTACAAAGTACCGTGCGGTCGTCCTACGTGGTATCGGGGGTTCCCTTGCCACGATGTGATGTTGTGTCCTACCTGTAAAAAGGTTCAGGCTGACCGCAGGCTCATGACTGCAGTTGCCAGTTACGAAAAGAAAGAAAGCATGCATTACACTTTGGAACAAGCAGCAAGAAAGTCAGCGGGTTCTTTCTACTCGCCTGAATTCGATAACCATACGCCATGCGCGCCTGATGCTGACTTCGTGACGGAACACGGGATTGGCTTTTGGTATCCAACGAGCATGTTTGCGTACGGCAGCGCAATCTACCGCTGCATGGTTGACTTGATGATCAAGCGGATCGAAGCAGCTGGTGCCGAGCCCCAATTGCGTTATCTGCCCTCCATGCCGGCATTGCCACCGGCTGATTGTGTCCACCGTGGTAATAGCGCCTATCGTACTGCTGGTGTGGAAGCGTTCGGTAAAGCAGTCATTGAAGTTCTGGACAAATACGTGAAAGACAGAATTGCTTCCGTCACGGTGGAAGAAAAGCAAAAGTTCTGTCAAACGGGCCAAGTGTACGTAAAGGAGCTGAGCTTCTTTACACCACAAGCGCCGGTTCGCGATTACGTCAGTGAAGACTCGAAGCCCTACTGGGGCTGGACAAGTATGGGTAACTTCATCCGCGCCGTCGGGCAAGCGATGTGGAAAGAACTCAACAGCCACGCAGACAAAGCAGGCGGCGTCTCGCTGGGAGCGTTTCCTGACTATCCACCTTATCCAGTAGCGGCGCTGAAGATTGGTGACAATTGCTACTTCAGTGAGCAGCAACTGCTGGACGTGGCCAACGAGATCATCGAAAACGCTCTTCACCGTGCCTTACCCATCATCATCAAAGCCAAGGAGAAAATGTGAACGACCATAAAGTACCATGCGGGACGGTTTCCGCTTACGACAAACAGTGCGATAGCGAACAGCTTTGCGCGGCCTGTAAAGAGATCACCCAACTGCGTGATCGGGTGCGTGAACTGGAAGGGTTGAAGCTTTTTGTCAATCTCCAACAGATCGGTCACTTCGCCGATGCAATGGCGCAAACGCGTGCTCTGTTGTCCGGTGCTGAAGCCGATGATATTGCACGCTCCGTTGCGCGGGGTCGACTCGCTGCCTTGGTTCGCGATATCACGGAAACGGTGATCCCAACCAGCGATCCAAAGTTCGTGGTCAAAGGCGGGATCATCTGCAATGCCAAGACGAACGAACCGATTCCGGACGATGAACCAATCATGATCTTCCGGGCCAAAGACGCCCTTGCAGCAAAGACGATCTTTGATTACGGCATGAACTTCCAACCCGGCACGCCACACCGTGTGGCAATCGACAACCAACACATGGCCTTCGTCGACTTCTCGCACGCGCATCCCGATCGCATGAAACAACCCGATACTTAAATCGGCGTCATAGAGGCTGGGGTCATCCCCAGCCCTTATGCCGTTAGCACATGATGGATTTTGCCCGGAACTGCAAACTACCGAAATCGCTTTCGTCTTGATCGACCCGAGCTTGGCATTGGGTTTGCTCGTCATCTTCCAACTCGTGCTGATGGCGAACTTCAAGTTCCCGACCGTAGTCGCGATTGCGGGTCAAGTGCTTGGGAATCAGATTCGAGTTGGTTTGCATGATGAATTTACCTATACGCTAGAGAGAACCACTTCGTCAATTTCGTCCTGGATGAAATAGTACTCTTCCAAGGGCAGCATGTTCTTCATGAGATTGTTCGTTCTCCAACGAATAACTTCACGTAGCACGCGATTGACTTGATGGCGATTATTAGAGCCTGGGCCTTCTTCCAAAATCTGGAACAAGAACGAGACAGAGGGAAGTCGGGCGATGACTAATGCCCAGAGCGCTTGCTGTGTGGGTGCAATGTCTGGCAATACGAATGCTTGTTCGAGATTGTCTTTGGTAACAAGTGGGACAGAGCGCAGAATTTCAGTAAAATCTTTACCACGACCACGTAGGTTATGTAAGATTTCTGCCTGCATGCGATCGACCTTGCTTACATAGTCATTGAGGAAGAAAGAATGCTCTTTGGTGGTCGCGCCCAGTGGTGCTCCTTTACGCCGGTTGTTAAGACGGTTAAAGAGTGCCTGGTCCAGATGCGAGAACAACATGTTCGGAATGACATACATGTGGATGAACTGCATGATGGAACGTTCCGACACACTTTGTCCATCTGAGAGCATTGTTTCATTTAAACGAAACGCCCGGTATTGAATAGCCAGCATCGGGATGTTAATCGCAATGACAGCAAGACCGGATTCTGACCCTGAACGTGTCCCGTCTGGTAAGTTCAGTGCCAAGTCACTCTTAGCGTGACGCAGTACTTTAACAGGGCAGACGTTTTGCCAATTGCGATGCGCTTCGAAGATGTCAAAGCTTTCCGTATGGGCGATCAAGACTTCTGGATTGCCTTGTCCATAGAACACGCCATCAAAGAGTCGACCCTTTGCAATGGACGAAGTCATTTTTAACGCCATTGATACATGTAATGCGAGAGCATCCACATTGTCATAGTAGCGTTCCAGATTATGCGAATGGGGCACCGTGATGGTTTGCAAAAGCTTGACTAAGAAGTGCGAGCTTTGGACCGCCATGGGGTTTTTGCGATAGAAGCGAATCACCGTGCCAAGGTTTCGCTTTAACCCATCGCGAACGTACTGCCACTCGGGGTACTTATAAGTACCAAAGGCAGCCGTGGACATCAAGTTAAACAGATTGTACATGGTGATGGTCCGGTGGAGATGAGTGGGAATTTAGCATAAAATGAGGAGGTCTCTTGGACCAGAAGAAGAAGCGTACATTGCATAAGCAAGACGCGAAGCTTGTATTGGCAGTGGCAACGCACCTTGGCTGGACGGAGATCTTCCAAATTGGTAACTCGTTCATGGGACGACCACCGGGTGGTTCTCCTAATAGTCGAGACCAAGCCATGGTTCCTGACTGGGTCAATAGCTTCGATGCAGCGTGCTCTCTCGCCGTCGAACACAACTGTTACCCAGACAGGTCACACATGCAACATGAACATTACTGGGCAGCGCAAAGCGAGCGAGTCATTAAGCCAGAGCATGCTTACCGCTTGGCGATTTTGCGTAACGTCTTAATGCTCATGAAACACATCAACCATGAAAAACAGGAAAGGGGACAGGGGGCTGCAAATCAAGGATAACGACCAGGGTGATAACATCTTGGTAAAAATTTACTAGCACACTCCTTATTCTATAGACCAAGAACTCACCTTCTTGACTATACAGCCAAGGTACACGCCTTGACTGTAAGGACGTATAATGTCGTTCCTTGTTTTTAACGATTCTAAAAAGTTTCACACACATATCACAAAATTGAACATAGTAGAGTAATCGAACTGTTTGCGCAAACATTTAACTCTTGTACATAAAAGGAAATAGCCATGGCCGTCAATGGAAACAACAACAACAATGCATCCCAGTCCCAAACCCAGATGGGCGAGAAGATGAGCGACGCATTCACGCAACAAGCACGCACCGGCAATACCGACCGCCGCAACCAAGACCAGGGTCAAGGCAACCGTCAGGACAACCCGGCCAACCAGGCACACCGCGCCTCGGACGACCAACAGCAGAAAGCATTCAGCTTCCGCAACATGGGCGCCATGGGCCGCTCGGCAATGGGTCGCAGCCCGACCTCGGAAGCGCTGGCCAAACTCGTTTCCTCGATCAACGAGGTCTACGAGAAGAACGCTGACAAGAGCTTCGAGATCACCGTTCTGCCGATCGACATGAACTCGAACACCCAGCTGTCGGTTTCGGTCGCCATCATCGGCCTGCGCGACAAGCAGCGTCCGCAACTGGGCGCCGCGTTCCACACGCTGATCATCGCCGGCTCGATCGACGAACCAGCACCGCGCTTCGAAAACATCGGCGGCGTCAACACCGAGATCACCCGCGTGGTCGGCGAAGCCTACGAAAGCACGATGATCGCTGTCGTGCGCGATGCAGTCGCTCGCCACTTCGGCACGCAACTGCCGCTGTTTGATGCCGATGCTGAAGTTGTTCCACGCAGCTTCGATCTGAACGATCCACAAGCGATCTACACGCTGGCAGCGAACGCCCTGTTCGCCTGCTCGCAGGAACTCGAAACCCACGCCGATGACTTCCAGGACCTGAACCTGGCTTTCGTCGAACGCGATTCGAACCTGAACGTGCGCATCAACTACGGCCAACCGCAATTCGTCGACTCGACCAGCCTGCCTAACCGCGGCGACATCGAGATCAACTTCTCGGCCGCGCCGACCAACCAAGGTCAGCAACAAGTCGAACGCACCAGCAACGTCTCGAGCACCCGCGGCTTCCTGGATCTGGCCTGGTCGCCAGTGCAACAGCAGCAGAACCAAGGCGGCTGGGCACAACCTGTCCAGTCGTTCCAGCGTTACGCTGCACGCTTCGTCATGACCGGTCTGGAATCGCAACAGCTGCTGACCATCCCGGCCCAGCTGCTCGCGCTGATCCCAGCACTGTCGCTGCGTGAAAACAACCAGTGGGTGCAAGCGTTCCGCAACACCGGCTTCGCGTCGGACGGCGTGGACCTGCACGATATCGGCGCCGTCGGCATCGAAGTCAACTTCGAGAACAACGCCAACGGTATCGGCTCGCGTATCGACACCAAGAGCGACAGCTTCAAGCCGGAACACCTGCACAAGCTGGTCGCTTCGACCGTGCAGCCTGGCCTGATCGTTTCGCTGGACGTGCCAGAATGCGGCGCCTCGACCTGGTACAACGGCGTGTTCGCAGCAGCAGCTGCCGGCAACCCACGTGCCAACCAGGCAATCATCGATGCAGCGAACCAGCTGACCAACGGCAAGTTCAGCAACTACTTCGGTGGTGGCCGCGTTGCCGTCGATGAAGACAACCGCATCCACCTGGGCCACTACGCCGACCGTTCGGGCGTGCGTCGTGACATCCGTGACATCGACTACCTGGCCGTGCTGAATCTGGTCGGCGAGAAAGACCTGTCGGTGGTGCGTGACTGGTCGGACAGCTTCGTCAAGACCGGCTACCCGCTGGCTCTGCGCCTGGCTGGCCGTAAGCGCATCCTGACCAACCTGGTCAACGATGTGAAGATCACCGGCTACGCACGCCGCGTGACCTTCGAAGCGAACTTCCTGGACGCGCTGGCCAAAGCCGTCATCGACTGCGGCCTGTCGATCCGTACCCATGCTCCGTACGCGGACCTGGGTTCGATGGAACGTGCTTCGGGCGACTACCTGCGTTCGGCAATGCTGGATTCGGGCAACTCGGGCGTCTTCAACAGCGGTGGCGGCTTCGGCAACAACGCTGGCGTGGGCAACCGTGGCTTCGGCTTCAGCCGCTGGTAATAGTACGGCAAGATAGTTGAGTAGAGAAAAGAGGGAGCTTCGGCTTCCTCTTTTTTTTCCCTTAACAAAAACAACAACGTAGTGAACCCTTAACTTCCTAGCATTATTCACAAAGGAGACTTCAATGGGTGTAGCCCTCGAATTGGTAGACTTCGATGACATGTTTCATCGCGGCATTTCCAAAGCGCCCATCATCATCAACGATTACTCGGAAGCATCCGAGGACGATAAGGAATCCTTCAATCGGCTGATCTACACGAAATACTCCAACGACCTTTTGAGCAACTTGCCGAGTTGCGAATGCGGTGAGGTCCAAGGAAAACTGAACGCACGGGACCGGGATCAACCTGGCGTTATCTGTGGTAACTGTCACACCGAGTGTGTGGCACCCATGGAACAAGAACTCGAACCGATCGTGTGGATGCGAGCGCCAAAAGAAGTTGAGCGCTTGATGAATCCGATCATGCTCACGATGCTGAATGAAAAGTTCACGCGTAGTGGCTTTGAGATCATCCGCTGGATTTGCGACACCACGTACAAACCACAAGTGCGTACGCCGGCGATCATGGAACAAGTGCAAGAACTCGGTATCGAGCGTGGCTACAACAACTTCGTGAAGAACTTCGACGACATCATCGAAGCGCTTTTCGATTTGAAGTACGGGAAAGCCAAACGCACGTCGCCGACTGATCCACTGCATGCACTAATTAAGATGCAGCGCAATTGCGTGTTCTCGGAATTCATGCCGTTGCCTAACCGCGCCCTCATCGTGATCGAGGAAACCAACGTGGGTATCTACGTTGATCCAATCATCACTGGCGCCGTCGATGCAATTCGCACCATGGTCGGTATCGATGCTCCGACCTCGAACTACAGCACCCGCACCAAAGAGAACCGGACATTTAAGACTCTGTTCGGCCTGGCAGCATTTAACGACGACTTGGCTCGCTCCACGCTGGCTAAGAAAGAAGGCATCTTCCGTAAGCACGTCTTTGGCACCCGCAGTCACTTCTCGTGTCGCGGCGTCATTACCTCGACAACGGACGACCATGTCTACGACGAGATCTACGTGCCGTGGGGTATGGGCGTAGCATCGCTCAGTGTTCATCTGACGAACAAGCTGCTGCGTGACGGGTTCGAACCCAACTCAGCCAAAGCGTACCTGTACGAACATGCACAAACGTACAGCGCGCGACTGGAAGGGTACTTCCGCGAATTCATCGAGGAGTGTCCGTACAAAGGCTTGCCGGTTGTGTTCCAGCGTAACCCATCGCTCGAACGTGGTTCTGCCCAAGCGATGTTCATCACGCGTATCAAAACGCAAGTGGACGATCCAACCATCTCGATGTCGATCCTGTCGGTCGTTGGCTTTAATGCCGACTTCGATGGTGACCAACTGAACTGCACGCACGCCATTGATGGCTGGTCGGCTGACAAGTTGCAAAAGCTTGCGCCGCACATGAGTGTGTTTGGTCTGGACCAGCCTCGCGCTGTGTCACGTAATCTGTCAATGCCCAAGCCCGTGGTAGCGACGATTGCGAGTTGGATGCACCGTCCGCTCGATCCGGCAGATCCAATCAAGCTGGCCCGGATGGATGAACTGCTCGGCCAAGCACCAGTGGGTACGATTACCACCCCGCGTCGCCGCGCAACGGATCGCGAAACTCTTCAATAACAAGGTCCCCCTAGTGATAGGGGGTTTAAACAAGGGAGCCCAATATGGTTCAAGTAGTAGTTGGGGGTTCCGGAGACTTCAACGCCATGGTGTATGGTTACGACCGTCATCCGGGCACAATGAATTATCTGGAAAACCAGTTCTCCAATTTCAGTAGCACGCTGACGGATGCTGGTCGTAGTTTCTTCTCCAACGCCAAGAGTACGTTTGAATCGCTCACCAACTCCGACGCAATGCGCGCTGCGCGTAATGCATTGCGTAAAGCTGGTGGTCTGTTCCAACGTGATGAAATTCGTTCCATCTGGGATTTGGCAGACTTCCAAACTGCCAAGCCAGTCATGCAGCGTTACATCATGGCGATCCCAGAAGTTCGCTCGCTGTGGCAACAACAGCGCATCGATGGTTACTCCGACACGTATGTCGACTTGTACCCTGGTGCAATTGGTGAAAACCATTACGACTTCCGCCGCATGACGACGGGGATCGTGCAAGAGTTGCCCGATGATGATGAAGCAGAATACGTCATCCGCGAGCATCTGGATGATCTGGTGGAAGATGATCGTGAACTCGATACGGATGAAAAGGCCGATCTGGACTACACGCGCGAAGTGGCAAAAGCCTTCGCCGAGTTGGGTCAGGATGACTTGACGTCTGTATTTGGCGGTAAGCGTTAAACGCAAAAAAAGTAACTCGACTCTTCACAGGGTTGGGTTACTTTTTTTTGCCCGCATTTTTAGATCCGTCGATTTTATGTATCTATCTTACTTCGACTGGATCTTTTATGATTATCCCCGTCCCTACACTTTCCTCTGCTGGCTGGGTCACAGCGTTTGCTGATAAAGCAGACAAAATCATGGCGCACTTCTTTGAAGCTGAGAAGTCCCAAACGTTCATCTACGGCAGCAACGTATCGAGTCTTCAATGGCTCGTGCAAGAATACGGCAACCGTCCTGTGGCAATGACCCAAGAGTTGCGTGAAGCGCTTGAGCGTTATCTGAAGCGCTATTACACTGGCGTGATTGTTGACGTTGCAATTCGCGATGATGGTACGCCGCGTTACGAGCTGCGCGTGTCGATTCAAGTTACTGAAGAAGGTCGCAACTACTCCTTCGGTAAAGAACTGCAAATGAACAACGGCGCTCTTGCCAAGATCATTGACCTTAATAACGGCTAAGCCTACTAATAACAAGGAGTAACGAACATGAGTGATGAATACGATCCGTCTGAATTTGTCCGCCAACGCATGGCAGATGAAATCAGTGAAATTGCAGCCAATGTGGAAAAGGCTGCTCATGAAGTGCGCGCTCGTTTGCCAGAACGCCACTTCCGTGAAATCTACCTGCCGATGTTTGCAGGCGATGCTAAGCTTAACTATCCGGTGGACTTGAACCACTGGGTCAACTTTGCTGGCAATCCGTACCGGGAAGTGGACATCATCAACGAACGTGGTGAAGTGCTCTACACCGTACCACCAGTTCTGGATCGGCATTCTGTCAATCCAATGGACGGTAGCGAGACTCGCACTTCGATTGCCCACGCCATTTCAACTGCCCAACAGTATGGTCGCATTCATCCATCGCAAGGTGTGAACTATCTGAATGCAGAACTTACTGAGCGCGCATTAATTATGAAGGTGCCAGCGAACGTGCTCAAAGATCTTGAGACGTGGAATGCTATTTTCCAACGCTACAATCGCCCGCCCATTATTCAGGCACAAGCCGAGCAGGTCAAACCTGTTGTTCGTCCTGACGACGATTTCGATTTCGAACCGTTCTAACCAATTGCAAATACGCATGGGGAGAACTTGTGGTTCATGTCCATTTAGGAATTTCCCATGCTGTTTCGTGTAAAGAACGAACTTAATATCGCATCAGTGAGTGACATCCATCTAGGTCACCGTCGTAACCCAACTAGGCGCATTATCGGAAACCTCTTTACTGCGCTGCCAGACGACGAAGTCACTGCTGCACTTGACCTCCTCTTAATTCCAGGGGATGTGTTTGATAACCTCAAATCGCTGCCCGATACCGATGTTGTTGACATCGACTATTGGATTTACCAGACGCTGCGTCTTGCCAAGAAACACAACATCGTTGTGGTGGTTCTGGAAGGCACCCCTGGTCATGATTGGAAACAATCGCGGCGCTTTGTGGAGATCAACGAGAATGCAGGTATTGGCGCTGACCTTCGTTACATAGAGACCCTTTCCATCGAGTACATAGAGCAATACGGGATCTCCGTGCTCTGTGTACCCGATGAGTGGGATACCCCTGAAAACACCCTAAGCCAAGTACACGACCTGCTGCGAGCCAAAGGCTTGAGCCAAGTGGACTTTGCGATCATGCACGGACAATTCCCACACCAATTGCCCGAGCACATCAAAGCACCCAAGCACGACCCGGAAGCGTACATGGCGCTTGTGAAGTATGTGATCTTTATCGGTCACGTCCACACCTTTAGCGTCTACCGTAGTCTGGTTAATCCAGGCGGCTCTTTCATTGTGGCGCAAGGATCATTCGATCGCTTAACCCATGGTGAAGAAGGACCAAAGGGACACGTCAGGGCAAAGGTGCGTGCTGTGGGTGACATTGATTTGCAGTTCATCGAAAACGAAAACGCCATGAAGTTCGTGACCGTAACGTGTAACTCGATGAGTCTGGAAGAAACACTCGCTACCATTACTGCGCAGGTAAAGGATTTGCCAGATGGTTCGTTCGTGCGCGTGAAAGCCGATTGGGATAACCCGATCCTCACCAACATGGAAGAACTCATTCGCCGCTTCCCGCTGGCGAACTGGACCAAGCTCTCAACTGAAGCTGTGGTGGAAGAAGAACAAAAGGTGATGGAAGAAGATACGCCATTTGTCCCTATCGTATTGACCCGTGATAACTTGCCGGGCTTACTCATGGAACGCATTGCGCGCTCTGGCGCAAGTGGCAGTGTGATTGATGCAGCAACTGACATCTTAATGGAGATTATCAAATGACGCTTAACAGCATGATTGCAGAACGGGCTGTGGGGAAGTTTCCCATTTCCGTTGCAACATCGCTGGCGTTGGAAGCGGCGTGCGGTATCCACGATGATTATCCCGTGAACCGCGCGCCCATTCTCGACTACCCAGCTTTCTGGGTTAATGTGCGAACCCTGATTCGGAACTTTATCGGATCACTTGACCGTCATTCTGTTAATAGCCTCGTGCCGGAAGATATTGCCGAGACCATTGCAGAAGAGATGCAGCACATCAGTGGTATCATTGCGGAGTATTCAGAACACCGTAGTAACGTGACGTATTACTACAGCGACTACCATGACATGGAAAGTAAGTACAAACATGCCACGGTGCGCCGGGATAATACGGACAACCAAAAAGAATACACCGCCATGCATGAAGTGGCTATGAAAGCGCTTCTTGAAATCACTGGCAACCAGATTCACCTCTTTACCTTAAAGCTCGAACCTGAGGCTTTCCCTACGGCGATGATATTGACGAACTATGCGTACGACCTTGTGTCTTACAAGAAGTTCAACAAGCTCGTGTTACTTGAATCGCACACCGGAAGAATTAAGGAACGGGCCCAATGGTACACGAAGTACTATCAAGGTGAGGGATTGTCAATGATCCCTTTCCGCGAAGACTTCCTACAAGTCTTTGGTGACAGTACCACTTTTCGACCGATGGATCACCGCTTGCGCAAAGACATCATCGAAATTGCTACCAAGTACAACTGGAGCGCGGTCACAACCAAGGACAAGATTTTGTACGGGATCAATGCCATGAAGAACGACTATTACAAGACGATTCTGAAGGACATTCTCGTATAGAACGGCCTTGCCTAAATAGCATTAGGTAAGATTTAACTACACTCGCTCATCATCTGAGAGGCGCTACGGCGTCAAATAACAAAGGAAAACGAACATGGCTGGTCCATTCCCACAACGCGTGAAGAACGCACTCGACCATCGCAAGCTGAACCTGTCGGCACCAACGCCCGGCCAACAAGGCAAATGGTCGAGCCTTATCTGGGGCTTCCACGCGAACAACCCACGCATCACCGTCTGGACCAACGTGCCGGAAGATCAGACGGAAAAGAACGGCAACGGTAAGATCGCTGCCAACATGGACATGCCGACGATGTTCGCCATGGTCAACCTGCTGAACATGGCAGTCGATGCTGAAGGCGAAAAGCGCTGGAAGATCGAAAACAAGAACTTCATCTTCCCAGGCGGCAAGCGTTCGGAAAAACCGGTCGTGGTTTCCGAGACCTGGATCGGCAAAGACGCCGAAGGTTGCGTGTTCATCAGCGTCACCGCGCGCGATCGGCCGAAGATCAAATTCGTGTTCGGTTCGTCGGACTTCCACCAGTTCTTCCACCAGAGCGGTGAACCGATGACCAAGGGCGAAACGTCCGTGCTGTTTGCACGCGGCTACGCACGCATCCTCGAAGGCATCCTGCCGGGTCTGGCAATTGCCAACTACGAAGAACCGAAACCGAAAGAAGATCGCGGTGGCGGTGGCGGCAACCGTGGCAACTACGGTAGCGGCGGTGGCGGTGGCAATCGTTCGGGTGGTGGCGGCGGTGGTTCGTCGTTCGACGCTGGCGGGGACGACATGCCGTTTTAAGTAACACGGTAATACTCTAGCTTGAGAACCTAATCCTGCTCGGAAGGCGGGGTTAGGTTCTCAAGCTTTTTCTTCCCTTACTCTGGCACGAGAGTAATCTAGGAAACTTCAGGCATATATCACGTACTTGAGCAGTATCGTTCTGTTCTATAAAAGGGGATTGATTTGAAACTAGAAATTAACCGATTCGGTCTTCAAGGGGCACCGTCGCAAGTGAACCTGGAGCATCGTGGTGTAGTGCTCGAATGGAACATCGCTTTGTTTGACAAGGCAAGTTTCAATGGTGAGTTCGATATCTTCGAACAAATCAACGGGTACTGGGGGCACCTGGCGATGGAAGTACAAGACAAGATCTTCAATGTGTATCAACGCATTAAAGATGTGTTCGATTCCGTCTGGGAAAACAGTGAACTGACCAAGCAGTTGTACCAGCTCATCAAAGAGCTGTACGTGCACCATCAGTTAAGCGACATCAAGTTCTGGATCTCGTTTCGCAGTAACGTCGTGGTGCCGGCTGGCCTGCGTGAAGAATTCAAAGAGTCGCACGAAACACCAGGCACGCGTGAACGCACGTACCTGAAGGCAGACTACGAGTGGCTCGTGGCACTGTCTGTTGCACTGCGTCCCATGGTTCCAATCTGGGGCGAGTTCATCAACCGCACGCGTCGCGATGCCGGTACGGTGTTTAAAGAGTACTACGCATTCCAGTTGCTGGCGTACTCGAGCTTGTACAACTCTGAACCAATGGAGCGCCTGCGTGTCTACGTGGAGCATTCCTTGCCAGCGGAGAAGTCCAAAGCAGCAGCCATCTTCGGCGGCATTTCGTCAGAAGACTTTCCGATGTGGGTGTTGGGTCTGGTCGTTGTTCGGCGTTTGTCTATCGGCGACGTACGCGGCACTGATCCAGGCACCACGCTTGTGAGCTTTATCTACAAGTACATCGGGCAAAAGGTGAAGGGGCATGACAACAACTTCATCGGCATGGTCAAAGACAAGCAAGTCGAAGGTCAGGGGCAAGAAGGGGAAAACAACCTGTCCAAACTCGAAGGGTACAAGATCAAGCAGGAAATTCCTGCGGGCGATATCGCCATCATCGAGTACCGTGCACGTCAACCGCTGCATCTGGCCAAGAAGCTGTGTCCTGACATCAGTGAAGAACTGGTGAAGGAATCGATCGCTACGGTGACGGCGGCGCTGCAAAACAGCACGATCTTCAATCCGCAAATGACCATGGTGCAATGGGTCATGGCTGGCGTCTTGCCACCACGCGGCTTGTTGCATCTGAAGAAGACCACGGTCTTGATGGTCATGGGTGTCGTGCAAGCGATCCTGTGGCACAAAGGTCACCGTGAGTTGGCAGGACTCATGACGGCGCTCGAACAAGACAGCGACGATGAGATGCTGCTCGGTGGTACGGATTCCCGTGCCCGCATTCCCAAAGACATGCTCGAGCAACTCGATGCGCTGTTCCCATACTCGCGTCGTCCAACGGGCAAGATGCGTCAAGTCAAGCGTACCAACGCTGCGATCGAGACCATCGAAGAACTCAACAAAGGGTTCGGTAGTAACGTGTGGCGTCTCACCCTCCCAGCAGCTTGGGTCGAGCAAGTCACCGGTAATAAAAACAATCGGCGGTATAGCACCCCGCACGATATCAAAGTCAAGTTGGCAGCCCTTGCCATTCAATTAGCACAACGTACGTTTTAAACAAGGAGTCAATAATCATGGAACATCTCAAGTCTTTCCGTATCAGCAAACTGCTCTTGCAAGAGAGTGGCACGTATAACGATCAGATGCGTCGTCGTTACGATACGGTATTGCAAAACAACACGATGAACATGATGGCCGAACGTTTGGCTGGCGTGTCCGAATACCAAGCACCGCTCTTTGCTGGTATTGCCAACCAATTCATCGCGCCGCAAGCAACGCCTGAAAAGCAGATCGACATCAGCAACGGCTGGTCCGAACGCCGCATGCGCTTCATGATGGAAATCGAGATCGACTTGTACATGGGCGGTCGTATCAAGGAAGTCATCCTGGGCTGGACGAGCCACCTGGGTATTTCGACTGCCGGCCAGATCGATCCGCAAATGGAATTCTTCGTGAATTCCACGCTGCAAATTCGCGAGACCATCGCCAATACGCCTGTCGGTCGTCAGACCTACTCGTCGGTCGTGGACAACTCGCACATCCTGGTTGACCCAAGCTGGAGCAGTATCTACACCGCGCAAGCCGATACGCGCCTGCGTCCAGAAGACGTCTTTACCACGATGAGCCGTACGCACCTGTCCGGTCTGGGCAAAGTCGCTGACGGTCGCACGATGTCGATGAACACGGCTGTCAAGTCGCGTCGCAGCAATGGTTCGGCAGCGAACTACATGGCTGACATCCTGCGCAGCCACAAGCAAGCATCGGTGCTCGAAGAAGCCGGTGCGGGTGAACAGGAAATCCTGATGAAAGCCCGTGGGTTCGCTCAGGAAAACATCGCTGCTGCCGACTACTTCCTCGCCGCTATCTCGCAACTGCGGGGCATGGGTGTGTCGAACGTGTTCCAGTACAGCGACCTGATCTCGCTCGATGAAGGCGTCACGCATAACACCGTGGCGTCGTTCCTGGGCCAGACCCAAAAGTCGAGCGTACACCAACAAGGTCAGACGCAGCACTGGGCAGGCGCCGATGCAGAAACCGTAGCAGCTACGGTACTGAGCCAATCGGTGCCAGCAGCCATGATGGAAGTGGGCCTGACGAACGTCATGTTCAAGTCCACCAACCAAGACATCGGTAGCCAGATGCATACGGTCTTCATGGACATTCGTGGTTTCGTCCACGGCGACCTGTCGACCCAAGCGCAATACCTGCGTAACCAACTCGAGCAGACCATCCTGCGCGATTTGACCTACAACAACTCGATCTCGTATTCGGTCGAGATGAGCGTGGACTTGCTGGGGGAAACCTGGATCAAGATCTCGCTCAATGGTGGTCCGTTCATCGACTACGTCACGCCAAGCTTCTGCGATGCGCTGACGGTGCCGGTCCTGACCAACAACAGCAATGCGGCAACGCAACTGGCGAGTGACTTCGAACTCCTGGCCAGTGCTTTGAGCGAAGCGTCCAAAGACGCACATCCAACGATCCAGTCGGCCGGCGGCACGGCGTGGGGTAACATTTAATCACATCCCCCTTCTAAGATAGAGGGGGTTACGGGAGTACTACATGAAAATCCTCGAACTCTACAGCGCAGTACTGAAGATGGCCAAGCGCCACGTCAATGAAGATGGCACCGTCTCGCAAGTCTTCGGCGGCAAGAACGAGCCATCGCTCATCAAAGGCAAACGCATCGTCGTGCCAACGCGTGAACACCTGTCCAATCCCGACTGGTCCAATCGCGTCGTGTTCCATCCGCTGTCGGAAAACATCCTGCGCGGTGAATCGGCTGTGCTGGAAGACTTCCGTCACGCACTGAACCTGCGCATCAACTGGACGATCGGCCTGGTCGGCTTCCAACTCCTGATGATCGCAGCGTCGAACGAAGAGCACGCCAAGCTCAGTCCGTACCAATCGGAATACCTGCGCTTTGTCAAGAACGCAAACAAGACCACGCTCGAAGCGTTCAAGAAACTGATGAAGGCCATGCCACTGGACCAAACCCAGAAGGCGTTCGTCTCGATCTATCTGAAACGTGCTGGCACCATCGGCGAGCGTCGCTATTCGCGCGTCGGCGTCGTCAACTTCCCACTCTACCAAGAGCTGTGCAAGCCTGACGTCAAGGAAATCTGGGGCGTGAAGTTCGCCAACAAGAAAGATCCGGAAACCATCAAGAAGCTGCTCGAGCAGATGATTCCGGGCATTGACGTTGACCACAGCCACAGCCGTGGTTCCGATTCGGGCGTGGCGCCGTATCTGGACGCCTTGATGAAATCGGTGATGGCAGTCTCGGCTGACCTGAACGCACAGATCGACCTGTTCCAAAACGTTCTCGACGCCAATAGCCCTGACGAAGATGACGATGCGAACTCGAAGAACCTGCGGTTCAACGACGAATGGGTGGAAGTCTTCGACAACCTGGACGTCATGATCCCAGAAGTGCGCATGATCCCGATGCAAGCCGGTAACGACGGCGGCAAACCAGCAGCGCCTGCCCAACAACCGACGGCCGCTACGGCGCCGGCAGCAGCACCGGCAGGTCCACTGCCAGCAGCATTGAGTGGTAACGGCTGGAACCAGCAAGCACAACCGCAAGCGCAATCGGTCTTTGCGCAAGCAGCTGCTGCACCTGGCCCTGTTCACACCGGTCGTGGTCTGGACTTCGAATCGCTGCTGCGCTCGAACGGCGCTCTGGCCCAAGCAGTCGGTGGTGTCTCGGCACCGCAAAGCAATGGCTGGAATGGCAACCAGAGCCAAGGCAACAATGCACCATCGTGGGCACGTCCTTCCGGTAACTCCGGTAACAACTGGAACGGCGGCGGCAATGGTCCAAGCTGGGCACAAGGCGGCAACAATGGCGGCGGTAACTGGGGTGGCGGTTACAGCCCGTCGATCTAAGTAATTAGGTCGCGGCATAAAGAGAGAGGGGGTCACCCTCTCTCTTTTTTTCTTTCAAGGAGCACAAAATGTCTTTCAAGGAATACAAAAAATGGCTCTCGATCGTCGTAAAATGCAATTCGTTAAAGGGGTTGTCCTTACCCGAGCACAAGAAGAAGAACGACAACGAAACGCTCGCAAGTACAAAGGCGATCCCCGTCTTGCCGCTGCCCTTATTTTTGGGCTGACTGCACTAGGTTCGCCGTATCGTTAAATTGTACGTTTGGTTTTATGAGCGCTTGCAATGCGGGCAACTAACTGCGTGTCAGGCAACAGCAAGTTACTGATAGTGCGGTCATTGTCCGTGGGTGATGTGAAGTTATTCATCCGCATTACGATCCAATGCATGTTGTCAGGCACCTTGTGAAACGAGAGCAGACTAAAAAAATCGAACTCGTACTTATATGCTGCCGCAGGATCAATCGCAACAATTTCTCGTACATTTTGACGCAGCACCGTCATGTGCGCTTCCAACACATTCCGGAAGTCCGGGTCGTAGTAGATGGAGGCGCCTGGGTCCCGCATGAGGTTATCCACAAGCATTTTTATTCCTTTTGGTTTCAATTACATATTACTAAAGTGTACCGTAGTTAGGTATTCAAATAATTAGTTCTTAAAAACAAGGAAAGCCCAATGAAGAAACTGAAACTGAAAGAAGGGTACGAGGTCTTTGACGAACCGATCTGCGATCCAGATGAACTCAGAGACGTGAACATTCTGATCGAGACTTGTAAGCAACAGGGCTACGAGATCGATCAGGCAACCGTGCGTGATGCATGGACTGCGCATAGTGAAGAGTACTGTGCGAGTTGGTTGAACATCAATGGTCATGGCGACCGGTTGGTGGAGATCATTCTCCACTATACTAAAGTCGTTGAGTAGTAAAGTGTGGTACAAACAAGGAGAGCATCATGAAGTCGATACCCAAGATCAAGATGGAGCCAAACAAGCTCTGCGATCCTAAACAAATGCCAGCACTGGGCCTGAATCCTTGGGAACAGCATTGCTGCATCGGCCCACGTAAGCTGATGTTTAGTAGCTTTCATCAGCAACAAGCGCAACAGGGGAAAAGCAAATGAAACAACAACCCAACGAATTGCGTCGCGATTTGATGGGCGTGAACGGTCTCAATCCTTGGGACGGGCACGATTCCAGTAGCCGCAAACAAATGTTCTCGAGCCACATCGGCCAGACTCTCGTCATCAAGGGAGCAACGGAACGTTACGTGCAAACCGGCATGGAGCGCGAATACGGCAAGTACACCTTCTCGATGAAGATGCCTGTCGATGCGGAAATCATCCGCGTCATTGATCGCTATCCACAAAAGCTCGGCCTGGATACCATCCGGATGAATCCACAAAGCGTGGTGATCTTCGAAGACTTCAATACCAAAGAAGTCGGCATGATCGACTTGCGCAAGTACTGTTCTTACCACCAGTACTTCGGTTTCGAATACCAGCAACGTGAAGCGTTATCGCGCGTGCGTGCTGGTGCTCATTTGCAAGCCGGTGAAATCCTGATGGACTCGCCTTCGGTGAAAGCCAACGGCGGCTACGCATACGGTCGTCAACTGAACATGGCGTTCATGTCGATCCCAGGCGTATCTGAAGACGGTATTGCGATCTGTGACGACGTACTGCCGCACTACCGCTTCAACACTTACGAGCACCGCGTGGGTGAATGGGGTAGCAAACGCTTTGCGCTCAATCTGTACGGGGACGATGAGAACTATAAACCGTTCCCAGACATTGGCGACAAGATCCGTCCTGACGGGCTCTTGATGTGTCTGCGCAGTTACGACCGTGATCTGTCGGTGGTCGAGCAAAACATCAACAGCATGCGCGAGCCGGACTTCACGTTCGACAAGCTGATCTACGCAGCAGGCGCCGGCGGCACCATCGTGGACATCCGTGTTCACCATGATCCAACGCAAGGCTACCTGGGCGGCATGGATGCGCAGCCGGAGAAGTACGACAAAGCCCGTCGTGAATTCTACCAGCAGATCGCCAACGAGTACTTCCGCTTGAAGCGTGAGCGGGGTGACCGTTTGCAGTTGACGCCAGAGTTTCACCGCATGGTCGTGGAAGCCTTGTCCGTTATCGACAACGATCCACAGCGCGTCATCAAGCTGTACCGTCAAGCACCGCTGGATGAATGGCGTGTCGAATTTACGATCCAGTACGAGATCACGCCAACCATTGGCTTTAAGCTGACGGACTGCCACGGCGGTAAGGGCGTTATCTGTAAGATCATGAAGCGCAGCGAGATGCCGGTTGACGAAGCAGGTAACTCTGCCGACATCATCATGGACCCGAACTCGACGATCAGCCGGATGAACATCGGCCGTTTGTACGAGCAATACATCAACGCAGCTTCGCGTGACGTGGCCAAGCAGATTCGCTTTGAACTGGGGATCGAACAAGGCGACAAGCACGCTGGACGTAAGATCGAAGAGATCGAAAAGGTCAATCCAGCTCTGGTGGACAAGGTGTGGAACTACTTGATGGGCTACTACGCCATCGTCTCGCCCAAGCAGTACGGCTGGTTCGCCAACAAGCAATATACAAAACCCCGTGCGGAACACTTGGGTAAGATCGTCGAGACCCACATCTACCTGTACATGCCACCGGACAATGAGCCCGAGTCGGTGGACATCATCAACGAACTGCAAAAGCACTACCGGCCAACGTATGGTCCTGTGTCGTACGTGGGCAATTCGGGCAAGCGCGTCACAACGAAGAACCCAGTGCGTGTCGGCAGTATGTACATCATCTTGCTCGAGAAGATCGGCGATGATTGGACAGCAGTCTCGTCCGGCAAGCTGCAACACTTCGGTGTTCTCTCGCAAGTGACAAATACCGACAAGTACGCAACGCCAACGCGTAACCAAGCAATTCGTGCATGGGGCGAATCCGAAGTGCGTATCGGTGTGTCGTACGTGGGACCAGAGTTCGTGGCGGACATGATGGACCGTAATAACAATCCAGCCACGCACCGCATGATCCTCGAATCGATCCTGGAAGCTGACAAGCCAACGGCGATTCGCATGGCGGTGGACCGTAACGTCATTCCGCTCGGTGGTGCTAAGCCACTGCAACTGGTCAAGCACATTGCTGAGACTGGTGGTTGGCGGTTTGTGTACAGGGATTACCTGCCGAACTGGCCGGACTACAATCCACAGCGTTACCAATTCAAACCAGCCTTTGTTTAACATTGATGTCTCCCCCTTAAATTGGGGGAGATGGGGAAATCAATAATGCGACGTTATTTAGCACGCCGACTACTCGACTTTAGTATCGAGGACTTGTGGTCGGTCTTGGATGGTGAATTCATCCTGATCTTTGATGATGGCGAAGTCCAGACCAACTGGAAAGAAACCGTCTACAGCGTCTACGCTTGGGACTTCCACCGGAACTTCCCAGCTACGCCGTTGCTTACACAACACCACGTCACGACGGTCCTGGGGGGCGATCGTCTGGGTTCGGATACCCATTTGCAGTTGTTGGGCAATGCCATGTGGTCGGTCTACGATGAGTACGTGCCGTCGGGCCGGTTCCACAACACGAACTTGAGCGAAGTGCAGTTCCGTGACAAGCTGGCAGAGAAAGTGTACCAAGTCACGAACCTGATGTACAACGAACTGAGCTACAAGCTTGAAGACATGGTGGTCTCGCTCGACATCGTGGACTTCCTGGACGTTGTCAATCACCCAGCCATCAAGAAAGCGAACGACACGGTTGTCGGTACACAGCGTTCGATCGATGAATCTTACGCAATCGGTAAAGCCACACTGCTCGATGGTGTGTCGTTGCCAGACAACCCAATCTCGCTGGCTGCGCGTTCCAAGCTCGTGAACATGAACCAAGTGCTGCAATGCATCATGTCGCGTGGTTTCTTGACCGACACCGATTCGCACCTGTTCTATAAGCCGGTGCTGCGCGGTTACGTGCATGGCATGCGCTCGTTCCACGATTCGCTCATCGAGTCGCGTTCGGCTGCGAAGTCCTTGATCTTCTCGAAGACGCCGCTGCAACAGGCCGAGTACTTCTCGCGGCGTTTGCAGTTGATGTCGCAAGTGGTCAAGAACCTACACTACGGCGATTGCGGTACGGATCGCTACACGCTCTGGCATGTGCGTGGTCCACGAAGCGAGAACGGCGAACTCAAGCGTCCGGGCGATTTGAAGATGCTGGTCGGTAAGAAATACATCGACGAGAACGGCAACCTGCGTTCGATCAAGGGTAGCGACAAACACCTGATCGGCACCACGATTAAGATGCGTAACACGATCCACTGCGCGCATCCTGATCCGTACGGTGTGTGCTCGACCTGCTTCGGCGAACTGGCTCTGTCGATTCCGGAAGGTACGAACATCGGCCAGATGTGCTGCACGAGCTTGGCACAGAAGTCTTCGCAGAACGTGCTGTCCGTGAAACACTTGGATGGTTCGTCCGTGGTTGACGGTATCGTGCTGGAACGGGAAGATCGTCGCTTCGTGAAGGTTGCGGCTGACGAAAACTCGTACATGCTTGCCGATGAACTGAAAGGTTCCCAAGTACGCCTGGTGCTGCGCGCAGAAAACGCAGCGAACATCACGGACATCAAAGACGCCAAGGACGTCAGCGAACTGAACATTACGCGTGTGTCGGAATTGGCAGAGATTGGTCTGCAAGTGACGAACCAAAAAGGCGTGGTGTTCGAGCCTGTGCAAATTAACGTCAGCCTCGGTCGCCGCTTGGCCAGCATGACGTACGAAATGCTCGAGCACATCCGTAAGCACGGCTGGACGATTGATGATCGTTCGGGTAACTACATAGTGGACATGACGCAGTGGGATTGGAGCAAACCGTTCCTGACCCTGCCGCTGAAACACTTTAACATGAGCGACCACTCGCGTGACATCGCTTCCATGCTCGAATCGTCGGTCGATAAGCTGCAAGAGCGCGACCAAAACAAAGCATCGCCTGACGCTGCCCTGATCGAGTTGTTTGACCTGGTCAACGACAAGCTGACGGTGAACGTGGCGGTACTGGATGTTGTGCTGTACGGCAGCATGGTGGTGTCGATCGAGAAAGGCGACTACAGCTTGCCAAAACCGTGGACGAGTTCAAACTTGGGTGTCATGAAGTTGTCGATGGCGTATCGCAGTGGTGCATCTGCCATGGCGTACGAAGGTCACCGCGACTTCATCACCGATCCGTTGAGCTACGTGAATACCAACCGCATTGATCACCCAATGGATGGCGTCTTGATGCCAGCCGAAGTGATCATGCCTAAGCGCGTGGAGTATAACTTCACATGAAATAAATGGCCGAATTAACCGTCATCATTGCGTCGGATCATTTCGTTGTCACGCGTATCAGTGCGCGTGGCAGAGAGGCGGTATCGTCGTTTGCAAAGAAGTTCGTGCAATTCGGTTTGCAGCGTAAGCCCGGTGGGCGCTACGTTCAAGAACCAATGAAAGTCTTTGCAGCGGCAACCGCCGATCGTACGGAGTTCCGGTTCCACATCAACACGCTGACAGATTTCCATCAGCATCTTAAGCTCCACTTACTCCAGCCACATCAGGTTGAGTTTATCGACCGTCCGAAGTTCGTGGCAAGGAAGGTGGAGCTAAAGGTATTCCCGCACTGGCAAGACCGGGATCACCAAATACCGTTCATTGATTACTTGCTTGCGCCTACGCCACGGCGCAAACTCGGGGCGATCCAAACTGGTAAAGGCAAGTCGTACTCTTCAATGCGTGCGCTGGCTAAAATCGGTGAAGTGGTCATCACGATTGTCAAACCGAAGTACATCGAGAAGTGGATCGAGGACTACCGCCGTACGTACGACCTCGAACTCGATGACATCATGCTCGTGCAAGGTTCTAAGCACTTGCAAGCCCTCCTTGAATTGGCGATGAACGATGAAATCACAGCCAAGATCATCATGGTTAGTAACAAGACCATGCAGAACTGGATCAAGCTGTACGAAAAGTTCAAGGAAGGCACGCTTGACATGGGTTACGCGGTGTTGCCGGATCAGTTCTTTGAAGCATTAAAGGCTGGCTCGAAACTCGTGGATGAAGTACACGAAGACTTCCACCTCAACTGGAAGATCGACATGTACACCCATGTGGAGCATTCGATCTCATTGTCGGCAACGCTCTTGCCAGATGATCCGTTCTTAAAGAACATGTGTGAGATAGCGTATCCGAGTATGGAGCGCTACAATGGCGAAGCGTACCACAAGTACATCTCGGCGCGCGCCGTCATTTATAAGACGAGAAAACCCGAACAGATTCGTTCACGCGAACCGGGTGCCTCGAATTACTCACACTACGCTTTCGAGAAGTACGTCATGAAGCATCCCGACGTGCTCAAGAACTATCTTGCTTTAATTAGTGAGATCGTTGAGAAGGGGTACGTGGCAAAGCGTAGTGAAGGTCACCGCTGTTTGGTGTTTGCCTCGCTCATCGAGATGTGCACCTTAATTACGGAGCACCTCAAGAAGAAGTTCCCGCACTTGGATGTCCGCCGTTACATGGAGGACGATCCGTACGAGGACTTGGTCGAGCCAGACATCATTGTCTCATCGTTGCAAAACGCTGGTACTGCGGTGGACGTGCCGGGCTTACTGACCGTTGTCATGACGACTGCTATTACGAGTAGTCAAGGTAACGTGCAAGGCTTTGGCCGACTGCGTGAACTCTTTGGGGATTTGGCAGCCACGCCATGGTTCTACTACCTTGTGTGCGAAGATGTGCAAAAGCACCTCGACTATCATGAGAAGAAGAAGGACCTCCTTAAAGACCGGGCATTGACGTACAACGTCGTGTACATGCCCAATCAGATTTAAGCGTCATAAAGGCTGGGGTTTCGCGCCCCAGCCGATATGCCATAATGAAAGAGAATTCAGCCATATATTCCCTAAGTGAGAAGGAAACATATCCTTCCGCCTATTAATTAAACAAGGAAATAAATCATGCGACTTTATGGCAGCAGTGCAAAAGAAGTAGGTACGACATTCGAGCAAGACGTTCGCGCGAAACTTGCGCGGCTTTGCATGCCCGAAGAACGGATCGAAGAATTCATGGCGTTTCACAAGAAGCAGTATGTGCACCCTACGGGTTTCGATGGTATCGAATGGGATCACGATATCGGACTGTATCACGTAGGTCGACAAGAAGCTGTGTTTTCACCCGTTCAGTCGTATGCAGCAGCATGGGTCGGTAAGAATTACAACTCGGACTGGTATCTGCCTGTTCTTAATGCGCCGTATCTGGCAAACTACCGTGAATCGGACGATCCGGAACAAAACGTTCTGTTCATGAAAGAAGTGGTGGATGAGTGGGAACGTAAGCGTCGTGTTCCGCTTTATCCTGACGACATCAAAGAGTACATGCGCAACCGTAAGTAACTATAATAAGGAAACCGTGATGAGCACGTTCAAATCTGTAATGATGGAAAAGCTGCAGGAGAATGGTCTGTTTGAAGAACAGGCTGCAACCGTTATCGTCGTGGCGATGCAACATGATTCGCTCGACAACATGATGGGTCGCTGGAACAATGATCCAAGCGGCTACCCAGCAGGGCTCGTGAACATCGTCTGGTCGTTGGTGCGCAAGGTTGCGTACGAATGGATCTGCATCAACGCGCCACAAGCGTGGTTCCGTCCAGCATTTGCACCGGGTGCTGACACGGCAGAAGATCCAGAAGCATTCGTGGACAACTACCTCAAGCAACTCAACGCTGGCGTTCAAGCGATTGATCCCGTGATGCGTGAACACCTGAAAAGCGTCAAGCATCTCGACACCAACAGCACGCCGCTGTACAACCCACGCAGCCACGCCGAGCTTACCGAACAGTGCCGGGCACAATCACCTTACCCTCAAAAACCAGACAATGGCTGAGATCCTCACTGGTCAGATCACCACCGCTCCAGGGCATGAACACACCGTGCCTTGGGGGACGGTGTGCGACAACCATCCAGAAGACCGCGCGCATTACCGTGTGCAAGGTGAAACGGATGCATTGAGCGCAAAGCTTACCGACATGTGTGAGTTTTGTTACCAGCGTCACCAAATGCAAGAACCCGACAAGGAAGTCGAAGAATGCGAATGGTGCACTACTCCCTCAACCAACCTGGCTGACTACCGCGACCTGAAAGAAGGGTTGCTGGGCGACATTTACCGCGTCTGTCCGAAGTGCATCCATGAAGATCAGCACAACATCATCGACGAAGTACCATCGGAAAAGATGGGCTTTAACGTACGCAATGCTGACGAAGACAACGACGACGACACGGTCTTTCTGAACGAAGACAACGGCTAATTAAACAAGGAACCAATCATGAGCTTGAACAACCCAACCAATGCTACCCAGATCCACGCCATTCACGAAGATGACAATCCGCGTGGCATGATCGCAGCACTCATCGCACTGTACGGTCAGCAGCGCCTGATCAATGAAGCGAACATCGAACTCGTCGCCGCCAATGTGTTGGCACATCCGAAGTTCGGTCCGCACGTCTCGATCACCTGCAAACACCTGACGGGCGAGAATGCCGGCGCGCTTAGCACCCGCTTCGTCGTCATTCCCAATACCCCGTACACGGTGCCGATGCAGTCGGTGCGCTTCATGGAGTTTAACAACGAGTACGATATTCGTACCTATACGCCAGGACAAGTGGCCATCATCGCCATGGACGCTGTGCACTTCCTGATCAACGGCGACCTGCCGGATCTGGACGACTAAGCATTAACCATTTAGTGAAGAGGGAGCAATCCCTCTTCTATGCCAACAAGGAAAAAACAAATGACTACCAATAACACCCATGAACCCGTTCGTCAAGAAACGGAGATCACCCCAAGCAACAATCCACTGGGCCAAGCTGCTGCAATTTTTGTTGTGGCCTTTAACCAGCAGCTGAACAATCCTAAGCTGCCTGCTTCGTTTGACAACATGGAGTACAAAGCGGCGATGGTGGAAAACGACCCGCAGTACGGAGACCATGTCCGGATTGACGCCATGGTAATTAAAGGCGAAGAGGCTGGTGCTTTGACCACGCGCAAAGTCATCATCCATAGCGCGCCGGGTGTGAAGACGCGCCACACGGTTCGTTACGTGAACTTTGGCCGGGACGAAGAAGTCGGCAACTACCACTACGGACAAATCTCCCAGCTCGTTCAATCCATCATCAGCTATATTCGTCGTGGCGACACGATCGCAGAATAATGACCATTTACCCTACCCTCGAACTGGCCGGCGCCATCATCCCTGGTGAACCGACTTTCACGGACATACAGCTGGCGTTTGCCAAAGAGTGCGGCTTTACTAACACCATCGATTTACTCGAGCACGAAAAGCACAAGTTCGCCACCGAGAAGATGATTCCCGAAGGCGTTGATTCGCGCTGCACGCTGCCGGTTATCGAAGGCGATGAAGTCAAAGGCTACCGCCGGATGACGGAAGTTGAAATCAAAGCCTACGTTCTGGGCGTAGCGTTTAACACTGAAGACGGTGGTGTTAAGATGGATAGCGTTCCAGAAGAAGTCCACGCTGCTTACCTGGAAATACGCGCTACCCGGATCAAGTTCATGCAGATCCTCCAATACATGTTTGCTGGCTCTTTTCAATAAAAAGGATTCATCATGATTCGCACCAATATTCTGTTTGACAGTTTCGAAATCCCAAATCCAATTGGCACCGCCCTGGGTTTGTTGGTTGGCCAAGCGATCGCCAACATGTACTTCACTACCCACTACAAGATCGAGCACGTCACTGTGCGGTTCGACGAAATGGGTAAGGGCCTGCGTTCTTATACGGAACTCTCGCTCGACGACGACAAGACGATCCAAGACAACCACATCGACGTTGAGCCAGGTCAAGGCATCACCCGTGTGCGCATCTACGAGCGTGAATTTGCTGGCTGGTGCGATGTTGAATTTCTCAACAACGACATGCAAGTTCTCTACAAGAAGGAAAGCGTCCTGCCGTACTACACTGGCGCTCTCGTTCCCATGATGGCTGAGTTCTTGTTCAGTGCCCAAGTACAACTCGACATGGAACCTAAGCCTCTGGACGACGATCGCGCTGAAGGTACGGGTTCGGGTTGGTTCTTGCAAGAAGGCCGCCCAGAGCACGTCTACGACTCGCCACAAGAGGCGTTTGAGAAAGACACGCGTACGCCGAAGTTCTTCCTGCGTCTGGAGAAGGCAGCGGCGGACTTGGGCATGCTCGATGTTGCTGCTTACTTCAACAAAATCCACAAGCAACTCGAAATCATGGGTTACCGGGACAACAAACCAACCCCGCATCCTGATGAGATGACAGTTAATATCGTCAGTGGAAAGCGTGACGGCAGCCGCAAGTGGAATGAGGACGAGATCAAAGGCGTGGCAGTTTCGCAAGCTATCGAAGCTGGCCTTATCGACGCCGATTTCCTCACACCAGAACAGATGCATTTCTATTGCATCTATCTCAAGCAGCGCGCTTACTGGAAGGACGCAGTCAAGCGTGAGCAAAAGCTCGCCAGTAAATAAGCGGCATAAGGCCAGGGGAAGTTCCCCTGGCTCTATGACATCTTTTTTTTGTCGATTACGGCAAGTAGACCGTCACGGGAAGTTCGATCCTGTCACCCAACCAATGCTTGATTAAGTTATGGACGTCTTCCCATTCCAAACCACCTTCACCACAACCGAAAGCAGGAATCGCCAGCGATGTAATGCCGAGCTTTTCGTAATCTTGGGATAAGCGAACCAATGCAGCGTCCACCCACTCAATCTTCGATTTGTATTTCCAGTGCCGCTTTGTGGGAAAGCAAAGCACCTTCTTACCTGGCTCGACATCAACTGCCAAAACACCTTCACGTTTGAAGTGACTGATGTAACAGGCATCGCGGTACGGGTAGATAAGCTTTGGCCACTTTTCCTTGAAAGCCAACGCCAATCCTTTTCCCATTACACCGACTGTATTCACAGGGCAAACAAGCGTCTGCGCTGGATCAGTTAAGATGTTGCCTGTTGATTCTGCAATGATCATGGCTTTCCTTTCCCCATTTCATCGAGCACCTCTTGGGCCATTTTACCCGTGTCCTTCGCCATCTCGGCAGCAGTTTCAAAGATCATCTGGCAAACGTCTGGAGGAAACTCCATGAATTCTGTCAGACTCACTCCTGTGTGCTTAAACACTTCCCGCTTACCAAACTCACGAATTCTCTCGCGCAAAAGACTTGTGGTCGTGACATCTTCTTTAGGATGCATACCAACCAGTGCCAATTCCCGGCCAGCCATGGGGGCGTCGTGGTTATAGATGCCGTAGGTCGTTTCGTACCGATCCCGCATCAACAACGCAACGTCAGGAGAGACAAGGGAAGGTGAGACACGCATCAACTCCCGGATGGGGTTGTTAATGTCTACCTTCTCCCCGAATCCCATTTCACCCACATGACTATTAGGGTCGTTTAGCGATCCCGGATTTGCGGGATCTTCTGCACGAGCAGGGTAAAAAAAACCGACAGCGTATCGAGAACCAAGAGGTTCGGGAAACGCGGCAGCGTAGCGGTGTCTTCCTTTTCAGTCGCTGGAATAGCGACGATGGAAATCACGCTGTCTTCGATGTAACCCTTGATCCCGTCGAAGTACTTCTTGCGGGTGTCCGGATCACTCGAGAGCGCATCGATGATCGAGTCGATGGTGTCTTCGTCGACGATGATGTCGTCCGGCTGACCTTCACCGCCCGTGACCTTGATCGATTCAACGAAGTGCGCGTACTGCCGCATGTTCGTCGCTTTACCTTGGTCCCAGATGTACGAGTCACGCACCTGCTCGTTGGTAGGCTGCTCGAAGGTCTTGTCGACCATGTGGACGATGTTGTTGATCCACTTTTGACCGGAGTTCAGGTACTGCGTCATCGTTGGCGAACGCAGCTGGATCGACATGTCCTCGTTGATGACGATCTCGCGACCATGACCACGCGTGAACTCTTTGCGATAGCGCTCCAGATCGGTGACGGCGTGATGGTGACCGTGGATCTTGCTCATGTGCGTAATCTGCCAAGCAGTCAAGGCCGAGTTATCGACCCACAACAGCTTGTTGATGTTGAGCTTTTCCTTGATGACCTTCTCGCCAGCTTTCGGATCGAGCACAGCGCGGGCGTACGGGAAGCCTTGTGGCCAGCACACGCAAGCCAGACCCCAGGCGATCAGCGGGATGTCTTCAGCGCGAATGAGTTCACGCATGTTCGATTCCGCTTCTGGTGTCAGGGTGCTGTCGTAGACGTGCGACAAAGCAAAGTCCATGATCCAGCCAGCGAAGAAGACGGTCGTGTTAGCAAACGCCATACCGAAGGTCGAACGACCCAGGGTAATCTTCTCTTCGGTCAGCTTGCGGTTCAGTTCCAGGAGCGACGCTTCCGACGGTGCCTTGAGCGAAATCCAGAAGCCCGAATGCCACAGTGGAATACGGATGACGCTACCCAGACCGAGCAGACCACGCACACGCAGCACAGCACGTTCGCCAGTCAAGCGTGCATCGCCCGTATCACGGAAGCGCACGTTACCGGCGTTCAGGATGCCTTTTTCAGCCAGCACACCTTGACGGTACTGGGCGCCGGGACGCAGGGTCGCTTTGTTAAGCAGACCACCGTACGAGACAGCCACGCGCGAAGCGTTCAGGTTGTTCACCCATTCCAGGCCGGATTGGGTATCGGTGATGTCGATGTTCGGGCGAGCATCGATGGCTTGTTGAATGGTTTTAGCATCGTCACCAGGCACTGCCAAAAGCAGTTGCGATGGGTCCCATGGTTTATCCAGCGGGGAAGTAACTTCGAAGTCTTGACGCACGGTCGTCGATTGGGCAGGCGTACGGTCCCAGCCATCGTGTTCGTCGTCATTGGCGCCAGCAGGCGCATCTTCGATAGGCGCTTTAGCGGCCGGTTCGACGTAATCGCTTTCGTGATCGATTTCCACGAGCACAGGCGTTGCCACCTGTGCTTCAAGAGGAGCGACCTTTTGGTTATCATTGTCCATGGGGGCTCGTGTTGTTGTGTTACGCGGCAACTGCTTCGTCGACTTCTTTGAACGCGACGTCGGTGATGACGTCTGGGTTCGTAGCCGATTCGGCGGCCAGTGCTTCGCGCTTTTTGGTCATCAGCTTGTTTTCTGCCAGCTGGATCTGTTCCAGGATGTGGTACGCGGTTGGCAGGATGCACGAATCGTGACGCTCGCGGAACAGGTTGTACTGTTCGAAGATCGCGTAGGTCTGCATCAGCAGGTCAGGGTCCGACACGCCGCCGGTCTTGCCAGCGTGTTGCGTGTAGATCTCTTTCAGCTCGCTGGTCAGTTGACGCAGGTCAGCGGCCAGGGAACGGATCTTCAGAACCAGCGAGGACGTGTCTTCGACGCACGCCAGCAGTTCTTTGTCGTTCAGTTCGCGGCCCAGGCTGATGTGCTTGAGCAGCAGAGCGTTGCAGTCGCCGTAGATACCGTTCAGGTCGTCCCAGCAGGTGTTGTTGCCGCTGGCGATTTCAGCGCGCATGTCTGCTTCACGTTGCTTAGCAGCTTGTGCTGCCAGCTTCTGGTTCTTCTCCGCGAGATCGCGTGCTTGACGGCCGGTGCTTTTCTTGGTCATGGTAATACTCCGTGTATAAACAGTGAAATTGTAAAATTGAGTTTTGATAGCCAAATGATTTGACCATCCTAAAAGCAGAACGCCTCGTTTCATAATAAAACGCTGCGCAGTATTCTTTACGCTACCACGGCAGTCTAGTTGCGTGGTTCTCGCTAAACGATTGATGCTTTCGATTTAATTTTACTTACTTACAGGAATCATTTTCATGTTGACGATTTTGAGCGACTACTTAAAAGAAGCAGCCACGCCTGAATTGCGTGAAGCGCTTGAAGGTGCGCATGATGCGTTTGACCGGATTAACCTCGAGAATTACACGCTCGAGTTTGAAAAGCACTTGATGCAAGACGGTTCGGTTGACCGTGGCAATACCTTGGTGTTCGTCACAGAACTGACGCGCTTAATGCTCACGGACTTGCTGCGTCAACACGAAATCATCCCAGCGCACGACGCCAGCATCGAAACCTTGACGCTCTTCCTGAACGGCATTCTCGACATTCAAGAGTACGAGAACTACGCCGACATCATCAACATCGTGGCCATGGAAAGTAACGCACAAGAAACTTTCGCTGAACTCATGACGCTTGTCTCGCCTCGCTCTGTGGAAGACTTGCTTGTGGATCTGGAAGAAGTACACTTTGCCGTCATCACCCGCATTCGTGACATGGCAATCCAGATGGACATTCCACCACCGTCAGTGCAAGAGCAAGAACAAGAGCGCGCCTACATTGAAAAGCTCAATCGCTTCCTGGGTTACATCCAGCAAAAGCCATTGCAGATCGTGGCGATGCTCAAGAACGGCCTGGACGTGGGCTTCCCATTCTTGACCTACGTGGGTTTGATCGGGGCTGAAATCGAACAGTGGCCGGTGGACAAGATTGCCAACGAACTCATGGCGATGGCGCTCGTGTCAAATGACGGGACGAACAATCCCTTGAGCATCATCAAAGAACATTTGGAGAACTACATCTCCGACATGAACAAACTCACCAAGGTTGACATTAAACTCGGTGAGATTTCCTTAGGACTGCAGCGATGAACAAGAAAGACTTTTTCCTAGCCGCGATGCATGCAGAAGAATTCCTACGCCGTGCGTGGGTCTTTTCTGCCTTTGCGCTTATTAATGAAGACGCGGACAAGTGGAAGGAAAACCCTTACCCTTACCGGATTGTGCAAACGCCGTCTGGTCACTTTTTCGTTGACCCCAACAACGGCAACCAGCTCTCGCCCATTGAAGGCACCAAAGCGGGCGAACCACCATTTGCTCCCAAGGAACGCCAGCAACTCAAAGCGAATGACTTGCCAAACCTTAAAGTCGATGTTGACACCACGTACGGTCGCATCCTCTTTAACTGTGTGGTGATTGTCTGGGCACTCAATAACAAGATCGACTATCTGAACGAACGCGTTAATCCTCGCGCTTTGGAAGACATGATCCTGCCGCGCTTGACTGACACCCCAGCTGAAGGCGAACCACGCGAAGACCAACCGATTTACGTCGATGAGTATCTGGATTTTTGCGATGCAATGTTTTTCATGGCAGGCTTCACGCAGATCTGCGCGCCGGCCGGATCACGGAAAGCCATGGTCCAAGCCCCAGGCATGCGGGAGCTGCGGGCGAAACTCATTGCTGAAAACAAAGACCGCCTGCATGACCCGGCAGTCGTGGCGAAGATCGATGCTGAATTGGTGGCGTTCGATAAAGCGTACCTTAAAGGCGACCCAGCAGAAGGGTTCCTCATGGGTAAGAGTAAGAGTTACAACATCGTGCGTAAGAAGCTCTTTGGCATGCATGGTGCTGAAGTCGGTCTGTCTGAAGGCGTGGACGTGGACCTGATTCAAAACTCCCTGTCTGAAGGTTGGGACATCACCAAATTCCCAGCGATGAACAACTCGCTGCGTGCTGGTTCCTTTAACCGTGGTCACCAGACGATGATGGGTGGTGAGGAAGTCAAGTGGATGCTGCGCGCTTCGTCGAACATGGCAGTTACCGCGGATGACTGTGGCACCAAGCTTGGTCTTCCCATGCACGTTGACAACACCAATTACAAAAAGCTCGTGGGCTTTAGTGTCGTATCTGAGAAAGGCAGCATCAAAGTCAATACTGACGATGAAGCCAAATCCTATCTCGGCAAACACATCATGCGGCGCAGCCCGATGTTGTGTAAGTTACCCAAGACTGACTTTTGTAAAGTCTGTGTGGGCGATCGTCTGGCAGAAAACCCAACCTCTCTGTCGTCGGCTGTGTCAGCTTACGGTAGTGCCTTCATGGACATTTACATGCAGGCAGGTCACGGTAAAGCTCTGACGGTTGCACACTTGGATTACAAGAGCGCGATCCGGTAAGAATTTGCTGCGTTTCACCATTCTTTGACTACGAGGTTTGTAGAAGAGGAACTGTTTCATTTATCCCATAGGAGAGCCACATGGCTGAGCAACAAAACGATCAAACCCAAACGAATCAAACCACCCAAGCTACCACCGGCGCCGAGCAAGTCACGCAGCAACCAGCTGCTTCGACCGAAACCGCACCTGCAACCCCAGCACCAACCGCACCAACTGCAACGACCACCCCTGTCGCGCCAGCTCCGAAGCCGGCCGTCACCACCGTGACCAAGGTCACGCAGCAGCAGCCTGCCAAGCAAACCCTGGCCGACGCCATCAAGAGCGGCGCCCCAGTTGTGACCAACACCAAAGCACCTGCTACCACCGTTACCCCGACCGAAACCGCCACGCAAGAACTGATCGCCAAAGCGCAAGCTGAAGCCTCGAGCGCCGGCCGCGTGATCCTGCAAAACGTGCTGGACTACATGCAAGCCATGGACCCGAAGAAGCCAGTGAACGCTGACATCGGCTCGCGTTACCAAGTATCGCTGTACCGCGCCATCACCCGCACCATCAACAACCTGGGCGACGACTTCGACCTGGTCTTCACCGCCATCCTGCGCCTGTTCGCCGACAACGGCAGCGACGTGTTCGCCGAACGTTTCGTGTTCCGCTTCATGGACAGCGTGAACCTGAGCAGCGACGAGATCAAAGGCTACCAGCGTCTGCTGAACCTGCTGATCAACACCGCTGATCCGAAAGGCCGCGCTTCGGGCCTGAAGATGACGGACTTCAACAAGACGCTCGAATTCGGTCTGACCGAAGAAGGCCGTGCTCGTGTCCTGACGTACTTCAACAAGTAATCCTTGTTGTCAAGCCAGAGGGGAGAAATCCCTTCTGGTTTTATGCCGCCTTGAAAAAAAACGATCCTAATTTATCTCAGACGTATATTCTACAAGTGAGATACATTCGTTATCAAGACACCCATTTCACTTTTAAAGGAAAAAATCATGACCATGTCCCTCGTCCAGACTATCTTAGCTGCTGCGAAGAACAACCACTCAATTCTTAATTGGGATGGCCAGTCGTGCAAAGACGATATTCTGGAAAACATCCGGCATTATGTTTCGCGCTTTACTGGCTACAAGAAGTTGGCCGTAACGTTTGAAAACGGGAAACTGGAGATCCATGCGGAGACGACTTACACCCCGCATCAAGTGTGGGACTCCATGCTTCCTGCACCAGAACCGCTGGTGGACTACGTGCACCTGCTTTCTTACAACGTCGTAAGTGGTCGCGAGACGTATGGTCGCCTTCATCACGTCGGCTTTTATTATCCGCACCTTGCTGAACTTGAAGTATTGGGAACAGCGCAGTAATACCTTCCTTTTTGTCTACCTATCTACCTGAGGATTCCACCATGGCCCAAGCCAAACCTGCCTTTGATTATCAAGCATTTCAACAGGCCCTCGCACAATTTACCGAAGACCTTCTCGAACACACTTGGTCGTTCCAGACGTCCAGTTACTTCCAACTGATGGAAGCGCAAAGCGCAGAGAGCGAACTCTTTAAGCGCGCCCTGCTTCTGGGTATCCAAGGCGTCGATGCGTTTAACTATCGCCGCATTGAAACCTTGAAAGAAATTCGTGATGCCGAATACGAACGTGGTCGCAAAGCGCAAGAAGAGCGGATGCAGTCCAGCGTCGATTACTACAAGAACAAGCTCGAAGAAACGCGCACCATGTACATGAAGCCGATTGACTTCTATAACGAGAAGCTCGAAAAGCATGATTGGTACTACGATTTCAGTGACGACATCACGGTGTATCGCCGTGGTAAGAAAGTGCGAGAAGAACTGGAAAAAGAAGCCCAAGAAGGTGGTCCAGAATTCGCTGCTGCACTTGCTGCTGCAAAACAACGTCTTTACGACAACATCCGCAAGCAATAATTTAATCAGATGGCCGGGAAAGACCCGGCCTTTACTACTTACAAGTGTAAAAGGAAACTACCATGAAGAACAATCTTCTGGGCGGCAATATCTTCATCCAACCATCCAAGAGCACAATCGAGCGTTTGAAGATGATCAAGGCAGTATTTGACACCATCATGCTCGGTCCTATTGCAAGGCGTCCTCTGACCATAGAAGTCGGTGTGTCAGCTTCGACGATCACGAAGATCATGAAGCTCTTTTACGAAGCTGGCATTGCAAACCAAGCGCCCGTAACTGGTTTTGCCCAACCCGTGTCGTATTCGTTTATTCCTGACCATGAGTTGCTGGTGGAATTTAATACGCAGCTTACCAACCACATTCTTTATTCCGAACAGTGTGTCGCTGGTGTTGTTGAGTGGCAGCCACCTACCGGGGAAGCACCGGTGCCAAGGAAAGAAAAGTTCGGCAGGACCAATCTCTTTACCGTATTTGAGTACGCACCAGGACGTCGTATCTATTCGTCCGATGCACACTCAGCGCACTCGATGCGTCAACTCAGTAAAGAGCAAATGCAAATCGATCCCCTGCGCAAAGCAGGTCTTCTGTAACATCAAGTGCCGGGGTAAGTCCCGGCTATAACTGGAGAAACAAAATGAGCGAACGCAAAATCAACAAAGCCATTGAGCTGCTTAAAGAAAACAACTTCATCGTCGTGCCGCGTCCTGAAGACCATTACGATGAATTCAAATACAAGGAAATCTTCGACACTCCACTCAAGGACTTCTTGCAGCCACATCTGCCAAAAGCGACCGCCACGCGGATTTACAATTCGCTCAATTATCCAACTGACCCAGACACTCGTTATGTCGGTCAGCTCGTTGCGCGTCCGGATTTCATGGTGCAGGCTTATCCTAACCTGGGTAAGAAGTCGTTTGAAGACCTGCAGCGGGTTCTTTACAAGCACGTACTTACCTTCAGCATGAACACGCAAGGTTGGATGCCACCGACGCCACGACCGGCGAAAGAGAAGTCCAATGTACAAGACTATGTCGCCCCAGAAAGCTATCGTCGTGGTTTTATCGAGCGCTACCAACCTGGTGCCCGCTTTCCTATCGGCGCTACTGCCAGCCTGTTGTTAAACCAGATCGAAAAATGGCCCATCATGAATGACCGTGATGTTCATGCCATGGTGGTCATGAAAAACGAACGTGGACATTTCCAGACAGTTCATGCCATTAGTCTGGGTGAAGACAGGCGTTACTATTCGCGCGGTTTGGCGGTTGCTGAATTCCGTTACCTCATGGAAGAGTGGAAAGATAAAAATGGCGAAGTACGTGCCGGCTTGGGACGCAATGAGTTTCGTATCAAGGAACTTACCTCCGTTAAACCCCTTGTCATGGAAGGTGGCTGGGAAGCAAATGAGCTGGCTCTCTTGACTTAACTAAAGAAATAATGATGAAGAAAAATACCTACGAAAAGATTGGTGGTGGCATTCAGCCAATCCCGCGCAAGCAACTCGTGCCCGTGCGTTTCCCGATGGGCGCAACAGCCGAAGCGTTGTGGAAAGTGTTGCACGACTGGCCTGAACTGGATCGTGATGACGACTTGCAAATGGTGTGCATTGATAAGGGTGGCTTGTCCAGCACCGTCAAGTGCATTTACTTCGGTGATGAGCGTCACACGTACACTGGCGGCCTGTCGATCCGGGCCATCAAGATCTTGCTTGCTACCCGTCGTCGTATGAAGGGTGAAGTCAAGGTCGATACGGTCGATGGTGAAGTGGTCAGTATCCGGAACTTCTGGCCACTTGACCGGCGTGAACTCGATGATGGCAGCCAAACGGCTGAAATCATTATCAACGCTGACTAAGCGGCATAAGGCTGGGGAGAAATCCCCAGCCTCGTATGACCTCTTTTTTTTTGCCTGTTTAGATGCTTGGCTCGTAGACTTTGTCACCAGTGTGAATCAAGAACGCTTCCAGCAACTTTTCTTGGGTAGGCATCGAGTACATGTCCACGCAAAACTCGGTAGCGTTGACGTGACCAGCACTCAGGTTCACACCTTGTGTCCGCTGAATGCTCTCTGGTACACCCAGAATACGAACGAGTTCCTTGTGCGTGGTTTCCTTGGAGATGTTAAAGACCGCACCGCCATTTGGATACGATGCCGATACGTCCAAGTCACCAACGTGCGCACGGATGTTCGTCATCTGGAATTCGTTCTCCATGATCACGTTCAATCCGTTGTCGTCCACAAGGTGAGCAGGTAAGGTAACGATCCACCCATCCAGGCCCACAGTAAATTCATCCAACTCCGTACTCATCTCGTCCGAGGTCGAACCGAACACCTTCTCGTTTTCCAAGCAGAAGTAATGAAGCTTATCTGCCAGACGACGTGGTTGCGACTTGAAGTTCTCGAAGTCCGAGTGCGCCGAATACAGCGGCAGCGTCACGCACAAGTCCAGCGTCTTCTCATCGAGCATTTGCATGCAGACCGAATCGAACACGTTATAGATCACGTATTCCAGCGGGTGCTTTGCTTGCATGAATTGGTGCCACTCCAGTCCACTGTAGCTGTCGGCTTCCTTGAACTTGAGCTTGCCCCCCAGGTCGTGCTTTTTCAAGATCGAGTCCAGCGAGTACGACGGCTCTTCTTGGTTACCAGTACGAATGTGGCGGTAAGCACACATGGCGTCCATGAAGTAGAACGAGGCTGGCGCGTAAGCGGTGTGCCATTGCGCTGACGGTTTAATGGGTGTGACTTTACCAGAAGCGGTTACTTTCTGGTTGGGCCCCTTCTTGAACTTGAAGAACTGGAAACCAGCTTCAATGACTTTCGGGTCAGAAAACACCATGGCAGGATCGATGCCGTCTTTCTCGAGCGCCTTGAGCATCTTGTCCATGTCGAACGTGATGTTCCAGATCGAGACGAAGTCAGGTTGCCATTCATGCGCTTTCTTAAAGCACTCGATGACGATGTCCGATTCCTTCTCAACGATCTTGATCTCCCACTCAAGACCACGCTTTTCCACTTGCTCACCCATGTAGGCACGCAAGAGCTTTTGCAGACGCTCTTCCACTTCAGCATGGCCTTCAACGAACCACGCACGAATGGCAGTAAAGACTTTGTTACCATGGGAGATCGTTCCCATGATGATTTCATCCGTACCACGATTAACGTCCGTTTCCGTATCGAACGGTGCTGCCGTGTAGCGGGTGACTAAGTCAGGCCACTTTTCTTGGTAGCTGCGTTTGAGCACAGCAGTGGAGAGAATATCCGTACCGTAGAGATACGGGTTGCGGTTCAAGCGACGCATGTCGCCTTTAAACCATGGCTCACCCACGGCGCGCGCTGCGCTGTCGATCAGGTTAATTTGCGTCGATTCAAAACGCGAGACCCGGTCTTCGTGTTCCCATTCTTTTTTGTCGTTGTGGTCACGGAAACCCTTCTTCGTAACCCAGAAAGGACGCTTATAGTTGGTGATCAAGCGCAGGTTTGGCACTTGGATGATTTGGTCACCTTGCTTAACGTGCAAGATCTCTTTAACGACGTGCAAGTCATTGCGTGAATTGTCGTTAGGCATGCAGTGCGTAGCGAAGCGACACTCGATACCAACGACATCTTCACGAGCGTATTTGGGCATAGGGGTATTCATGGGCTAATGGCTTCCTAGAAACTGTTGGTAATCAGTATGAACTGTACGGTCCAATTATGCTCTATCTTATTTGACCGACTCTCTCAAACAATCAGTCGGGTATGTTAAATCTGACCCGAAAAGTCTTTCCCATCTATCAACGAGGAATCCCCATGCGTTTTCTGAAAACCCAACCCAGCTTGGAAAGTGTGGATTTTCAATCGACTACCTTCTTTAAAGAACTCACCAACGCTTTCGCAGAGCTGCAGTCGGAGAAGAAGGATGCGTCGGAAAGTCCTGTTGTCCAGCAAGTGTCCAAGATCATTGCCAACCACACCGGCATGAACATCGACATCCTGATCGACGACTACGATCCATGTATCGAAGTCCCCCACGTCGACAAGAACCATCCGCTTGTCAATGAATTCTGGCGCAACGCCGTCAATAGCAACGACGGCTTGGCCTTGATCAACAAAGCCGAAGGCGCCGTGCGCGGCACCGTCAATACCCGCACGGGTAAAGTTACCGGGATCTTCACCGAACTCAAGGGTAAGATCCATCTGAACAAAACGCTCTTTTCTGGCAAGAAGTTCGAAGCCGATGAGATTGCTGCGATCACGCTGCATGAAGTGGGTCATCTGTTCACCTACTTCGAGTACATCACTCGTTCAGTTACCACCAACCAAGTGCTCGCCGGTGTGGCAAAAGCACTGGATCAGTCCGGTACTATCGAAGAGCGCGAAGCCGTGCTCATCAGCGCTAAACAAGCGCTCAAGCTGTCGGACCTCGATACCAAGGAATTGGCCAAGTCGACCAACAAGAAAGTCGTTGAAATCGTCATCATCACCAACGCTGCCCGTAAAGCCGAATCGGAACTGGGAAGCAACGTGTACGACTTCTCGAGCTGGGAAATGCTGGCAGACCAATACGCTTCCCGCTACGGCGCTTACCGCCCACTCGTGACGGCACTGGCTAAGTACTACAAAGGCGTGTACAACATCGCTTTCCGTGGCACCGTCGGTTACATCGTGATGGAAGTGGTCAAGCTCATCACTATCCTTAGCCCTGTTTTGTTCATCGTTCTCGTGGCGATGGATGGTTCGGGTGACGGCACGTACGACGTACCAGGAGCGCGCTTTAAGCGTGTACGTAATCAGATCGTGGAAAACCTCAAGGACAAGAAACTGTCCAAGGACGACCATGAACGCCTGATGGCCGATATCGCTGCGATCGATGAAATCCTTTCGCAAATGAACAGTCGTCGTCAAGTGTTTGGCTTGCTGTACGATTCGCTCGTACCGTCGGGACGTAAAGCGTACCGTCAGGAAAAGCAACAACAAGAACTGGAAAAGCTGGCAATGAATGACCTGTTCGTCAAAGCAGCTGAACTGCGTCAGATGACCTAACCTAGAAAGAAGACCGTGGAAGATTTCAACCAAGAAGTTGAAGAACTGGTGGCGCTTGAAAGCGTCCTTACCCGGATTGGTCAAATCCAAGATCGCGTAGCAGCTGAAGGCATGTCCAAGCAGGTGGCGATGGAAGCACAGTCGCTCATCAATGGTTTTAACAAGAACCGTCCTTTGGCATTCTACAGCCAAAGCCCGTCGTTTGTTGCCGAGTATAACACAGCGCTCGAAGCACTCTCGACTGGCAGTGCGCCTGCCTTGACGTTGGTTTTGATCGCCTTGGCTGCCCTCATCGGTCGCTTCCTTGCTTACTTCTTTAGTAAGCAGGGAAAATCAAGCGGCGGTGGCGGCAGTAGTGGTGGTGGTGGCTTTAAAGTCATTTGGACTTACAAGGGCAAGAAGTACGATAACTACGCCGACGTCTCGAAAGCGCAGCAAGAAGACTTGAGGCGCTATAACGAACAGTTTTGCAAAGACTTCGAGCAATGGGTTGACCGGGGAGAGAAAGACGCTCGCCACAACCGTAAAGATTCGTCCGACAGCAAAGCACCGCCGTTTAAAGCAAAGCCTGCTGGCAAGAGCATGCCGAGTAACCCACATCAAGCGTTTGATCAACTCTTTGAAGAAGAGATCAAAAACAATGGCGAGAAAAGCCAGATCGTGGGACTTCTCGAAACGCAAGACGGTTTGATGCATGACTTGCTAAACGATGGCGCCTACACACGTTTCATGCACGATGCTGTGAACCTGGCACCGGAACTGAAGAAATCCCTGTCCGCCATGCAAGGCCACATCAACGGCATGCTGCGCGATACCAAGCACTTCTTGGACAACCGTGACAAACTCACGGCTGAGAGCAAGAAGGAACTCGTCGATCGCCTGCAAGATGCGTTCTACACCAAGCTTAGTGTTTCGGTCCAAGGTAAGCCATACGACATCCATGAGGTCGTGGAAATCATGGTTGCGCAAAAGCACGACATGCAGGCTGGTCAAGGCACGAAGAAATTCAAGTACAGCCAGTTGGTTAGCACCTTCACCGCTGCCACCCAGAAGTTCCCAGTTAAGACAATGGTCGATGCGTTTTACGACGCCCAAGAAACGTTACCAGAAATTCAGAGTAAAACTGAAGAGTACGCTAACGTCATCAAAGGCGTAGAGAACTTGAAGAACTTCGACGACTGGGACCAAGCGTACGTCAAAGGCTTGCGTGACACAGCAGCGAAGTTTAGCAAGACCATCAAAGACATCGTCATGTACCTGGCCCATCTCGATAGCTACAGCAAAGCACTGCGCCGCGCTGAAAGTCAAGTCACGAAGCTTAATCGCGAAGGCGTTAAGCTCTTGACGGAAGCTGCTAAGAAAGACGGCTTTGAACCAAGCGCTGCCACGAAAAAGATGACCAAGGAAATCTTGGACGACATGACTGTCGAAATGTAACGAACCCATTTATTAGGATTTACCATGCAAACGAAATTTATCTCCTTTCACGATCAGGCCAACCGCTTGATTACCGACGTCCTGGCGCGTTCGAACATCTTGGCTGCAGCCATTGGTCGCGCCGTCGCAAACGTTCAGCCACTGCCCTCCTCGCCCGTTGAAAGTGCATCCGGTTACTTTAACACCCATGCGCTGCCACAACTGCGCACGATCGTGTCGGAGTGGAACGAAAACATGACGGTCAACACCGCCATCTGCACCGAGTACGCTCGCATCTTCTGGCTGCTGCGCTACAATGCGGCGCACCCGAACTCGCGTCCACTGTACGACAGCCCGTACGACTTCTTCTGCACCACGATGGGTGTGAAAAGCTACGTAAGCGATGAGCAGTACGCGTTCCTTAACACCCACAAGGAAACCATCCTGGCCCTGTCCTCGAGCGTCTCGCGCATGCTGTGCGCAGAGCAGGAGCAGCGCAATGGCTAAAGCACCTCGCCGTGGTCTCATGGCGATGGAAGCGATAGACGGTGTTACGGATCTGGGGTACTCGGTCAACAAGCTTGGCCAGATTGCCCCACTCGTACCAATGGAAAACGCCGCCTATGTGCAGCCGTTGTATCCTGAGCATTTCGATCCTGGTGTTAAGCCAGGCATGAAGCTGTTTGCTAACGGCACCGACAATGAAGGGACAGACTTCTTCGCTGTGCCGATCATGGAAGACGAAGAGCTTGATGTGGCTGAGAACCTCGACGGCATTGCCGCACTCGAGTCGCAGTTGCAAGACTTGCTGTACCTTGAAAACGATTTGCTCCAAGCTGGCGGGATGAACAAGCACTTTGCCATGGAAGCGCAGAAAGTCATTCCCAACTTCGGTGGTGTCCCGATGGGCTACTACACTGAAGCGACGACCGCTACCCGTTACAAGGTTTCGCTGGAAGAACTCTCCCGTGGTGTCTGGGCGGCTATTGCTGCTGGTGTGGCAGTTGTGATTGCGGCCATTGGCAAATTCATCTTCTGGATGATGGGTCGTCGTAACAAAGGTGACTCCACGCCAAGTAGCGGTGAGGTGACCAATGCTGATGTGAAAGCGGCTGTGCAATCGGCCAAAGAAATGCCAGCAGAAGTCAAAGCCATGGCCAAGTCGATGGATGTCGGGCAAAAGGCGGTTGTCAAAGCAGAAGGCATGCTCTCGAACAACCCCTTGACGCTTAAGAATGAACACGGCAAGGAATACACCGTGCATTCGTTCCAAGACATCATCAACAATGTCTTTACGGACCAAGAGCGCTATGGTCGGGCTAAGCAGTTCTTCGACAACCGTGACGCTTACACCCACGACATCATCAATGGGGGCGAGTTCTCCAAAAAGATGGCGGCGCTCTCGCAGAGCATGGGGGCGGTCTCGTCGGCACTGTCGATTAAGGCAGAGACGGTTGAAGGCGTGATTCGTCGCGACTTGGGTTCGCACAGCGTGTCGGATGAAATGAAAAACAATTCGACATTAACGACAGTGGGTAAAGTCATTGAAGTTACGCTCATGGGTCGCACCATGACGCTGCGCGAATTGGCTGACCATCTCTCTGACGAGCGTAAAGAGTTGCGTGAGAAAACCATCACCAACCCGATCATGTTCGACAAGCTCTTCTCGACCATGCACAAGACGTACGAATCGCACACGATTGACACCATCATGCGTGAAGCTGGTTCGCTCATCGAGTGCCTGGATGCGGTGCGTACCCGTCTGGAAAAGATGAAGGGTGCTTCGCGTAATCTGTCAACCGATGGCGTGCCTGGCGCGCTGACGCAAGACGTGGGTGAGAAGATCCGTCAAACGCTGTCGAGCTTGCAAGAAGAAGTCATTGCTCTTAGCATGATTGCAGCAGAGATCACGCTCTTCTTCCGTACCTTGGAAACCTTGGCGAACCACGCCTTGGGCTTTGGTGTGGAAGTGGTGCGTAAATGCTCGCAACTCATGAAAGCGCAAAAGCAAGACATCCCTGATGGTTGGAAAGAAGTGCTGGAGGAATTGAACGAACAGCACAAAGCCATCACTGCGGGTTACTTTAGCCTGAAACGTTAAATCGACGTCATAGACCCCCGGCTCAAGTGGCCGGGGGCTTATGCCGCTATTAGGCGGTCATCGAATGGCGAATGATGTTGACAGTAACGTCTTCCTCGACAATCAAGCTATCGTCCGCTTGTGCTACGAGTCGCTTACGAATGCTGCAGCGGTCCGATTCGTCAAGGACAGTTAAGGCAGGAATGAATTCATCCTCACCCATCGTCAAACGCATCGCCACCACATCGCTTCCGTACTGTGCACGCAAACTAGCTTGGATCGAATCCAATGCCACCGTCGTGTTGTTCAACCCAGCGCTAATGCCAGCCACCGTTGTTTTACGCAGTTGCTCCACGAGTTCGAGGTTGTTGTACACAGCTGCTGGTACGTACAAGTCCACCCGGAACGATTGGGCAGCCTTGATCGTTTTGACCAGACCATCTTGCACCATGACGCGAATTGAACCCAAGGTTGTCTTTGGATAGAAGTAGATGTTGGTCAGTTCGAGCAGTTCTTTCTCGATCCCAGCCAAATCGTTCGTCAACCAATTTACCACCGTGGCCGTCATCTCTGCGCGGTACTTCAGGGCTGTTGCATCCGTTGCAAATGCGTAAGCGCCTTCAATGAGCATGATGTCGATCTGACGAATCATCCCGCGTTCGTCTTCTACAACAGGTTGACCGTCACGCAAGACAACGTCGCCTTTACGGAACTTGTAGACGACTTCACCATCGGCGTAGTAGACAGGATCACCCTTAGCATGCAAGAGTTTTTGCACGAGCTTACCGTCGACGATCTTAATCGTTGCACCGTTGACGTCAGCTTCGTACACATCCTTTTCATACACGGCAGGCACATTGATTTCATGGCGCTTGTAACCAACAGAGGAAATCACACTACGCGAACGTGCCCAGAGCGTCTCGAGTGCATAACCGAAACGAATGCGCAGCTTCTCATGCGAGATGCCAGCCACACGCAGCGGTAGCAAGAAGCGACCCAGTACCGTGTCGATAACGTTCGATTGCCACTGCACGTCCATGTACTTGCTACTCGAGTAGAGAATATCGAATTCCGTCGTCAAGTCAGCACCCGTCAAACGCGGCTCCAGTGTGTAGAGGAAGAACTTCTCCAACTGCAGCTTGTGTTCTTTGGTGACGTTAAAGTTTGTCGACAAGTCAAACGTGTAGATACGTTCGTCATCTTCCGTACGTCCCACGAGCACGCCGTTCAGATATGCCCGCTCCTTTTCCCCTGCTGGGATGAATGCCAACTGCACATGCACTTCGCTATCGTCGAGCATTTTGTACTCGTCGCCCGATTGCGTAATGACCGTGATACGGTAACCCCGTGCAACACGCTCGATCATGTACGAACCAGTATTAACTTGCAAGAGCGTTGTGTCGTTTTCAGCCACGAACAGTTTCGTCTCAGCGATTGGATCATCCAGATAGTAAGGCCGCACAGCAAACTCTGCCCCACTGGCATCGAGTACGTAATGAAATGGCGTGAACAGATAGTTCCCGTTCGTCACTGCCGTGGCCCGCTTGTCAACCGACAAGTTCTTAAGGTAAGTAATGTCTTGGCTCGAGACCATTGACGTTACCCCATCGATCGTCCGGTACATCGTCTCTGGCGTGATCGTAACACTCGCACCATTGTTAATGACCGTGTCGTGTTCGACTGCAGACTTCAAAGACACTGAAATCGTTTCAATCGATGCCGCTGCTGCCGTGATCAAGCGGGTGTCGCTTGGCGTTGGCATGGCGCGGGTGGCTTGGAATTCACGCCGGGTAATGTTGTCGATGTTCTTGACAACCGTGTAGCCATTACGTTCGAGCGTGGTTTCGATCTGGGTTGGGGTAATTGGCAGAGACGGCGAACCAATTGCATTTTTAATGACGCGTTCACGCAACTGTTCAAACGTCAGCGAGTTCGCACCACCTGTGATCGGGTTTTCTGCATACACAGCAATCGAACGGAACGTTTTGATCGGTGCGTTGTACACATCCTTGTCGGTATTGTCGTACGACACCCACGTCGCTCCAAAAGCGGTAAATGGGTAATCCATTGGGATCAAGTTAATTGGTCCTTTGGTTTGGTAGACGTCAACCCGCACGGAACTACTGAGCAGATTGCTGCTCGTGTAGATTTGTGGGATCGTGACCGAGACGCTCTTACCCACTACTTTCAACACTGCCGTTGGCGTGGTGATGTCGTAGACTTGGTCAGTGTGTGTGGTGCGGATTTCTTTCCACGAACCGTCAGGGTTCTCCACATAGACACGGGTGTAGTAATACTGGTCTTCCAGTGTCAAGTCGATCTTGAAGTCTTGCGCTGCGGTGGTCGAACCGTACTGGCTTTCGATATCGAACTGCTGCACATCGACTTGGAAGTAAATCCAGTCACCATCCCCATTGCGACGAATCTCGTGGGCAATGACGTTACTGGCCAACGTTTGCAGAGGCGACGGTTGGTCCACATCGTACACCACTTGAATACCACCGTGCAGGAGCTGGCGAATTTCAATTGGGTACTGCATGCTGAAATTGATGTCAGCGATGGTAAAGAAGCTGTTGCGTGGCAGGGTCAGCTTACGAATACCGGTAGCAGGATCGAGTACCATCTTTTCGATTGTCTCGTCGTAAGGCAAAGCCAGCGAAAACTTCGTGCTCGATGGCGTAGCGAACCGGTTCACGAAGTCTTTGTCGGACATGTGGATGTACAAGTCCTCTGGCGTTTGCGCAGCGTACGGATACTGACGCCGGGTATTGGTTTCGTCCTTGATCATCGCCGCTGCCGTCAAGACGGCTGCAGACTCCAGACAAAAGACGAAGGGGTTCGTTGGGTCAACAATGTCCATGTCACCCCCCAAGGCATTGCGCAGCGTTTGCAAGACAGCGCGCTGAATGGCCGTGGGATTGGTTTGGAAAGCAAGTACATTGTCAATGAGGTTGCTCACTGGGGTGTCGCTCATGATGGTTCCGTGTAGTTATCGTTTCAAGGCAGGCAGGCGGTAGTTGTACTCTTCTTTACTGACCCACCACTCCAACTCATACGTCAGTGGATTGATCCGTGGGTAGCCGCGCCCGTTAAAGAGTTCCAGTGCTTGGGCAGGCACCTTCTTGTAAAATTGTTGACGCTTGCCTTCAGCCAACGACGAATTGAACATCTCACCGACGAAGTTAAATTCGTGAATCAAGATGTCGTCGTCGTACTCTACGCCAATGACGCGCAAGGGAATACTGATCTGGTCCGACATGGCGTTGTTGACAGGACGGTCCGATTCAAAGTTGTACTGCGCACCCTTAGGGATCGACAAACAAAACGCAGCAGCGCCTTTAGCAATGCCTTTGACAAACGTTTTGGTCGAATCCATCACCAAGCGATAAATGCCCGTTTGGTAATCGATTTCGTTTTGCACAATGAATTCTGGATACGGCACCATCAAACCTTGGGTGACGTAAGTCGAGTACAAACCCCAGACATAAAACAAGCCCATGATTGGGTTACCTGGGATGTTGCGGAAGTTGGCAGTTATATCGTATGTTCCCCAATTGTCCGCATTGCCGTCGACATGACTGTAAGCTTCCTTATACACACCTTCGGGTGACGTGAACGTTGGAATGTTCACATCAGGCCATCCACTCATCGAGAGTAGGTGGTTTGATAGGATAGGTATGAAGGCTTGCTGGTTGTCAACAAACGGACTTGCAATACCGACTGCTGCCAAATTAGGGTCAAGCGTACAGCGGATAATCCGTTGCACACTGGCTGGTTCTAACGTAAGCAGCGAGGCGAACTTGCGAATCATGCGCACGTTTTCCGTGGTCATGTTGCAAAGCGGGCGCGTGAAAAACGTGTAACCGAAGTAATCTTTGTTAATCTGGATTGCATTGGGCGTTTGTCGATGGTTGATACCATAGAAGCTGTCGCCAATCGCGGTGCTCAAAGCACCCACAGGCGTTGCTTGAAAGATGTTATCGACAACCTGCGCTGCCGGCCCTAATTGGCTTTCTTGTAAAAGTTGGGCCACATTTTTTTGTTTAAACTCATCAGCCATCTGAAAAACCCTCTGTGATGAAAAAGGAATAGTAATGTACAGCGAATTGAGCAATCTCGGGATTTCCGCGATCCGTCGAATCACCGATCTGTGGCGAGGTGCCAAGTCGGATTCCCTCATCGATTATACCCAAGTGGCACGCGTCGAACCGATCGTTCTGATCGACTCGGACTGCCTGTATCTCGACCTGCTGCCGGAAGTCCAGCAGTCACTCCTGTCGATCTTTGCTGGTTATTACCTGCAAGCGATCGCCATTTCCACGACCGTCGGTAAGATCGATGTGCGTCGCCATCTGGACCGCTTGAATCCCAAGCGCAATCCAGTAGACTCGGCTGCCGACACTGCCGGCTACCTGCTGGCCCAAGAGTCCTACAAGTTCCGTCTGCCAAAGCCGATGAGCAACCTGGCCATGGAAGCGCTGCCGGAAGATGAACGCGACGACATGGAGCGCGAACGTCACGACTGGGCAGGTCAGCAAAACGACGCTCGCTGGGCAGACATTGCTTTAAAGCGTGCCCAGAACGAATCGGACCGCGAATACAAGTCCCGTCAAGAAGCGTTCCAGCGCGAGAAGTTCACGTTCGATCGTGAAAACATCGAAGCGAAGAACAAGGCTGACGGTGCCAAGGTTGAAGCCCAGGCGAAAGAAGTCCAGCGCACTTACAACCTGAACCGTGAAAAGTTCGGTCACGACAAAGCCATGCAAATGGCAATGCAGGATCTGCAAAAGCGCAACCTGCAACTGAGTACTGACAAGTTCGAGTACGAGAAGTCAACGTCGTCGATGGGCTTTGGCAAGGACACGATGTCCACGCTCAAAGACCTGGCAAACCTGTCGGTCGGTAAGCAGTTTAGCGTTGAGATCACCGATGGCAATCATAGCGCGTCGATCCCTGTGTCGATCCGCCTGATGGCGTCTTCGCTGCCAACGGCGAACCTGGTTCATATCTTATCGCTCAACAGCGCCGATAACTCGGTCAAGGGCCGTTACCACAAGTACCGCGCCGGCCGTATCGAATTCATCAAGGACTTGGTGCTGTGCCAAGACCTGATCGATGCGCATCGCAAGAACCTGATGGCTGACAAGGACGGCATCTACTCGAACCTCGTAAAGCGTTCGCGTAACAACGGCCTGGCCACCATCGTTTCGGGCAACCCATCGATCGCCACGGCGTCGAACCTCGTCATCATGTCGAGCGACACCGCAGCACGACTCGAACTGGAAATCAACGGCAAACTCGACGACTTCAAAACCCGCGAGAAGATCTTCAAGGAAACCTACCTGATGATCGTTGCCGTGATCGACAAGCAGTGGGAACGCGTGACGTTCTACCACCGCGGCATCCACAGCCGTACTGAAGTTGGCATGCGCGATATCAAAGCGGCCAACAAAGGCAACGGTCCGGACGTGTCGGAAATCCTCAAAGCCTACCAAGTGGGCAATTCCCCATCGCTGTGATCCACCGGCGCCTCCCTTCTTAATTAGAAGGGGGGTTCCCTACGAAGGCATTAACATGAAACTCCAACAATTTGTCGCATCCGTCCTGCCCTCGTTCGGTAAGGATCGCGTGATGGAAGACATCCGTCTGACGCGTACCGAGCTGAAAGACATCACCCTGCCAGCGTTCCATCAGGCAGCCGTGGCATTTAAAGGCCACAAGTTCAAGTCCAAAGCGCTTGCAGACCAGATCGCTACTTTTGGCCGTATGGTCAAGGGTGGTTCGGGCAACGTCATCGAGACCATCGAGAAGCAACTGCCGATCGCACTGAAGAACCTGGACGAAGTGGAAGACCTCATCGAGCGCGGCTTTAACGAAGAAGTCGCCGGTGCTGGCCTGACCTACATGAAGGCAAACCTCCTGCAATTCTCGGAATGCCTGCACTTCGTTTCGCGTTTCTCGCGCAAGTTCCTGCTCTACATCTTCGTGTGCGAAACCGCAGAATACGAAGAATCGGGCACGACCATCGCTGAGAGCATGACGCCAGCGGAGATTGAGTACATTCGCGTGAACTTCGTGAACTACTGCACCGCGTTTAACGCTGTGGTGAACCAACCACAAACCGTGCGTAAGCTGCTCGAAGATGTGCCAGACATTCTCATCACGAGCGAAAACGTGGCAAGCCTGTCCTCGACCCTGGGTGAGAAGAAACTGGACCCGCTCCAGATGAAGCTCATCCCGATCTGGCTCAATCCAATCTACCACGTCGGCATGTTCGTCGCCGAATGGCAAGCGGATCGCTACAAGGTCGCTAAGGAAGAGCTGCGTCTCATCCAACTGCGCAAACTCAATCTGGAAAAGATCAGCGCCGGCAAGCCCGATGCGCACGTCCAGAAAGAAATCACGTACCTGGAAAGCCGCGTGCAGACCATGAACTTCAAGATCGCTAAGATGGAGGCGAAGAATGTCTAAAGAAGCCACCACGCTTCGGCTGTATCCGCGTGGCTTCTTAGGCGCTGACATCAAGCCACAAGTTCAAAAGACGCCCAAGCCGTTCTCGGACAATGTCCAGCGGCAGACGTACCACGTCGAGGACTTCAAGTCGGTCAACAAAGATCTGTTTGCTAACGCAACAGTGGAAGCATTGTATGCGAGCTACATCAAGCGTAGCGCCACCACGGGTGACTTCCTTTTCCGGGAAGCCATTCTGAGCGCTGTGTTTGCGGCCCTGGGCACCAAGAACTTTGAGTTCTGGTTCATGGCACAGTTCAAGTCGCCTGCTTGCGGCGATCTGCACAACCGCTTCCTGACTGACACCTTGCGCTTCATCGCTGAAGGCAACCGTGAGATGTCGCTGGAGACCTGGGCGAGCTTGCTGGTCATTACTGGCGAGAGCGATCCTGTTGGTCACATGAACGAATACGCCAAGAATTTCTTTGGTATGAATTCGAACATGTACGGTCAAGGTCGTCAAAACACGCAGCTGACTGACGTGGTCCAAAAGTGGTGCGAGCATCCAAACGGCATGGAAGACATGCTCGGTACGCTTCACCTGTTGTTCGGTAATCCATAAGCCCCGCGTAAAAATACGAATAGTATAGTGGCTAGTTCTCACAAGTCAATAGAATCTAGTACCCCGCGGAAGTAGTACTCTTTTAAATCACCTATTGCAATAGGAGCATCAACATGCGTCGCATGAACACCCAACGCCAGGGCCTCCTGGTCTCGCTGGAAAACGAAAACACCAACACCGACTCCGGTACTGCATCGGAAAACGACGTCGAAGTCGCTGAAGCTGGTGCTGAACTGTCGGACGACGTCGCCGAGATCGTCGACTCCGTCGCTGAAGGCGATGCGGACACCGCAGAAGTCGAAGAAGCCACCGAAGTTGCTGAAGCCCTGGAATCGATCGCCGAAGCTGTCGGCGTCTGCGCCCAAAACGGCGGCCTGGATCGCCACGCTGCCCACGCTATCGGCCTGGCCGTTGGCCACATGTACAACCGCGTCGGCCTGGAAGCCCAAGCGATGCCTGCTCTGGAATCGTTCGGTTCGTCGAGCCAGCGCATTCCTTCGACCAGCCTGGCGATGGAAGACATCAAAGAACAAGCCGGCAAGATCTGGAACCACATCGTCGAAGCTGTCAAGCGCGCGATCAAGTGGGCCCAGGACTTCTACAACAAGCTGTTCGGCGCCGCTGAAAAGCTGAGCAAGCGTGCAAGCGCACTGCAAACCAAAGCCGAAGGCATCACCGGCGGCAAGGCCAAAGAAGCCTCGTTCGAAAACGAGAAGCTGGTCAAAGCCCTGCACGTGAACGGCAAAGTCCCAACCGCTCTGGGCGCTGCCCTGGGTAAAGTCGGCGCCATCGGCCGCGACTGCTTCGGCGAAGCCAGCGACTGGGCACTGAAAGTCGGTTCGGAAATCACCGCCGACATGGAAAAAGAAGGCGCTGAAAAGACGTTCCTGGAATCGTTCGAACTGCCAGCTGGCGGCCTGATCGGTGCAGAAGTGTCGAACGCTGAAGGCGCGGGCTTCGCAGCTCCAGCTGACGGCCTGGTCATCTACCGTTCGGAAGAAATGCCAGGCGGCATGGCTGTGGCCGGCGCCGGCACCAAGAACGGCATGAAGGGCGAAGCAGCTGTCGACGCATTCCGCGGCGTGGGCCAGAAGGTCCAGCCGTTCGATCCGAAAGCCAAAGCACCGGCCGACAAGAAAGTCACCACCCTGACAACGCGCGACATGGTCGAGACCTGCAAGGCAGTCGCTACGCTGGCTGAAGAAATCAAGAAGTTCCGCGACGGCCAAGCCAAGCTGAACGAAATGAAGAAGAAGTTCCAGTCGGCTTCGGAAAAGCTGGCCAAGAAAGCCTCGAGCGGCGATGAAGGCCGCGACGGCCTGCGCGCCATGGCCAAGGTCGCTGGCAAACTGCCAAGCCTGGTGGACAATCCTGCAGCGTCGTTCTCGGCCTACGCGATCAACACCTGCAAAGCAGCCCTGGACTACGTCGATGCATCGACCAAGCAATACGCGTCGGCCTAATCGGTCAGCCGGGTAGTTACAAAGGGAGAGTCCGCTAAGGCGGGCTCTTCTTTTTGAACGCCTACAACACAATCGAACAGAAAGCAAACAACATCATGCGTCGTCATTTCATCAACACCGTGGCCCTGGAAGGCTACCAAAACCAAGTCGCCCTGGAAAGCATTTCCATGGAAGAAGAGCAGGTCATGATCGACGAGGCCGCTGGCGCCGCTGTCGAAGCAGACCAAGAGCTGGCTGAAGCCGAGCGCATCATCGAAGTGTCGGACGCGCTGGAAGATCTGGCCATCATCGCCGACGGCATCGAAGAAGCATCGCCTGCTGAAACCCAACTGGTCGAAATCGCTGGTGACATGGCTGTGGCCGGCACCGACGTCTCGCCAGAAGAAATCGTGCCTGCCATGGAATCGTTCCGCGGCGGCAAGATCGCTACCGAAGGCATCCGCGAGACCGCCAAGAACATCTGGGAATCGATCCAGCGCTACCTGAAGCAAGTCTGGGAGAAGATCGAGAAGTTCTTCTACAACATCCTGGGCACCGTGCCACGCCTGCGCAAGTCGCTCGAAGCACTGGAACAGAAAGTGGAAGACACCGTCGGCAAGAAGGCCGAAGGCAACGTCACCATCAGCGCCGGCATCAGCAACATCTCGATCGCCTACTCGCCAGCCAAGAACGAAGGCGACCTGTCGAACTGCATCAGCGCCCTGACCGACGCTGCCAAGTGGACCTACGGCTCGCACGTCGACTCCGTCACCAAGCGCGGCGAATCGATCGCCAAGATCATCGGCGAATTCGACCCAGCCAAGTCGGCTGAAGCCGTCACCGCCATGCGCGACGCCCTGAAAGCCCACAAGGCTGACAAGGTTCCAGGTTCGGGCTCGGCTGACAACGGTCGCTTCCCAGGCTTCGGCACCTTCGTCGGTGCTCCGCTGCCAGGCAACAAGTCGATCGCGTACAAGTGGTTCGCTGACAACGGCGACGACACTTCGGACCTGGGTTCGCTGGATCGTTACCGCAACAGCCGCGTCGAACTGATCGACACCTCGGACAAAGCTCCAACCGGCGCCAAGAACGAAGTCGAGATCACCCCGGTGACCACCAACGGCGCCAAGAAGCTGATCAAGGAAATGCAAGCGCTGCTGACCGTGCTGGAAGACTACAAGCGTGGTCCAAAGTCGAAGGCCATCACCAAGACCCAGAAATCGATCGAAGACGCATCGTCCAAGGCCAACAAAGCCATGGGCACCGCAAAATCGGACGACGAAGGCTCGAAGGCTGCCGTGGCACCGTTCCGCGCCCTGCTGAACTTCAACGCGGCCTACGCACGCTGGGCACAATCGCCAGCAGTGCCGCTGATGTCGCACAGCATCACCACGATCAAGACCGTCATGGTCGTGATCCAGAAGTCGATGGCTGCTCACAAGTAATTGGGCGCCGCCGGCTTACCTTAGGCTACTGGGGGTTCCCGGTGGCCTAATTGCAGAAAGCATCTAAGAGCCGGCTGGGGGTTCCCGGCTGGCTCTTATGCCGCGATTGTTGTGTTATGGATGGATTTTATGATCATCCATTTTAAAGGATTTACCATGCCCAAGATTTTACTGACGGTGCCTGAGACTGAACTTAGCGTTACCCGTCCTGTGGTGTTTGACATTACGCGTCAATTGATGAAAGACACCGGCATCTCAGATAAGACCACGATTTCGTATCCTGGCTTTCAAGAACAAAATGCCCAACCCAATTCCTTGATTAGTGATTCAAGTGAATCGGACATGTTCCCATTTAACGACCGCATTACGGTTGAGGTGCAAGAGAGCTATACTGCCGACCGCATCCTTTCGGAAGCAGCGTTTGAACCAGAACACTTGTTTGTCTTCCGGGACGACAAGATCATGACGACTATCAAGCCTGTCTACAGCATGGCTGACATCGTCATCAATATCAAATTCCGCGCTGCAGATAGTACGTCGGCTAAACGTTGGCGTGACGACATGCGTGCTCGTATCGGCATGATGAAGGATGAGCGCTACCACACGGTATCGTACCACTACCTCATTCCGCCAGAGTTCATTTACATCTTGAATGAACTGCACCGCATGCGCGAGGCTGTTGAAGGTTATGGCGACACCATCGACCAATACCTTAAAAACCACCTGACAACCAATGCGTCGATTCTGACCAATCTGGCTGGTAAGCAAGGTCAATGGGGCGTGGCTGAAACTCAGCAGCGTATTGTGGGGTACTTCGACTTTGATCCGACACCAGACGAAGGCTCCAAAGAAGACGAAGGCGACACCTCTACCACGACGGTAGCCTACAAGTTCAGTTACGAAAAGCCCATTGCTTGCGCGATGTCGTATCCACTGGTTATCCACAACCAATTGCTCAGTGAGCGTTTCCGCCCGAGCGAACAGTTGCCTGACCCTGCCTTTGCCATTACCTCGCGTACGGCCAGCATGATGGCGTGGGAGCCGTTTGAAGTGGCTATGTCTAAAGGGTTGATCGAAGGGATTGCTGTACCGTACTTCGATGAATTCATTCCGTCGTCAGTGCCTGCTAAGACCAAGCGTTTGGTGACCATGATGACTACGCTGGACCCAGTGCGACCGAACATGCTTCTCACCCCAGAAGAGTGGGCAAGCATTGGATTGAATCCCGTCATCCTTGCCTTCATGAAAAAGGAAGCACCATTCATGACGCGCCGGTATCAATCGGTTCTTCAACTGGACCTGTACCGTAACGGCAACATCGTGCCACAAGACATGATGGAGATGAATGGAGCGTTGCAATTGATGGCAACAGAAGCGTTGTCACTGCGGGACAATTTCCATGTACGCTTTAGTGTCGTGGAAGACTTGCGGCTCTTGCCACCTGCTGCAATCGATCGGATTCGTCAGAATGGCGCTGCAGCGCAGATCATCTTGGACTACCTCGCACCTTGGTTAAGTGGCGTGGGTTTGATTCCAGAAATCATCATCCGCGACATCATCGGTCGACAAGACCTGGAAGCTGCCATTGACACGATCAATAGCGGCATCATTTCAAACGGCAATGGACAAGGTTACCAGATCAATACGGTCAACTCCATTTTCGTCCAAGCGTTTAAAGGACAACCATAATGCCATTACCTATTATCACCCCAAGCGTCACGCAACCTGCCCCCAAACCCCCAGAACCGATCATTGCGAAACCAGAACATCAAAGCACGATTGTCGACACCCGCTACGAATCGACGTCTTCGCTCATGGTCAATGTGGAAGGCAGTCCTTGGACGGTTGACTGGGTCAGTCAGGTACTCGACAAGGATTCGCCACTGTCGGGTCAGCAAGTGAACCAAGCGGCGCTCTACCAGCAATACAGCTTGATCAAAGAGTTTGAGCTGCGCGTGACGCAACCGCTGTCCACGTCGCAAGATGCGGCCACCAAACAGATGGTAGTCACGGGCGCTGCCAACGTGTTCTTGATCATTCCTAATAACGGCGATATGTTCTTCGCAGACATTGGCGATGGTCGGGAAGGTATCTTCAAGATCACCCATTCTGAACGCAAGTCGTATTTGAAGGGTGCTGTGTACGCTGTTGAGTATCAGCTCATCGATTACGCTTCGCCAGTGCGCAAAGCAGACATCAATAGCAAGATTATCAAGACGCGCTACTTCGTTAAGAACTTCATGCAGTACGGTCAAGACCCACTGCTTGAAGAAGAAGATTACCACATCATCCAAGAACTCGAAGGACGCTTGCACGAAATGACGCAGCGTTACTTTAAGCTCTTTACGAGTAGCGAGTTTCGTACCCTGATCGTTCCAGGTCAGCAGCACTACGTGTACGATGCGTTCTTAACCAACGCCATCATGTCGTTCTTCACTACGTACGACGCGCCTGAGATTCGGTACATCCGCAAACTCAATGTGCAAGAAGACCACTTGATGAAGTCGCCAACCATCTGGGACGTAGTGCGTGATCGGGATTTGAGTTTGCTCAAGTTCTGTAACCGTAAGGTCGGACTGATGTCAACGCGTTCGTTCCACAAGAACCCAATGATGGATGGAATTTATCATTCCGGCATTCACTATGTAGTCTACCCGAAAGACCCTGAGTACGGGGTGGATTACGAAATGCACGGGAAAGAAAAAGCGCTCTCTGGTGAAGTCTTGCAACCTACGTCATCGCGCGTGCGTCGTCTGGCTGACTTGGTCGGTGACAAAGAGTTCGACGGCTTAACGTTGCCGGACTGCCCGCCGATCTACAAGGTTGCGTTTGACGACCATTACGTGTTGTCAAGCCACTTCTATAACGACACGACCAAGCAATCGATTCTCGAACGCTGCGTACGTGACTACCTCGAAAACAAAGCACCGAACCTGCGCGCACTGCGTGCACTGTGTGCAACTTACCATGGCTGGGGCGGGTTGGAACGGTTCTACTACATTCCGCTTTTGCTCATGCTTATTAAGGCTACGATTAGGAGTTTCTAATGTCCTGCTCATGGATTCCACCCGAAGAACGTGACACACGTTGGCCGATCTGGCACAAGAAGTTCTTGTGTCGGGTCAACGCGTTTAAGAGTCGCTCACTGGAACACGTCGAGCACTTCGGCGTACCAGTCTCTGGTGATCCACTGTACGACCAAGCCATGATGCAGGAAGACATTCAGCGCATGCTCAGTATTGATGAGATGGTTGAATTCTTCCGGCAAGGTCTGGTTGTCGGTGTGCTCAAAGAAAAAGAAACGAAAGCGATTTACGAACACATCACGGACCATTTGGAAGCGTGGAAGAAGAAGATCGAGAACGGTTGGCATGTACGGGAAGCACCGATTGAAGACTTGATCCTCATGGACAAGTTTGCACACGCTGTTCACAAGCATGCCCGCCACCACTTCACGACGGAAATCGTGGAATCGATCCTTGCCCGCCGCATGTCCGGTACGCTGCGTATTTCGCGTGACAAGATCTTGGGTGCTGGTCCAAAGACACAAGTGGTCAACAAGCTCGAAGAAGGTGAGGAAGAAGAAGACAAGTTCCCACAACGCCAGAGCATGGCTGATCTCTTCGCTGCCAAATCCGACATCGCGCGAGGAGCACCGAAGTGGAGATAGAACACACAGCACTTTATCGTGAAGTCGAAGCGATCGTGGGTGATGTGGTCAAACCTGTCCACTTCAGTTGGCGTGCTGACATCCACGTCAATGGCGTAACCTACACTCCACTGAAATTGTTGTCGATCGATACGGTGCAAGACTTTGAAAGCAATTACGCTGACGAAGTTTTGGTCACGCTTGCCGTCTCTGGTGGTACGTACGCCAAACGCATCTATCCGTTCCAAGACAAGATCGACATCACGCTCTACCGCACACCACTGCGGGAAGTGGCCGATACGACGGATGAAGAACAAAGTCCCTCGTACGAACGCTATAGCGCAACGCTACTTGAAAATGGCAATCCACTCATTGAGGCCAATAGTCACAATAGTCCCAGTGAAGAAGCGATGAACTTGACCAACATCTTTGAAGTAACGTTCCAATTGGTAGGGAAAGGATTGGAGCAGCTTCGGATGAAGTCAGTCGGTCGCATCTTCCGAAACACGGATGTGGAAAGCGTGATTAAGACTTTGATGACGAATGATTCCAAAGCCATCAAGGTTGACGGCGTGAATCTCCCACAAGGCGTGACGATGGTGGAAGCATCAAACAAAGCCATCCGTCCATTCGTGGAAATCCGTCATGGCACCAAGCTCGTTGACGTGCCGCAGTACGTACATCACAAGTGTGGCGGTGTCTATAGTGCTGGCATGGGGTATTACCTCTACCGCAACTTTTGGCACATCTATCCGTGTTACGATACGACGCGCTTTAATAAGGCGCTCAAAACCATGACGCTCATTAATTTGCCCAGCAATAAAATGCCAGGCATTGAGCGTACGTATCGTAGCAATGGTCGCAACTTGGTGGTCTTGGCAACTGGTGAAGTCAGGCTGAAAGACGATTCAGAAGGCATGCAGTTAAATGCAGGCAATGGCGTTCGTTTCGCTACGACCAAGGGCATGATGGAAGGCACGTTCGTTAAGACCAAAGGCAACAAGACTTCCGGTCAGCGCGGCGTGAGTACAAGCGAGTATGTGGCGAGTGAGCGACGTAATGGACAGAACAATGTCCACATTAGCCAAGATGCGATTACGGCCAACCCGTACATCGAACACAGTAAGCTTGCTCGTCGTCAAGGCGCGCTCATGACGTTTGTGTGGGAAAACTCCCAGCCAGATTTGATTGCCCCTGGCATGATGATCAAGGTCTTGTATGTGGAAGAAGGCGACGTCAAAGAAGTCTACGGCACCCTTCTTAAAGCGCACCACTACACCCAGCTGCGTGGTCAAGGTATGCAAGCGAGCCGCTACATTTCACAATCTGCACTTGCAGTATTCATTAAACTCATTAGGGAGTAATTATGGTTGAACGCTATCGCGATCTGGGTATTTCGTTTGAGCCGACTGTCAAGCTTGAGCAATTACCGGTCGCTGGCGCGGTTGCACCTGGCGCGTACATGGCCCGTAGCGCTTTCCTTCTTGTGGACGTTATTGCACAAGACACCAAGACTGGCCGCGTCACTATTGAGTTCAACCAACTCGATAGTGAGAACAAAGCAGTTGATACGATCAGTGCTGAACTGTTCAATCAACTCTTTGCACAATTGCCACCGATGACCCTCGGTAAGCAGGCGTAATAAGAGAGGGCTACCAGCCCTCTTTTTATGCCGCAAAATGTAAAAGTAAAAAGATATCTTATGCTTAGGACGCAGTATTCATTTAACCATTTACCTTGATATTCGATTAAAGGAGTAATCATGGCTGTTGAACCCAAGCCGTTACTTCTCTATTTGGACTTCACGAAGCCTCCAGCTGAAATTATTGTTGAATTAATCAACTACTGTAACGGCACGTCGCTCACTTCGGACATGCTCACTTATGGCTTACCGGCAGTCATTACCGGCAACCATAACACAGTGGTGATTGCAAGCTCGACTTCTACGTCCCCTTACGAGGGTGATTTGGAAGTGACGTACAACCGTATTGATTTGGGCGAGTATTTTGCTGACCTTGACAAGTTCTTGGTCGCTGAAGATGGTGCACGGTATGTCTCCGATATCATCCCCCAGATTAATGCCACGTACAAGCTGAACTTAACGCGTGACGATTACCTCGATGCACCTTTACCGGACTCCAGTCAAACGGACAGTTCGCAAGGCGCTTCGTTCGTCCTAAAAGCCAATCCGCGCTCGTTGATCTTTATCGGTCAAGTAGCCTTGCGTGTGACCAATAACGACACCACGCCAGCGCTCGAGCAAAATGTTGTGATTCGGACTTACATCTTCCAAGATGAAATGCCGCTTCGCATCAAACACAACATGAATTCCGTTGACTTCATTGAATCCATTCGTGGAGTTGACAATCGAAGAATTTACGCCAACGTTGTCGCGGTCGATGAAATGGAGATTCTGGTTGAGTTCACTGAACCAGAGTCCGGTCGCATCACGATTGCGTTTGGCATAAATCCATGAGTCGTGAAGGCTCTGTAATTTTCTGTTATTTTTTAAGGTATAGACATGGCATTCCCAAAACACCACGGTATTGAACTGGCCAAGAATAGCTGGATCAAGAACCTGCACCTCGAGCCACTGGTTGCCGATCCGGTTGCCCCGCTGACCGCTGGCCGTGCATGGCACAACACCACCGACGGCGTGTTCCGCTACACCGTCGACATCGATGGCGTTACCGTTGTTCGCACCATCGCTGACCTGGAAGGCGTGCAAGCTGCGATCGCTTCGCTGCAAGCCGCACTGTCCAAGGAAGTCACCGATCGCACCGCTGCCGATACCGCTGAAGCAACTGCGCGTACCGAAGCGATCGCCTCGCTGACCGAAGCCCTGGCAACGGAAACCGCATCGCGCATCACCGGCGACCAAGCCGAAGCACAAGCACGTCTGGACGGTATCGCTGCTGAAGCTGCTGCTCGCTCGGCCGCTATCGCTACTGCTGCCCAAAACGCTGCTGATGCACAAGCTACCGAAACCGCCGCCCGTCTGGCTGGCGATGCTGCCGGTAACACCCGCGCTGACGCAATCCAAGCCGAACTCGATGCTTCGCAAGCTGCCGCCGGCCTGAACGTCGACGGTACGTACACCGCACCAGAAAACACCACCTACCTGGGCGAAGCTGTTTCGCTCAAGGCAGCTGACGTTGCGCTGGATAAAGCGCTGGTCGACGAAGTCACCCGTGCCACCAACACCGAAGCCGCCCTGGCATCGGCGCTGGCCAACGAACGCCAACTGCGTGAAGATGGCGATGCGAACCTGCAAGCCCAGCTCCAGGAATGGGTCAACACCCAGCTGGAAGGCAACGAAGCATCGGACGCGGCTGAAGTTGCTGCCCGTATCGCTGGCGATGCTGCCCTGCAAGCTGAACTCGACCAAACCCAAGCCTCGATCGGTCTGAACACCGACGGCACCATGGGCGGTCTGGAACAGACCAACTTCATGGGCGAAGCTACCACCGTCTTCGGTGCTGCTTTCGCGCTGGACAACCAACTGAAAGTTGTCACCGACGGCCTGGTTGCTGAAGCACTGGCACGCACTACCGCCGACGAAAACTTCCACACCCAGCTGCAAGGTGAAGCCACCCTGCGCGAGACGGCTGACCTGGCACAACAGGCTGAAATCGACAAGATCGAAGCCGGTGCTGGTCTGGAAACGGATGGTTCGTACGCCGCTCCTACGGCCTCGAACTACCTGGGTTCGGCCACCAACCTGAAAGACGCTGACACCAAGCTCGACAGCGCCCTGAAGGTTGTGTCGGATCGCGTGGACGTCATCGAGACGACCGCCATTCCACAACTGGCTGCGCAGATCAGCGCTGAAGTCGAACGCGCTACTGCTGCTGAGAGCGCTAACTCGACCGCAATCGCTGGCGAGACCAACCGTGCACAAGGCGCTGAAGCTGCCCTGCAAGCGAAGATCGATGCACTGGTGGTTGCTTCGGGCGACGGCGCTGCTGCGCTCAAGACCAGCCTGAACGGTCGCATCTTCACCTACAAGGCTGCTGAAGCAAAGCTCACGCACACCATCGAACACAACCTGAACACCGAGTTCTACGTTGTCGACGTGATGGTCAAGGGCGCCGACGGCGTGTTCCGCAAGGACATCATGCCAATCGAAGAAGACGAAACCAAACCACTGGACGCCTTCGTCATCACCCTGAGCGAAGCGGCGATCATCAAGGTCGTCGTGGAGAACAAGTCGCCGATCGCTTAAGCATCGGGAACTTCGTCTAAAAAGGAGGGGCTTCGGCTCCTCCTTTTTATTTTGTCTACCCAGTCAGTTAGAGAAAGAACATGACACATAACACTAAAATGACATTTCACGGCAGTGTACGTGTGGCGGGGAAGGCATCGCGAGTCAGTAATCTTCAGCTGGAAATGGCAACAACTGATCCACCCAATTTGGAAACTAGCCGTGTCTGGTTAAACACCACAGATAAGGCAGTGAAGGTTGTTGTAGGAATCAAAGCTGACGGCGCACCAGAAGTCTTGTCGCTATTAAGTAATCTCAACCTGAGTTCTGTTATTCGCTACATCTATTCAGGTGTTGTAAATCAGATGACAGGTTCGTCAATCATTTCGATTGATTCTGTTGTACCAAGCGCTGTTGCCGGTACACTTGTGTGGACGCAACTCATTACACCTAAGTCAAGTAAGTCAAAGTTCTTGATTGACTTTACTGCGATGGTCGATTGCGGTGTCATTCTCCTTGGCTCGCGTCTTGCTGTTGCAACGCTGTGGCGAGACAGTACCCTCATCGCGTTTGATGTTGTTTCATTAGGTAATGGTAATTCACCACAAAAAGTCTCGTTTCATGTTACTGATCAATTTCCCACTGGTCTTGCCAGTGCGCGCTATACAGTGCGTTTTGGTCTGAACACCAATGGTACGTGGTATCTAGGGCGCCCAGCGCTGGCGAACTTAGGTGGTGCAAACCGAACAAGCTGGACGATTACCGAGTACGAGACTTCGTAATCGACAAAGAATCTTAACCGCAGCTATCTACAACTTGGATGGCTGTGATAAACGAATAAAGACAACCCTTGTCTTTAAGTGTGCGGGAGCGTTCCCGCTTTTTAATGAAGGAGTGAAATCATGGATCGCGTGACCGTGGTTTTCACAAAGAGCAACTTCAGCTTCATCTCGTGGCTGATTCGTTGGGCTTTGCCGCGTAGTCGCTTTGCGCTTGCCTTGTCGTCGCACTGCTTGGTTAAACTCGGTAATGAAGTAGATGGTTACCGTACGTTTGACATGGGTTTCGGTATGGAACTCAAAGAAGTCGATTGGCAAGACGCAATGAAAGACCGTGTTGCCGTGGCCACTCGTATTTATCTTGTCCCAGATTTGGCAGCAGGCATTGCCTTTGCCAAGATGCAGTTGGGTAAGAAGTACGACACCAAAGGCGCGTTTGGCTTAGCAATTGCTCCTAGCCGGGATTGGTCCAATGAAGAGGACTGGTTTTGCTATGAGTTCGCTGCAGCCTTTCTCAAAGCGTCAGGACTGGATATCTTTCACAGTCTTGCTCATATCACGGAAACAGCACTACTCTCTTTGCGAAGTCATTAAGGCAGCATACGGGCTGGGGGCAACCCCAGCCTTTATGCCGTCTAAAAATACTACTTAGGCAAATCTTTTAGGTGGAGCCTATTGAAGATAGTTTCAACCATATATTCCTTAAGTGAGATGATTATCGTCTCTTGAATCTTTTCACTTAGGAGAAAGCATGTATAAGCGTTTTCTGAAAGATAGCTTGGCAACAGCTATCGGTTTTGTGGTGCTTTTATCCCCCATGATTATGGCTGGGTACGAAGCGCCTTCGGACGAGCCTATCGTCATCACAGTCCCATAAAGCAAAGGAAGCCTCACCATGAAGTACGGTCGCACCAATCCCAAAGTCCGTTACCAGCCTAACCGCTTTCAGAAGTTCTTGAACCGCGTTGGCACGGTGTGTCTCTTTCCTTTCGCTTTCCTCTGGTTCTTTTTGATGGAATGGATGCCTGGCCTTAAGAAGCTGTGGAATCCTGAAGTCGTCAAGGTCTACATCGTTGGTAGCAACCTCAGTAACCAACACCATGGCGTAGCGCGCTGCACCGGTGCTGTCAAGATCAAACAGCATGCCTCCCAACGCGACATGCGTCAACGTGCCATGCATTTGTCTGTTGTTCCCGGTCCTGAATACGAACTGGCGTTTCGTGTGGATCGTCCAGAAGAACTGAAAGACCCGAGCCAAAGTACCATGCGGGCCATTCAAAAGAAGTTCGAGGAAATCGGTTACGAGATTCGTAGCGTGATCCTTAAGGTGGATGGGCAAGAATTCATCCACATGTTTTAAACGAGTAGCGCTCTTTGCTACCACTCACTAACTTAAACTAGAAAGACCATCATCATGAACATCTTCGAAAAATTCTTCGGCAACAAAACCAAATACGACAAGCTCGAACTGCGTGTCTACAAGCAAGCCAATGCCCACGGTGAACACGGCCGCGTGAACGTCACCCACGTCAAGCATGGCCTGGTGGAAGCATCGGTCGCTATCGTCTTCGTTGGCGTGACTACCCCGCCCAAGATGGACCGCAACACGATGAACTACCTGTGGGAAGAACTGATGCACCAAGGTTACATCCCACACTACGTCGAAGCGTACGGCAACAACAACGAGATCGTCAACCCAGTCTCGGCACCTGCCGCAGAAGTAACTGGTCTGCCCAAAGCCAAAGTCGAACACATCAAAGAACCGCAACTGCAATAAAGGAAGCGTGTCATGAAAGAATTCGCACTCATCTTCATCCAAGCCCCCATCGTCCAAGTCATCATGGCGGCGGGTTTTCTGCTGATCGCAACGTGCCACTATCTGGACAACATGAACCGGCAAGTTGCCGTTGGTGTCTCGGAAATGCTGGACGCTGGAAAACGTCACGGTAACGCATGGGTGGAACTGAACGGCGTGGTTGTTCAGCGTCGCTTCATGGTGGATAAGCCACACCTTCTGGAAGACCCTAACCGGTTCCAGATCAAAGATATCTTCAACCAACTCCATGCCATGGGGTTTAAATTGACGTCCCTTGAAATCCTTGTTGGCGACAAAGTCCGGGTGTATCATCCGGGCCAGACTCGTCCCGTTCTTGTCGATGCGCGTTAAGCGCCTTTAAGTTACGGCTTTTGGCCACCCGGTTTCGATCGGGTGGTTTTTTTTTTTGTGACACACTAGGAGAAAATAACAATGACTAAATTCGAACAACTTGTCCAAGCCAATCTCATTCCACTTGCGTTTGTCGCAGCTGGGATTTACTTTAGCTACCTTGGGTGGCTGATGTATCGCAAACGTCAACGAGAAAAGAACAAGACGTGGCGGGAAGTGCCCCAGATCAAGTGGAACAACCAAGGCATGGCGCTCATTACCGATAGTGCAGTAACGACTACGCCATTTACACCTCATCACACCGAATTGATCGGTCGCTATTTCCCTGACTATCTGGCAGGCTTTATCGCCAACCTGTCTCCAGGAGAAATCTCCACGATCTTACTCGAAGTACAAACGCACACCAACAAACTCGCTGACGAAAAACAGAAAGACATTCTGCGGGCCTGTACGATAGCTGCAGCGCGTTACGGTTTCTTGCTGCCCATTCCCTTGGTTTGCCTTGATGCACGCACCCACGCCCTCTACAGCATGCTTAGCAAGGATCTGGAGATGCAAAAGGTATCGACCGACATGCTGGTCAATTCAGGCGGACCTGAACCTGCACAAAACTATCTGCTCGTCTTCGCCATTGTCGGCCATATCCTCATGCACTACGCGTCCAAGGGTCCGTATCCGTCGGTGCAGAACTTCCTGAAAACGGTCAACCGCAATCTCAAAGGTGCAGCACCTTTGTCTGACGAGAGCACATTGTCCGTAGCGACAGCCTGGGCGGGTTTATCCAGAATGCCACTGCCGCATCGCTACCATCGTTACAACGAAATTACCGACGCTGTGTATAACAGCAACCATGTTCACAAAGTCGTCGAGGAAAGCAAACCTCGCTTGACCCTCGTTAAATAAAGGATCATCATGAAACTCATTATGTTTGCAGGTGCAGGTGCAGTCGGTAAGACCAAACTACTCGAAGCGTGCGTAAAGTTGGCTGAGACTCGGCGTATGCGTGTGGCTGAACACAAGTCCACTACCCGTAAGACGTACGAGCGTCACGGTTATACGCAAGAGAGCGATGCGCTTAGTAACCCAGAGACGAATCGCTTGTTCCAACACGAAGTCATGTCGGACAATATCCGTGCACTGGAAGAGACGGTTTGCACAGCAGTCGGTCGTCGTCTGGATGTGGTCTTTGCTGATCGCACACCGCACGACTACGCTGCGTACTACTTCACCGTCTTTGCTGACATCCTGGATATTCACACCATCCAGCGCAAGCGCGACATAGCTGATACGGCATTGGCGCGCATGCACAATGAATTTGACAAGCGTGTTGAAGTTGTCATCTACATGTTGCCGTTCCCTTGCTACTGGTCGGTTGACACTGATTCGTCCGATGGCTGGCGACGCGATACCACGGGCAAGAACCTGCTCTGGTCAAACTCGGTGGAAGCAGAAGTTGCTAACATCAAGCGTCGTCTTGAACTTGAAGGCTTCGAGCAAAACCACATCACGGTTAAGCGTCTGCCACCGTTCTTTGAAAACGGTACGCCAGAAGAACGCGCGATCGGTATTCTCTCGGAAGAATTCCCACTTAAATCTCGTTTTGGATAAAACATGAGTAACTTAGTCAAAGAAGCCATGGCGTTTGAATCGGACATGACGGTCAGTCATTTCCTTGTAGAGAACCAAGCCATGGTCTTAACGGTCAATGCTCCTTACATGACCAAAGCGCAAGTTGAAGAAGCTGGCTACGAAGAAGGTAACGTCGTCTATCCTGAATGGGTGGTTGACGAATTGCGTTCTGAAGTCGAGCGCCTGCAAGCCATGATCGAGCCTCACCCGCCGAGTCGCGATTGCGAGTGCCAGCGTTGCCAAGACGATTTCGCTGAGAAAGACAAGACGCCTTCGGATGGCGAAATCTACAGCATCGTCAAACCGCCTCCAGCGTGGGACGAGACGAACGCCCAAAAAGCAATCGTCATGGCAATGCACGGTACGCCTGAACAACGTAAAGAAGCCACGGCGTTTTTCCGTCACCATCTCAACACGAACAAAAAGGACTGACCAATGTTTGACGCAACCGGCTGGCTTCTTTTTCTCGGCGTTGTGGGATGGATTTTGTTGTTCTGGTTAATGCGCACTCTTAACGCGCGTGATAAGAAGGAATTGCTAAAACAGAACACAGCTTTTAGCGTTGCCAAAGAACTCGGTTACGACGGCTCAGAAAAAGACTGGCTCAACGAATTTGTCAATGAGGAAAGAGCGCCTTCTTTCCCCTGCCATGATCCGTTTCATGAGTACTGGTTTGGTTACCAAGACAACGTGCCTTCGTACGAGAGCGCGGACGGTTTGGATGTGCGGTTGGGAATCCCTTACGCCAATCCTTACGTCCCCATGAGTTACGAATACACGTACTACAGTGGTGACGATCGGGTCTCGGGAACTGACAACATGCTTCCTTACGAGAAGATGATGGTGGAAATTAGAGCGGTGCTCAATCCACGTTTTGGCGACATGAGCGCGTACCGAAAAGCTGTGGCTAAAGAGCGGGTGAATAAACACATGCGTACTCACCGCATGCGTCCTGCTCGCGTTAATTAGGAGCACGTATGGAAAACATACCTTGGCTGGTAGGTTTTGTGGTGGCTGCTTTGATCTTGGCCAAAATCTTCAGCGTCTTTCCGTTTCGTCCTAAGCGTTCGAACTTGACGTATCGTGAAGTCATGCAAGACGGTTCGGTTAGGGAGATTCCCAATCCACACCCGTACGGTAGCCGAGAAGCGTTCCACGAGCTTCAGCTACAGCGCAATATCGCCATGTATCGACAACAAACGGGGAAGGAACCAAGCGAAGAAGAGCGCTACATCGCGATGATGCATGCAACAGGTTACGTGCAAACAGGATTGACTTACCGTGATTACTTACGGGACTTCGGGCCAGCTACTCATACGAGAAGAACCGCTATCGAGCGTGCGCAAAAGCGTAAGCTCAAACCACTGCAACCGACGCGTCCTCGTCGCTCTGTTGCTCGACCTTAAAGGAGAACAGCATGCGTAAGCGTTATCGTAGTTCGGAGGATGAGTGGCTTGCGGGCTTTATCATCACCGTCGTGTTCGGTGTCGTTTGCTGGCTCATCTATAAGTTCGTGATCCAATGACAGTCGGTGTTGTAGACGACTTCTTCTTGTTCTTCGGTAAGGAAGATCTTTTCTCTCAATGGAATTGGCGGGGCATTACAGTTAAGGGAGTGTTCTTTAAGACGTGCGAACACTTCATGATGTATTGCAAGGCCAAGCTCTTTAAAGACGATGAGATTGCCGAAGAAATACTGATAGCATCCAGTCCTAGGGAAGCCAAACGTCTTGGTCGGCTCGTTAAAGGGTTCGACGAAGACGTTTGGGTACAACACCGCTTAAAGTACGTCACGGCAGCTTGCCTTGCCAAAGCACGCCAATACCCAGAAGTCATGGCGCTGCTTAAATCGACTGGCGCAAAGATCATTGTCGAGGCAAGTCCTTACGATGGTATTTGGGGTGTGAAACTGGGAGCGAATGATTCACGTATCTTAGACCCAGATGCGTGGCGGGGATTGAATTTGTTGGGTCAAGCGTGGATGATTGCAAGAACAACACTCTGGTTAGAAGAAAGGAAAGCTGCATGATTGATAGAATTTTCAATGCGGTTACTAACATGACTGTAGATAATGCGATAGCCTTTATTCTTGGCATGGGGATTGGTTTCGTATTGATCTACGTTATTCCAGCATTGTGGAAACGTAGGGGGGAAGATGTGGTTTGATAGTGCAGTGCAAGGAAAACCCATGCGTGCTTTCGGGTATCGCTGGGAAAGCTGGTGGTATCCGTACTTAACCAAACAGCTACTCGAAGATGGTGATAGTTGGATGGCGCGTGAGTTGTACGTGTGTGATGACACCACAAGCTGGGAGTCGCCACACATTCAAGGCATGCGTTTGTATCTCATCCACTTTGACATCAAGAACCCTTTGGTGATCCTTAATTCTCGCAAGTGTTACGAGTGGGAGTTCGGACACAAAGAAGTCGATGCAGTGCGTGCAAAAGGATACGACGCTATTATCTACACGCCCCATGCAAAGGTAAAGCCGTCAACGAATCGGCAAACGTTATTGCTCTACCCTGCTCAGCAAGTGCTGGAGATTGAACTACTGCAAGGGGATCACCATTGTGGTTTGCCACCGGGTGTGGACGTTTGGTCGTGGGGCGACTGATTGTCAAAAATAACTGACTAGGGGAAATAGCATGAGTGAAACGAATGCAGTAGCAGTACCTGAAGTTGTCAAGCTTGAGCCGATTGACTTTAATGACTTGCCAGAACAATGTAAGCCCAGTTTAGCGAGATGGATCGTAACGCAAGAAAAATCCTACTATCCAGTGGTGATGTTTTTCCGTGAAGAAGTCGAAGCTTACCAGTGGGCGGGGTATTTGTCTTCACAGGTTAATCCGGAAGACAACCACGAACGGGTGCGTGCTATTACTGTTGCAGAAATCAAACAACAAGTCGTCATGCCTGGATACGACATTGCCGATGAATAAGTAAGCCAACCAGAAAACAAGGAAGAAACAAATGAGTGCAACACAAAGCTACCACGATCTTATCAACCGTGTCCGCGCTATGGGTGACGTCATGCCCAACCGCACCGGTGTCGACACTATCAAGACCGTGGGTGAGATGTTTAAGATCGACCTACGCCAAGGCTTTCCTCTCTTGACCAGCAAGAAGATGGCAGGCAATGGTGCTGTGGCAATTAACGAGACCTTCGGGTTCTTCCGTGGTTACACGAGCGCTGCAGACTTTCGTCGTCTGGGCGTGAACGTCTGGAACAAGAATGCCAATTCCCATGGCGTCAAACCCAATGCCTGGCTCGACAACCCATTCCGTGAAGGTGTGGACCATCTGGGTGCGGTGTACGGTGACCAGTGGCGTAACTGGCCTGGCTACAAGGTGATCAAAGCCTTGCCGAAGGATGCGTCGAAAGAAGAAGGCGAGCGCTACATGGTAACGGTCGCCATGCTGGAAAAACAAGGCTGGCAGTTTATCGGCACGACATTCGAAGACGAGCGGATCTATTACAAGTCGCTCGACCAACTCGGCGAATGCGTACGCAAGATCATCGAAACGCCAGAAGACCGCCGCATCATCTTCCACGCATGGAACGTTGCGATGCTCGACCAGATGGCGCTGCCACCATGCCACCTGCTGTACCAGTTCTTCCCGAACACGACCCACAAGCGTTTGGACATGGTGATCTACGTGCGCAGCAACGACCTGTGCCTGGGTACGCCATTTAACATGGTCGGCGCCGCTACTGTGCTTGCTGCCATGGCGCGGGTGACTGGTTACGAAGCCGGTATCGTCTCGTACATGATCGGCGATGCGCACGTCTACGCCAACCAACACGAATACCTCGACGAACAAATGTCGAAGGTGCCGTACAAACAACCGTCGTGGAAGTGGCGTGATGTGGTGCCTGGTGAAGAAACCTTTGGTCCATCCAATCCGAACTGGATCAAGGATGCGATTCGTGCGCTGACGGAATTCGAGGCGCAAGACATCATCATCGAAAACTACGAGTACCACGAACTGGTCACGCCCGTTCCACCAATGGTTGTTTGATAGCAAGGGGGAAAGAAATGAAGTATTTGAAGTTGGATGAGATCGCCACGCATCAACAAGTCGGTATCATCAGTGAGCTTGCTGCTGACGATGTGAATGAACTCGATCAATTGCGTTCACTCATTATCAAGAACGTCCAGTTGCTGGACCATCCTGGTGTGCGGGTTCTCAATACGTTACTCAGTAGCGTGGTCGACCTTCAGCATGCCAAGTTCGACAAGGACTTGCCTGTCACGCAGGATTGGGTACACAGCCTGACGCTCATGCAGCAGTCAGTGCTCTTGACCGCGATCCGTGGACCAGACGGCCGCGCTAAATACGAAGCGCCTAAGATGCTGGTTCGCTGGTATCGCCGGTGCGTTCTCATCTCCGCGTTCGACCGCGAGACGATCGACAATCCATGGGACGCGCGTGGTGGTAGCTTTACTGGCCCATCAATTCAAGTTGGGATGAACGAGCAGTACTCTTCGCTCAGTCGTCTCTTAAAGCCGGAAGTCGATGCGTACCTGAAACAACTCGACGCCGTCCCTGTGCACTTCCAGCGACACTTCATGCATGCGGCTGAAATCCTCGGCTACAAGCATCCGGTGCCAGAGATTCGTGCGTTCTGGCTCGACTTCTACGTGCAACTCGTTGAAGAGATCCACTTGACGCCGGAGACGGAAGAAGAGATGGACAAGCGCCTGGGTGACAACCGGGAAGGTTGGCTCGAACGCAGCAGTGATGCTACCAGGAATTAACGGTGGCTACTGTCAAGGAACGCCTTCTTACCAAGGCGGAGCTAAGTCCAATGAGTAACGAAGCACTCTCGTCGACCCATCAAGCAGGTGACACGGTGTGGCTTTGGCACTCAAAGGACAAGCATGTGGAAGGTCACGTACAAGGCGTGACGTTTAGCAACGGTTGGATCGTGTCTTACGATGTGGCCGTTGAAATCCAAGACTCAGGACTGTACGTTGTGACGTATGGTCTTCGAGGGGGGATTACGAAACCGGGTGGTGATTATCCGGGGGACGATGGCGGGTTGACAAAAACAAGCGACACGCCTTATACCAGCAAACGACTGCATCACTAACAAACAAGGGGAAACAATGCAAACCAAGCCTTACCTCCAAAAGAAACTCATTCCGATCGTCTTGGTCGGTCTGGGTTCGAGCAACGAGCAACTGAACGAAGCTGTCAAGCGGATGTTCGAAGAAGACCTCGTCGATATCTCGGAACTGAATACCTCGATGTCAGTGAACCTCACTGACAAGAAAATCGAATACGCCAGCGCCGATGGCTTTACGATTCGCCTGAACGAAACCAAGGAAAAGCAGTTCCAGCGTATTTTCGAAGCCTGGGCGTTTGAAGCCATCAGCTGTAAAGAATTCACACCGGACATGGAAGTGCTGTTTGTCGAACCTGACGAACAAGGCGACATGGTCGATGCGTGGATCGTGCGTGTTGTCGGTCCAACCTACTTCGACGGCAATGCTGCGCAAATGGTGCCGCCTACCGAAGCCATGGTCGAGAACAACTCGCATTATCGTCCAAGCGCCATCGCCATGAGCTTTGCCGGGCGCATCACGACGGGTTACCCAATCATGGAACGCGTCATGCCGGTCTACCAGCAGTACCGGAACAACCAGCAAGAAGCCAGCGAACCAGTGCCGATCAAACGCACCCCCCGCGCTAAAGGCCCGTCGGCCAAGGTCCGCGCTGGTCTCGAAGAAACGGCCAAGCTGGTCGACGCTGCAGCCGAAACCAAACCAAAGCGCAACCGCGCCGTTAAAGTTAAAGCTGCGTAACTTCGATTGAAGACATGCGTGAGGGGTGACGCCCTCGCGCTCTATGAATGGCTACCTAAGAAAAATGCCTGCACACAAAAAAGAAACTCGCAAACACGACCATCCTCAATACAAACGTTGGTTAAGTATGAACCAGCGCTGTAACAATCCGTCTATCCGGGGTTGTAATGAGCGTCGTGCTCTTGGAGTGAAAGTCGACCCTGTTTGGGAACAAGACAATCCTGAAGGACTCAACAACTTCACAATGTGGGTTGAGGAGAAGTTGAAAGAAACACCCGAACTACGTTCTGTAGAGTATCGCATCATTCGGACTGACCTTAGCAAAAACTATGGTCCTAACAACTGTATTCTGGGAACACCCCAAGAGGCCACGCAGCATCGTGTCACAAGTGTATTGACGGAAGAACTCGTCATTGCCATGCGTCGACATAAGCGCGCTAATCCGGATACCAGTTTAGCCCAAATGGAGAAACTCTTTGGACAACATCAAGTCAATATTTCACGCTGTCTTCGCGGTATTACGTGGGACAGTGTCAACCATATCGAAGCACCCATCCCGAAACACGGGAGCATTAAAGAGGACAAACAAGATGAACACTAAACAAATTCGCTCGAATGACGAAGTCGTGGCAATGGCCATGATCACCAAACGGCTCATTCACCGCAATGGTTGCAACTCCCACGAATACGTCGTGAGCGATCCTGCGGGCAATGAACTGTTCGTCATCGGCGTTGGTGGTGTGTTCGTCGGTAAAGAGATGTACGCAACCGATGCGCCCATGCATCGCTTGATCGAACAGTCGGCAAAGGAGCAAGACCTTAACACTACTGCCGGCACTATCTCGTTCCTGTCCGAGCAAGCAGCCCTTAATAATCCGCCTCGCGCTGAAGAACTCACGCGCGATGAAGCAGAAATCCCAGGGTACGTTCGCATTCATTCGAAGAAGACGGACTGGTTCGTGGGCTTGTCAACGCAAAAGCTGATCCCTAACAAGTTCGCTGAAGTTGTCAAGTACCTGAACGAAAAAGCACCACAGCCTTACACCGAGCAGCAACTTGCGACCATCGCTATCCACGAAGATCGCCGGCGCCTGAGTGCCGGTTACACCATCACGCTTAACATTTCGGGTGATGGTCCAATGGAAGTGGCGTTCCTGTCCGGCCCGATCGAGGACTACCCAGTAACACCTTAACCATTTATTACTGCAATCGTGCTTGTATGAATCTAGCCCATAGGTTCATACAGCCGATTGCCCTTTATGATCAAACAAGGAAAATAAATGAGTAGCGAGAACGAATCAAGCAATGGTCTGCGCGACTACGAGATGTACGATGGTCCTGACCGTGAGCACAATCTGGGCGTTATTCGTGATGTCAATGCAGCGATTAGCCCGCTGGTTATTCAGTCTGTAGAAAAGCACAACCTGGGTGGTTTCTTGACGCGTCACCATCCTAAGCAGCTAGACTACGGTCAGCTCGTACACCGTGGCTGGCTCAAAGACGGCTCGCCCTTTAACATCTACGAACGGGGCTTTATTCTCGTACGACGCAAGAAGGGTGACGAACCGCAGGAAGTTGGCGAACACTTCACACGTCAAAATGTGCTCAATAGCGGCTCGTACTTTTGCGAGGCCGAACTGACACCATACCAGATCAAAGTTTTGACGGAACGCATCCGTCACAATGACTACGCCAGTTACGATTTTACGCAACGCGATTTGCAATATCTGAAACTGATTCGAGAATAAGGACAACGATTCATGGGTGGTTTGTCTGTACAGTGTGAGACCCCAGGTTGTTCAGAAAGGTACGATGGCGGTAATGGCACCACAAAGCCAGGACCCTATCGTCCTCAGGGGTATCATTTTAGTGAGAAAGCACGTATTCTTAAAGACGTCGCCACACTAGGATGGATTCACTTGAAAGAAAAGAATATCGACTACTGCCCCCAATGCGCAAATACCATGTATGAGAGAATGAGAACAGCTCTCATGAAAGAACAAAACAGATCCATCGAGGAAGATAACATGACCGAACAAGTTACCGCACACATTCTGAACGATTCGCCAATGGGCGTCATCAAAATCGAAGCCCTGGGTGAAGGACCATTTGGTGGCCACAACCACTACCTCATCACAGGCTTTGACAAGACCAAGAACCCCCACTACAGCGACCGCGATGCAGACATGGCGCATCACCGCGCTCAGACTGACATCTACTTCCAGCATGGCAATCCTGTACCCGATGGTCCGAACGGCATTACGATCGAAGTACTGCTCGCCATCGCCGCCCATCGCCTGGAAGGCTTCCAGAAAGGCAAGTTCGCTAACGAGCACAACGTGGTTGCCCTGGACAAGATCTACGGCGCCCTCGACGCTCTCAAAACGCGGGAGCTGAGTTACCTCAAACCTGACTCGGCACCCGACACGTCCAAGACTACGCACTTCCCGAATAAGGAACTGCAGTACTCGGTCAACACCTTGCGTGAATTCATGCATCTGTTTTCCAAAGACACGCTCGACAAAATGGAGCTGTGCCATTTCTCGGAAGAGTTGGTCGATCAGATGGAAGCAGAAGTTGGCGCGATGGATGTTTCGGAAATCATCAAGACAGAACTCATGGCTGCCATCCAGCGCTGCGCTGGCAAGTCCCTGATTTCGATCACCAATACGTCCGAGCAAGAACTGCCTGAACGCGTTGTCATGACCGATCCCGAAGAACTGTGCGACACTGCTTACTGGAGCGAATATCCACATCGCCCCATCAAAGCGCACGATGCTACGATTGAAGTGACCATTGTGACCGACGCCCGGCAAAGCGGCACCGACGTACTGGCTGAACACATTCGACGCACGCTCATCGACGGTGGTTACAAGCGGGTTGCGCAGTACGCCCGTATCGAAGAAGACGGTTCAGTCGATCCACGTCCAACCCATGGTTCGGACGCAAAACGGCTGGTGGAACTGTATGGTCAGGAAACTGCTGACAAGATCATCGACAATCTGAAGAACGTCAACATCAAGATCGTCACTGACATCGTCGCAAGCAAGCAACGCACCCGGCAATGAAACGCCACCAGCAGTTGCTCTTAATACTGCTGTACGGCGTCATGTCCTGCGCGATCGTATTGCCCGTCATGCGTTTTCTTGAAGCAACGCGTGTTTGGCATATCGAACGTGGGTACTACGAAATGCGGTACATGCGAGAACATAAGTGCTACCCAATTCCAGAACTGGAAAAGACGTACTTGATTCTTGAGTGCCAAGAAGGTCGGATGAATGCCGGTGACTTACGAGATCTCTCGTGGGACAACGTAGACATCAAGTTTCGTTTGTTCTAAAGAAGTAGGGGACTTCGGTCCTCTGCTTTTTTTTTTGCCGTCATAGACCCCTTTAGCCCAGTGAGACCAAATGGTCTTGCTGGGTTTTATGCCGCTGGTAATAAAGAGAAATTTAATTAATTCTATGATTCTGTGATATTTTTTTACCTCTAGAATGTCGCATTGAGTCAAGGTATATTCGTCACTTGCTCTTGTGAAAACGCAAGGTGCATAATGGCTACGCACTGAGGTGTAGTGTTGTGCGCTAGTCTCCAAGCTTTCTTATTTAGGAAACAAACATGTCCAAGGCAATTCAAATCCACAGTGGTGTTCGTATCGGTGGTGCGCTCACGCTGACGCTGGGTCAAACCCAGTTCCCAGCTAACCCGAAGCCGGGTCAGGTCGATCTCGTCAACCGTGGTCTGTATGGTTACCTCGACATCGGCAACGGCCTGCTGAGCTGGTATCCGCTGGTTAAAGCACCTGACACTTACCAGCACAACCAAGACGTTGCTGCTGAAGAGTGGGTCGTCAACCACCAACTCAACACCGAAAACATCTGGTATCAAATCCAGGATGAAAACGGCCAGATGATCCTGCCAATGGGCGTGGACATCGTCAACGAAAACCAAGCCCGCCTGACGTTTAGCGAACCGGCTGTCGGTAAAGTACTGGTCTTGACGACCGGTGGTGAACGCGGTACGGCTGGTGCCGATGGCGCTGCTGGTAAAGATGGTGCGGCCGGTAAAGACGGTGAATCGACTTACCAGATCGCTGTGCGTAACGGTTTCATCGGTACTGAAGTGCAGTGGCTCCAAAGTATCGTTGGTGCCGCCGGTAAAGACGGTATCAATGGTGCTGACGGCAAAGACGGCATTAACGGTAAGGACGGCGCCAACGGCAAAGACGGTGCTAAAGGTGACACCGGTAACGATGGTCCGCGTGGTCTGCAAGGTCCAGCGGGCGGTACTGCCATTTACCTCGACAAAGGCACCAACGCCGTTGCAGGTGCCACCGTTACCTTCAACGCCACCGAAGCACAACATCAACGCCTGCAAGTGGGCGCTGCGACCACGATCGCCCTTGCCGGCTGGCCTGAAGGCAATCACACGGGCGAACTGATGCTCGAGCTGGTCAACGGTGCTGCATTTACCTTGACCTTCCCAACCATCAAGTGGCTCAAGTCCGACGGTACGTTCGTTACCTCGTTTGCAGCATCGGACACGCCACTGCAAGCTAACGGCACGGACTTCCTGCTGTTGTGGACGCGTGACAATGGTGCGACGGTCTACGGTAAAGTGATGCGTTAATTCGTCTTACATAATCGCCCAAGACCCTCTACTTCGGTAGAGGGTTTTTCTTCGTCTCGATAAAAAAAAGGATACCCATGTTTATCCGCACAATGATGTTCGCAGGTACGCCTAAAAAGCGCATCCCTACGCTTTGCGAACTTTATATCTTTAACTCCAATGCTGATGACGTACGGGAAATGTACGGCGTTGACACTGGAAAGAGCACCTTCACAAAACTGCCCAATCCACCACGCGCTCCAGTTCAAACTTGGAATGCTGTGTATTCGCCAGACGGTAACTTCCTTGTTTTGGTGTTGCGTTACGCGCCGTTTCTTTCGCTGTTTCGTCGTGATTCTGCCGGTCAATATACCCCAGTTACGTTTGGAAACGTCACAGGCAATCCTCTGCCAAGCGAACCTGCTATCGATGGCGTGTCCTTTACGGCAGATAGTAAGCGTATGGTTGCTGTGCCTTCAAGCACTGCCTTTCCACACGTTTATGAATTGACGGAAGACAAAAGTACGTATGCTTTTAAGTCTAGCTTGAGTGCCGGTAACCAAGGTACTGTCAGTTCTGCTATTGTCTCTCCAGACGGTACGCTGCTTGCTCTTTCTGCCAACGCCACTCGCGGTGCTTACATCTTCAAGTGGAATGGTACGAATTATGCGTACTTCAACAGTTCCGCAGACTATGGAAATACTTCATTAGGCAATTCTCCAAAAATGCTGTGGACCAAAGACAGTCAGCGCCTTATCGCCGCCAATACTAACGAGAGCTATTCGTTGTTCATTTGGCGGCGCGGTGCCAACGATGTGTTCACTCGCATTCTCACTCGCGCCATCACCAACGGTGTTCGAAATCTTGCGCTCAGTCCAGATGAAACCCATTTGATGACTGGTGGCGCGTCTTCCACTAAACTCTTACTGCAAGGCTTTAAGTGGGATGGTGCGAGCACGCTGACGGCTTTGTCTGTCACACCACTGCCTCCTAACAGTGTGGAGTCCTTCTCGTTCACCCCAGATGGTAACTATCTGGCAGTGGGTCACACGCAGTACAATGCTTACAATTCCGCAGTGTCGATTTATGCACGCACGGGCGACGCTTATGCTCGTGTTGCAGCAGACTTTAGTACGTATCGCGCCACTGGTCGTGCTGTGTTCCGGCCTGTTCTTCAATAAGGAGAAGCGATGTCTTCCCGCATGTTTAAATACCATACGCTGACAAACGCACCTAAAGTACTTCCCAAAAGGGTGCGGTTGTTTCTTGGCTCTGTAACGCAAAGTGCCATTGGTCGAATGTACCTTAACGATCCGAGTAAAGATACATTCGAGGCCACGCTCACACCTACGCTTCGTTCCAACGCATCCAACGCGCAGTTTAGTCCAGATGGTAAGTTCTTTGTGGTGACTTCGATGAATGCACCGTACGCAGTGTTGTTCCGTAGAGATGACGACGGCAACTATGTGGAGGTTGCTGACAGTGGTCTGAACCCAACCAACGTCGCAAGCGTTGTCAAAGGAAAAAGCATTTGCTTTAGTACAGATGGTTCTATCTTAACGTTTAGTGGTAATGGTTCGCGCTTGTATTTTTTCAGGCGTCGTGCAGATGGTTCCACGTACGACTTCGTCTCCAAGGTCGCCAGCTCGTCTGATTTTTCAGCACTGAGTCCCGATGGCCAGTACGCTGCTATCGCGGCCGGTGGTGACCAGCTGTACATGTACAAACGCAATGGTGACGTCTTTAGCTACTTGAATTTTTACGACCTTAATTTAAGTAGCGGCAGCATTCAGCACGTGGTGTGGGGTAAAGATGGTAAGTACCTCTTTGTTTGCACAAGCAATGAATCACGCATACTTGCTATTGTGAGCTTTTTCAACGAAGTCATGACGCAGGTGAGTTCAGCAACTGGACCTGGTTATCCAGAATCCATCGCTGTGAGTCCAGATGGTCAGCACATTGCCATCACTGGGACTAATTACCAAAGTTCATTCCTGCAAATGTACAAATGGGAACCAACCATCCCGCGTCTTACCACGATTACGATGACAGGAAGACCTGCTGAAGCATCTTACGGTGCTGCGTTTAGTCCTGATGGTGTGTATTTCGCGTACGGACATCGCACACTCAATAACAGCAGTTTGAAAGTTTGGCGCCGTATTGGCGATGCGTATATTTTGCTCAATACTGGCATTCCGGCGTTTCCTGAAAATTCCGGCTGTCGGCCAGTGTTTAGCCCTATTGTTTAATAAAAGGATTCATCATGTCTTCACGGCTGTTTAAGCACCAAATGGCGAGTACGGCTCGTCCTCCAGTTCAGCCCCATCTGCTCAATTCGATGGCAGATATTTACGGCTTTAATAACAAGACCGACACGTTCACAAAACAAGGTCGCATCCCGGCAGTTGAGCCATCCTCGACCATGTCGTATAACGGCATCCACGTCTCGCCCGATGGCCGTTACGTCGTGACCACCACGTCGACCACCGGTGTGGTTGATGCCAATGCTGTTTATAAGCGCACTGCGGGCGGTTATGTGCGGCTGTCATTGCCTAACTCGTCAGGTGAGTTCAATAGCGTTTGCTGGAGTAAAGACAGCAAAAACCTGTTAATTGGTAACGGCAGTACGCTTCGCTGGTATCGTCTCAACGCTGACGGACAATTCGTACAAGTGACAACGCTTGGGTTTGCTTATCGCGTCATGAGTATCGCGCTGTCGGAGTCCGGTAAGTTTTTGGCAGTCTCGCAGCAACTGACTGTTTTCTTGTACATGTATCCAATTGATCTTGTTACGGGTAAATTTGGCGCATCGATGAGCGTTGGCACGCAGCCAGGTAACTACGCAGCGAAGATCAAGTTTGTTGGAAGTGATTTGCTGTATTTCGGCACTTCTTCCAGTGGCGGTAACTTCATTTATTCGATTAATGAAACTACCGGTGCAGTCACCCGGTCTGTACCGACAGGTGCCTCCAGCACTTACGCGTATTCGATGGCTGTGAGTGCCGACAATAAGTACGTCGCTGTGGGTCGTCTTCAAGGTCTGGATTATTACGCTTACGACAGTGCAACGCGGTCGTACCGGAAAATCTACGAGAATCTCTTCGGTGCTCGTACGCTGGATGTGGCGTTTTCCAAAGACGGCAACTACCTCGCTCTGGCACTCAACGCTGCGCCGCACGTGCTCGTTTATCGTCGTGTGGGTGACACGCTCGTACAACTTACCATCCCTGCTGCTACTGTGCCTCCAACGGGCGGCATGAACGGTGTGGGTTTTGCAGAACCAGACGGGTACTAATCGCGCCTGTGTTTTGTGCGTAATTTCAGTAAGGAAAAGGAGAGTAAGACCATCTCCTTTTCTTGTTTTTAGCTTGCTTAGCGGTATTTTTTAACTGCTAATTCTATAGTGTTCAGCCTGCAATATAGGCTGTTCTTTTCTGTGTAATTAAAGGATCACAATCATGTCCCTCGTACGTATCCGCGCTACCGGCGAAGTCGTTCTGCGCTCGGTGTTTGCTAAAACCCTGCCAAACGTCAGCCTCGCTGATAACCTGACCGACTACGAATTCAATCTGTACGGATTCGACGAAGTCAAACAAGTTCCACAACCGAATGTCGAGAAGTTCGAGAACGTCAAGTATCTGGGCGTTGTGCAGCTCGAAGACGGTTCGTTCGCCCAAGGTTGGGAAGTCACCCCAATGGAGCAAGACGAGATCGACGAAATCACCACGCGCGAACTCGAACAACTGCGCAGCGAAGCGAAAGCCGAGCGCCAAGCGCTGGTCGATCTGATCGTCGTTGACATCAACGGCAAGAAGTTCGACGGCGACGAAACCAGCCAGAACCGCATGAGCCGCGCGATCCTCGCACTGGAATCGGCCGGCCGCACCAGCACCAACTGGATGCTGCACGACAATCAATTCGTCGAAGTCACCCTGGACGAACTGAAGCTCGCGCTGCAAGCTGCTGGCGAAGAGCAAACTCGCCTCTGGGCTATCTAAGTAGTCCGGCATAAGAGCAGGGGGTAATTCCCCTGCTTTTTATTCTGTGTTTTAAAAAGGGTCAAAGATGAGTGACGTTATCAAAAACTTTGACAGACCAAGTAAAGAGATCCTCATGGATCTTATCTACCAATCGAACAAGTATCGCGTACCCGTTCAGCATATCACTTTTGGTTTGCCTGGACCGCTCGATATCTACCCTGACATTCTGACCGATGAGAACACGTTCGTTCCCGTCGTTGTTAATGCGGTGTTCGATGACCGATTTGATGGCCGAAACGGTTTCATGTACCGTCGCCTGTCGCTCGCAGAAGAACTGGTAGAAGACGAGTCTGTCACCTTTGATCTGCCGGAGTTCCCTTTCCGCATGGTGGAAATCCTCCCGCTGATCAACCAAAAGTTTCACACGCAACTGGAAGCTGGCGACATCGAGAATACCTTGGTGGAAAGCCCAGCGCAACTGGTTGTCCGTGCGAGTGAGTATTCCTTAGTGTGGGTCGATTCAGTGCGCTTTAACCCAGGCGGCTACGTGCCTGTCGTGGGACGCCTTTTGGAAGACGGCTCTGCCCGTCTGATGGAAGACGGTTCGGTGCGCTTGCTCGAAGATCCACCTATCTAATAGGTTCAAGAAAGAGAGAATGTGATATGGGTACTGCACTGAAAATCTCCGAACTCCCAACCGCCGGGGAAGTATCGGGCAGCGAATTGCTGGAAATTGTACAAGACGGCGTGAACAAAAGCGTTCTGGTAAGCACCCTCGTACCGCGCGCTCGTGACGGTCGCGATGGTAAAGACGGCGTGGACGGCAAGAGCCCGTTCGAGCTGGCCCAGCGCAATGGCTTTACTGGCACGGAAGTCGAGTGGCTGGCAAGTCTGAAAGCCCAAGACGGCGTTGACGGTATCGATGGTACGGACGGTACGGACGGCCGCGATGGCACCAATGGCAAAGATGGCGAATCGAACTACCAGGTCGCCGTACGCAATGGTTTCGTCGGCACTGAAGCCCAATACCTGGCTTCCCTTAAAGGCACCGCTGGCCGTGATGGTACGAACGGCAAGGATGGTGTCGATGGCAAGGACGGCACCAACGGCAAAGATGGCGCGCCTGGTAAAAGCAACTACCAGATCGCTGTGGACAACGGCTTTGAAGGCACCGAGGCGCAATACCTGACCTCGACTGCTGGTGAAGACGGTCGTGACGGTGTGGATGGTCAAGACGGTGAAGGCATCTACCAACTGGCACGCCGCAATGGCTTTGTCGGTTCGGAAGCTGAATACCTCGCCTCGATCAAAGGCGCTAACGGCGCTGATGGTATCGATGGTGAATCGAACTACCAGCGTGCTGTGGAACTGGGTCTGTTTGTGGGTACGGAAGCAGCGTACCTGGCTTCGCTCAAAGGTGCCGATGGTGTTGATGGCACTGATGGTGTCGACGGTACTGACGGTACTGATGGTGCCGATGGTATGGATATCTACGCGCTGGCTAAGTCGAAAGGCTACGCTGGTTCGGAAGATCAATACCTGGCTTCGCTGCACGGTCGTGATGGTACGAACGGCAAGGATGGCACCAATGGTAAGGATGGTGTCAATGGTAAGTCCTCGTATGAAGTTGCCAAAGCAGGTGGTTACAACGGTAGCGAAGCGGAATGGCTGCTCTCCCTTAAAGGCACTGCTGGCAAAGATGGCGTCGACGGTAAGAGCGCTTACCAAGTCGCTACTGCTGGCGGTTACGTCGGTACGGAAGCTGCGTGGCTGCTGAGCTTGAAGGGTGCACGCGGTGACGCAGGTCCTCCAGGCGGTGAGGCGACGTTCTTTGACCTGGGTAAGAACACTGTTGCCGGTACGGTGATGACGTTCGACCAGACCAAGGGTACTGTGCAAAAGCTGGAAGTTGGTGCGCCAACGACCGTTGCTCTGTCGAACTTCGCCCCAGCTGGCCGCAGCAGCGAACTCGTGCTCCAACTGGTCAATGGTGGACTGTTCACTACCACGTTCCCATCGGATGTGAACTGGATCAAGATCGATGGCACCACCACCAAAGTGTTTGCTGAAACGGGCATTGCCCTGCAAGGCGCTGGTGTGGACTTCGTGATGTTCTGGTCCTACGACGGCGGTGTTACTGTCTTCGGTAAAGTCATGCGTTAAGTCGCGTAGAGGGGAGCTTCGGCTCTCCTTTATGCCGTACCTAAATTATCTTGGTTACATATCACCCTACTAGCAATACACACGTATTTAACTATTACTAGGGGTTATAAAAACATGCCACGTTTTAAAATAGAAGGAGATGGTGACTTCGGTTACGTTCTTCGTTTGAATAATTTGCTAGGTCGCAATAAGCTCGATGGCCGGCTTGACCAGATTAGCCTAGGTCCGTGCGAATCGATTGAGACACTTCGTACACTCTACGAGAATGAACTGGTTGAACCTTACGATGAAGAAGGTCCGGACTTGATTATTCATGGGGAGATGAAAACCTACACCAAGTACTTTCGTAAAGGCGGTGGTCTTGAATGGTGCTGTCCACTGAACAACCAAGCGCAATGGGAAGGCATGGATGAATCAGGTGCAGGTCTGGATGATGTCTTGCTGCGGGTGACGAACATTACGAAACGCGAGCCCTGTGAGTAAAAATTTACATGACGACATCATTCTTTGCAAGAACACAGCGCCATGGAACGACAATGTGTTTGAGACCTCGCTTCGTAGAAGCTATCTGAAGAGCCGTGAAAGTCGGCATGCTGGGTGTCAACGTCCAGTAAAGGTGAAAATCCTTCGAAACATAACCACACAGTGCACGGCGATGCGTCGCCCAGTTACTGGTGTCATGCAGCTCGCTTGCGCCTCGCTATTGCGAAACGGCGCGATGGCGGCAGCCTTTGCCCGAGTCCTTCGAGTCTTGGGATGCTTTGGTGGTTGTGTCATAGCAGCGAGACTTTACAGTGGACAAAGCACCGGGAGGTGTGTCGGGACTGACTATCCTAAAAACTGTACGACTGGTTTCATCGGGCTGTCAACCCATGATCCAGTAAGTTGTTCTCCTCTCTTAAAAGTTAGGAGGTTGTTTTCATGTGGCCGCCTTTCGAAGAACTCGAATTGGCCGCCGGAGCGAAGCGCCTGAAGGTTGAGGACGCAGGTGCTTGGCTGCTCTCTTGCAGCCTTGGCTTGCACTACCAATAGTGCCTATACGCAACGCAACATAAAGCAGCACGCAGCCGCAAGGTGTTCACATTTGAGTCTTCATTCCTCAGAGAAGACACGAACGATTTGCTAGAGGCCAGTCTTCATCGATAGAAGGCGGACGCACAAGTTCGGACTTGAGAATACCTTGTGGATGCGGTAATACACGCAACCGATTTCACACAACTTCACTACCTTTGTTTCTTGATGCATCTACTTACTCCTCCTCCGTTGTTGGTTCGTCTTGGACTTGGATTTCTTCGTCGATTTGGGGAGTTGTGTGAATCTATTAAAGTCCTCTACAGATGGTTAGGCGTTTGTGTGTGATGAACATCCCAACTCCCGTTGGCGTCAGCAATGTTCGCTACACATGGCCTTAATTAGTAGCAGTCTGTGGTAGGGCTCTTTTGTTCGTGCTACGAGTCTTCCTTAACGGGAAGACTCTATGCCGATGTGTTGTACCTGAGTTACGGCGGGTCTCCGTAACACTACTATTAGGAGCATTACCATGAAGTTGAAATTCGAGAAAGAAACGCAAGACGTCATCAACGCTATTGCCCAACTGCCTGATGAAGCAGGTTCACCTGCAGGCTTGGCCAAACCCAACCAGTTAATTGGTGTGTTTGACAAGGTCATTCTCGGTGACAAAGCCAATCGCAATGCGCCATCGAAACACTGGGCTAAGCTGCGGCGTCAATTGAGTTTCCTCTACGAGATCGTCAACATCGGTGCTATCGCTGGCAAGAAGGTGTCGCAAACCGGCGGGGAAGAAAGCCTTAAAGAATCGTACCGGATGATCGTGACGATCTGCAAGAAGATTGTTGCAGGCACGTCGCTTGACCATCCAATGTTTGTGCGCCTTGCACTCAGTTATGGCGTGCTGCATTTGTCGGACCATGAGATTCAAAAGCTGATCGACGGTAACAACGTTTAACATAAGGAACTACCATGTCGCGTCGCTTATTCCTTAAAGGACTGGCTGGATTGTTTGTAGCTCCAGCAATTGTCAAAGCCGAAAACATCATGAAGATTGCAGTTCCTAGGACAGAGATTATTCTGCCCGAAGAATTCAATCCACTGAACTTCGGCAACATGGTGTGGAGACCTGAATTGACGTTGGTTTTGCCGACTACGTGTAACGTCAAAGAGATCCATGTCCAACCAATGTTCAGACAAAGCATTGAATCCTCGATGCCTATTCTGTTGACGTCGTAATCTATTCAGTTGCGGCCTGTCCCTCGGGGCAGGCTTTTATGCCCTAATACCGCAATAAAGAAACAAGGAACAATGATGAACACTACAAAACTTGAAGCGGCTTTGCTGTCGCACTGCACTGGTAACTTCCTGGACATGCACTTGGAGTTTAACGACCACAAGAGCTGCTACGGCACCATTGAAGACCACGAGAAAAGCTACCCCAATATCACCTATAAGTGGGTGAGCGAAGAAGAACGTTTGGCCGCTTACGCTGCTAACGAGATGTGGGGTATTGCTACGACGGGTGCAGGTAAAGGCGCGTATCGCTCCAATACCAGCAACAAACTTTCCACGCTTGTTCAAAGCTGGGGTGAGATCGATCAAGAAACCATCGAACAAGCCGAGCAGCTGGCTGAGTGGTTGCGCTCCCAATTCGAAGGCAAGTACGCTTCTGCCAACATCACCTACACGGTGGGTCAAGAAGTGACTCGCTATATTGACAACAAGTGGGTAACGAGTATCGATAACGTTGCAACCATCGTCGCTGAAGAAGGGAGTAACTTTTCCGATGAAGAAGATTGGGTCAGCGTGGAAGAGCGTCAAAAAGCCATTGATCAAAATGGCATTTGGTCTGTGCAGATCTACCCAAACACGCCGATCGGTTCTTACTCGTATCACGCAGCTTCGCTGCAAGCTATCCTGGAATTTTTGATGCGGCTTAGCTAATAAGTCAAACGCCTTCCTTTCGGGGAAGGTTTTTTGATTGTTCTTGTATTAACAATATGTAAATAATTACGATACGAGTATAAGTTATGTGGAACTCTCTCCCCCCTGTTTTTATGCCCCCAAAACCCGATGCCATCATTTTGGACATCGAAGAATACGTGCGCATTTTTCGCTGGTCAATCAAGCCTAAACACAACTATCCAGAGTTTGTCAATGAGATCGTCCACAATGTGATTTGCTGTTTTTCTGATGCGAACATGGCAGAGTACGAGTTGACCGAGTTCGTCTCGCAAATTGACATGCAGATGTATTGGGACACTGAAGTAGCGATGATGATTCGGCCCGATTACGCGCGTCCTATTTTGGACTTGGGTGTGGCCATCCTTAAACACCTGCACGACTTACGGGTCTTTGACTTGGATGGGAAATTATCCTACGAGTACTACTCGTATGAAATCCCAGATTTCCCTGGTGTTGTGCTTAAACAAATTGAAAAGGAAGAATGATCATGGGTGTTATCATGCGGCAAATTCTTGCTGAAGCCAAGCTACGTGTTTCGCTGGAAGAACTGGCTGAAGTAAAAGGCGACGGTTGTGTGGCATTTGATCTGGACGGCACATTAGCCGAATACCACGGCTGGAATGGTATTAGCCACATCGGCATGCCCATTATTGCCATGGTCGATCGGTTGAAACAATACCGCGCCAATGGTGTCAAGTGCGTCATCTTCACAGCCCGCGCCTCCGATGCACCGGACCAAGAAATGGCCATGAAGATCATCGATGCTTGGTCGCTCTTGCATCTGGGAGAAATCCTACCCATCACCAACAAAAAGACACCTGACATCGTGCGCATTTACGATGACCGCGCTCGTCAGGTAATTGAAAACACCGGCTTTGTTGTAGGAGAAGAGAAATGAAAATGCGTGACCGTAAGCGTCGCCATTACGCGCCTAATGTACGCAGTAACAAATCCATGAAGCGCATGTGGAAACGGATTGGTGAAAAGTTCAAAGCCAAGTTGACTAACTGCATGAGCGATGCCATCAAAAGGAGCAAAGTCCATGTCAAAGAAATACTCGAGCGTATGGGACCTAGCCTGCACGCCGCAGCATGCGCAGCCGCCCTCCATCTCGCTACCACCGAGCAGCAACAAACCGCGCCTGCACCACTCTAATTACAGCCATGTGCCAGACGCACTCATCATGGAGTTTCGTGATGAGATTCAAGTCTTTAATGAAGCCACTGCCGACATGCGGGTGTGCGAATACAGCATCAATGAAGTGCTCGCTGAGATTTTGCTCTTTGTTTCTGACAAGGATTTCATCGACACTGGCATTGAAGACTTGAGTAAGCAGTTCCGGCTCATCCATGGTCGTAATAACGATGAAGGTGAAGTCGATGAAGATAACAAGCGCTTCATTGAATCTGACGGCAACATCATGGGCGATGCAGTAGCGAACCTTGCTCACTCCATGGTGGCGCGTTTTAAAGACTTGGAACTATACTTAACAGACGGGAATTTACCGTTCGAATTTAAAGAGTGTCTGGTGCCTGACTTAGCGTACGTGTTCGTTAAGCAAACAGACTTTAAGCCTACAATTGAAAGAGAAGAAGATGAGTACAACCCAAACTGCTGGCACGAGTCCAGAATTCCGGACAGCGATCCAGAACACGTTTATGAAGGAAGCGTGGTGGAAGGAGAATTTGGTAGCGGTTAAGAAGATGCTGCCTGAGACGTGGACGCACATGGCCAACGTCAATGGGTTGGCACTGGGTTTCCAAATGAAGACGCTCGGCATCGACTGGCGTAGTCAAGAGGAATTCGGTCGGGTCATGGTGTTCTTTGAAAAGATCGGCCTCATGCAGCGTCAAGCGCTCATGCAGATTCGCTGCAATCCGCACTGGGAGTTTTCCAGCACCATGTTCGATGAACTCAAACAGGAGAAGAAATAATGAACTGGTTCTTGTGGTATTGCAGTGCTTCGGTTGCGCTTGCTGGCGGTGTGCTGCTTAGCTTTGCAGCGTCGGACCTGGCAGCGCTCATGGGTTACACTGAGAAAGACCCAAAGTTCGGTTACGCCACTACTGTGGAGCGCCACCGTGGTTTCGGTATCGGCTGGTATTTTGCCGGTGCCTTCCTTCCCATCATCAACCTCTTTACTCTGTACCTGCTTACGTATAACTGGACGTTTGGCCGGATGAGTGATGAGACGCATGAAAAGCTCACAGCACTGTTTCGCTCGGACAAAGAAAAGAAGCGTATCGAAGAAATACGTTTTGTCAATCAGTTGATTGAAGATAGTTTCTCGTTCGACTATCTTCCACCAAGTGTGGCTGATCGAACCAAAAGCATCTTGCTCAATTGTTCATCCACGGATTTGTCCGACGGCTACCGGATTGAAATCATGCGTGATACGCGTTTGCGCATGCATGCTCCAGATGGTCGTTTGGTGCTGGACCGAGAAGTCACAGGGCTTGAAGCCTACCTGCTGCGTCACTATATCGTCGAACTCGCTAAGCAAGGAGTGTAGTTACTATAAGAAACAAGGGAGTGTTAAGTGAAAGAGAATAAGCTGTCAGATAGGATGTGTCGCTTGATCGAACAAGCAATCTGTCAAGTACTTCAAGAAGCTGCACAATTGAAAGAATGCTTTCGTTTGGACGTTCGCGTGCACGCAGTAGCGGTAGTAGAGAGCCGCCCTCTGTGTGTGAGCATGCGTCTTATTAGTACGCAAAACAAAACGAACCGCATTGTGGCGCGCTTACTCAAAGACAAATGGGGACGCTCGCATTTTCCAGAAGTTTTGCTCATGGAGTCGTGCGATCGCGATAGTACCTTGCGCGTGATGTACAACGCAGAATACCATGTGTATCATGCAATGCAAAACAATGCTGACTGGGAGCGTTTTAGCCAGACAGTAAAGTATGTAAAAGACCTCACTGTGGATCACACCACACAAGAGCGCAGCATCGTTGAAAACATCATCAGCTTTTTGGTGCAAGGCTTATTCGATGACAAACCCTATCCGGGTTTCCAGCCAACTTAACAACCACAGGAAGAGGGTAACCCCCTCTTCCTTTTATGCCGCCTCTTTTTTTTGTTGTATTTTGTTACCGCTCAGACAGCAATTATGAGTGACAGTCTCCTTGCACAGAACTGTCCTAAGATTTTTCAAGTATCCTATTGCCTCGCACTTGAGGTAAGACGATTTCGCACTTTGGTGAACCCCACTAAGAACCCTAAGGAACACGATAACATGTTGAACCAAGCACCTGCCACCACCTCCTCGCACATTCCACTGCAAGCGACCAGTCTCGACATCTGGGACGAAAAGTATCGTCTGCGTGGCAACGACGGCAGCATCATCGATCAAGACATGAGCGCGACGTACGATCGCGTGGCCAAAGCTCTGGCTGCTGTGGAAAAACCAAACAAGCGTAAAGCATTCGAAAAGAAGTTCCGTGAAGCCCTCGCCCTGGGCGCGACTGGCGCCGGCCGCATCATGAGTAATGCAGGCGCTGAAGCGCACAAGACGGCGGTGTCGCTGATCAATTGCACCGTGTCGAATACCATCGGCGACTCGATGGAAGAAATCCTGCAAGCGAACAAAGAAGCTGGCCTGACCCTTAAAGCTGGCTGCGGCATCGGTTACGAATTCTCGACCATCCGTCCAGACGGCGCCCACGTCAATGGCGCTGGTGCTGCAACGTCCGGCCCACTGCCATTCATGGACATCTTCGACCGTACCTGCGCTACCGTCAAATCGGCTGGCGCGCGTCGTGGTGCGCAGATGGGAACGTTCGACGTGTCGCACCCTGACGCACCGGCTTTCATTTCGGCCAAGCGTACTGACGGTCGCCTGCGCAACTTCAACCTGTCGCTCTTGATCACCGACGAATTCATCGAAGCGGTCAAGAACAAGACGATGTGGGAATTCAAGTGGGAAGGTCTGCCTTTCTACCGTAAGAACCACGAAACGGGCGAATCGATCAAGGCGGAAATGCCAGCGCTCGAACTGTGGGAACTGATCATGAAGTCGACCTACGACTTTGCTGAGCCAGGCTTCCTGCTGATCGACCGTATCAACCAGTACAACAACCTGTGGTTCTGCGAACACCTGCGCGCTACGAACCCGTGCGGCGAACAACCACTGCCACCGTACGGTTCGTGCCTGCTCGGCTCGATCAACGTCGTGCACTTCGTCATCGATCCATTCACGCCAAATGCGCGCTTTGACTGGAAGAAGTTCTACGAAGTGGCCCGCCTGTTCGCCCGCATGCTCGACAATGTCGTCGAAGCGAACAACCTGCCGCTGGCCCAACAGCGTCACGAAATCGAACACAAGCGTCGCCACGGCATGGGTTACCTGGGCGCCGGCTCGGCCATGATCATGATGGGCATGAAGTACGGTAACGACGAATCGGTCGCGTTCACCGATAAGCTGTCCCAGCAACTGGCTTACGCCAACTTCGAAGAAGGCGCAATGCTGGCCAAGGAAAAGGGTGAAGCCCCAGTCCTCATGGCCGAGTACGACTACGAAGACATCGTCGCCGGTGGCCACATGGCTTACAACAGCACGTTCCGTACGCAGTACGAAAAGCGCCAGATCGGTCTCAAATACACCGGTCGCGAACTGTTCCTGATGTCGCACTACTTCGACGCGTGGAAGAACGACGAAGAAGGTCTGCGCATCCTGAACCTGCTGGCAATGTACGGTTCGCGTTACTCGCACGCTACGTCGATCGCACCAACCGGCACCATCAGCCTGACCTTCGGCAACAATGCTTCGAACGGCATCGAGCCATCGTTCACGCACCACTACGTGCGTAACGTCATCCGTCCAGGCCGCAAGACCAAGGAAGCAGTTGAAGTGTATTCGTACGAGTATCTGCTGTACAAGACGCTCGTCGATCCGGAAGCTACGCCAGTTGTCATGACTGCGCAGCAAATGGAAGCACTCGAAGCCTTCATCGCCGAGGGCGCTACCAAAGAAATGCGCAAAGCCATCATCGCCGAATACTGCCTGCAGCAACACATCCTGCCACCGCAGTTCGCTGACACCTCGACCTTGACGCCGAAAGAACACGTCGACGTCCAAGCTGCTGCCCAGAAGTGGATCGATTCGTCGATCTCCAAAACCATCAACATCGACACGGACTTCCCGTTCGACAAGTTCCAAGACGTGTACATGTACGCGTACGAGATGGGTCTGAAGGGTTGCACCACGTTCCGTTTCAATCCAGAAGCCTTCCAAGGCGTGCTGGTCAAGCAGAGCGACCTGGCAGCGACGATGTACCGCTTCAATCTGGCTGACGGCACCAGCGTGGAAGTCTCGGGCGACACGATGATCGATTACGACGGCGGCACCCATACGGCGGCCAATCTGTTCGACAGTATCAAGGAAGGACTCTACGGTCGCATGTAACATCGGCTGTACGATCCCACTTAACACAACAAGGAAATAGTAGAAAATGTCTGAAGAAAAGAAAATGATTGCGATCACCCAGAAGATCACGAGCGTCGCTCTGGCTGACAGCACTGTCCCGGCTGAAATCAAACCGGAACCAGTTGTCGTGCGTGAACAACTGAACGAGCGCGTCAAGCGTCCTCGCGTGCTCAATGGTCGTACGTACAAGATCGCCGTGCCAGAAAACATCCTGTCCTCGGCCCTGTACCTGACGATCAACGACATCGTGCTCAACGAAGGCGGCGAGCACGAAAGCGTCCAACCGTTCGAAGTGTTCTTCGCGTCGAAAGACACGAAAGCCTTCCAATGGGTCGCGGCGCTGTCGCTGCTCATCTCGGCAGTGTTCCGTAAGGGTGGTGACGTCACGTTCCTGATCGAAGAACTCAAATCGGTCACCGATCCAAATGGTGGTTACTTCCACCAAATGGCGCACGGCATCATGCCATCGATCGTCGCGCACATCGGCTACACCATCGAAGAGCACTTCAAGTACCTGGGCATCATCAAGACCGAAGTTGCAGAACCGATCCCAGAAGAACTGAAAGCGTTCATCGACGAGCGGCGTGAAGAATACGTCGCTACCGGCGGTTCGATGGCGCACGCTACTGTTTGCGAGAAGTGTCATGAAAAAGCAGTGATCCGTCTGGACAACTGCCCGACCTGCACCAACTGCGGCGATAGCAAGTGCGGCTAACTTAGCCGTCATAATGGCTGGGGGAAACCCCAGCCTTTTATGCCGCCTGTGTCTTTTTATTGACCTGCTCTCTAGTATGTGGCGGTTATGAATGAATTGATTTTGGACCGTATATTACCAATTTAGCATCCCTAGAGATGTCCACAACTAAACAAGGAAGCTTTTATGAACTTAATGAATAACGACCCATTTGAAGAGAGTTTGGGTGAATTTCTTAATGGCCGTTTGAAAGAGGCTAAGTGGGAACTGGATGATGCGCCAAACACACCAATCACGTACGGTGCTGAAGTGTCGATTCCTGTTGTCATGCACTACACCAACCTCATGCAAGCTGAGAGCATGATGTTGCTGTTCAAAGAATTCTTCAAAGAGTTCTACGATAAGCTTGAAGTGGCGGCCATGGAAATGATGGCAGGTAAAAACTTCACCATTAGCGAGAGCTGGGCGCAAGCGCCAGATCGGATGTCGCAACTCATCTTAACGATGATGACTGATCCGTTTTACATTCCTTACCTGAACGAACAATATCCAACGCAAGAACAAGCGTTCGGGGAAAAGATCATCTCGGTGTGGGGGCGCGCTGCGATTTACGAAAAACTGAGCGGCCAGTACGTCATGATGTTCGCAGGTTCTACCAATGCAATGCTTCAATCCAAAGAAGACATCTTCAAGTACAACAACGGTAAGCACTTTACCACGATCTATTAAACAAGGAAGCGTTATGTCTCAAAACTATTGCCTCTCGTTTGTGCGTAAAGGTCAAGCGCCTATTTACTACGTTCGTGGTAGAGACAATGAAGAGTGGAGCCAAAACCCCAAAGGGGTCATTATCTACACAGACTTTTCTGACATCATGCGAAGAATTGACTCGCTGCGGGAAGATTACCATGATCCGGAAAACACCCTCAAGAAATTGATCGGCACTGTTCGCACTGATGACGAATCCCACGGCATTGATGTTTGGGATACCGACAGTCTTATCAGCGCAATGATTGCGACCACGCCCTTCGGGCAAGTCATTACCGCAGAAGGCGAACTTACCACCAATGAAGTACAAATCAAAGCCGTGATGCACACGAGCTATTAAACAAGGAAAACAAGATCATGGAAATCAAAAACCCAGTACTGAACGCCATCAAGGGTCGTGAATTTACCGACAAGGTTACCGAGATGCTTTCCACCCACGGTTACGCTTTCATCGGCGTGAACGAAGCGTCGGACAATCCGAACGAGCCTACGCCAGCGTACGTTTATACGGTCGGTCTGCACCAGCGTGGTTTTCCTGACCTGTTCGTCTCGGGCAACCTGCCACAAGAAACGGCAATGCGCTTGATCAACCACGTCATCGAACTGTGGGAAATCAAAGGCGTGAAACTGGGCCGCATCAACAACTTCCTCTTGATGGCTGACAAACGCACCAAGATGGGGATTGGCTTGAAAGAAGTCGACCTGGAAGACGATGCATCGGGTACTCCGTCGGCACTCAAGACCCACATGCCGGACTTGGTCAAGTACTTCCCTGACCTGGAAAAACGTCGTGTGGTGCAACTGCTCTGGCCTGACGTGCGCGGCTACCTGCCAATCAACGACGGCTACACGAACGACGCTTCCGAACAACAACACCTGTTGAACTGGAAAGAATAATGGCGCAAGCAGGTACTCCGACGAGCATCGAAATGTTCGTCGTTAATTCCGCCGGTGTGGAAGTCTACAGCGAAATCTTCAACGCGTACTTGCAGATTCCGCCGTATTGCAATGACGACCATCAAATGACAACCATCCATCTGCAATGCCAAGCGCGTCTTAAAGCATTGCAAGTGTTTCGCCAGCGGATGATTGTGGACTGCGAGAATTTCAGCTCGAAGATGCTCGAGTTGCTGCGCGACCGCATGTGGGTGGTGCACGTCAGAGATGTCCGCGTCATCAACCCTGTTTCGGAAGAAAAGGAACTGACATAATGGCTGCTAAAAACGATACGCCCCCGGTTGTGTCGCCAGAACTCGTTGTGAAGATCGACGAGATCAACAGCCAGTGGTTGATCCATCAAAGTGTCATTCTTGAAGCTTACCTGCAAAGCGACGAGTACAGCGATAACTGGAAGCTGCGGATCGTCAGTACGTTCTTGAAAGATAAACAGGGAAACCCAGTTGTCATTCTCGACTACCTCGATCCAAGTGCTGCTGACGGCCACACGTACATGCTTTTTGTTTCGGCATTTAAAGACAAAGCTGTGCGTGACCACGAGCTCGGTATGGCGACGGCTGTTGCGCGAATAACAGCCAAGTTGTGCGAAGCGGCTGGGTGCAGTAAGAATGATGTCCATGAAATCTTCGAGAAGAACTTCTTGAAGCCTAGCTACCGGTGATACAAAAATACTAACAAGGAGATTCGTATGGATACCTCAAAACGCGAACCTGTTCCGCAAGACGTGATTGATAAAATCAACGCCAGCCTCGATGCACAACAACCGCCATTTACTCCGAAGATGCGCGCTTACTGGTTCGATAAAGGCATCGAGCATTACTACGAAGGCGTCGAGCACGGTTTGTCGCAAGTGCAATCGGAAGTGCATGTGGGTGGCTTGGTTGGTCAGCGCATTGCTACCGACATCTTTAACCTCTCCATGGGCCAAGCTGGCTTGCAGGAATTTAAAGAAGGCGTCATTGCGCAGAAAGACATGACGGAGATCTTTAACCTCATGCTCCAGCAAGCCTTCATGAAAGGCATGCACTTTAACTACCTGTTACGGGAAAAGGGCATAACCAATCACGAAGAACTGTACAAACAGCTCGCACCAAAGAAAACCACTTAACACAACAAGGAAGAATTCCCCATGACCATTCTCGCAGATCGCCAGATCAAACGCATGTCGATGCGTCCACCTTTCGTCGTGCTGCGCCACGATGCAAGCGAAACGTTCAGCTTTGAAACCGAAGCCGACTTGATCGCAAAGCGTGCCAAGAAAGAAATCGCACATTACGCGCCAGCTACCTCGGACATTCTCGAGCGCTTGAACTGGCAGCCAATGATCGCCCCGTTCGAGCAAAAGAACGTGCGCATGGCAGAGCGCAGTGCAACCAAGCAAGAACTCCAGATCATTCGTGGTCTGGGTAACGGCATTCGCTACGAACCAAAGAAAGCCGAAACGCTCCAGGCGCTGCAAGAACATCGCAGCAGTATCAAAGACGTGCGCGTTGATCCAGTTCTGGGCGTGCAGGTGCTGGAAAAGATCCTGTCGTATGGCACCTCGAGTTTCGGCTACGACGTTACGTTGCAAGACGAATTCCGTATCTTCACCAACGTCAACGGCGGCATCATCGATCCACTGAACTTCAGTGAAGAATGCCTCGTGCCATTCAAAGGCGACGTGTGCATCATTCCACCCAACAGCTATATCCTGGGTGTGACGCGGGAATACTTCAAGATTCCACGCAACGTGATGGTGGCCTGCGTTGGCAAATCGACTTACGCACGCTGCGGCGCCATCGTGAACGTGACGCCGATTGAACCTGGCTTTGAAGGCCATGTTGTCATCGAAATTTCGAATGCAACGAACCTGCCACTGATGGTCTACGCCAATCAAGGCGTGGCGCAGTTCATGTTCTTCCAAGGCGACGAAGAGTGCGAAACTTCCTACGCTGATAAGGAAGGCAAGTACCAAGGTCAGACCGGCATGACGCTGGCCAAGGTGTAAGCCATGAAGCAATCTGAACTGGAAGAGTCAATCGGCAAGAAAGCGCGGATCAATGGCGGTCGTGACTTGGGCATGATTGCCGAGATGCGCTCCGTCATTGGTGAATTGTGCACGGTTGTCAAACGGTGCAAGAGCGGCTTGGTCTTGGTGGAACACGAAGGCAAGCACTATTCGCTGGCGTTGTACAACCTCGACAAAATCGGCACCTACATCGAGGGTGGTAAATACAGCGATGAAGTGGGCTTGAAGCTGGTGTGGACGGCGCAAGAAAAGTCGCCAGGTATTTTGGAGACTACCTACAAAGAGCACGAGCTGATGATGCGTCCTGTGGGTGGTGGTTCAGAATACGACGGGATCTCCGACGGTTGTATCGTCTACGGCTCGGACGACTTGGAAGACATCGAGCGTCACCTGATGTGGTTCGTTAATGGCGTACCATTTCCAAAGCGTCCCACTCTCCTTGTTCGTGAGGTCAGTGTCAACGTTGTACCGAAAGGATAGATCGTGAAAATGCGTAAGCGTAAGAAGGCGCACTACAAGTTCGTCAAGTGCTGGCGGCGTTGGTGGCGTTGGCGTCGGTTTGGTGAGATGTTCTTCCCCACAATCGTCATTGGTCCAGAAGACCTGTAAGTACGGTGGCGGCCTTCGGGTCGCCTTTAATTTAAAGAGGAGTAACAAGTGAGCAAGATTACTGAACTGAACCAGTTTCGTCAACAGCGTGAACAAAAAGCAAAGGAAACTGAGCAAGAAGAAATCACGGAGCTGATGGTCAATCCAGTCATTCACGGCATGAACAATCTTGTTTTCGTCGTGCGTGGTAACGGTAAGGTCGTAGAACTGTATCAGAAAAAGAATGCAGACGATCCGTTTGACAAGTGGGAATTTAAAGGCCATCACCACTGCGATCATCTGTTGCATTTGGCATTGATGACAGCAGGCGTACTGGAACAAAAGGTCTTCATGCTGCGCGACAAGTACGAGCCGGAGTCTATTCGCATGGACTTACCGCCTTCGTTTGGCGTACCCACTGGTGTTACGCCTGATGGCAAAGAAACAGGTTACACCGAGCAATACGAAAACAAACCAAAAGACGGCAAGTAAGCGTCAATAACTAAACAAGGAAAACAACCATGTTTGCAACACAAGAACAAGTCGCACAATTAAAGGTTCGCGCATTGGGATGGCAAGCACATGGCTACCCAGGCGCTGACCCACTTATGCCCGCAGTGCTGGACCTACTTCTGCAATTACCTGACATCGCTCCTTTGTGGAGCTGCGAAGGTCACTATCCGGATCGCAACACTGGTGATGAGCGTGATGAAGATTTCTACATCATGTTCGCCGCTACGCGCCACGGCTTGGCGGTGCTGGAAGAACTGTACGTCGGCATGCAACAATACCTGCTGCCGCTGCAACAAACGTACGACACCTTCATCCTCAAGCGTAAAAAGCTGCGTGAGAAGGGTGAGAATCTTCCACCACCAGTACCAGTGAACCCCGGTCTGAATGCGCTGCGTTTGGCAATTGGTAACCGCCTCCATCCTGAATGCGGTCCCGATGGTCCGTTCGAATGGTGCAACGTGATTAACTTCACGGGTAAGACCAATACACCATCGTCCAAACACATGTTCTTCGAAGGCATCATCCCGGTGCTGCAAGAGATGATTGAGAGTCGCAAGAATCTCTTCTACAAGAATGTCCGGCTGCAACGCGTTAAAGCGCCAAATGTACAGACTGGTTTCTTCGAATGGTCACCTGAATTGATCGACAAGGCAATCGCTGTCTTTAACAAGCGTGCCCCTGTTCATGGTGAGTTTGGTTACGAATACAGTTTCCGTGCACCGAATTCACGCGCTCGCCACATCCAGATCCACGAGGACATGGTCTCGCACCGTGCGTCGAACATGCGTGTTGTGGATGGGTGGATCGTCTGCGACATTGAGGTCATCAAGGCTACGCCATTCGGTGAAATCATCAGCCGTGAAATCGGTAAGACGTATCCAGAACACACCGACCCAGTCGAGATCGACAAGGCGATGTACTTCAAGATACGCTTCATGGCCTATAAAGAAGCCGGTGACGCAATAGTTAGTGATCTGGCTTTCATTACGGTCGACGCCAATCGCTTACCACAGAAAAAGGAGCCAGCATGATGAGTCAAGAGCATCGCACTAAACCGTACTCGCCAGAAAACATTGAGCTTTTAGCCCGGTTGCACGTCCTGTCACTTTTTGCCGAGACTGGTTATAGCCTTCATTCCAACAGCCATGGCGACACGTACGACGTTGTGTTGGCTGACATGCCAGGTCCAGAAGTGCGAACAAGTGCCTCGGAAATTTTGTGGTATCCACTGAGCGAGGCCATTAAACTCCTTGAAAAGTACATGGATGATCGGTACATCAACTACCCCTTGGCTGGTGATACCGAGATTCGCAAGGAAGCGTTCTGGCACGATAAAAACAGTGGGCAAGTCTTTGAGTATCCACAAGGGCAAGCTGCTCTCGCGCCGTGGTTAGGTAAGCAGTACTTCGCCAGCCAACTCGCTGCAGTTGAAGGTATCTTGCTTAACGAGAACGTTCTGCAAGACTTCCGTTTCCCGCCAGTGATCCAGTACCGCAGTGCAATTCGCTGCCTGGCGTGCGACACAAGTGTGGGTGGTACGGTGTACTCGTACGGCGGGTGGAAGTGGCCACAAGGCTTACTGCACTACGTCATCGAACACAACTACCGCCCTACCGATGCGTTCATCAGCTTCATTCGCGGCTTGAACGTCAAACAAATCATCAAGACGGACTTGTCCGTTGTCAATCAACGAAAGGAGAATTAGCATGATCCTCGACTGGACGCAAGACCCGCAGGTGCCAGAACTGCAAACGGCATTTTATCGCCGTGAGAATCTGCGCATCGAAAAGCAAGGTGAAGGCGACTACGCCGGTTACGTCGGTTCCATGGACCACGCCTTCGTGGGTGAGACGCCTGAAGAAGTCGAAGGCAAGCTCATCGAGTTTCTCGGTTAAACAAAGGAAGGAGTAGCATGTCAGGATTAAGTCACACAGATTTGAAAGGGCGTATCTTACGCCGCTTCATCTGTGGCGAAACGTTCCATTCCATCGGTTCGGACTTCGCTATTCAGCACAGCATGGCAAGGACGCTCTCGCAAACGTTCATCCGTGAGTTGTGGGCGTATATCAAAGAGTTCGATATCGAACACCCCTACACGGCAGAGAACTACCCGCACGCGTTCATTGGGCATTCGACAAAGAAGAGCTTCATGCCTTACTACTTGACGCCGCTTGACATGCGCGCGCAAGCGAAGTTCTGGACCAAGCTCATCGACCGGGTGCTCTCTGAACGGGGTAGCGTTAAGCGGAGCTTAACCGAAAAGGATGCTTTCCAGCGTTTGGAATTAAAGACGCGACCGACCATTGCTTTAGAGCGCGAAGGTGTGGCAACGATCGGTGATTTGTTCAAACTCATCGCTGACAAAGAGCGCTGGTTAAACATCGTCGGTTTTGGTGAAGCCACACGTAGCCATATCCTGAACAAGTTGTCGTACCATGGTTTTCATGCTGAGACGGAGTCAACGCCTGAGACCATGAAAGAAATCATGCTTCGGGCATTGGCGTGTATCAAGAACCCTGGTGACTTCGACGTTGCTCAGCGGGAGCGACTCATCGCGGCGCTTGAAGAACGTACGAAATAACACCAGCAACATAAAGAGAGGGCGCTTGCCCTCTCTATGACAAACAAGGAAAAACAATCATGAAAATCGGTGAACAAGTCAAAGAAGGTACGATGGTGGTGATGGGTGACCAAGCCTGGGGCGTCACGTACAACGACGGCAAGTCGTGCAGTTATGGTTGGGTCAATCCAGCCCAAGCACAAATGGGTACGGAGTTTGTCAAGAAGCCTACCGACGTAACGTACCCTGGCAGCTCGTATGAGCGCGAACTTAACAAGCCCGGCGTTAAGGTCGTGAAGGTGCGTCGCACGACTACGATTGAAGTCGTCGGCTAATTAAACAAGGAGTCAATAATCGTGGCTGTTAAGAAAAGCTATAACCTGGTAGTCATCGACCTTTTGAGCGTTGCGCTTGAAAAGAATATCGCCACCACCACAAAGCCTAATTTGGAAGTCTTCATCGACTTGCAAATGATCGAGGACGAACTGGTGTACGACAATGAAGTCTACAACAGTACGCTCTTGCTGACGAACAATCTCAATGATGCCAAGGTCGGTATCAAAGTAACCGGTAAAGTCCAACCAGCACTGGTTGTAACGCTCTACAGTCGCGGCATTGATACGGTGCAAGTGTTTGATGGCGTCCTTCACGAAACGTTCTCTGAAGCGATTGTAGCTGCTGCAGCTGACTTCATTATCGATTTCTTCTGCACCGGGGAATACCTCAGTACCGAGAAGTTCGTGCTGAAGTATCCGATTGTTCTGGACGCTAGTCTCGGCTAATACCCGGCATAAGAGAGTAAGGTTACCCTTACTCTTTTTTTTTTGTCTGTTCTATTTGTTTTTGGCCCTATATTACTTTCATGAGTTAATCCCTAACTCTTTACTCACCTCAGGCAGAGGGTATCTGTCTTTACTTGGAAAAGGACTGTAATGAATAACGACACTATGCTGGCATTGGCGCAAATCTTTGTCAACAATCCCATCGACACCAAACTGCATGACGCTAAGTTTGAACCCTTTCAAAAGCCCCGTTCGTACGAAGTGCGCATCGCGTGGTTTAACCGCATTCTCGAAGCAATGAAGCAGTTGGGTTACACTGACTACGAATTCTTCCGTCCTGAATCCGGTTCGAGCGAAGCCTCGCCAAACAAAACCGAAGTGTCGATTAACAACTACTGCATCGTGGAATTCCAATCGGTTATTTCGCGCACCTTACTTGAACTGTATGGTCAAGAGAAAGACTGGAGCCATCCAGCAGTACTTATGCTCATGAAAGCAGTTGTTAGTGGTGAGATGAAGACGTATCTGCACAGCCGGGTACTGTGGAACGTCTGGTCACCCATGAAGCTGTTCGTCAACATGGTTGGCGGCGCTGTACGTTCGCGTCAATTCGATCTGCGTATTCGCGGTGGGGTCAGTTCCATTCTTTTGGAACGAACTGCTGACAAGATCGTGGAAAACACGACGATGCAGTTGGCCAAGCAAGATCAAGTGGTGTGCTTTTACCACAACCATCTTTTTCTTCAGGCTGATCCACGCACAATTAAAGCGAAGATCGACTCGCAAGGCATTCCGTTTGTGTATTGGGTCGGTGAAGACATCCAAGCATTAAATAAAGCGGCTCGTGCCTACAAGATCGACATCGTTAAATAAACAAGGAAGAACAAATCATGAATCGAATTACTACCGAGACTTCGGAAAACATCCAAAAGAAAATCGCTTGGGCTGTGAGCGAACTTAATAAAGACAAATGGAATCGCAGCGTCATGACGTCGCCCTCGCCAAACAAAACCAAGCTGCGCATTGTCTTGGCAAAGGACGGCGCCGATGCACTCATGGCTGCCGGTGGTCTGAAGGGCGTGCGTTTTGCTGACGTGATGCCTGAGTCGCTCGATAGCATTGTCGTTGGCCTCTTTCCTGATGCAAGCGCCGGTGTGCCGTTTGATGATCCAACCGGGATTGCCTACTCGCCCGACAAAGACGAAACGTTGGATGAACTCATCGTCACCATCGCCAAGGACATCTTCGCTTACCTCGAAGACGGTGTGGAACCGAACGACTTGACCTTGGGCTAATGATGAACGACTTGACTATATTTGCAGACACAATCTTCAACAAACTGCGACCACTGTGCACCAATACGCATTCATTCCAAATGGCGCGCTTTCAAGAAGATGCAAAGAGCGGCGTATTTCTGTGCTCGATTCTCTACGCTTCGAACGCAGACTTTAAAGCGTATCAAGAAAACGAAGAAAGTAACAAAAGTCTGTACAAACTTGCCTTGGGTACGCGAATGGCGGACATCACGGTAAGTACTAAAGACGATGGTCGTTACGAGTTGTCTTTGCGCACGGAAGAGAACGACAAGCACGGTATTGGTTTCTTGATTTTGTTGGGAGAGAGCGAGGCTGCTATTGAAAACGCTGCCCATTACATCTTCGACTTTCTCGTCATGGGTACGTACCCAACAACACCAATATCGCGACTTCACTAAGGAACCGCACCATGAAGAAAGAACTGACCCACGAAGAAATCGTCAAGCGCTGTGTGGAGCTGGACGATATGGCAAAAGAGAAGTCACTGACTGTGCACTACGTTGACGTGCATCGCAGAACGTTCCGTATCGCGTCAGCCAGTACGCTTTGGTGCTTACTCAATGAAGGTGAGCGCTACTGTATGGTCAAGCACAATAACTGCTTCTTGACTGAAGAAGAAGTCGATGCAGCAATTGATCGTATTTTTCAAGTGTAATACCCTACTCTTCTTTAGCCGACTGAGTTAAAGAAGAAGCACACAAGTAACAATAAAAAGGAGTACTGTAGCATGACTAAACCAAGCGTACGTCGTCAAGAAGAAATCAATGAGTTTATCGACCAAGTCGTTGAAATCATCGAAAAGATGCATCGTCAACATGGTCGTCCCGGCTGGCCTATGGTTGTCCAAAATGAAGTGGAGACTGTCTTTAACTTTGTTTTGGCAGACGATCAAGAACGACCACTCGCGGCAGGTAACCGTGTGGCCCAGATTAGCCTTACGAACGAAGACGAGATCGGGCTGTGGATGGAAATGTGCGGTGAACGGGGCGTGACGGGCGTTATGGGTACTGGCTTGACTGGTGAACTCGACGAAGAGCACCTCATGCTGGACATGGCACCACGCGTAGCGCAAGACGCTTACAATTACATGGCATTCGGTCTGTACCCTGACGACATGCCAGCCGTTCATTAAGGAGTCATCATGACCAAAAAACTCAACGATCCAATCATGCTTATCATGATGCTGGTGGAAATGCGCTTAAAAGAAATGCACGGCTATACGCTGTGCTTTCACAACTTGCTTAACATGAACGGCAAACGCGTTACTGCTATCGAACACTTCGATCCAACGCTGGGCGCTAAGTCTTACAATGACGTGCGGGCTGTGGATATCCATGGCGGACCAAATGAAAAGCTCGGTTTGGTGTTTCTTGATAATGCCGCCGATGCTTTAAGTGGTGATGTGCGTGGCGTAGGTTACGTGCGCGATGAAAACCAAACTGACCAAGACCTGTACGTGGAAATGGCCGAAGACGCCTACAAATGGTTGATCAACGGCATCCATCCCGACATCCCACTCTTACACTAAAACAAGGAAGAACTATCATGCCAGTTAATCACAGCAAGTATTTGGAGATGTACCAAAACCTCGACATCGTACTGGCTGAGCTGCTGCTCGTATCAGCTTCGCCTAGCACGGAGTTTTTGGTCGAGCAGATCGAAATCGATTTCGGTTTCCTCTATCCGGGTATGAAGTACACGGCCCGTACGCACGGCGGTGTGGTGATGGTGCAAGCAGACAGCCGGTTGGACAACGGTTGCCTGGAAGTGCATTACTACAGAACACCTGCCGCCTACGAAATGGACATGGATGCGTTTGGTAACCAGCGCCGTCCTTTCCTGAACCCTGACATGGAGAAGATCCGCTTTACCAATCTGTTCTCGCCAGAATTTGGCAATGAATCAAATGAGCGGGCGGCTTCTTCCATCCTGAACTTCTTCCTGTGTGGCGGCGACTTGCCAAAGCCAGGCGCATACCGCAAGAACTAACAATCCAAGGGGTAGTACCATGGTGCCAATGAATATGGCTTTACGTAATCTCGATCTGGACGAACACGACGTTGCCACGAAAGACGATTACACTTACAACAGTTTGCGCGATTTCATGGAACGTTTGATCGATGCGGTCAACAAGATCTCGCCTTCGCTCAAGCTGTACAATCAACTGTTTCGCTATGCAAGCCAAGCTGAGTCGTTCCAGTCTGAACGCTTCTTGATCCAGTACGACGGCTTTGTGTTTGAAGACGCCTATAGCGACCAATGGCGCATGATCTGGGGCGACTTCGTGGTGGCGTGGTACAAACACCCACGGCGCTCTTTGCAATGCAACCGCGAGCTGTCCCAAGCTGAGCAAGCTGAATTTATCAGTCAGTTCAAAGAAGACTTACTCAAGCAGTATCCGCAAGAGCCACCAGTGCCGCCCATCGATCCGAATGCTGAACGCGAGAAAGCAATCCGCTTTGCTGACCGGTTAAACCGCAATGCCTTGTTTGGCAAGATGGGCGCTACCCCTGCTTTAGAAGAGGGCCTTAAAGAACGCTTTTCTCAATTCGTAAAAGAGCGTCAGACGATGAAGAAGCTTGTCGAAGCTGAAGCGCCGTTGACCATGCCAGCAGACGGCATGCCGCCAGTGAAGTGGGATCAAGCCACACTCGATTCGATTGAGTCGTTTGCCAGTAAGTCCCACACAGCCAAGGTCATGCTCGAAGCGATCCGTCTTAACCGGGGAATTGAAATCGTCTCGGCAGAAGAAGCAGCAGCTGAATTTGCCAAAAACATGCGTGGTCCAGATGGCCCGTCAAACATCCCGCTGGTTCATGTAGAGGCAGCCGAGGCAACGTTCGATAAACCTGAGCGTTTCTTCGACAAGATTTTCTTCGATCCGGACTACAAGTTTGATCCGGCGCTGGCTGAAGCTTTGCCTGGGCTTAACATACAAAAGCAAAGCATGAATCGCGTGAAGGACAAGATCGTCATTGTCACAACGCCCGGCAGGAAAGAAGACGATGCGGGTTTTCTCAACCGGATCGGTGATGACGACAGCGAACCCTTGTGGCCAACTGTGGTGGTTGAGCCAGAAGTAAGTTCACCGTTTATCATACCTAACATCAGCCGCGGTAAGCTTCGGGGGGAGATCGATCCAGGTAACAGGTTCCAGATCGTGATTCCTAACGAATACGTGATGCGTTATCCTGCTGCTTATTCTGTGGGAACAGCGCCTGAAACATGGATTACCAATGGCCGCTGCCGTCCTACGCCGTTGGCCCAAGCTGCGAAGTTCTTCGTTCATCATGCTGGCGCGCCAGCATGATGAAAGCGCTGTACGAATAGAAAGGTTGTTATGACGAGGGCTGCTATTACGCGGGCGAAATACCGAACAAGGCTATTGACGGTCGTACTCACTCACGAGGTGAACAAAACGATCATTGAAGCTGTTTCTGCGATGATGCTTGCAACAGTGAGCATTAATCACAAGGAAGAGCAACCGCCTTTGGAGGAATTGCGCACGATACTTGAGCCAGCCTATGTGGAAGTAGCGGCGATCCTTAATCGAGAGTTTGGGGATCGTCTCTATACAAGCGCTGAGCTTGACAATCTGCATGCTGAGTTTAACGTGGTGCTTGGGAACTACCGGCTGCGGGTGAGCTGGCAAAGTGAAGGTGCACACCAAGGCTTTATTCTGGACGTTAAGACGGTCGATCAAAAGTCGATCCTCTCGCGTTACGTTGAAGAATACGGTTACCAAGCGGATCGTGTTTTACTATAGAGCAGTAGCAGGGTGTAAAAGTTTATCACCCTGCCTCATGTTCTGAGAGAAAGAACGTAGAGCTTTCTCTGTTAGTAAGAAGGAGTGGCGGAATCGGTAGACGCGGGCTTGAGGCGAATTAAGTAGCCAAGATGAGTCGTAGGTCGGTGAATCGTAACTGGGGTGTGTTTCCTATAAGCTTGGCGAAGGTTATCGGTTACAGCAACACATCTAACACCGGCGGCCTGCCATTGGGTCCGGACGCAAGTCCATTTACAGGTTCGAGTCCTGTCTCAATAAACAATTGGCGTGTAGCTTACTAACCGTAAGGGAGGGCTTCGGCTCTCCCTTATGCCCCCTACTTCTTTTTTGGGAGTTGTTATGGTCTGGGAACGATGGGAAGCAAAACCTGATACCATCATCTTAGATATTGGTGAGAGTGTATTGGATTTTAGTAACAAGATGGTAGACTTGGCAATGCTGGGAGAGTTGACGAAAGAAGATTTGATCACAGCACTTATCACGCACATTCAGGACGAAACAACAGCACACGTCTCGCTTGATGAGTTTGCGTGGGAGATTGTGAGCTTGTTTGGGGGGCGGCAAGAAAAAGATGTACATGAGTTCGTATATGCTGTGAAAGAGCTGGGTGCTGACATCATCGACCAACTACAAGAGATTGTAGCGTACGATGATGTTGGCGCCCTTTGGTATGACTTTTCCATGATGTGTGGGAATGACATTGTCTTGAAACGCTCTACTCTTACGAACCCTTTACTTCCCAGGACAACAACATGATCGACGGTTTCTTCACCATTTTCGCCATCATCGTAATCACCGCACTCGTTGCGTGTATCTTCGTGATTGGTACAGTGTTGTATTTGAGCTTCTTACTGATCTACACCGTGTGCGTATCGGTGATCGGACTGGTGAGCGCCGTCGTTTATGGCTCGAAAGCGTTGTGCAGATAGCATCAACAATTTCCTCGTAGCAAAAATACCCTATCTATATGTAGCGCATAATTAGCGTAACTTACCGTGTAGCGCTTGAATAAATGTTCCTGGTACGGCTTTAAGTAGCAAAGCTTCAACAGGAAAACGGTACGGCTGGAGGGCTATGTCCAGCAAGTTGTTCGACAATCGGTCGTTCCTCATCACTATGCACAAAACGTGCAGTCTGGAACACCATTGAGTGCGCAGCCGTAAGGCGGTTGTTAGACTGAATTCGAATAAGTCTGAAGCCAGCTTTACGGAAGAGTACTTGACAGTTATGGTATTTGAGGAGAGTCGAAAGGCTCTCCTCTTATGCCGCTTTGGCTTTTTTCTCAAGACAATCACATTAGGAAATACATCCAATGCCATTACATCCTAGCTTTAAACCATTGCTCGCTGCAACCCCTTCCGGGTTCATGTACTTGCAACACGAGCTGTCTGACCACATCGACATCGAGCGTCTTGAAAAGATGATGCGCCGGATTATCTTGAAGTTTAACGAACTCAATAAGGACGACCGTCGTACATTCGCTCCTGTCTTTACCTTTGAAGGCGTTGATTCGGCAGAGCGTAGTTACATTCGCATGCACATGCACCGCCCAGCGATCGATGGCAAACCCGATACGATCTTGGGACACTTCGATTTTCTCCAAGTCATGGAGGGACAATTTCCCACACTGGATTTGGTCATTAACAAATGGGGTCTGCTCTCTTGCGTTGTTCACAAAGACTTAACGGCGCATAACGCTCGCAACGTCATGAATAGCCTGATGGACTACATGGACCCGGTCGAATACGCAATGGGGATGGCGCCCATTAAGCAAATGCTCAAGCTTCCCCCAGAAGTGCGGGCAAAGATTCACTTTACAATTGAAGTTACTACCGCTGGCGTGAACGTCGCTATCATGCGGCTCGATAAGATCTTGATGACTCATCAGGTCCTTGTCGAGAACAAAGAAGTCTAGTGTTTCCTTGTAAGGGGGTTTTTAAGAGGGAGTTGTCTTCCCTCTTTTTTTTTTTTGGCTTGGAGACGGCATAAACGGCTGGGGAATTCCCCAGCCTCTATGACGCTTTTCTTGTTACCACTTCGTCCAGGTTGGTGCATCAGCTGACAGCAATGCTGCCGAACGCTGCTTGACTGCTTGGTAATCAGCGCGTTGTATTTCCTTGACGTTAAAGTGGCGAGCGTGGGTTTTCTCAGACCACGTCATGGTGGTGAACATCGGTGCTGGTCCTTCAATAGACCAATACCCTTTCTCCAAGAACAAACCCTTACTAAACTGGATGCCATCTTCCTTGGTGACTTCCACGTACATCGTCACATCCGCTTCAGGCGACTTACCTTCTCGGGCCTTGTAACGGATCGATTCAATGAAGACTTTACCAGCAGATTCAGGCTTGTACAGAGCAGTTTCTTTACTGTAGGCAACAAGCCACATCTCTTCACTGTGTTTGGCGTCATATACGAGCTTTTGAGACGGTTTTAGCGCTGCCTTGAAGGGAATAGTGTAAATCTTCAATCCGCCCTTGTAGGTGGCATTAAACTCGTTCTTCTCGCCTGTGACAAAACCATGAAAAACGTTCTCCATGTCAGCGTAACCGGAGATACTTCCCAAGAGTGTGGGCGTAACACAGATGCGCGGTACAGTACGGTCTTCCATCGGTGCTTGACGGCGACCAATCATGGGAATGAAAGCTTTGATGTTGGTATCAGGTGAAACGTGGACAAGGTAGTCTTGTTTCAAATCTTCCGGTGTGACGATGTCAACGTTACGCTGGACCTTCTCACTGGTATTGTCAAGCCACTCGTCGAGTTCTTGTTTGGCGTTCATGAAAGTTTCCTAAGTCGATGAGGCGGAATAAGCCGAGAGACCGAAGTCTCTCGGCTAGTAGTATCACAAGATGAGCTTAGATCCCGTCAGCTTCCCAGAATGGGGTTTCTTCACCGGAACCAATCGCACCACCACCAACCTTCTTACGCGTCGTATCAGCGCCTTCCACGTCTGGCAGCAAGCCAAACACTGGATGGAATTCCAGCACGAAGTACAGGTATTCAAATGGCGTTTTACGCACTTGGTCTTTACGGTGCTTACCACGCTGCACTGCCAAGTACCATTTACCATTGACTTGTTCGATGTGTTGGAACAGTTCGCCATCAACGACTTGACCCAATTGCTTGGAGCCTGCGTAGTAACCACCGCCGATCAACAGCTGCACGAAACCAGTACGGCCTTCACGGATCAGCATCTTAGCGTCCGTGGAGATTTGGTGTGGCGTCTTGAAGATGTAACCGTGGTGCTTGGCGTGCGCTGCCATGCGTTCGTACATGTTGCGAAGTGGTTCACCAGCACTTGTACCGTCGCAGCCCGTGGTAGGGATTTTGAGCAGGTAGTCCACTGCCAGTACTTTGACTTCGTAGCCCTGGGCCTCCAAGTCCAAGACAATGTTTTGCAACGTTTTGTACGTCGCCATGCTTGGGTTCAGATGGTAGAAGAAGCATTCAAAGCCATTAACCCGCAGTGCTTCGTGCACGTAATGGGCCAACTCTTCTTCCGTCTTTTCCGCAATCATCGCCGAGACACGTTCTTCCGTCATCGATTCAAGCGTACCGTTACGCTGGGCTTCAATGCCGATCAAACGCTTGTAGATGAATTGGTAGTTCATCTGCAAGGTGTCTTCACAGGAGACGTGCACCATCGCCGCCTTCTTGCTTGGATCTTTCAGGATCGGCGTGTTAAAGAGCGCCATGTCTACGTGTTCCGACAAGTTCATGCCGGTCTTGTAGTTGTGCTCCAATGCCGCCTTGACCCACTCTTCACCGAAGCGATAGCCGCCATCCAATGCTCGGTTCAAGCCTTGCCAACCAGTACGCATGACAGACGTGCCAGAAGACTCGTCCTTGACGTTCTTAAACACTTCCTTACCACTTTCAAGGTCAGTGGTATTGGCCGCGCTAATGATCGATGGATCACGCACTGCCGAGTCAACTTGATACGGTTCGAGTTGCGCGCACACTTCAGCGACGAACGCTTTCATGTTAGGAATCTTGTTACGACCGAACTTCATGGCAGTAGCTGCCTTGGTCATGATCGTGCGAATCTTCTCTTCTTTCAAGAACTCGATCAAGGTGCGCTGGTAATTCATGCAGGTGCGCTTGAGCGTTTGTTCCGACAACTCGTGCTCGATGCCGTCTTTGAACGCATCGTACATCACGTCTTCATCCATGCAAATCATCTTGATCTGCTGGAGCAGTTCCATCGGCTCGTATTGGTAGTTAGGAGGCGCGTCGCACATGGCGATCGCAATCTGTTTGAGACCAGCTAAGATCTCGAATTCGTGGTTGACACCGATGTTGATCTCAGGCGTTTGAATATTCTGCACGATCTCCCGCACGAGCACGGCGGAGTTTTCCTGCAGATTCTTCAGCTGGCTTTCTCGGTACAACAGCGTGATGGCGTGGACTAACAGTAATTTATTATTCATCGCTATGAGGGTCTTTGCATTTTTTGCGCAGCAACATTACTGCCGTGTATTCTCTTCATAGATAAGTGCCTGCTAGATTTTTAATTACCATCCCCCCTGTAGGAGTTTTTTACCGTGACCATCAAACGCATCGTCTTGATCCCATTTTGGGTGCAAGACATTCTGGCGCGTAACAAGATGCAGTTAGCCGACTGCTTGAACGTTGCCAAACTCAAACCCATCATGGCACTGAACGACCTGTTGGCGTTCGCTGCATTGCAACGCCATATTGTTCAGCTCGTCGGTGCACCTGTCATCGGTGACGAACTGTACTGGATCTGGGCAGAAAGCGTCGCTGCTAATCCAGAACTCAAAAAGTTCTTGAACGAGTCGATCTCGGTCCTCTCGGGCGACCCAACGTACAACCGGGAAATCCAAAGCCGGTTGTTCGATCCAGACGCTCATACTGCTCAGTATGAAAAACCGTTTATTACTTATGACTTATCGCCGGAGGTTCTCGGTGTCGTCATCTACCCCGGCTACTTCACCGACAGTGGAAATAATGACTTGCAGAAATCTTTGGTTTCGGCAATTCTTAAACTATTGTATGTGTACGAACACGATCACAAGGTGGCCAAAACCCCTTTGTTTAAACGTTACCTGGAATTATTGTCGGCGAAATAACCGATATATTCTGAGGCAACATTGCCCCCAAGTACTTTTTCCAACTGTATAGGAAGCACAAGAAATGAACCTGTTCACTAACAAGAACCGTCCCGGCTCGGCTCACGTCAGCACCGCCCTGGACAACCTGGTCGCCGGTATCCAATCGCACCTGAACCAATCGGGTTCGACCTTCGTGTCGAGCGCAGTGGCCAAGGGCGCAATGTCGATGGAATCGATCGATCCTGTCATTCAGCAAGAACTGGGCAGCGCCTGCGACGACCTGAACACCGCGCTGGAAGGCATCGCCACCGAACTGAACATCTCGGCACAACTGAGCACCAGCCAGAAGAACGCTGCAACGGCCGCCGGCATCATCGCCTCGGACATCCGCGGCTTCCTGCACGCCCCGATCAAGCGCGACGTCGTCGCTCAAGAAAACATGGCGTTCATCTCGCCACGCGGCGGCGACGCCTTCGACGCACGTATGAAGCCAGCCCTGGAAGCATACGACGAGAAGGAAAACAAGAACGCCGTCGTGTACTCGGTCGCGTACAACATGCAAGCTGCTCGCCAGGACGAGTTCGCTGAAACGTTCTACCCAACCGTCGTCGTCACGCCTGACCAAGTCGGTTTCGCCGTGTCGATCCGCCTGATCCAAGTGTACCGCGAAGTGCGTCGTCAGACCAACGGTAACACCGACAAGTTCAACAAGCAGAACATCATCAAGGCCGTCATCGATCCAACGATCCTGCGCAACGACCAGATGAAGATCGTCCCGGTCTACCGCGATGAATCGCGCGCACACTTCGTCGACAGCGCCCTGGTCAAGCCACGCGACCTGGACCTGGAAGGCACGATGATCCCAACGGCGCCGCTGGCAATGGGCAAGAAGTTCTCGCTGCTGGCCATCTCGCAAACCGACGCCCTGCTGGAAACCGGTCTGCAAGACACCACCGATTCGATCGACACCGCTGTCGTGCTGAACGCACTGTACGTGCAAGTCGGTAACGAAGTGTTCAAGTTCAACACCGCGCGTCTGCCGACCGCGACCTTCAACTACGCTGTGCAGGGCAACTATCGCCAGATGAACCTGCAGTTCGAAAACAGCTCGCTGAAGATCGACAAGGACACCAAGACCGTCGCTCAAGCCGCATCGGTCGTGCTGGCTGACATCGCATCGGGCGAATACACCGTGCGCCTGAACGCTGCTGTCTCGGGTTCGGTGAACCTGGAACTGGCTGACACCAGCCTGTTCGCATCGGACGTCATCGTTGCTCGCGTGACCAACAAGGACGGCGAAGTGCTGGCCCTGGACGGCGCCGAAGCCAAAGCGATCGTGGACCTGTTCAAAGCAGCCAAGATCATCGGTTACGACCTGGACGCACAGCGTACCAACCTGAACCGTCGCATGCGTGGTGACCTGCTGGACACCACCTTCTACAACCAGGTCTACGCGGTGCCACTGCGTTCGCCAATCACCATCCCACGTCCGCTGACCGCTGGCGATCAGAACGACAGCTCGGATCTGGCTGCCCTGATCACTGCAACGCGTATCCGCACCAGCAACGCGGCCGTCGACGAACTGCTGCGCGTCGAAGACATCCTGAAGGAATTCGTCAACAGCAAAGACTCGATCCACGATTCCCCAGAAATCCTGGGTATCTCGCGCTTCCTGGTCCAGCCGTTCTTCGAAAAGGCTGTCCTGGACGTGGCCAAGGAAATCGACTCGCTGCGTTCGTTCGAACGTGCAGCCGACGTGCAAGCACTGCTGGTGAACAAGCTGCGTGACATGGCTTACCGCATGTACCGCGACTCGGGCTACAAGGCAGCTGCTGACGCGCTGGCCGGCGGCATCTCGCAAGTGCCAACCGTCATCATCGGCACCGATCCAGTCCTGGCTCGCTACCTGATGGTCTCGGGCGACTTCCGCACCCTGGGCAACGACTTCAACGTCAAGGTCGTCTCGACGCTGAACGAGCGCATGGCTGGCAAGATCATCATGACCTTCGGCGTGTTCAACGGCGAAACGGATGGCGTGCCAAACCCAATGCACTTCGGTAACATGGCCTGGAAACCAGAACTGACCCTGGTGCTGCCGCTGCATCGCAACGGCGCCAACAGCAAAGAACTGACCGTCCAGCCGTCGTTCATCCACATCACCAACCTGCCGATCATGGCTTCGATCGAAGTCGTGGGTATCGAAGACGTCGTTGCATCGAAGAACGCCGTCCTGATCACCGAAAAGCCGTAATCAACGACGGCCGGCTAGTCTTGACTCCTGAGTGTTTTGGCGCTCAGGAGTTTTTACGAAGAGTCGGTTACCTTTGGTTTGGCAAATCCGGCCAGAGGTCGTTGGAAAAAACGGGGCGTTTCCCTACTCACTGGTGCAACGCCGGTGAGTAGGGTTTATGCCGTCTTTTTTACAGACAACACTTATAGTGTGTCTAACTAATAGGAGGAACGATTATGTTCATCTTTAAGCTCATTTATTTGTTCTCTGTCTTTATCTCTGGCTCTGTGGTACTTTTTCACTCAGGTGAATTTGTCCGGGCACTGTATAACGACGACCGCAAACTCGGTAACGAAGACATCGCTGCATTCTTGTTCATCTGCTCGATCTTCATCTTCTTACCAATCATGAATACGTTCGTGGCAATGTGTGTGATTAAACACTATCTGGGTAAGAACAAACAACGGAGTTGATTACAATGGATTTCAGGCATATATTCCAATTGTGAGTAGCAAATACTATTCTTATTTGTCTGTAAGATCATCCGTAAGTCCACTTATAAAAAGGCACGCTATCGTGACGAACACTGTATTTGAAATCCTCTGGTATGCTTACCACATTAGTGTCTGGGGTGCGTTTGCATTCTTCTACATCCACTACGACATCATCAAGGTAAGAGCGTTCGCAATTGTTGCTGCGCGTATCAATCGCCATCTGCGTTGGGGCAAACGCAATGAAGCAATGTACATGACGATGATGATGGTGTGCGTTCTTGCACCGATTGCCAATAGCTTCTTTGCTTACCTCACCTTGCGTTATTGGTGGCGTCGGCGTAAAGCGTAAGCGTCATAGACCGGAGGGAATTCCCTCCGGCCTTTATGCCCTCTTTATTTTTTTGTTTGAATTTAAAATGATTCAGTCATATATCACCTAATTGACGTAGTATTCATATTGCGTGTTATGTGTTTAGGGAACGCTTAGGGATAAGTTGTTTTCAAGGAATAGAATCATGATGGACATTAATCACGTAGCCCAAACCTTGTTCGGGAATGTCAACGTTTCACCGATCAAACCACAGGATCGACGGATAGGCCACAGTCCGATCGAGTTTCGAACAACCTACTACAATTACTTACCAACCGCAGCAACTGTTGTGTGGCGCAGTGGACTTAAGTGTACCTTGGCACCAGAGCCGAGCTTTGAGACGAACCATTTGGTCATCAGAAATGAGATCACGATCCAGCACGCAGTAAAACTTGACATACAGCGTGTATTAAGTGCTGTAGCGGATGATGCCAGTCAAGAGATGCGAGCGCTAAGAGATGCGTTCAAAATCTCGATCCGGCACAACCACTTCAGTAGTGTTACTTTGATTTTAGACTACCATCTGTCGCTGGAACAGCTGAGAGATTATGGCGGGAGCGTGTACTATCACGAACTCGACATCGTCGTATCACTGATGAGTTCAGACAAATCTCCCCCGCATCCGTATAGCGCTGCGGGTAGAGATTTATGCCTCGTAGAATCCGCTCCTAGCAAGATCGGGTTTAACTACGGTATTGAGATCATCGACAACGCAGGCAAGTATGGGGACCGTTACCTAAACATCGGTAACAAAGTCTATCGCGCACCGGCCGAGAAAGATAGCACCAAACGTGACGGGGTGTATATCGTGGCGAATGAACCGGTCATCGGGGAAGTCGACATGAGCGAGCGCGAAGTGCAGTACTACCCATTTGAAATGGCTGAAGAGCAAGTGGGTTTGTATCGCACACCAGAGGAAGCACTGAACTTAGGTGATTTGTCTCAAGCGAGAAAAGAAGAACTCGTTCAATTAGAGCATGAACTGCAAATTGGGAAAGCTGAACTTAACAAAGAACGGCAAGAACATGAAGCGGCAATGCTGGACAAACAACGGGCACTTCGAGAGGCTGAAGTAGAACGTGATCGCCAAGCGCGTGTGATTGAAGAAATGCGTGCTGATCACGAGCACAGACTCAAGCTTGAACGGGAACGTGTCAAGGATTACTACGACGACAAATCTTACGAAAGGAAAGACAAAAGTGAAACACTAAAATTCATACCAGCCATTGTTGTCGGTATTGGTGGAGCGCTCATGGCAATTAAGAAGCTCTTCTTCTAGTATCACTAGCTGGAATTAACATCTCGAAACAAGGAAACAATAACATGATGGATGCCTTTATGGGCCCGTTGGTGGACGCCGACACACCAGCGCTTAATCCCGACATCGCTAACGGCTTAGCCGTCAAGCACTTCAAGGATGTCGAGAAACATGTACATCTGGTTTTCCAATCGGCAGCGAAAGGCTTTCCCGAGGGTTTGAAGTACCTCGGGTGCCGTCGTTGTACACCGCCAGAAGAATTGGCCATCGTCACCAAGAAGAAGGGCAGTAAGCGCCTGTATGATGTTGCACGTTCGGACATCTACATGATGCAATACCTGTTCGAGTACAAGGGTGAGAAGCTCGACCCACGTTACATGTATTTGCCATTCGTTGGTGAAGCAGGTAGTTTGACGATGGGTGGTAGTCACTTTAACGTATCGCCGCTCTTGACGGACCGCGTGATCTCTGTGGGTGTCTCGAGCATCTTCATCCGGCTCTTGCGTGACCGCTTGACGTTTGAGCGTATGAGCCAGCACTACATGATCGATGGTAAGCGTGAGACCGTGCAAGTTGCTTGGTCGCAAATTTACCATAAGAACGCGAAGATGAAAAAGCTTCGTCCGACAGTGAAAGCCAATTGCACGCTGATGCACTATCTGCTTTGCAAGTTTGGTTTTGCTGAAACGTTCTTGAAGTTCGGCAATTGTAAGCCCGTTGTCGGTGGTGCAGAAATCAATAAGAACGTCTATCCAGAAGACGAGTGGGTCATTTGCAGTAGCACGCAAGTCAAACCCAAAGGTTGTGGTCGTGGCTTTTACGAGCCTACGCAAATTCGCGTTGCTGTGCGTAAGGAAGAACTGACCCCCATGGTGAAAAACATGCTGGGTGGTTTCTTCTACATTGCTGACCATTTCCCCACGCTGCTCCCGCCTGAGTGGGTGGAATCCAAACGCCAGTGGATGATCCTTTTGGGACACATCATCTTTTCTGGTTCGATCAACGCAGGTAAGCTGTACGACGACATTGCTGACCACATGACGTCGCTCGATGAGTATTTGGATAGCCTCATCATGGTCAAGCTGCAAGACATTGGCATTCATGTCGATGACATCTACCAAGTGTTCGGTATCGTGATCGAGCGCTTTAACGATTGGTTGCTCTCGGCAACTGATAAGGTAGCGAGTATGTACGAGAAAGAACTGTCGATCCTGCCGTTCTCCTTGTACGAAATCACGAGTGCAATCTTCAAGCTGTACTTCAAGCTTAAGGCGGCATCCAAGAAAGAACTGACGGCAAAAGAAATCGTTGCTACGATGAACTTGACGCTGCGTACCGGCTTGATTTTCTCCTTGACCAAAGGCCACGGGGAAGTCTCGACGATTAGCTGCCCAGGGGACAATAAGGCAACAAAGATCACCTCGCTTTTGGTGCCACAGTCGGCATCGAACCGTCAGAGTAGCCGGAAAGACCGGGCAGTATTGAATGACCCTTCCAAGCGCCTGCATGTCTCGGTGGCTGAAGTCGGGGGCTATTCAAACTTGCCTAAGAGTGAACCTTCGGGCCGCTCACGGATTAACCCCCACGTTAAGGTTGATCCCAAAGGTGTGGTGTTGCGTAATCCTGCGCACATGGAGATGCTCGATAACGTGCAAGAACTTATCAGGCGTTGACCTAGCGTAGATTCAATAACGCAACAACCACATATTACAAAAGAGCAATGCATTACGTATTGTCACGCAACGACCCGCTAGGGACGCCTAGCGGGAACATAAACAAGGAAAAAATCTCATGAGCTGGAACAACAACAATCAACCGAACTTGCCGTACAATGCCACTGGTCCAGAGCGGCAACCGCTGAACCTGAGCCTGGGTAATCCGCCGTACGTGCCGGCAAGCTTCAATGGCCCACAACCGCTGCAACAGATCCTGCCCTTGATCTGCGCATCGGCTGCCATCGAAATCCAACAGCGTGCGCAGAACAATCCACTGCGTACGTTCATGTTCAACCAGTATTCGCGCAACAACTTCAACAATGAGGATTTCGCAGCCCTCATCGAAGCGACGATCGAATACATCATCCTCGAGATGAACAACAATCGCTACAGTGACGTGGAACGCGCAGCGCAGAACTGCGTACCACAAATGTGCGAGATGCTGTGCGCAATCAATCTGCGGGTCTTCCCAGACCTGGAAGCGTACATCAACCAGAACGTCGTCCAGACGCTGCGTAACACGATCAGCAACTTCGACAACATCGCGAACCGCATCAAGCAAGCGCGTTCGGGTAACAGCGGCTGGAACAACGGCAACAACAATAACAACAACCAAGGTAACAATGGTTGGAACGGTGGTAACAACAACAACGGCAATACCTGGAACAATGGTAATGGCGGTGGTGGTGGTAACAACTGGAACAGCAACAGTGGTAACAACAACAGCGGTGGTAGCCAAAACCGCTGGAGCAATACCGGCAGCTGGAGTAGCGGTACAGCCAAGCCAAGCACTGGCAACACCGGCGCGCTGTTCAATAGCCAGAGCAGCAGCGGCAATGCAGAAGTCAGTGGTAACTTCCGCAGCAAGTACGACGACAAGCAACCACTCAAACAACCCTATGAAGCCCGCAAGGAGAATCCCGTGAGCCAGCAACAACAGCAAGAAGAAATGCACGTCCTGGAAGCACCACTGAACTCGGGTGAAATCAAGTGGGTGCCAAGCAACCGCTACCCGTACGTACCTGCAATCGCCCCGACCGTCGGCGAAATCTGGCTGCGCAAGCATCCAGTTTCCCGCGATAACCCCAACGGCCTCATCGAGCCGTTCCTCAAAGAAAAGGACACCTCCGTGGACTACGACAAGCACGACACCGGCAGCATCTTCGGCCCACCACCGCGTACGCTCGACATGAGCAACGCTGCCAAGACCATGGCCAAGATCGAAGAAGGCGTGCGCAAGGTCAACAACACGGTGACGATGTCGGACGACGAAAAGAAAGCACCTGAAGTCACGACGCTCGTGAACCAGAAGGTGATGATCGAAACGTCGCTCGAATCGGCCTGGGTTTCCGGTTCGCTCAATCGCCTGACGGCGCCGGCTGGTCAACTGCCTGACGTGTATCGCACCTACGCACGCATCGCGCTGCCACTGGTGACCCAGGAAGACCTGACCGATGTCATCACGAACTTCGGCCAGTCCAAGACCTACATCGAGCTGCGCGAAAAGCTGCAAGCGGCGATCGAAGAAAAGAAAGCACCACAACTGTGGGGTACGGTCAACACCCGCCTGACCGACATGATCAACCGCATCCTGTCGCAAAAGCTGGCACTGCCGGGCGAGAACGGTACGGCTGTGTCGATCGACTCGTTCCTGGGCGATATCGAAGATCTGATTTCGTTCCTGGGCAAGAGCTACGGTCAGAACGTGCAGCAAGCGTTCCTCAAGCATCAGAAGCAAGAAATCCAGAGCATGTTCATCACCCTGGACGAAAAGCTGACGAAAGACCTGTCGGACGGTTACGTGGCGGACATGAAGTTCGACGACGCCAACAAGCCAACCTTCACGTTCCTGGCCAGCGACTATTCGCTCACGTTCCTGGACTGCCTGTCGTACGAACTGGACGTGGACATGGTCAAAGGCATCGGCACCCTGATGACGGACGCCGGCACCCCGATCGTGCACAACATGCTCTCGGGTCTGTTTGCTGACATCGAAGAACGCGGCGGTTCGTTCGAGCGCCACCTGTTCATCACCAACGACGGCCGTACGCTCGAAGCGGTGCGCGGCTACCTGGGCGAGAAAGCCTACATGCTCACGCTCGTGAAGTAATCTTACCTTGCATGCCTGCTGGAGTTATTCTAGCAGGCGTGTATGACCTAGGAGAACAACATGGGTTTTCAGTTATCAATCGGTAATGCGCAGGCGGACTTTGACGATCCACGTAAGTATGTCAAGCAAGGCGAGGTTGCTGGTCAGTACGATATCTTCTTGTACGTACCAAACATCACGCACTGGAATGCACCGTCGTTTCCTAACGCGGTTAGTTCGGCGCGCACGAACCAGATGTCGAGAAGTTATTCGTCGTTTGGTCAGTTCTGTGATATGACGGGATTGGGTGAGGTGCTTGATAAACACGCTGGTGGCGAAATGGATCATCCTGACGCCATTGTCATTACGCCGATGCTCATTCAAGACGTGGCGGCAGTACGTTTTCGTTGGGAGCATTCTCGTCCTGCGAAAAAGCCTGCTGGTTATTGGAATGAAGTGTGGGAACCGAACACGCGTCAGTACATTGACCAAGATGGCGAAAAGTACGATTACACGTTGGCTGATCTTCTTTGGTTTGAAGGTTGGCTTAACTGGGCGTACCGTAACGTTCCTTACCCTTGCTTTAGGAATTCCTGACATGGAAAAAAATCCCTTTGAAGGCTTGCGCATTGCGGTGGCAGGCGAGAATTCGATGGCGCGCGAATACGCCACGAGTTTGATTGCCGACACGCTTTCGATGAATCACTTCACGAACGTCAAGGTGCTCAATCCAGCAGCCATGGTGGTGCAGCACGGCACGACGCGTTCGTTGTATGATGTGGTCAAAGAACACGCTGCCCATATCTTCAACGAGCCAGTGGAAATCCAAGGCAGCTTCGCATCGTTTGAGGACAAGAATATCGACGGTGCGTTCGGTCCTGAACCTGTGGGGCGTTTCCAATGGTCCAATGCTGACAAGCTCTGGGTCCAAACACCTGACGATGATCCGAAAGGTATCACGCTGTACGTGGCTGAAAAAGACGGCGAACGTGCACGCGAATTATCAGGTCAGAAAGCGCTCGGTGTAATGACAGAATACCCGAACACCGGCAAGCGCACCATCGAAGCTTAAACCTTCATGCCTGCTGGGAAACCGGCAGGCTATATGCCATTAAGGAGAAGTTATGGCACGCACTGCCAATGTGAGTGTTCAGTACACAGAGTCCCATCCAATTGGTTCGGGGATCTATACGTTGCTGACGGAAATGCTCAAGTCGTACAAACCGATGGAAAAGCACAGCATCGTGAGTGTGGAAGTTGTCGAGACGTATATCGAGAACGACGACACGGAAAGTCCTCGGATCAATGCAACACAAATTACGTGGGATGATTCGCAAGGATCGCCTTATAGCAAAGTTGCGGTGTTGGTCTTTGAAGCAGACCGCACTGCCCAGTATCGTGAACCGAAGTTTGTGGTGCGTTACGCTGACTCAGTGTTTTCGCACGATGAACCTCGTACGAGCGACATTCATTACTACGTCAAAAGCATGGGTAATGCGTTGGTGGAGATTTGCAATGTCTTCCTCAACACTCACCCCATGATTCCCCGTTCCCGCAAGTTCCCCCAATAAGGAGTAACAAACATGAGTACCAAAGACAAAAAACTGAGCGTTACCATTAACCTGGCCGGCACGAGCAATACGGGCAAGACCCTGCTCGCTGCAAAACTGAGCGCCTTCTTCAAGAGCCTCGGTATCATCGAGACCAAGGTGCATGACGAAGAAATCCATCCGGAAGACTTCGGCGAACTGTGCATCCAAGCACCGACGACGTCGTTCGATTACGCAGCGCAAGACACCAGCGTTGACATCAGCGTCTCGCCGATCTACCACCCAATCGACACCAGCGACGAGCCAGCTGCGCAGCGTCACATGCTCGAAGCGAACCTGTCGGCCGAACAGCTCGAAGCGCGTTTCAGCAAGTCGTACCAGCACCCGCAACATCCACGCACTGCCTGGTTGGCTGAAATCCACGAACGTCGCATCACTGACGGCTACTGGGTGTGGCTCAAGCGTCAACTGGCAAAGTAATTTCTTGTCAGAAAGAAAACATCTTTTTACTGGCCTAGCTAGTTCTATGTAGCACATTTTCAACGTAGTCCACTACACTTAAACAAGGAAAAAGTATCATGGCACAAGGCACTTTGCACATCGAAATCACCGGCGACCAAGACTCGGGCAAGACCCTCATCGGGAACATCATCCACGATGCGCTGGAAAAGAACGGCTTTAAGAACGTGACCCAAATCGCCGACACGGGCGAACCGGTTGCTCGCATCGACAATACCCCATCGGTTCTGGACCTGGTGCGCGAATCGCGCCCTGACATGTTCGACACGCCCGTGACCATCTCCGAGACGACCTGGAGCGGCGACGACGACATCAACGTTGTTACCGACACCGGTCTGGAAGACCTCGAGACCGAAGCGAACGCAGCGCTGGGCTAATATAGCAGCGGCATAAACGACAGGAAGGCTTTGCGCTTTCCTGTCTTTCTTTTTTTCTTGGAGATTACCATGCCACTTGCTCGTGTGCAGCGAATTGAACTTGAGTTCGCCGAATCAGAGAAGTGTCCACCCTTACCTGCTAAACCATCGAAGCATCAACCCAAAGCCATAGCGCAGTTGGGTGAAAGTGCGCAGCGTAAGAAACAAATGGCGTGGCGCTTCTTAATGGCTCAAAGGGGGATACGGTGAGTATGAAGCATGGCATACCGCATTTCGATCATTCAAAGGACATCGCAATGAGTCTGAAAAATGTCTGTGTTGCATTGTCGGCCTTTGCACAGCCAACCAATAGCGACAATCCGATTCCTCTTAACAGAACCGCGCCTGAACCGGAGAGTCGTAACTTGTTGGGTCCGCTCTTTTGGAACGTGGTATTGCAACGCAATATCTCGGATGAGCAACTCAAGAAGATGCTGCGCAACTACGAGCAAGTGCTGCGCAATCGGGGTGTGGGAACACGCCACCGTAATCTGGATGGGGATATTTACAATCAATTAAAACGCGGCGATATGACGTGGAAGATCTTTTGCATGGGGCTTGAAGCCATTGGTGCAGAACTCATCGATGTGCAGCTTGGCGTTAGTTTTAAGGAGGCAGTTAATGTCGGATAAGAAAATCGCGGTGACGGTCTCAGGCGGTGACCTTGTCGAAAATGAATTGGTGGCGATTTCAATTCACCACCACCTAACGCACGGTGGCTGGGGTAACGTGACGGTGGAAGACCCAGCTGGTCAACCTACCAAAGAAGCCTTGGAAGGCATTACGCTGTACGACATGGTGGATCGTCTGCGGCCTGAACTCTTTGACACGAGTATCGTCGTTAAAGGGTCGTTGCCACAAAGCTTCCCAGACCAACCGATTGTGACCGATTCCCACGGCACCGAGCGGTATAAGACGAACGAAGTGGTTCGTTACCTGCTCGATGAAGGTCCGTTTGACATGAACCATCTGGCACGTATTCCTTTCCCACTGGAAGACCGTCAGCAGTTCGCGCAAATGATCGGTTACAGTACCGGCGGTTACGATACGCTGAGTTACTCGCCAGCCTCGCTCGCTGCAGAAGCGAGTGAACGGGCGCGCGATGAAGTCGAGCGTGTCAAGAACCATGGCGCGGCGTCCATGTCGCACACGGAAGTCGAAGCGCGCGACTACGACCCGGTTGACAACAAAACCTTCGCTGTGGAAGTTGAACAGCCCAGCACGGACAATACGTCCAATTAAGGAGAAACGATGAACAATGGAACAGATATCCGCGTTCAAGTCACGGGTGGCGATTCTTGGAAAGAACGCGAACTCGTGGCAGACACGATCGCTGTTGCAATGCAGGATCGCGGTTTCAATCAAGTCACTGCGCTCAATAGCATGGGCGGTGAGAGTGAGTTGTATGGTGTTAAACCACGCACGGTGTGGGAAGCGGTCAATGTCGTAGCATCCAGTTTGGTCAATCGCACTATCACGGTCGATCCTGGTCTTGACAGTAAGCATCCTGGGTTGGCAAAAGACTTCGGCTTTGGTGGTCACTGGCAGCATCTGGCTAACACTGGTATGTCGGTGTACAATCCGGACGAGCAAGGTCATCCTGAATCGGAGCCAGCCCAGTTCGATAACACCACGGTGATGGTTCGTTCGGGTGAACACTCGGCCATCATGGACCTGCGAAACCGCAACAGTCCAGAAGGCACAATCAACGGCTGCCGGGAAATGGGTATTGAAGCTACGCATGTCGGCATTCGTGCAAGCGACATGGATAACGCGGTCGCGGCTGTTGCGCAAGCACTGCGCGCAGCGCCGGGTGCTTACGTGACGGTATCGGTGCGTGAACCGAATAGTAATCGTGGCGGCGAACCACCGGAGCAGTTGTACTTTAACGATCCGGCACCAAAAACGATCCATCCATTCCAAGTGCAAGAGTTGCCTGGTCGTGGCTTCCGTCCCTTTACCGAAACGTTCGACCGCTCGATGGTGTTGCAAGACAATCCGGGTTCGTTCTTGCTCGACGATGTCGTTGAGACCGATCCGAACCACAGTAAGATCGTGGAGATGGTCAAGCAGCGGATCGAGAACACCTTGCAAGACTCGGAAAAGTCGCTTGCAAATGCACGCGAACACCTCGCTGCAGCACAGCACTCAATCGACCAAGTCGAGAAACTCGAAGCACCTGGTCTTAAAGACCAAGTCACGCAAATGGTGAAAACCAATCTGCAGGCTTCGGGCGGCTACGACAACCTGTCCGATAAAGCGGTCGAAGAACTGGCTGCTGTCGCCGTCGGCAAAGGTTTCCAGAACGCAAAGAGCAAGCTGGCTGTGCAAAATGGCGGCTACACACCACCCACCGAGGACGAACCGAAGACCGGTCGTCGTAACAAGAAGTAATAACCATCCACAACTAGAAAGGAAACACCATGTTTAACCAAAACGCCACTTACAACCCAAGCCCGAACCACAACCACACCGAGTTCAACAGCGACCTGAACATCCACGTTACCGGCGGCGACCGTGTCGAACGTGAACTGCTGGTCGATGCTGTCTCGAGCGCCCTGAAGAAACGCGGCCTGGAAGGCGTCAAAGCCATCGGTCCACACGGCTGGGCTACCGGGCACGAAAACGTGCAGCCGAAAACCATCCTGGATCACGTCGAAAAGCTCCGTCCTGACCTGATGAACAAGAACATCGCTGTGACCTCGCAGCAAGACAAGTTCGCAATGCACGCCGGCTTGTCGCCAATGCCAGTCAAGTTCAGCGCAAGTAATGCTGACGGCAAGAGCATCAGCAGCTCGAGCGGCACCGCCAAACAGTTCCTGGCTGAAGCAAGTGAAATGGGCGTGTCGGAAAAGATCACCGTCTCGGGCACCTACCAAGACTCGCTGATTCGTGCAGCCCAAGAAATCCTGCACGCACAACCGGCCACGGAAGTCACACTCAAGATGGAACTGCAACCGTGGCAAGTTCGTCAAAACAACGACGCCTACTACGCACCGCCGTTCGAACCAGGCAAGGTCGTCAGCACGCTCGATCCAGCCGGCATCCCACTGCCAGCTTCGCAACCGTTCTAAGTCGCAGCTGGTAAGTTCTAACGCGGCATAAGGGCCAGAGGGGAGTTACCCCCTCTGGCTCTATGACACAAATTATGAAAACGAAAAACACAACGTGCACCTATCGCATAACTCATCATAAGTCTGGTAAGTTCTACATTGGCAGTACTGGTAATTTCCAACAAAGAAAATTAGAGCACGAAAGCGCACTTCGTAGGAATTGCCATACGAATTCAGAACTTCAACAAGCCTATAATGACGATCCCAATATCGCGATTGAAATTGAAACTATTGCAAAGGATAGGGAAGAAGCTTATAACCTTGAACAAAAACATTTAGACGAGCACATTCGATCAGGCACGCTCTTCAATAAAGATACTGAGGCAAAAGGTTGGTTGCAAGGACAGCCTTGTTCTGATGAGAGAAAAGCAGCTATCTCCTACGCTAACTCAGGACGAACACATAGTCCTGAAACTAAGAAACAAATCGGAGACACTCAGCGGGGCCGAAAGCGAGCTGAGGAAGCAGTTGAAAAGATGAAAGAAACTCTTCGTAAGAAGTCTAAAGCAGTTTCTATTAAAGGTGTAATTTATCCAAGCATCGGAGTAGCGATCGAAGCATTAGGTGTAGATTACAATACCATCAGTAATCGTGTCAGAAGTCAAACTGACGCGTTTAGTGATTGGTTCTTTGTCGAGCAGGCATAAGAGCGAGAAGGGATTTCTCCCTTCTCGCCTATGACCTACTTTTTTTTTCGGTCTTTAACCAACTTTACGTTTGGTCAGTTCCGTCTGGTTGGGTGTCGTCGTCGGTTTTGGGCTCTTGCTCTCCTTCACCCTTGCCTTCTTCATTTTCACCACCTTCCGGGGTTTCACCATTTGCTGCATCATCGTTGCCTCCCGCATTGTCATCAGTTGGAGTATCGACACTAAACGGATCACCACCACCGGCATCGAGACTGAAATCGTCTCCCGTATTGCTGCCGCTGTCATCTGTCGTGTTGTCCGAATTACTGCTGGTCGATTCTGCATCCACACCGCCATGCGCTGTCATGACCGTGTTACTAGCGTCGCGTACTTGCTCGACCTTGATCATGAAGTCAGTGAACGTCTTGGTCAAGTTACCCAAGTGCGTCGTTTGCATATCCCACACGTCAACCATTGGTTTGCCGTCAGCATCAACAGCAGTCAGCTTGGCCAGTTCAGGCAGCACACCGTTTTCATTCATCCACTGACGAATGTAGTACGCTTTGACCACTTCACGCATGGTATTCACTTGGTTAGCAATGTCGCCACCTGTGTCAGTCGTGAAGAACTTGTCGCTGATGATCGCTTCGAGGAACGCGTCGAGTGCTTTGGTGTACGTCTCGAGCGCAGTCAGTTGGTTCTCCAGCGTGACCGAATTAGGACGTGGCAATTCCACCGTGAAGTTCATGATGAATTCGCTCAAGAGCTGGTCGACCGCGTAACGCTTTGCAGCGTCCAGTTGGTGCTGAGCATCTTTGTCCGCTTTACCAGCACGCACCGCTTCGATGATGTTTTTGCCTTCCTCAGTCTCTTCCATCTTAAGACGGTCGAAGTTGTTAATGAGGATGTCACGCAGATCATTGATGAGGTGTTCGGAATTCATCATGCACTTACGCATGTGATCCGACAAGAGTGGACAGAACTGCTCCTGGATCGTCATGACGCGTTTGGACAGAAGGATGTTGTTCGTCACAACCGAAGTAGCAAATTCGGCCTGGAACGTTGCATCGACCGTCTCTGGCGACAGACCTGTGGACATGATGGCTCGCTTACGCAAGTTCTCTTCCAAGTCAGTATCTGGCTTGGTGTAGTTATCGTTCTTTTGCTCGAACGACACAGCAACGTCCGGCAGACCAGGGTGGCCTTCGTAGACGAACTCGAAACCAGCACGCTGCAAGAAGTCCGTAATGTCCGTTGGGCTATTAACACCCAGTGGGAAATACTGCTGACGGGCACGGATGATTTCGTGCTGCATGATTTCAAGCGTCTTTTGTGGGTTCGGGTCCGACTCATCGAGTTTCAAACGCACATTGGTACGACCAACCGAATTCTTCACCGAAGCCATGACGTTTGCGAACATCAGCATGGTGCGCAGACTGTTCAGAATCTTCATGTCTTCCATGAGCGACTTACCGATACCGTCTTCCGTATAACGGAAAGCGAAGTACGTCATGAGTTCAGCTGGGATGAACAGCATTTGGGTATGTTGCTTAGCGAGCGAACGGGCCAGCATGATGCGGTAGACTTCATCACGCTTTGCCAGTGCTACGCCATTACCATACACGCCGTTACGCAGACGGGCCAAGAGTTCTTGCTCGACCATGTCGCCGTAGATGCGGGCAGTGTAATCGAGGTGCTCACGGTTGTTCGTATCAAAGCCATTCATCATGCCTTTAACGCGACCCAGCATCGCTGATGGGAAGCTGCCGTTGGTGTTCAGACGCTGCGCCATCTCTTGATAGTAGTCAGCGTTTTCCGACATCGACACAGGGTGACCGTCAGCATCGATCAACAGGTAAGCGCCCACTTGCTGCTCAGGACAACCCGGCACGTACGCAGGAATCACCGCTTCCGGTGGAACGTGCATGATGAGTGGGTTACCCACAGTGCGGCGGTTAAGCTGCTCTTGCGTTTTGAGCGTATTGATCGGCTTGTAGTTATAGTTGCGCTCTTTATAGAGTAGACCAGCCATTTGGCGATCATTCATTGGCTGCATCGTTTTCTTTTGCTGCAACGGCGAGAACGATTCCAAAGCGCGCGTACCGACAACTTCCATGATGCGTTGCTCACGGATCTTTTGGTTCACTTGTGGGAACTTGAGCAAGTCGAAGTTATCGGTCACGGTAATGAACGTTTCGACCTTCTTCTTAAATTCCCCTTCCAGTGCCATTGCGCCATCGACCGATTGTGGAACCGCGTAGTCAGCAAACGACTCCATGGCAAAGCCCGGTGCATTGCGGTGCTTGGTTGGTACTGGTTTCACAGCTGGACCCAACAGACCCAAAGACCGAACCGAGCCGTCTTCGTGAATCGAATCTTGCATCGACTCGAACGAGACGCGCTTTTGACCGTTGATGACTTCGTCGATGGACGACTCTGGAATGACAAGCACAGGGTAGCTGCCGTCTTCAAACAGAATCGAGCGCAGCATTTTCGAGAGCAGCGGCTTTATTTTATAGTCCTGCTCGAAATACGCCTTCGCCCGGTTAATCAGTGCGCCACTGACATCGGGTGCCATTAAGCCTTCTGTGACCGAATATGTCAGTTCGGTTTCCATCATGTCTTTTGGCGAAAGAATCGAGCTTACCAAAATCTGCGCCGACAGTTCCATGTCAGGCAAGAGCTGCATGACCGTCTTAGCATCCATCGAGCTTTGCGCGGTACGCTGGGAGATTTGCTTGAACGCTTGCGTGTTCGGTGGTGTCGTTTCGCGATTACCATTGTTATCGTAACGCTGCACTTCCCGATCGGGAACGAGCTTACTGATTGCTGCGAGCAGTTCGGGGTTCTCACGAACAAGCGGCATCACGGGGAAACTCTTGCCGGTGCCTGCTTGACTTACTGCGCGCTTAAATTCTTTCGATGCCATACCAACCTCATTTTAAATTGGGGATAGTTGTGTCCAACAATCACTATTTGCTGTACAGAGAAAAGGTGCTTCAGCTGGCTGAAACCATCGTGATTCATTCGGTGGAGTCAGCGGAAGCTTTGAATAATTATATCGCCATTCAGCACGGGGCTGATGTCGTGGGGACGTCTGATAAGACGACCTGGAAATACTACCGCAATCTTGCAGGCATGTACCATACGATCGATCAACCCATGCGGGTTGTTTCGATGGACACCTTGGAGACGATTCTGTTTTCCAAAGAGAGTCTGGCTATTCACCGTGCTACGGCAAGAGCGTACGCGTATGGGACACGCCAATATCGTGAACTGGTCTCGCAATACCCAGACCAAGAAAATCTGATCCTGGGCATCTTGTACCCGATCGATATCGAGAAAGCCATTACTGCCGCTGACCGGGAAATCCTCGGGTATCCACCAGGGCTTGTTGAAGTCAATGAATACAGCTTGATTGCCAACTTGCAAAAGTGGATCAATGGCTACACGGGTCGTTGGTACAATCGTCAGTTTGGATTAAGTGACGACCTGTATCCGGCAACCTCGTTTGGCATCATGTTTTTGTTCATGGTCAAGGAAATCTTGAACTTGCGCAAAGCAGCGTGCAAAACGCCTGAAGCCCACAGCTTTCATGTCCGTCAATATCTGGCCAGTCATGGTTTGCTTGACGCGTACTTAGATTCGATGACCAAGAAGCAAGCCCTGTTCTTTTACCGGAACATCGCTTACATCGAGCGCAATGTCGGCAAACAAGAAATCTTCGAGTGGCTCGTCGAACATATCATGACCGAGAGGTACTTGCCTTTGGGTGAGTTCACTATGCGGCACGATTTATCCAACCAGCCGGACGAATTGTATCCAACGCTGTTCTTTAAAAAGACACCGCTGAACTTGGGGTACTCGTCCGATGGGCAAGACCGGGTGAACTTGCAGCAAATGCTCAACAAGCAAGACCGGATGGCACGCGACAACATTCTGTACAAGAGTGACGTTTTGCCTGTCATTAAAGAGACGATGGAAAACTCGTCAAACAACGTGATGGCAACGAAGGTGCTCGAGTCGTCAGTGGTGGACATGAGTAATAGTTCACCCTATTCGATGGAAGACATTTTGCTCAACCATTGGATCTGGCTTGCCACCCAAGACAAGTACACTGCTATTGTGGGGGTGAACAATCCTGCCACGGGTGAACGCATGGCGTTGTCTGCAAAAGAAGCCTACACGTTCTTGTGGTACGCCTATTGTAAGTCAATCGGTATTGAGCTTGACTTTGTACCGAAGGTCTTGGCAAAACGCGTACAGCGCCTGCCAGCGGTTCGCAGTAGTGTAGCACGCGTGGCTAGTAACGAACCAGTAGCAGGTTCGAAAGAAGACTTGCGTAGTGTGGTTAGTTCACGCATTACCGATAGCGTGATTGAACAAGCGCTCTCGATGCAACCACAGATCGACACAGTCATCTCAACGGCAGGCTTTTACGAATTGTGTCAGCAAATCTTCAACGCAGCCCAAATGCAGCGTGGTTTGATTTCCTCGCAAGAGCATGCAGTCAAGCGCGGGATGGTCCACACAATGGTTTCGCGGATCTATAGCGACTCAGTGTGCGACTTGGAGGAAGAAGGCACGACGTACGATAGCTGGTTCTCCTCACGCAACATCGACATCGCTGCAATGAGCCGGGATGATTTGGCGGTCGTCTACCAAGACATCGTTCGTGAAGCCACGGGCGCTGCACTTAACGACAAGAGTTCACTCAAAGACTTACAAGCTGCCATGGTGCGCATGCTCACGCAACTGTCGAGTTACAGTGTGCAGATCATCGCTGAAATTAATAGCAGCAACATTCGTCAAACTGATTGGACCGTGGTGCGTGTGGGTGATGTGGACGGCAAAGGCTCGATGCTGCGTACTGCGCCAGACATGACTGTCGGCGTACAAAGTGCAAAAGCTGGTGGTTCGCAAGAAGTGCAATTGCAGATGGGTGGTTGTGAGTTGCAAACGGAAGTTAAGGTTACTGGCAAGGTTGTAGCTTCGCTTCCGATTAACGTCAAACCAATGCTCAACAAGAACACGGCGACACGTTACCACGTCTATCACCGCTTAACACGAATTTGCATCAAGCCCCAAAACAAGTTGGTGGCAAACGACCAAGGCATCATTCCCGTCATGGGAATTGAGCATTACTTAAACTTGACTTCCGAACAGCAACGCCGGATGGGAGACATGTACAGTAACGGTTACAAGCCACTATCGTAAGGTTGTTTTTTAAATGTATGTTGGGTAAGGACAATCTTACCTAGCATGCCCAATACTGTGACTATGCTAACTTAATAGTTAGCTCTTGATAATACAAAGGGAAGTTTCATGGACAACATTAACCGGACCATCTTCGGTAGCCATCTGCAAACGTGCTTGCTGATGAAGCTCGCTTACGAGGTTCTCGCCAATTCGACGCTCAATGAGCGCTTCAGTATCCAACAAGGCGTCATGCCTGCCAAGGGTGAATTGCCTGACTTTGGTTACTTCGTGATCGGCAATGGCGGCCACAAGTTCACCATGACTGCAAGTGGTCGCAGCAAGCCTGAACCAATCCAGCACTTGGGTACGGATGCTTCGTGCTTTGAGCCGCTGCCATTCGTGCTGCGCGAAGCTGCCAACGACCTCTCGCCTGAAGAGCGTGCCAAGTACGGCCTGCGTCGTAGCGAGATCCATGGTGGTCGTCCGTACTTTGCGTACTACGCACGCCGGATCGACAAGAGTAACATCAAAGCGATCCCGCAAGTCATCACGGTGCGCGATGGTGTTGAGTCGGTCAAGCCGTTCGTGCCAACGAGCGAGAACTTGAATCCAGTGCCACAGAACCTGTCGCCAACCGGTGTCAATACCGTCAAGGGTGACAACGTGAGCGTCTCGGCCAAGATGGCCTTGATTCTGAGCGAGAGTGAGATCAACGAAATCAAGAACGCCTGCAAGGTGCTCTTTGACGACGAAGAACTCGCAATCATCTCGGAAGTCGGTCTGGTCTCGGGTGTGGACAAGTGGGTTACTTCCCCTGGTCCGAACAACTCGACGATCAACCAAAACGAAATCATCGCCGCGCAGATCATCTCGTTCGTGCTGGCGTTTTATCCACTGGTGTACCTCAACAAAGAGTGCGAAATCTTGCTCGATGTGGGTGCCACGGAACCATTGTTTAATCTGGAGTAATCCCATGCTAGTGATGCCGCATGGGTCTTCGAACATCGTGACAATCATCGGCATCGATCCGGGTAGCTTTAACATGGGCGTAGCAGTTATCTTCTTTAATGTCGATACGCTTGAGATTGTAGCTACCCGTGCATGGACACTGTCTGGCGTGAAGCTAGGCCGTAAGCAAAGCTGGATCACTGATACCCATGGTGATCTTGAAGGACGCATTACCGGGATGGGGGAAACCTTGCTCGAGATTTTGCAACACTTCCAGCCAGTGCTCGTGTGTTCTGAGTCACCCTTTATTAGCAAGAAGTTTCCGCAAGCCGGACTCGTCTTGACAAGGGTGGTCTCTGCAATTCGACAAGCCGTGCAACGTTACGATATCTGGAAGACCCTCGATATTATCGATCCGCCTTCAGTAAAGAACGCGGTTGGTGCTGCGGGTAATGCACCGAAAGAAGTCATGAAAGAAAAAGTAATGCAACTTCCTATTTTCTACGATGGGAACACGCCAATGCATTTACTCGATGAACACTCCATTGACGCGATCGCTGTGGCGTATGGTCGTCTTCAAAATTGGTTGAGGGATTTATGCTTAAAAAACTGAACGGAGTCAACGCCCAATTGGGTATTTTCTTCTTTGTGGTCTCGATTGTTTTGTTCCTGTACTTTCGCTACGAAGGCAAGAACGACACGATCGACGTGCTCAAGAACACGGTCGTGACACAACGCGTGGAAAACGTGACTGCGAAAAAGGTCATCACTGACCAAACGCAAAGCGCTGCCATTAGCGAAGAGGTCGTGGCCAAAGCGCATGCTGAATCGACTGCACTGCAACAAAAGGGTAACAGTATCGCTAAGCGTACGGACGAAAAGGTCGCGCTGATCGAGAAGACCTACGAAGCTTTACCGGCCACGCCTGCCAATGTGCAAGCGAAGGAAACGGAAAAGTACACCACCATTGCCAGCAGCATGTGGGAAACTTACTGCGCTGCGGCGCCAGAGTCGGAACAGTGTATTGGTAAAACCTTCTAGTCTTGATGGCTAGTATTTTAAAGAGAGAAAATCATGTTCCTCACCCGAATCATGAGCGCCGTTTGTTTGACCTTGATGCTTGGTGCTTGCGCTACGACCCAGCCAGTGGTTGTGCACAACACAGCTACCATCTTGCCAGAGGACGTGCAGTTGCAAGACTGTCCTGTGGAGCCGCCTCCTGAAGAGAAGGCGTTTCTGGCAATGGACAAAGACGAGAAGATCGTTACCCTGTCCAAAGCGTACAAGAGCCAAACGCTCAACGTGGGCGAATGTAACATCGACAAACGCAACTTGCGGTTGTGGAAGAAAAAGCAGCTTGACCGTGTTGGAAGGAATGGGAAATGAATCTCGCCCATGCCATCCTCAAGGGTATTGCCAATGAGCGCTCCCTTGACGGTCACTTCCATGTCGCATCACCCTTGCGCGATTTGGTCGAGCAATACAACAAGCTGGCCATGCACGACGATAGTGCGGTAAAGATCACTGCGCTGTCAACCGGTTCGCAATTGAAAGCTGCGATTACGGCGATGGACCCAGAAGTACAAGTGACGCTCTTGCACAAGTACAGCAAAGCGACGCGTAACCTCGATACGCCAAGCGAGTACCGGGAAGATCCTGCCAAACAAGAGCTGCGTCAAATGCGCATGTTCATGTTCAAGGCGTGCGTCTTTGTAATTGGCGTGCTGTTTTGCGTCACGGTCGGCGTGTCAATGTCTGTGGCTGCCAAGACCGGCACCATCCCCAACCAGAACGTCTTTTCGACGCTCATTTCCACCGCTGGTGAAATCCTTAAGGTGATCTTAAGTGGCGGTAAATAAGGAGTTAGTATGCGTAAGCTTTTGCGATTCGCACTAGAAGAACGCAACGACGGTGCGGCGCAAGTGGAATGTGAACACACGTTCTACGGACGACTCGAGAACTTCGAGGAACTCAAGCGCGCTGTGGCCAAGGAACATCAGGAGCAATGGGAAGTACGTCTTCCTAAGACTGACGCCAATGGCGGTGCTGGCCGCATCCGTGTACGCAAGACCATCGAGTCAAACAAAAACCCAGAATACGTATTGACCTGTAAGACCAAGGTTGGTACAGACGGGGATGAGATGGAAGTGCCAGTGCCAACTACGGAAGGCATGTTCGAACAATTCAAGCTCATGGCTGAACAAGGGATGATCAAAGATCGTTTCATGTTCCAAGTCGAAGGCATGGATTTGGTGTGGGAAATCGATTTGTTTTATTTGCCGGGTCAAGAAGTTGGTTCTGGGCAATACTACGAATGGTGCAAGATCGATCTGGAAGTGGCTAACCGGACCGACCCAATCCCTCCACTGCCGTTTCATTTCGCTGAACTCATCACAGCGCCTGAAGGGCGTCGTACGGAAGCGGAAGAGCAACGCGTGCGTGGTTTGTACGATACAGTCTTTGTCACGAAGAACGTGCATGTCAAAACCTAACGGTCATATCCCCTGCCCTTAACTGGGCAGGGGTTTATGCCGCATTGTAAATTGTTTCAACCATATATTCCCTAATAGTAATACTTGGAGTATTCTTACCTCCGTGACAACATTACATGTAGTCATAAGCGTCAAAGCAACCCAATCGAAGTCAGTGTATCAATGGAGGCAAGTCAACCCGTCTACGCTCAGTGAACCGATGGAAAATAGTCACCCTATTTCTGCAAGTGGGTCATGGAAAAAATAGTCCACCACACCCTTTAACGTACCAATGGATGTAAGTTACCCAGCTGGAGAAGTGTACCATATATCGAAAAGACACCCAATCATGGAGAGTGAATCTTGGCAAGCAAGACACCCCGAAACTCAGCAGTGCGTCGTAGAATACAAGCCACCCATGCACTTGTAACGAACCATCCCCAGTCAGACACCCGACAAGAAAGAGTAAATCATTAAGAGGTAGTTCACCCATTTTAATTCAGTGCGCCATCAAAGCGAAGTCACCCATTGACATTAAACGCATCGTAAGATTATAGCCACCCAGTTAGTTCAAGTGTATCAAAAAAGTCGAGTCACCCTTATGGGTAAAGTGCGTCAATAGAAATGATTCACCCAGTGCCAATGTTCGTATCGTAGTAGGTAAGTCACCCAGTAAGTACAAGTGAATCAACAATGCAGAGACACCCAGTGGTTGCAAGTGAGCCAGTGACCACAGAATCACCCTAGTTACCTTAGCGAATCGAGACGGAAGAGTCACCCAGTCTTGAGGAGTGTATCGATAAAGCAAAGTTACCCTCTCCGGGTAGTGCGTCAACAACACACAATTCACCCATGTAACCTGAACGTACCACTAGATGAGAGTCATCCATGTAATTGCAGTGAGCCAGTTGTAGGTTTGTCACCCAAAGCAGTTCGGCGTATCAATGATAAGTAGACACCCGTGACCAGGTAAGTGAATCAATGAGCAAAAAATCACCCATTTGGATTTAGTGAATCAATGAGCAAAATTCTTCCGTACGTTCGCAGTGAACCAATAGAATGGAGCCACCCATCAGGGCTAAGTAAATCATTGAGAAAGAGTCACCCAAGTTCTTGCAGTGCACCATCAGCCTTCAGTCACCCATTTCAAAATAGTGAACCAATAGACATGAGACAACCAGCAATCTCGCAGTGTATCATGAGAGGGTAGTCACCCGACCGGCCGAAGTACATCTTCATCAGCGTGTCACCCACAACTACGAAGTTTATCATCCCACTTTAGTCACCCAAATAGTCCTAGTGAATCGATGTTGATATAGTCACCCCATGGCAAATAGTGCATCAATGAAAAAGTAGTCACCCAGTCCAAGGTAGTGCATCAGTAGTACCGAGTCAACCAGCCGTAGCGAGTGTATCAAGTGAATTAATAAACCCAATTTCTTCTAGTGAATCAATGACAGTGAATTCATCCGAAAACCTCCAGTGTATCGTCAGGTAGAAATCACCCAGCAATTAGTAGTGTATCGATGAGTGGTAGTCACCCAACCATTGGCAAGTGTATCAACAAATGGCAGTCACCCATCTTCAACGAGTGCATCGAAGAAAGAGAGTCATCCCGTTGCGATGAATGAATCAATGTAATAAATGCACCCAGCCATCGTAGTGAGTCACGTAAAGAAAGTCACCCTTCCAGCTTCAACGAATCAACAGAAGTTAATCCACCCAAAGCAAACGAGTAAATCGTAACATCAGAGTCATCCGTTTAGAGACAGTGTATCAATGATAAAAAGTCACCCATTTTTAGGAAGTGCATCAAGTACCACAAGCCACCCAGCCAGCTTTAGTGAATCAAAAGAAAACCGTAGTCACCCAGTGAAAGCAAGTGTATCAGCAGAAGATAAAGACGCCCCTAGACAGCAAGTGAATCAACAGAAGATAAAGTCACCCATAGGCAGCAAGTAAATCAACGGATTCCAGTCAACCTTGAGATAGAAGTGTATCACGCAACACAATTTACCCAACCTGCATCAGTGTATCAAAGGAAATAATCCACCCATTTCTCCAAAGTAAATCGTAGAACATTAGTACACCCAAGATTGACAAGTACGTCTATAATCGCAAAGCACCCATTTTTCTGCTTAGCGCATAACACAAAAATATACAAACAAGGAAACAACATCATGAACCAAGCAACTCTCATCGCCAACGACAACAACATGATCAAAACCCTCGTGCGCGGTGCGTACGACGTGCAAAAGCTGCGCGTGCAAATGGGTAACCGTGTGGCTGGTAACTTCCGCGCCAAGCTCGGCATGACCCCTGACGGCATGAGCGAAGACGACCTGGAAAAAGAACAAAAGAAAGTCCTGGACGTTCTGCGCGCTTCGTACGTTCGCATCACCGACGGCATCATCGCTGAAGGTGGCGGGATCGAAGGCGGCAAGCTGCCAACAGCCAAGAAGTTCGTGGGTGATGAAATCATCAGCACCTACACCGAACTCGTTCTCGTCGAACAATACATGAGCTTGCTCGGCAATGAAGAGAAGCACTTCCAACATCTGGGTAAAGTGTTGGCAGGCATTCCGATTTACGATCAGTTCCTGTCGAAAGTACGTGGCTGCGGCACCGCCATGGCAGGCGTGATTCTGTCGGAGATCAACATCCACCGCGCCGAGTACGTCTCGAGCCTGTGGGCTTACGCTGGCCTGGACGCTGTCTACGTGGCTGAGTACACCGACGACAAGAACAAGGTGCACCAGATCCCAGCGTGGAAGGTCGATGCGCACTACGATGCCGGCAACACTGACGACTTCCTGGCTGAAGGCAAGTACCCAATCACCATGACCTCGGTTGGTCGTTCGCGTCGTGAAGTGTGTCTGGTTGACCGCGAGTACACCACCCGTGAAGGTGACACTGCAACGCGCAAATCGATCACGTACAACCCGTTCCTCAAGACCAAACTGATCGGCGTGCTGGCAACGTCGTTCCTGCGTTCGGGCGGTACGGTGCTGGTCAACGGCGATCGTCTGGGTGCTGCTAAGCGGGCTCTTCTGGCCAAGGAACACGGCTACACGGGTGAGAAGGACGAAGATCAGCAAAACGCCTTCCTGCGCTCGAAAGGTTTTACTGTGGAAGTGGACCGTAGCGAATACGCTGCTGCCTACTACAACTACAAGAACCGCATCGAGAACGATCCACGTCACGCAAGCAAGACCGACGGCCACCGTCATGCCATGGCGCTGCGCTTTGCAGTCAAGCGTTTCCTGGCTGACCTGTACCGTCACTGGCGTCCACTGGAAGGCTTGGCAGTTGCACCAGAATACTCGGAAGCCAAGCTGGGTAAAGTGCACGGCAAAGCTTAAGCAACAATCCAAGAGGGGGAGAGCAATCTCCCTCTTTTTATTTCTCTTACAATAAACAAGGAAAAAAACAATCATGAGCAACAAACAAGCACAATTGAAAAGCACGTCGCTTAGCACCGTCCTGTCGGTGATCTTCGGCGTGGGTAACGTCATCAAAGCAGTGATCGATGATAACAACACCATCACCTTCACCGACCAAGGCGAAAACAAGACCAACAACATCTGGAGCGGTCCAGTACCTGACGGCGTGGTGATGTACGGTCCTGGTCAATACAAGATCACGATCCATGAAGGCTCGTTCGATTACGAGCTGATCGAGACGATCACCCCGGCCCAGTTCCAAATGACTGTCGACGAAGCACTGGGCAACCCAACCAACAACGGCGCCCTGACGGTGATCTTTCGCCACCTGCTCAAAGACAACGGCATTACCGAAGCCGTTGTGAAAGAGCGGGTTGAAGAACTGCTCAAGAAGCATCCCATCAAGGATCTGTCGCCAGAACAAGGACTCGAGTACGTCACCAAGCGTCTGGCGGGCGAGTCGCTGAACTGGGAAGACTTCACGGTCGGCATGGGCGTGCTGGGCGTTACCAACGTTACGATCGCAGTGCGTTAATTACGGAAGGGGGATTTGTCTCCCTTCTTTTTTTTTATTAGGGACTATCATGAATCAAGCAGAAAAATTCATCGCAGACATTCGTCAGCTTTCACCGAGTGAGAGTTTGCCGGAAGAGCATGAAGGGATCGATCCGAAACACAAGATCGACATGAAAGCATGTGGTGCGGAACTTGTTCTTCGCTACAAGGAAGAAAGTCCAGCAGTTACTGAGCACTGTGAGCTGTGGCAATTTTCTGACAAATCACTCGTACTGTCCCGAGACGATAATTCAGACATCCTCGGGTCGCACTGGAAAACCTACAAGGTGGTTGGTCGCAACGACGAATACCCACAACGGGAACGTCCAGTTGTCTTCGCAGGGCAAGACGCTAAATAAACAGCATAAGGCCGGGGAAGTTCCCCGGCTGTTATGATCTCTTTTTTTTTTGCCTCTAGGAAACGTTCACAGCCTCTGTACGGGGTTTGACTATAAGAGACACAGATAGTTTCATTCCACACGGAAAGAGTCGCCAGTAAGCTTTTACGGGCCTTACTGATGGTATAGTCAAAATGTTGTATTCAAAACAATTATAACCATATATTCCATCCTTGAGCATAAGCAAGTAAGCTTACGCTAACCCCCTTTACCTAGGAGACTTACATGAGTGCAATTTTGGCAGCCCAGAACTTTAACGAACAATTCGATTCGATCAAGAACGAAGTGACCTATAACACCAATTGGCCAAACGGTACTGGCTACTACGATTTCGCCATCTCAGGTGAATTCGCCGTTGAACTGGACCCTGGTCGCTTGGCCAAGTGCTTGACGCCAAACAACCGCAAGATGATCTTTGTCGGCACGCGGTTTGGCACGATGGTTGTCTTCGAGCGTTTTAGCGAAGGCGCCAATGGCGTGTACGTCAAGAACATACCAAAGAAGTTGTCGCAACTGAACCTCGTGGAAGATGGGGGTGCAACAACTGCCTGGGATATGGCGCGCATCATCGGTAGCAAATGGGATTACAAACCGACCAATATCGGCACGCTCATCGAAGCAATCATCGAAGCTGCTGCAACGAACGGTATTGAAGAATCCGATCTGAACTAAACCAATCTGATTCGGGTAGAATAGACTACCCGATTTAACGCTTCGTCTACAACAAGGAATAGACAATCATGGCAACCAAAGCACCTACCCTCAAACTGTCGATCAACAAAGAAGATCACATCGATCTGGCAATCTGGAAACTCATGGCCGATCGCACGGGTCGTACGGCAACTGACATTGCTGACGCTTTGCACAAATACGGCTTTGCCCGTGAACTCGCTGTTAGCCGCGCAAAAGCCTTGATGCGCCGCCAGTGGTTCGAACGCAAAGAAGGAAAAGGCGGCACCAAATACGTCCTCAAAGGAAGCGTGCCCATGCCAAAACCAAACAACATCGTCGCTGACGAGAACTTCATGCCAACGGCTGACGAACTGAGCCAGGCACCGGTGATGGAAGAACGTAACCCACTGCTGAACATCAACGCTGAACCGGAAGACTACAAGGCAGGTCTGGATAACCTGCTCGGTGGTTTGATGTCGGGAGCGCCGGTCAATTTGTACGGTGAACAAAACAACTACAAAGTGTTCCCAAACATCGGTGACGCTATCTCGGAAGAGCCGGCGGCAGCTGTGGTGGAAGGCAATCGTCTGGAACACAAGATCGATCCAGAAGAAGGTGTGCTCACCTGCATCTGGAAAACGATGGTGGACTTCCAAGAGTACACGATTCCCGACATCGTGATGCTGCTCGAAGCAATTGGTGTCAAACCGTCGACAACGCGCCTGAAGTTTTCGGAAGCTGACAAGCTCGGCTGGTTCGGCATGCGTACTGAAAAGGTCAACGGTCGCAACACCAACTACTACGTGATGCATGCTCGCATCATGATGCCGATCGAAGACAAACCCTATCGCCCACGCGAGAGCAAACAAGGAAAAGACATGAAACAAGAAAACAAGCAAGCTGACCTCGTCGACCAAGCCAGCACCCAAGACGACGGCGTGCATCTGGCGCAAGCGGTGTGGGACACCATCATCGAAAACCCGAACCAAACTACGTCGGTCATTTGCGCCAAGGTCGAAGAAAAGACTGGTATCTCGGCGGCAAGCGCTCGCGGCATGATCCTTGACATGGCGCCGAAGTACCTGAAATTTAACCAAGCTGCTGCTGGTGAAGCATCGACTTGGTTCATCGAACTCGGTACGCCATTGCCGGTCGAGTTCGGTGGTAAAGAACCGGGTAGCTATGGCGCCGGCATCAAAAAGGTCGGCCGCTTGACGAATCCAACAGCGCTTGCGATGCTGAGTGAAAAATTCACGCCGGTCCTTTCGAACATTCCGCAAGCTTCGGGTGAGTCGAGTGCCCGGCGTGATCTGATCGCAAGTGGTGTTGAAAAATCACTTGCGGACATCACGACCACCCTTTCTGGAGGTTTGCCCGTTCAATGTGATCTCTCCAACATTCCGCAAGCTTCGGGTGTGCCGGGACCGGATCGTTCGCAAGGCGAAACCGAAATGCGTCTGCCGGGTATGTTTGCCGACATCACTGAGAAGGATGTGTCGGATCTGGAACTCGACCTCTGGACCTACCTTGGGCTCTGGTCGTCCGATACCGAAGAAGGCATGATCTCGGAAATGGTGAAGAAACACTACGACCAAGCCGACGCAATCGTTGTTGTGTCTTCGAACCTGATGTACTTCAAACGCAGTTTCAGCCCGGAGCGCTTGGCGTACATCATTCCTGCTGCGATTGCGCGCTCGACGATCACGAAAGAAAAGATCGCCGCTTTCAAGAACAACTTCCACCGCCAACAACGCGAGCAATTGCTCGACCGCATCAACGTTCCACAACTCGATAACAAGGAAACCACCATGTCCACTACCCAACAGCAACTGCACGACCAAGCCACTGTCCTCATCTGGACCCTGGCACACCAAGGCTACGGCACCTTCCACGCACTGCGCGAGGTTGCCCTTAACACCATCGACAACGTCGAACACATCAACCAAGTGTGGGAAGAAAACAAGAAGTACCTGCACATGAAAAAGCGCGGTGTCGACATCGGCATCATGACGCCGTTTGGCAACCAGAAGGAGCCGATCACGATCGAACAGATCAACGAGTTCCGTGCTCGCTTCGACGAACAACGCAACCCGCTCGATGCGGAAGTGATCAAGAACATCACGCTGCACGATGGTCCGCTGCGCGCCATGTGGTTGCTCATGAGCGACTGCAAGAAACACTTCAGCCATGACGTGTTTGATGCAATGTACCAAATCGGCTTTAGCGACATGAGTGTGAACGCCGGTCGTGAACAGATGATGCGTCTGTATGCCATGGAAGAACACAAAGGCATTGGCGGCCCTGTCTACAAACTCGACGTGCCTGGTGAAATGCCGGAGCCAACCATGCAAATCATCGACGGTATCGACCCACTCAAAGGGTACGACCACGCCATCTGGAAAGCACTCTCGGGCGGCAAGACCTACGTGATGAGTGACCTGGTGAACCTGCTGACCAAGACCGGCCTGAACGCCGACATGGTGCGCGACCGCATGATGCTGCTCGCTGGCGATGCTGGTTATCTGGAAATCGACAACGGCTTTGGCGGCATGACCTTCAAACTCGCAGAAGGCGCGAAGGAACCAAAAGCGGGCGGCAAGGCTGAACCGGTGAAGACGAAGTACCGTGTCAATCCTGATACGGGCTTTAACTACAACCTGTACAAGCTGCTCGAGCAAGGGGCAATGTCGTCGAGGGACGTGATTCAGGCATTTGCAGACAAAGGCTGGAATGCTGACGTCGTGGTTGCTCTCTTGGCCCTGGCCACCAAAGAAGGTTTCACGCGCATGGACGGCACTGCTGGTATGATTCAACTGATGGCTACTACGACCGAGCCGAAGAAACGCGTCGACATCGCTGACGTCAAGGTGGTCGATGGTCTGGCGTACTCGACCTGGCTGCTGCTGTCGGACCGTAACCTTAACACGGTGGAAATCGTGGTCGATGCACTGTCGATGGCTGGTTTCGAAGTGAGCCGGGCGCGTGACTACGTGGTGCAAGAAGTCGAAAAGAAAGACGGCCTGTACGAGACCCTCGAATTTGCAGGGTCCACGGCAATTCGCCTGAAAGCCAATCGTCCTGCACCGGCGAAGGAAGAACCGAAAGAAGAAGAGCGTCGTGGCGCTCCTGCTTCCTCGGGCTTCCACTCGTACGAAGCAAACGCTGCGCAGACCAAGGTGCCAATGCAGCAAGCCGACAACCAAGACGAATCGTTGGTGCAAGTGTCGATCACGGTGGCTGGCATGCGCATGAACGTCGCGCAGCTGGTGCAACTGCGTGATGAACTGCGCGCAGCTGGTTACAACCACACCGCGCCGTGGGCTCGTTCGCAGTCGAACCGCGTCCTGCAGTCGCAGCACAGCATCAACGGCAAGCTCTTTACCGAGAGCGAAGTGCGTCAGCTGGCTGAAGAAGTTTCCATCGCTGTCTCGCCGATGGTGTCGTCAACGGACGTGGAACTGTTGCAGCATGCTGAACTCAAGCGTCGGCTTGCTGAAACGCATCGTCCAGGTGGCCGGGTCAATCTCAACCACTTGCAACACCCGGCGCGCGGCTTTGACAACGGCTACGACTTCGTCTCGGAAATGCAAATGGGGGGTCGTCGGTTTTAATGTAGCGTAAGGCGGGGGAGAGTAACTTCTCCCTCGCTTTATGCTTTTCTTTTTTTAGAAGGTATCATGGAACAAGTGTGTTTTGCAGGCTCGGCAAACTTTGAGCGCGATATTGAAATTGTCTCGGAGATTTTGTTGGGGGCAACCAAGCAGCAAGTAGCCACCAAATACAAATTGAACAAAGACCGTGTCGGCGTTATTGTGGAGAAGTTAGGCGCGACTATGCTGAGCAATTGGCAGACGCGCCATCCTACACAAGTGTATCCGGGCCCGCATGACGACAAGTCCCAACCCGTTGTCGGGCAAATTACTGACATGCGTAAGATCATGTTCTTCTGGGTGCCACGGGTACAAGAACTTCACGCAGACTATACAAAAACGAAAGGAGCATCATGAGTTTGAATTTTAACGACAACCCTTTGACGGACATTCCGCCTAACTACAAGCCTTTTTCTTTCCGGGCTGAATCAGGCATTGATGTCATCACGTTCATCAAGCGCGCTTACCGGCACGTCATTGAAATGAATGAAGGCGAGACGCGTAGTGTCTCGATCACGGCGCTGCGTCTGGAGCAAGACTGGAAGACGGGCGAAGTCGGTGGTGAGTTTTATACGAACTTGACGCTGGAAGTGCTGCGTGAAATTGCGCGTACCGTTGAAGACGGTTACGTGTTGTTCCAGACACTGCGCGCCGTTCCCTTCAAAGACAATTCGCTCGAACGTGACAAGAGCATCCAATAGGAACATTAACCATGTATCACACTTACCGACCCTTCTCGCAAGAAGAACCTTACAACTTGCGTCCTTTCTCGTTTCGTTCTGAAGGACCTGCTGATGCTGTTCAGTTTCTCGGACTGATCGCAAGAAAGATTCAGCTTACGCACTTGAGTGAAGACGAGCGTGTGAAGAAGCTTTACTTCACCGAGCTGTTCATCGAAACCGACACCCGCACTCACGAAAGTGTCGTTGAGTTCCAAAGCAACATGAAGCTCGAAGAGATGCAGAAAATCATCCGCTCGAGCGTGGAGATGAAAGAGTCGCACCAAGAGTACATGGAAGTTGTTCTTCAAACGCTGCGCGAACAACCTGCCCATCTGAACTCGATGGAGCGCGACCGTTCGCTTTAACGGCATAAAGCCAGGGGAAGTTCCCCTGGCTCGTATGACCTCTTTTTTTTTTGCTCGTTTCTAGTCGAGCATGCCTTGGTATTTCTTGGAACGGGATTCCACACGACCAGGGTACTTACTATTGATCATGCAGAATGATTCCCCGTAGCCGGCAACCTTGACATTCGATTGAGCGCACTTGGTTTCAAGGTTACCATACCAGTACTCCGGATCACACTTAGCGTCCATGCGACACAACCGGATGCGTTTGGAAATGCTACCAGCCCCGCCATTGTATTTGGCAGCCTCGCAGGCAAGTGCTTCACGCGGATTGGCCATCTGTACTTCGCAACTACGGTAACCAGCCTTTTGCTTGAGAAGCATTGCACGCAACTGGTATTGTGCGTTGGTGCAGTCTTCCCAGCTCCATTCCTTCAAGGACGGATGCAATCGTTTGGTTTCTTCCAGCGCGTCGAAACGCACCTTGCCGTTCTTGTCGTAGGCGATGGTAAATTGCCCGAAGCCACATCCCCATTCACGGGAGGTCTTCAATTGCGCATTGACCTTCCACAAGCTCTCTTGTTCGACCGAGCCTGCTGCGTGTTCGCGCAGTGGGTGCCATGCCCAGTGGGTGTCGATCTCGTACTTGAGCAAGGGGAGGTATTGCTCGGCTTGATTCGGAAGCTTAACCGAACCTGCTGCTGGCGAACACAGCAGGAACATGGTCAAGATCAGAAACAGCCAGTTAGTCAGACGTTTCACAGCAGCCCCGACATCAAGAGGACAAGGACAATCCGGGTGAGCGTCGTGAGCGTGTTGATCGCATAGACAGCGATGCCGGCGCGGGTATCGTTGTTCATGATTGCCATACACGCAAGCTCTTGAAGATCAACCTTGGGCTGGAACGTAACGCGAATCCAGATCACGGAGATCTCGACCCAGGTCAAGAGCGTCAAGGCGCCCAGGACCATCATGACTTCTGGGAACTGAGAGACGAAATCGCCGTGGTTTTGGCGAGCGTACTCGACCATGAAGTGCATCGCGAAGAAGCCGATGACGGTCAGGGCGAGCAGGACGGCCGAGCGCAGGAACAGACGCTTGGTCATTTCTTTGGTTTTCTTCGAAACGTTTTGCATGATACTTCCTAGTAATGAAATTAAAAGAACCGAGGGAAGCAAATAGTTTCCCTCGGGCACTACATGATTACTACATTTTCATTTACACTCCTGTGGATTCAGAGTACAACTTCACACGGAATCGCACGAACTTGTTGGTGTTACTCTTAGCCCGGATCGTAATTTCCATCTCACCACTCTGTGGGTTGACAGCTGCATTAGATCCAGTATTTGCTTGAGCAAGCCAACCACGGTCCAGAGCATACCAGCCAGAATTACCAGGCGGGATCGGGAAGGAAATAGCACTCAGTGGCGAGTAGTACAGTTCGTAATCAGACGCTTTAGATCCTTGTGGAATCCAGCGACCGCGAGCTGTTGCGCTATTTACACCGTAGCCGTAGAACGTACCGTCAGGATTGATTTCGAAGATAACCGACGCACCGCCATCGCTAACGCCTCTGAAATTCAGATTTTCGTTAGGGTATGGCATCATTGGCGCTGCAATTGGGTCGTATCCGCAATCAACACTGTTGTACTGCAAGACGTCAGGATACTCGCCGTAGTTACCGTCAGCCCGAACAGCAACCAACGTTGTACCGTCACAATAGCGACGCAGTTCCGTACCACGAGGCGTTGGTGCAACATAACCGCAAGACACACTGTTGTATTCGGCCACTTCCACGTAATAGCTACCAGTGCCATCAGCACGACGACGCATCAAGTTAAGACCCTCGCAGAACGTTCCCAGATCCGTACCAGCTGCTGGTGGTGGAATGTAACCGCAATCAGTGCTATTAGGGAATGGACGCTCAGTAAAGAAGCCATCGCCATTTGCAACACGAATAACCAACGTCGTGCCAGAGCAATAGCGCGACAGTTCTACACCAGCATTGGTGAAGTCCATGTACATGCTAATGGCATCGGACCATTCGCTTGTCAAACCGTTGTTGCTATTGTGACGCATCCGCACCAAGTACCACGAACCGTCAATCAGGTCTTGCGTTGTCGTACGAGCAGCAGTTGCACTACCACCTTCAGTCCACTCGCGAATCACACGCGTAGCATCACCGTTCAAGATCTGGTAAGTCTTGGACTTCCAGCTATCGTTCGGGTTCGTACCACTCATGGCAAAGTCGGAATTGGTAAAGAAGATACCGTTACTTGCGTACGAGTCACCATACGAGCGACCCGACTCTGGCGAGATGATCGTTGGCTTGGCCACAAACGGCACAACGTAACCGCAGTAACCAGCGTTTCGTTCAAGCAGCGTTTTGATTTCACCGTAGTTACCATCAGAACGTTTATCGTACTTGTCGTAGCCTTCGCAGAACGTATCGAGCAAGGTGCCCGCTGCTGGCGAATTTGGCCACTCTGCACGGAAGTTGAGCCACTCCGACCATTTCGAGGACGGCAGCTTCATGCCGTTGTGACGCACACGCAGACGATAATCCGTGTGGTTTGTCAACATCGCTGACGGCAAGATGAACTGCTCACTGTTATCGTACACGAAGCCGTTCTTAAACAGCTGCGTACCCAAGTACAGTTCCCACTCAAGGTTATCGAATTGCTCCGAACCGAACGTGATTTGGAATGGCGAGCACATTGCTTTAAACGCACCCAGACGGTCGGTCTGTTGTGTGTTGTTTGGTGTAGCCCACACTGGCGTTTTGATTTCTGCTGGTGCAAAGCCGCACACCGCACTGTACTCTTCTGCCAGAATCCACGTACTACCGTAGTTCCCGTCAGAGACAAGATTGTACAGATCAAAACCTTCGCACTCAGTCTTTAAGACTGTACCGGCAGCAGGTGAGGCAATCTTGGTGGTAAAGGCAATCGAGTTGGACCAACCCGACAGACCCATGTTCACACCCTTGTACTGCACCCGCGCATGGTACATCGTGCCATACGTGAGAGCACCTGAAGGAATCGATACTGCCATTTTGCTGACAGCATCGTTGTAACGTGACCACACAAGTGTACCAGTGCCATTTGGACCCGTCCAGATTTCCCAGTCCGTAGAAGCATGGGTGTCCGTGCCTTTTGTCGCTGCAAAGACAGACGAAGTCAAGCCAGGTTGAAGAGCAGTCTCTGTAGCGCCGTTGACAGGGGCAGTAATACTTGGCTGGCGAATCGCACCTTCAATCGTACTAAAGACCGTTGGGTTCGACCAGTCGGACCATTCGTTCTCAGCATTCATGTAGCGTACTCGCCAGTAGTAGCGCATCACCACACCAAGTGTCGTCGACAAGGTGTATGACAAAACGGGACTATTGATGGTTTCGTTCACCACCAAACTCTTCATGTCTTCCGTACTGGAGACTTGGAACTGGCTGGCTTTGTGAGGCACCCGGTAGATCGAACCATAGTCGTCCGACACGAGCGTCGCTTTAAGCACCACATTCGTTTCGTCCTTGGCAGGCAGGCGATTGACCGGCTGACGCACCTTTGGATAGACGGGCTTTTCATCACGGCGGAAATACTGCGGATGAGGATCGCGCTCTTTGCGGTGAAAGGCAATGGCTGAACGCATCGACAACTGAGCGCGTTCAACCAAGTCAGGGGTGATGAGACCGATGTTCGCTTCGAGATACGCGTAGACACTATCGTAACCGACAGCGCTACCGGCGAGCAAGCTTGCGTTGATGCGGTCAAGTGCTTGCACCACATACTCAAACCCAAAGCGCGTGCCTTTGCCCATCAAGCGCACACTCTCTGGCGTGTCTTCTACACTCCATACTGGCAGTGGCCACGCTGGGTTGCGTTGATCGAAGTTGAAACTATTTAGTACAGCCGCCAGATCATCGTCACTGTTACTGTATTGTGCACCTACACTTTGGTACGAGAGCGTAACGCCACCACTGGCTGGGACATTTTTCAGTACCAGTAAGCCCGCCACGTCCTTGTCAGACAAGCCCGTTGGAATAGCGTGCAGCTCAGTGATGATGTAATCTCGTCCGCGTGAGAGGACTTGTTTCGTTGCGGTATTAACGACACGCATCGAATCGACATAGAAGGGTCCATACACCGGAGCGATGGCAACGACCTTCTTTACAGGAAAACGATGTTCTTCTGCCCGCACCAAGTTAGCTTCACTCGTGCCGGACAGATCAAGCGGATAGGTAACGCTAGGGATTGTCATGCTTACCCTCTCCTTGTGGAAATGAATAAAAAGGGGAGGGCACTGCCCTCCCCAGTATGCCTTACGTTTTTGGAATCAAACGAATAGCACGGATACGCGTTGCCACGTTCTTCGCACCATTGGTTACAGCACCAGTGGACATGTTCACGCGCCGATGGTCAAACACAGGCGTACGAACGTCGTGGTAAGCACCAGGGGTATAACCGACAACTTCAGTGCGGTATTCCGACACCGCGCAGTTCCAGTTCACTTCCCAGTAACCGACGTATTCGCCCCACGGCATTTGCTGACCGTTGGTACTAAAGTGCGACTGTACATCGTTCGGACCTTGTTCGCCACGGGAGCACTTGACAGACGAACTTGGATAAGCCGACTCACCTTGCGGACCTGCACTGTAGCTACGCGGTGAAGCGTACTGGTGCAGATACGAACTGTAAATCGGCGTATCTGGGTCGCTGTAACTATCGTTACGGATGTAGTCGTAGGGCGAGGACGAACCATGCACGACAGCATTCATCGCTTGGGCTGCACCGGTTTTGAAGATCACTGGTGAAGTAGCGCGAGTTGGACCCACGTTAGTGTAGATCGACTGAAGCGCGGCCAGTGAAGGTACTTGCCAGTCGCTAAAGCCACCCAAGGTCAATGCCTTGGCCCAGTTCGCAGCATCACTACCGAACGCTTTGAGGTTGGTGGTATTAAGCACCGAGTCAGCGTCGTTACCGGCCACCTTCGTCGTTGCATTGGCCATCTTCAAGTCCGTCTCACCACCAATCTTCGGTGCGAGAATGATGCCGTACGTAGTGGGACCAACCACCACATCGCCTGCGTAATAACCACCACCATAGCTCTCGCCAATGGTAGTTGGAAACGGCGGGTAGTCCACCAGCAACGAACGATTTGCCGACCAAGCCGACGCACCCACAACTGCACCTTTGTGAGCAACACGCGGGTAGTACGTGGTTTTGTTTGCCAAAATCGTGTGCGGTACTTGGATACTGGTTTTGTTGACCGTGTCGTTGTACGAGCTAAACAGAAGGTTGCCAGTACCATTCTCACCAGACCAGATTTCCCAATCGGTTGAGACGTGGGTGTCAGTCATGCCTTGCACAGCGAACGCTGAACTGGTCATGGTAAAGCCATTGGTGACGACTTTCTGTCCGTTGACCGGTGCGGTGATGGATGGTTGCATCACAAACACAGCGCCGGTATCGAACGACCATGTGGCTGACCACTTCGACTTCTTCTTGTCCACATCGAAGTGACGCATGCGCCAGTAATACGTCGTAGACGCATCCAAGCGTGGCAACTGGTACGACTTGAGATTCGCTCCATTGAGAACCTGGTCCACCACCATTTGACCTGCGAAGTTTGCCTGCTTAGACACCTGCACTTCGATCCCGCCTTGCGAGAGTGCGTACAAGGAATAAAACGGCGACGTCTCCACCGTGATGGCAAGACCTGCGCGTTGCAAGCCATTGGTTGGTGCGATGTTGATTGGCTGACGTACCATCGGGATGATGATGTCGTCCGCTTCTACTTTCGTCAAGTACTGAACGTGTGGATCAGGATGGTCAACGTGCGTCTTCATGACCGCCGTAACCGATTCTGCAATCTTGGCCAGCACTTGTGGCGAGACGAACCCAACAGCCAGATCGATGTACGCATAGAGCGAATCGAGCTTGGCAGCATCGCGCAGCTTCATCGACGAATTGACCCGTTCAAGGGCATTGTAGATGAATTCCCAACCGTACGTATCGCCCACATCGTGCAAGTGGTGGCTAGGTTTAAATTCAGATGGCCAGTCAACGATGTCGTTTTTCGACACAGGACGCTCATCGAGCATCAAGGCAGTTACGAGCTGCTCAATTGCTTTGGCATAGTTACACCAAGGACCACCAGCTGCTTGGTATTGGATGGTAACTTCATCGTGCACGTTCGTATCGGTGATGAGGATGAGTGAACACACTTCCTTACCCGACAGTTCCGTGGGGTCCTCGAGCATTTCCGTGGCAACGAATTGCTTGTTAATGTCGAGCACTTTTTGGGTAGCGGTATCGACAATGCGCAGCGACTCAGTAAAGAAGCCGCCGTGCACTGGAGCGATTGCCCGCACCTTCCGACGGACCATCTGGTGAACCTCCCCTTGGACAAGGTTATTTTGGTTCGTACCAGACAAGTCCTCCGGGTACTTAATAATGACGGGCGCCATAGTTAAAGCTCCTACTAATAAGAGTGAGTGGTCGGCTAGTTGGCCGACCTTGTATTACGCTGCAGAGGTCTTAACGAGTTCTGCACTCACCGTGTATTCGCCCGGATTGGTCGTCGAGAAGACGCCTTTGTCCGTGACCCAGCCTTTGGCTTTGGTGTCGTAACGTGGTTGGGTAGCACCCACAGGGATTTTCTTGCCCGCAGCATGCAGGAAGTACGTCTTGGTGTTCATCAGTGGATTCCTTTCAGGAACGCAGTATCGCCAACAACGGCCAGGTACTGACCCGGAATCGCTGCTTCACGATGGTCGCCCCGGTAAGGGAGCTTAAATGGCGTATTGATCTGCACATCGCCTTCGATGGCAACGACGATGGTTTCGCCGTCAGAATATGCTTCTTGCTGCGCCACGCCAAGTACGCTTTGCGCTTGGATGGTGTAGGTAGCCATGATGTCGATTTGCACCATCTCGTTGTCAACGTTACCGCCCGCAAAGAGCATGGTCGATCCTTGGTAGGGCAGCGTGCTGGCGATCTCACCAACAACAATTGCGCTATACGGATTAGCCGCCTCCACAGCCGTCATGGCGACGTCGCCGTACATCAGTGGACCGACATGGCCTGCGTACAGTTGCAGCGTGCCATCGTCCTCGTTGATGCCTTGGAAGGCAACCACAGCACCTTCGGCCGCAGCAGCTACTGCTACCGAACCTGCCGAGCGACCGAAGTAAGCGCGGGTAAAGACTGGGTGACCTTGTGGCGTGTAGACCGAGCCGTAGACGTAGTCGGTTGCAAAGAGCACACCGATGTTGCCGTTGGACAGTTGGGTCAAGGCCAGACGGTTGGGTTTTTGGTAGTTGTCGAACGGGGCCAGGATGATGTTGTTGCCGTTGATGTCGCCCGAGGCTGCAACGATGTTAAGTTGGAAGCCCGGACCGACACCACCGTAACTACCAACAGCAAAGCCACCTTCTGCCAGACCGAATGCCGTGACGAATGGTGCATCTTCACAGCGTGCGATGTTTTCACCCACTTGGTGACGAGGACGCGTTTCCACGCCGCCGTTACTGTAGAGCTTGAAGAACACCTTACCGTCCACACCGTCGGTTGCGCCGTACACAACAGCAAAGCCTTCGGTCAATGCAGTGACAGCGACGCTTTGTTTGTAGGTGGTGACTTTGTCGAAGAAGTCCACACGACGCATGCCACCAACTGCTTCAGCATTGTCTTTAAAGACTGCGAAGTTGATTTCATGGCGGGACTTGTCGTTAGCGTACACGGCGACCGCATTACCGTTACTCAGGGTAGCGATACTGATCGACGAGGAATCTTCACTCTGCCCGATCAAGGCCGAATCGATCTTCTTGCCTTCTTCATCGAGGACAACAACGTCCACGCAACCGCTCGAACCAGCTTTGATGGCCACAGCAATTTTGCTATTGGCAAAGCCAGCCAGTGCGATTTCAGCATCCGTCGAAGCAAAGCCCAGGTCGGTCTTGCTGATCAGATTGCCTTCGTGCGAATACAGGGCAACTTTGTATTTGGTATCAGCCGTGAAACCGACAGCATAATTGCCATTGGCCAGTGTCACGCTCGACATGGCTTTTTGATCTTGACCTGGCACCGGACTCATGCCCAAAATGAAGGCCGTCTGAGTCTTGCTTTTCTCTTCGATGCGTTGTGCTTGGAACAGGGGACGCGCTTGTGCGCCTGGGGTGTTGGGTTCGAGGACGTAGCGTACTTTGCCGTCTTGACCAACAGCGACGATATCACCTTGCTTGATCGCTTCGCCTGCAACCACTTTGGTAGTCTTCATTCTTTTATCCTAAATAGAAAGACCGACAGCAATGACGCTGCCGGCCGAAGGTATTACAGTTCGTCGATACGGGTATTGACGCGTTGGAACATCAAGTCGATTTCACGCTTGTCGTACGCTCCCACGTCCACCGCTTGGGTGCCGTGTGGATTACGTGCGTTCTTGTGCGCTTCAAAACCATCGACCAAGCTACTGCGAATAGCAGCGGCAATGTCGGTCATCTTGGCAGTCACAGAACTCATACCGACCATGTCTGCCAGATTCCATTCATGGTCAATGACCGGGAACGAATAAGGCATGTCGACAACCACATCCCACGACGTCTTGCGTGGATTGTGCAAACGGTCAGCCAAGATTTGTGCGATCTTCGCTTCGTTCTGGGTCCACACACCACCGACTGTTTGGTAATCGATAGTGATGGTGCCCACGAGTTGCAGATCGAAGAAGCTGATCGAACCGTAAAGGGGATTAGTGCAAGCACGGGACGCGCTGATGAACCAGTGCGAGAATTGGTAGTCCACCCCGAGGACTAGCGTACGGACATTACCTTGCGTATCCTTGTACGTCACCTTGGCGCCGTCAGTAAAGAGCGGTGCCATTTTGGGGACGATAAAGTGAAAGTCGCGGTAATTGGACGAGGTCAGCGCATGCTGTTCGCCCACGATTTTGTTGGTGACCTTCTTACCTGTGGGGTCAAACGGGTAAGACGTAGTCAAGTCGGCCGGCATTTGAGCCCTCCAGAAGTATTCAAATATGTTATAGGCTGAGTCTTTCGACTATATAATTTGCAGTTTTTTGCTTCCAGTAAAGGCAATTTTCCATGTACCAACTCATTTCTGCAATCGCCAAACCACTCGGCGGCGATGGCCACTGGATTAACGTGGAGATCGGTAACGTGCCGATGCATGTTCTTTATTCCACTTATTCCCGCATCTGGGCTATCTTGTCCAACCCATTTCTACCCACGAACGTAGCGCTTGACGTGGAGTTAATTCGGATTGACCACGGCGGTAAATCCACCACCTTTAACGAAGTGCTTGAAAGCATCGGTAGCCACGCGCTGCCAACGACCAAGAAGATTCCTACAATCCAACCACGCTACGCCAAGTACCAAGACTTGTTCCGGGCTGGTTACCAAGTCTCACCGATCCATCCACATTACTCGCTCGATGCACCAGTGCCAGATGCTGACAGAACTTGGCTTCACATCACCCGCCCTGAACTGGATCATCAACTGTTCTACAAGAACTGTTTGGTCAACATCAACGGCTTTTACCATTTGACCGATGCAAGTGATGAAGCGGTGTATGTGGTCGACGGCATGAAGTCGGTTCGCTTGGCGCGTGAAAACCAACTGGGTTTCGTTAGCTTTGCAAGCTTGGGTAACATCAAGCTCGTGCCGATTAAAACGGACATGATCTACAAGCAAACTGATGAACAACTGTTTCGTCACACCGCTTACGTCGACCTGAAAGAAGATCTGGAAGGCAAAACCGTAATGCTCGTGTTGGGTGGTTATCTGCACGCCATCGACAATGCGACCTTTAGCCGGGTTGGCAATTCTTCCTTCATGATCGACTTTGCCAACCTGCCTTTCATCGAGCGGTACTTGGAGTCCAAGCACTTCATCGATCTGTCTTCGATGAATTTGTCGACAACGGATCGCAACAAGAACCAAGTCTCGTTGGATGAACTCATGGGTGACGAAGCGATTACTGCGTACTTGACGCTGTCGCAATCTTTCTTCGTGATTTTGAACCACAACGACATCTTCGCTGAACTCGAACCGATGGAGCCGTCGGTTATCCCGAATCTGTTTGTCACTGATGAAGTGCCTATCTACCCAATGGTAACGGGAGTTGGGCGGACAGCGAACTATTGGAGTAAGTTCGATCACGGTAAGTACGCACTCTTTACCGGGGAGAACTTGCGGGATCGTCCTTTGCACAAAACGATGCACCCAACAGGTTTGCGTTCGGTAACAGACCAACGTGTTCCATCAAAGCCTGTCTACTACGCTAACGCAGCGTTCTTTAAGATCGGCACCGACTTGTCTTAACGGCATAAGCCCCCGGCTAGTAAGGCCGGGGGTCTATGACGCCATGAGCGTTAATTGAGCTTGTCTTGCAGATCCATGAGGGCCGTACGAATGGAAGCGAGGTGGTTGTCGAATTCCTCTTCCTGCATCGCGTCCATCGGACCATGGTCTTTGTCGAGCTTACCTTCTGGGCTGATGTAGTACATGAGCACTTCGGTTCCCGGCAACGATTCGATCATGTAGATGCCGTTGGCAATGAGCAGCAACTGCGTCTCTTTGGTCCGTGCGTTACGGTAGAACCCTTCTGGCCAACTGAGTATCCGGCCAGTTGGCGTACTCATCAAGCATTCCTCAAATTGAGCAAGCTTGGGTCCGGCTTCGATAATGCCAGTGCCGCCATCAATTGCAGTAGGCGACAAGTAAAGACGCAGCAGCGTAGCGAGCTTTTGCTGCCGATCAGTGTGGATTGCTTTGTCCATATCGAGCTGACGCTTAGCCTCGAGTTGGGCGAGCATCTCTTGCATCTCTTCTGGACTTGTACTGGTCACGTCAACCGTGGTGCCAAACTGTTGTTTAACCAACAGCGTCAATTCCTTCAGCTCTTGCTGAAAGAGATCCGCAAACTGGTGTAAGCGGACCATGCGCTGCAGAATTGTCTGTTCGCTCTCTTTCATGTTACTCCTTTTCTAGTATTCGATGGTGACGTGCTGGTTGTATTTCGATTCAGCAGGGGTGGTAATGTTGTTGGGACAGGTTACGCAGATCTCGGCGTTGGTAAAGGAACCGTGGGTGGACTCGTAGTGGGAGATCATGAACAGCTGGGTAAATGGCTTTTGGTCGAGCAAGGATTTGATGACATGCATCGCTTGGGTACGGTGCACTTCGTCAAACGTCTTACCGAATTCATCCATGTACAGTGGCGACTCTTGCAGACCCAAGTAAAACATGGCGGTCACTTTAAACGCCAAGTCCACAATTTCAATCATGCCACTAGAACCCTTAGACACGTCTGAGACCACATTCGATTCCTTATTCACCATGAGGGGGAACTTGTAATCGAGTTCAGCACCAGTACTACCTGCAACACCACAGTCAAGCACCTTTAACGGATACGCCCAGATCTTGCGGATAAGCGTATTCATCTGGCTATTGAATTTGCGGATGAAGCCAAAGAGTCCTTCAGCGATCAATCCGTCCGTGGGGGACAGTTCCACAACCAGTGCCTTGGCCGCTTCTTCTTCAGTTGTCAAGCGCTTGATCTCGTTTTCCAAGCTCACGATCAAAGCACGTTGGGTATTGGCAGCGTTGAGCGTGTCTTGCTTAACAGCGAGCGTGTGGGACAGTTTGTCGATGCAATGGCTAAGCGTTTCACGACGCATCATCTCAACCATGTCAGCGGTGCACTTTTCTGCCCCTACCATTAAATCCTTGATCTTCTTAGACAGCGATTCGGCTTCCATTACTTGCGAGCGATACCGCATGTAGTTACCGATCTTGCCCCGCAATTCTGTCAACGCTGCCGTCATGGTGCTAATCTGTAACGAGCAATCATCGAGCTTGTGCTTGGTGTCAGTCAAATCTGCATCACCGACTTTCTGCGCTGACTCGATCAACTTCATCGTCTCAAGGATACTGTCCTCAATCTTAGCTGCTTGACGCTCCAACTCCAAGTCAGCACGAAACACACCCATCTCAGACAAAGCTTTGCGTGGACTGGTAATGACGTAATCGGACTCGGTCAGGTAATTCCAAAACGGTTGCAAGACGGGCCAGTTACGCACGCAGTTCATGTAGTCGCGGTACATGGTGCTGTACTCTTGGATCTTAACGATCTCTTCGTGTACATCGACCACTTGCTTATCAATCGCCACCATCTCATCTTCCAGCGTTTGGATGTGAGCGTTGTATTCTGCAATGCGACCAGCATCGTATCCGGGACGCCAACTGTGCACACACTTCGGACAGGTAATGGCTTCAGCATCCTTGTGGGATTCCAAATGCGAACGACGAGCAATAATCATCGTTTGCTTTTGCAGCTTTTGTGCCCGCTCATGCTTGAGCTTATCGTGCTGCTCTTGCAGTTCTTGTAAGCGTACCCGCGAATAGCGCTTGTCTTCATTTGAAGGAATCGCACTAAAGACTTCCGTTAAGATGTCTTGCACCGAATTTAATGCACTGATCGCATCACGCGCATTGATGCCTTCGATGTGGAGCTTACGACGCGACAAGACCTCATCGCGTTCTTGCCGTTGCACCCGCATCTTCTCTTGCAGGGACGCCACACCTTCTTTACCAGTACGCTCAAGAATCGCCACCATCTCTTCAAGCTTGGTATGTTCTTGCACCGCTTTGTTAATAAGCGTTTCTTTGGACGTGGCTTCGTGACGCAGTTGGTCTACCAGACTGTCAATGTCTTCGATTGAGGAAAACACAGGGTAAATCAATTCACGCCATTCGTCTCGCTCGACTGGCCGACGTGGGTCAATCGAGTAAGGGTCCGTGACACCGTAAGGCGCCGCTACTTTCAGCCGCACCAAGCGTTGGGACAGGCGATGCAGTTCATCTAAGATACTGCGTTGGTTTTCTTGGTACGTCGAGACAGGTCGGTCAAGTGGTGCTGACTGCGAAATGAGAAGACGCAATTCCTTGGTCGTCTCTTCCACGTCTTTACGAAGCCGCCCTTCTTCTTCAGCGCTAATGATCTTGGCTGTCTCGATAACGATACGCTTTTTGTTGTTACGCAAAGCACCGGTCGTATCGCGACTATAGTCTTTGAGCTTACCGAAGATCGACAAGGCAAAGTCGTAACTGATGTCTGATAAACGCGTGAACCATTCACGACGCTTTGTTGCCCCCATTTGCGTGAAGGTGATTTCATCCGTCAAAAGTTTGTGCACATCAGGAGTGAGGTTAAATTCTTTCTCACACAGCGTCATGAACGCGCCGACCGTGCCACCTGGGTTTTGTTCTTCCCCGTCTTTGACGAACGAGTGGTGTGGGGTCTTTTGTTCAAACGTGGACTTTAAAGCGTAGTCGCTACCCCGGTGTTCTATTTCTATGAATTTCCAGCCATTCTTACGAAAGTCTTCTTTATCAGGAGGAAGTGGGGTGAGCATCTTGACGATCGAACTCTTTCCACTGCCATTGCTGCCCAAAATCAATTGGACGAGTTGCTTAGGGCGAATCACAAAACGCTGAATGCTTTTGGTATTCAGACGATTGCATTCGACCAATTCGAGCGACTTAATCCGCACAGAAAACTCCTAGTAGTCGTTAATCAAAGAATGAGCCGGGCAAGTATTTTTACGAATAAATAAGGTTAGCCATGGATATCTCTAAACTGCGGTTCTATTCTATCGGCACGGTTGCTGAGAATAAACTGCCGGGCAGTAACACGATTGAAGTCGTGGCATTAGAAGTAACGTCGTTTGTGGATGGGGAACTTACCAGTAACGTGGACATGAGTAAGACCAGTGCTACAGACGCCAATGGTGAATCGTACCAGTGTGAAGTAGAAACAACGGTGACGTTGCCCGCTACGTGGTTAGCGATCGGGCAAAGTAACCGCTTAACCGCCCCTGACGTAGAGCGTGGTGCAACGGTGGTACTGTACCGCTTAGGAAATGACGACACCATCTGGTGGACGACACTCCAAAACGACATGCATTTGCGGCGCTTGGAAACGGTGATCTTCGGAATCAAAGCGACCAAGAAACTGGACGAAGAACCTAACGCTAACAACATGTACTGGATTGAATGGTCTTCCCACAAGAAGCTCATTCACTTACACACATCCAAAGCCGATGGTGAATTTTGTACGTACGACTTCCAGATCGATACCAAGAATGGCAAGGTAGCCTGGCAAGACGACGTGGGTAATGAATTTTGCTTTGACTCGAAAGAGCGGCGCATCGAAATGCTCAATGCTGATGGTTCGCACATCGACATGAACAAAACGAAGATCCGCATCTTTGCCAAAGACCAAATCGACATCGAATCGAAAGTCATTAACTTGACAGCCGGTGAGACAATCAACGAGAAATCGAAGACGCACAACGTCGAGTCGACCAAAATCAATATCAAAGCGAGCACCGTGGCAAGCGTGGCAACGTGGAGTCACAAAGGCACGATGGCATCGACCGGTATCATCAAGAGTGATGAAGATGTTAAAGCAGGCGACATCTCCCTTACAAAACACCGTCACACCGGTGTGCGTGGTGGTAGCGACACGAGTGCAGGTCCTGTGGCATAACGTCATAAGCCCCCGGCTCAAGTGGCCGGGGGTGTATGCCGCCATTAGCGGGCAGGAGGCAAACTCCTGATGAACGTTTCCAACTCAGCGATCTTTTCCTGGGCTGATTCGAGTTGTCGTTGGGCTTGCACGTACTTGGTGTAGTCCGTAATTACCACATCGATTTTCGATTGGCGGGCTGACTCGACGATCTTGGCTTGGTCAACGGTAAGCAGGGTTGGCAAAGACAACGCGACAAGCTGCGTAACAGCATCCACACCCAATAGTTCAAGTACATCGTCAGAGATCTTTTGTTTGACCACGGACAAGTCTTGACTATTAGGTAGCGCACCGAGCTTAATGGTGAGCATGAGGGCAGTGTATGGCACACCACCGACTTCTGGGTGACCCAAGATAAAGGTACTTGGCACTTGGACAGCATCGTAGCCTGCCGCTTCGAGTGTGACGATCGTAGCGTTGGTCGATGCATCGCGTGCAAAGTCTTCATCGGTCAATCCATACGGGGTGTAGAACTGTTCTTGCGGATTACCACCACCACCTGTGATCTCCGAGAGCTTACGCAGCGCTGTGCATGCGTAAGACACTTGTGGCACCATGAGCGTATCGAACGGTGCTTTCAGTTGGTAGATTCCCGCCGTACCGTACGTTGGGATGAATTCGCTCATTGCAACACTTCCACCGGCGCGGCTGGTGCGTTGAAGTTCATCTTAGCAGCCACGAGGTAATTGATGTTCTCGTAGCGTGCTGCCAGATAAAGCACACCGTTACGCGTGAGCTTACTCATCTCCAGTGGGATGGACGTGTACTGCCCCATCTTTTCCGCTTCGATCAACATGCGGTGCAAGAGCTTGGCCCAGTTCTGCGTCTTCAAGCTCATACGGCCAAAGTCACTGCTCGTAGTCGAGACAGCAATGTAGTCCGAGAAGATATCGAGCAGCTCGTAGAGTTGGTCACGGTTGTCGACACTACCGATCACTGCCAGAGCAAGCGATTTGAACGGATGGTGCGTCACGTTCAAGTGTTCATCAATATGAGCACCTGGGTAGCTCGAGACGACTTGCTTGATGAGTGCAGGCACGCTCTTCAAGTTAGTCGTTGGCGAGTGTATGCCTGCTTGCAACGTACGCTCAGCAATAGCGTAGTTGCGCCACATTGGCACGATGATGAATTCCGTGCGACGGAACAAGTCCGGCAGGATCTTAATCCACTCTTCCCGCGTGCGGGTGCTGTTGGTGAGCAAGTGCTCGACGATCGCATCGTTGATGTTGTCGATGTTGTCGCCCGCAGCGCCGTAGATCAGAACGTGAAACGGTGCTTGTGCTTTGAGCCGGCTCTCGTACGGATCATGGTAATCGTACGATTCAGCGCGGATGGTCGTCTCTGGATAACCGCCCTTGGCTTCTTGCACAGCGTACATGACGTCGCGGGCAGTGCGGGCCGAGAGCATCTTGACCACATCGTCGCCGACTTTGAAGAATTCTTCGAGGTTGTCCGTTGGGGGAATGACGACAATTTCAAAGCCATCATACTGACGACGAAACGCATCGTCGCATGTCCAGACCTTGATGTAGTTCTCACCAGTGATACCTGGAACATCGCGTGCTTTCCAAGCCACCGATTCAGGCATCCAGTAACCGTTGTTGTCCTCGACCATTTCGCCAAGTTCAAAGCTCTCAGCGCGGTCCGAGAACTTCAGGAGCAAACTGGCGTACAGTTCGTCCGTATAGAGTTCACCAGCCACAGCCAAGCTGCTGTCGTAGATGAACTTCAAGATACCAGCGATATGATCCACCTGCTCCTGGGTCAGTACCGCGTGCTCTGCGTTATTTGCCGTGGTGAAGGTGAACAACTCCATCTCCGCTGACAAGTTTGACTTGTAGATGCCTTTTTCACGGGCATAAGTCAATGCAAGAGTCGAAATTTCACCGAACGCTGCAACTTCACCGAAGGTGTTGTCAGCGAATCGGGAGTGAGGCATGAAGCCTTTAATTACCAACATGATTTCTCCTGCGATACGCACGATACGCTTGACGTAACGGTGCGTTTTCTGTTAGACAATTCGTTTCATTATGGTTATAATGAACCTATAAAATACGTCGGAAAAAGGACTACTATGTCACTTATTAAAATCTTCCTATTCATCTGGCCTTTCATTAAGGAAATGGTGCTGGGTGAAAAATCGATGCGTGAAGCTGCGCGCGATAACAAAATGAAAGTGTTGCTGGCCATTGTGCTCTCGTGCTCTTTGGTGGTGAACATCTTTTCAGTGAACCGGCTGTGGACGCTCTCGCAAGAGTATCTGGATTTGCGTAAGGAGCATGCGCTCTTGGACGGCAAATACAAGAAGATTGCTTCGGGTGAACACAGTCCCCTCAAACCTGTGGCAGCCATTCGACCACCGCAAGTGATTGATGAATCGCCTGACGCACCAGTTACAAAGAAGCCAGCTAAGAAGCACAAATCCAAAAAGACCACTCACACGGAACCGGAGGATATCGACGACATCAATGCTGAACGTATTCGTCAATTGAAACAAGACTTCGAGAAGATTAAACAACGTGAAGAAAGCCACAACAAAACTGTGGCCAGCCATTAATACGAGGAACTGATCATGAAACGACCTTACGCAATTGCTTTGATGATTGTCGCGATGACTTTCATTAGTAGCTGCAATAGCTTTAACCACTACGTGCTGCCAAACACACCCACACCTACCATCATTGCACCAGCGCCTGCGCCAACGCACAATGTTGCTGTGGAGAGCAGTCTGAGTAAGCAGTGCGAGATGTACATCTTGCCTGCTTTCACGGGTACGCCGGATTTGCCGTTTGATGAAATCTTGGCAGCCGATAAGGATAACCCCAAGTCGCTTGACAAGATTAACAGCAAACATATCTCAGAACTGCGTGATTACATTGCGCGGTTTAAGTCCGACATCCGGGCATCGCACAACGAATACTTGCGTCGCTGCTACCGGGATCACGGCATTCGTTACCCTGGCGAGAAGTAACGGCGCTTTTTTACGAGGCTGGCTCATCCTGTAGTTGACACTCATTGGAGAAGATTGCATGGCTCAGGATACCATTTTGCCTACCGAAGTAACACAGGGCATGGTCGCATACACGGACGGCGGCGCACGTCCTACCAATCCCGGTTATGCGGGATCGGGCATTCACGGCTACCTGTATTTGGCTGAACCGCCAAAGAAACCAGCTGGCGTACCGGATCACATCGTGACGATGCGTGGCTACGTTGCCAAGACCGACGCACAAACACAACCGAAAGCGGTGAAAGAAGAACTCGGCATCACGGGCGAGATGGCACCAGCACCGGGTGGCAAAGAACGCCGCAGTTACGACCGTATCATCGAAGTCACGCCAGTGCACTACTTCGACATCTACGCAGCTTACGACGACCCGAAGACGAGCAACAACGCGGCTGAAATGAGTGCGGCGAAGTTCGCCATGCTCCACGCGCTGGACTACGACGTCAAAGAACTGCAAATCCTCTCGGACAGTGAATATACCTGCAAGGGGATGAACGAGTGGGTCAAGGATTGGAAAGGCAACAACTGGCAAAAGGCCAGCGGTGAAATTCCCAAGAACGTCGAACTGTGGAAAGAACTGGAAGAAGTGCGTGAGCGTCTCGTGCAACGGGGCATTCGTGTTCGCTTTAACTGGGTCAAGGCGCACACCAAGATCAGTGACGAACTGTTCCACCTCGGTAACAACATGGCGGACTGCTTGGCCACCATCGGTTGCATTGCTTCGATGCGCCTGCAAGAGTCGCGTGTGGTCAAGAGTGTTCGGGTGGCTGAAGGCTATTGGAAGTACAGTGTCGATAAGCATCCATTCATCTCGCATCGCCGGATGTATTTCAACACGATGCGTGAACACTTGATCCCTGGTGAATACTACCTGGGCGACCATGGCAAGGATGACGACCTGCTCGGTAAGCGCACGAGCGATGGTTCGTTTGCCGTTGTCATGCTCGAACAACCCGATCCTGTTCTTGAAGGTTTGCGGATGTTCCAATCTGATCTGGCAGAAGGCACTGACCAGATTATCTTTGCCCGACTCGATTCACTATACCGGGCAGAGACGCATCGCCAACTGGCAGAATACGGTATGCTCGCTACCGAACAAGCCAACAAGTACCGTCTCGATCTGCGCTGCATTGACAAGGAACCGTTGACCCGTCAGTGCCAGCCAGCCAAGCTTGCCATGCGTGCTGTAGACTCAGTTAGTCTGCTCGCGGCAAAACTGCATCAGTATCTGCGCGGTGACGCAAATGTCATTGTAACGAATCTGACGCCTATACTCTATGAGACCACCGGCAAAGTCAATAAGAAAGGGGAGACCCTAACTGAGATGAAGCTGAAGGCTGAGTACAACGTGGGTTACGCAGCCTTAAATGTCGACGCTTACTACGCTTGCGGTGATGTGAAGGATGAGCTTAAAGCAGCTCCCATCACGCTCACGCTTGGCATTGACATGCTGGATCGGAATTCTCTGAAACGGCTGGAAGATCGCAATCCTAAAGTATCCTTGATTACGTGGCGGGAATCTCCTACGGTTTTCCGTTACGCTACGGTTGTCGAATGTGGCAACGACAAAGGTATTTGGGCGGGCGTGTACTCCAACATGCGTGTGGTCTCGGAAAAAGTAGCGAAGTAACATTCCTTTAACCATTTGTATTGGGCACTCCTCGTAGGGGGTGCTCGCCCCCACAGGAGTATCCATGACTATGTCAGGATTAAGTTGTGCCATCAAGGGTTGCTTTGGCAACTTCTTGGAAAAGCACTTACCCAACCGCACTAAGCGGATGATGTTTATTGCTTCCCTTAGTGCACGTCTCAAAGGAACGGAAACTTTCGATAACATCACGCTGCTCAAACTCAATCAAGTAATGGCGCTGAGCAATACCGAATCAGCGCTGAAGTTGCCAGTCCAGCTAAGTCGCGCAATCTGGCGCGGGAGGTCCTCGTATGAGATCTTCAATGCCGATGTGCAGAAGGAGTCAACCCAACCATCTCGCATCAAAGACATGGCTGTACAGGCCGCTGGCAGCATGCCTGCTTGGCTGCGTTACGACAAAAACGAAGGCATCGAAGACGATGTCGTCCTTTTGCTCAACAACAGCAAAGTTGTTCTCGGGGTCTAAGTCCCTTGCGTCATAAACCCTACCCGTGCCTCACAAGCATCGGGTAGGGTCCTATGCCCGTAAAACGGGAGTTACTTCTTGAACACGCCTTCGAAGTGCTCGATGGTGCGGTTCAGGGAATTGGCAAACGCTTCGACCTTGTAGTAGATGGCCGAGAAGAATTCCAGTTCGGATGCGATCTCGTAAGCACCGGATGCGAGGTTGTCAAACGACTGTGGGGACAGGTCGTCAAATTCACCACGACGCACCATCTCCATGATCTTTTCCAGCAGCAGCGTGCACTCTTCGACTTTCTTGTTGAGCACCTTGCGATCCACGCCATTCATCAGGCGCATCATGTTTTCGCTGTTGGCAAAGATATGCTGCCAGTCGCCATTACGTTCGGTGACTTTACCCAGGGTCGATTCAGCTTCGGTCGAACCCTTTGCGAAACACTTGCCCAGTTTTGCATTGTGCTTTTCGCGCTCAGCAGCCAGTTCCTTGTGCACCTTGCTCGAAGAGAGCGTCGAGAGACGTTGCTCTTTGTTCGTGACGATCTGGCTCAGGAACACCGTGTAGGCGGACATGGGGCCGGACAGGACACGCGAAGCATGCATGACTGCTATTAGCAACTCGCTCGAATACTCGAAGTACGTAGCGTTCATGCCTTCTGGAACATACGCTTTGAGGGCGGAGATTTCCATGTAGGCGTGTTTGCCGAGCGAACGGATGAAGTCGTTTTGCTTGGAGGTCAGTTTGATGCCCGAATCATTCGGGGAGAAATGATTGAAGAAGCCCTTGACTTCTCCGATGAACGAAGGGAAGGACTTGGTCAAGAGCGCTTTGATATCCGCGCCGGACATTGCCTCAAGCGCGAGACGGTCGCGCTGGATACGAAGCGAGTTATTCATGGTAGAATCCAGAGAAATGTTACGTGATGAAAAATACTGCAATGATTGCACAACATAAAATTACTGAGTGGCGAAATTATTTGTAGAGGCCGCATACCGGTCGCCAACTAACAAGGAACTTTAATGAATAAGCCAATACTACAAGGTGACGACAAGTACGACATCTTGCACGACTTCCCGGCCCACTATACTGTCCGCGCCGTGTATGTGAAAGACGTTCGCTCCGAGTCGCATATCCCTGAAGATAAGATCCTCAAAGTCTTCACACGTTTTGAAGCTGACGTCGTTGCAGCAGACGGCAAGGAATACACGATGGTGTTTGACAACCTCGAATTCCTCAAGCACTTCCGTGTGTGGAAAGACAGCTACATCGTTATGTTCCCATTCGGCGACGTTCGCTGCATGGCAGCATCGAGTTTCCAGAAACTGTACGGCACGCCACCTGCGCCCGTTCAAAACCCATAAGACGGAGTACCATCTTGCACATGCCCCAAATTAACCAGCTGCTGCGCCCTGTGCATCAAGCGGCACCTTCTATTAAGATCATGCTCAATGTCGGTGCATGTCTTGATATCCCAACCGGCGTCTTCCTTGAAGGTCCAAATGGCGAACACATCTTAAATGGCGGCTTGGCCCCATTGACCGGCGTGGTCGGCATTGGCAACAACTTCAAGTCCACGCTCATGCACTACATGATGCTCACGGCAATGTCGCGTATGGCAGGTTCGACCGCTTCGACGTATGACACCGAAGTGAACATCCACGAGTGGCACTTGGCTGAGATGATCCGTCGTCAGATCGCCTTCTGCGGTGAAGATGTTCTCCAGACTTCGCGCTGGGTCATTACCGACAAGACGATGTACACCGGCGACGAGTGGTACAAGATGCAGAAGGACTTCCTCGAAAGCAAGATCAAGCACGCTGCCAAGATCGAAGTCATCACGCCATTCTGGAACCGCGATCGTTCGGGTCCAATGAAGATGCCAGTGCCAACGTTCACCGAAGTCGATTCGTTCACTGAGTTCGAAACGTCCGACGTCATCGACATGCAAGAACACGACCTGGGTGACTCGAAAGGCAATACCATCCACATGCGTCAAGGTCTGGCCAAGCTGCGCTTCTTGATGGAAGCCCCGCGTCTGAATGCCGGTTCGTACAACTACCTGCTCATGACGGCGCACATCGGCAAAGAGTCGACGATGCAAAACGCTGGTCCAGCAGGTTCGGTCCCAATCGTCAAGCTCAAGCACTTGAAGAACGGCGACAAGATCAAGGGCACGACCGACAAGTTCACCTTCATCACGCACAACTGCTGGCACTCGTACAACGCCAATCCACTGATGGCGGCAGACAAGAACGGCCCAGAGTACCCACGCGATGCAGACGACAAGGCAAAGCTCGATACCGACTTGAACACGGTCTCGGTGCGTAACCTGCGTAGCAAGTCCGGTCCATCGGGCATGGCCATTACGCTGATCGTCTCGCAAACTGAAGGCGTGCTGCCATCCTTGACCGAGTTCCACTACATCAAGGAAATGGGTCGCTTTGGTCTGGAAGGCTCAAACATCAACTACGCGCTTTCCCTGCTGCCAGAAGTCAAGCTGGGTCGTACGACGGTGCGCTCGAAGATCGACGCCGACGCTAAGCTGCGCCGCGCTCTGAACATCACTTCGGAGATGTGCCAGATGGGCGAGATGTGGCATCACCTCGATGGTGACCTGCTGTGCACGCCTAAGCAACTGTACGATGATCTGAAGGCCATGGGTTACGACTGGGATCGCCTGCTCAATACGCGTGGCTGGTGGACGTACGACAACGACAAACAGACCGATCCATTCCTGTCGTCGATGGACTTGCTGCGCATGCGTATGGGTTGGTATCACCCGTACTGGATGGAACTGCTGCCAGGCATGACCGAGCGTCCAACCAAGGACAATCCAAACCCACTGGCAAAAGCCAACGGTGGTGGTCTGGATAAAGAAGCACTCGTGGCCAAGGCAACGGCTGACGCAGTGTTCGCTGCCATCCGCAACCGTGTCAAAGAGCAGGAAGCTGCTGAAGAAGAACTGGCGTAATGCCAATGAGCCGGGCCTTCGGGTCCGGCTTATTCCACCGGGAACTAAAATGAATACCAAACAACCAAAATACAATACGGGTGACATTCTGTCTTCCAATGGCCAATTAGCTCTGGTCAAAGAGAACTGTGGCGAAGTGGAGATGAATTGCAGCTTCATTGAAGTCTACCAACTCGAATTCTTTGCGCCTGACGGCAAGACACGCATTGCGTATGTGGAACCGGAATTCGTGGAAAAGTTCTTCAAGCCAGCTACGATGGTCAACGGTCAACCATTACCGGCTGATGGCTGGAACAAAACTGCAGTCACGCCAATGCAAGTTGGTTGGGTCGTTAAACGCTGGAACAAACCGACCGGTCCCGTTGTCTGGGCTGGCTATTATAACGGCAGCGCCAAGTTGGCAAGCTGCGATGAGTGGCTCGCCCTCTCCCTTTAGGATCTATCATGCACACCAAAGAATCTTTCCCTCCCAATAGCGACAGCGAATACGTAGCGCGGCTGCCGGAGAAGGACGAGAAGGCATCGACACTCGTTTCGGGTCAATACGTACCAGGCGTGGGTTTTGCTACCGTCATCGAATCAAATGGTCGTTTGCTCGAAGCAGTCTACCCTATCACGAGTGGCGACAGCATCCGTGAAATCACCCGCGAGGATTTCGAATCCCGCTACCAACAACCGATCGACCCACTGCACCCCAAGTTCGGGTTCATGCAACGTATCCGTGAGGAGATCACGGGGATCGTCTCGATCGTTCTGGGCTGCCCATCGGACAACTACGTGCTCGGTGAAACGCTGGAACCTGCGTACATCATCACAGAAGCACCAGGATCGGCTTGGGGCGATATTCAGATGCATCCCAAGAAGATCATCACGCAAAAGAAGATCGAGCGTGTGGGGGCTTACACGCTGGTTGAAGAGCGTGTCGGTAAAGGAAGTAATCCTGCCATTGAATACAAGCAAAGTTTCCCACTCGGTGTGAACAACCCGACAGAGACTGTGGATTTCTTGCAAAACGCTGGTAGCCTGAACCGTCAACAACCAACGTCGACCGGGGAAGCCCAACCTGTGAAAGCGCGCGGTATGAATAGCGCAATCTTCCACATCGACGACTTGGGCTTTGCTCCAGCACAAGGCATCACTCCGCCTCGTACTGACCCGGACGCCTACATGCGTGGCCACACCCCGATTGCCGGCATTCTTCAACCTATCGTCGCGGACGACCAAGCCAGCTATTAAATCATGCCGTTTCAGAAACTTACCATTCCTATCGTGTATCCCATCAAGTTTGGTTTGCACGATACTGTCCGTCATCAAAAGGGCGGACACTACGAGATCTGTGGTTTGCCTGACGAACTCGTGATCGAAGAGACGGGGGAACCAGCTTACGCGTATCGTGGACCGGATCAACGTGTGTGGATTCGTGCACAGTCCAAAATGGAAGATGGTCGCTTTGAACTGATCAAGACGGCCAACTACATCAAACTGGAAAAGCGTCAGAAGCAGCAACGCTTTGACAACATCATACTCGGAACGATACTGTTCTTGATTGGTGTTTTCTGGTGGTGCTCGAAACACTGATCTTTTTTACATGCCATGCATCTTTTTGTGAACGAGACCATTTACAAGGAGACGCATGGATCATCCGGAACGTGAACGCTACGGCAAACTCGTAGAAGAAGGTGGTGAGGTCGGCCAAGCAATTGGCAAGCTTGTTGTGTATGGTCGAGAACCAGTAGCCGGTGGTATCAAGTACAACAATGTCGGCAATCTGGAAAAGGAGTTGGGTCAGTTCTTTGCTGTTGTCGACATGCTCGTCATGGCAGGCGACATTAATCGGGCAAGTATTGAAATTGCTCGTGCTGATAAACTAGCTCTTCTTCCTACCACACTGAACCACCAGTCTCCCGAGTTAGCAGCAGCAATGTACCTCGAAGCAAAGTCGATCTGGGCGAAACAGTTGTAAAACGTTTCCTTCAGTAAATCAATTTCCTAGTTGCAATTTTATTAAGTAAAAAATTACCATGAATAACCATAATGTAGAACAGAATCCGACCACTGAGTCGGTGGTGCCTTCCCCTTACATCGACAAGCTTACCGCTGCGCTGGCCGCAGCTGGTCATGTGAATCCTGAAAGCTGGAAGCAACACCTGGAAGCGGATGCGTACATCACCAACGATGACGACATCCAGCGTTTCCTGATCAACCGTGCCCTGCGTTTGTGCTTGTCGCAAGCGCCAGTGTCAACGATGGACGAGCGTTATTGCTTGGTTGATAAAGGCGACATTCCTCGCTGGTTCGAACTCGTGGAACAAAAGGTCGTGCCGTGTCTGGTTCAGCACAGCCTGCCTCCCACGAAGTAATCTTCGACTACTCTATTCGGTACGTTGTTGCAGGTTCGCGTGGTTACGATGACTACGTGTTCTTTAGTAAGGCCATCTGGGATACGGTGGCTTTGCATGAAGGGATTGACATCCTCTTCATTTCAGGCGCTGCTCGAACGGGCGCTGATGCAATGATTATTCGGTTCTGCAAAGAGCATGGATTTACCTGGGTAGAGTTCCCGGCTGATTGGGACCAGTTTGGTAAGCGGGCAGGATACCTACGAAATACAGAAATGGCACAGGTGTGTACACATCTTCTTACTTTTTATGATGGAGCAAGTCGCGGCACGAAACACATGATCGAAGCATGTGAAAAACTCGAGCGCGACGTGTTCACGATTTTAATCGACATAAAAAGGAAGAGCCATGCCTGGCAATCGCAAAGCGGCGGAGAAAGTGATTCTCGAGTACATCGAGAAACTTCTGCCTGGTAGCCCCAATACCCAACTGTACAAAGATTTGTTTGCCGCGCAAAGCGACAAGCAGTTCGATGACTTCATGAAGGGAATCGAAGACGGTTCGATTCGATTGGCGATCATTGCCCCGAACTTCGGTGAGCAAAGTTTGTCGAAAGAGCGTAACCTTGACTTGGCTGATGAACTTGGCCATGACTTCTTCGAACGTATCTGGATTAATCCGGGTAACGACATTCCACCTTACTTGTCTCCGATCAAATACTTGGTCGTGGATTTGCCGCTGCGTCGTCAAGCGCAGCTGCTCGTGAAGAAGATCTCCATTCCGGAAGACAATAAATCAACTGACGATTACACCGGTCAACCGACTGGCAAATCCAAGGGTAGCAAAATCTCCTACCCGGAGACTCAGATCCTCGCGGCGTTGAATCTTGACGCTAACTTGACGGAACTGCTCAAACTCCGGGGTGGTGATAACAAGAGCTTCGATGCCATGAACACTGTCATTTCCCAAACGGGTAGTGTCAGTCAAGAGGCCATCAAGCATTTGGGTGGACGGGTTAAGTCGACGGAAACGTTGGCTATTTTCTTAACCTGCATGCATTTGGGAACGACACTGTGAACACACTGAACCATGAAGGCATGATGGTAGTTGCCGAGACGTTTATCGACGCCTATCAACACGTCATATCGAACTACACCCAAGAGCAGCGTGATTTAGCCAAGCGCTTTACCGCTGAACTGGTCATGAAGTACGTGTGCTTTACAGCAGTGACGCCTGACGGTATCGCTAAGCTGAAAGATGCAGTATTTGGTCGTGATGAAAATCGCGACTTTATCTTGACGCTCACGTTCGTGACGTTTTCCCGACTCGGGATGGATGAAGATGGTATCGAGGCTTTAGCCAAGAACATCGCGCGCAGTATCTCCATTCCCATGAAAGTCGATGACGTCATGATCCCGGATGACAACATGAAACGTCTGGCTTCGTTTGACGATGTCTGGACCATCCTGAAATCCAATCTCTGGCTTATCACCATTCTTCTCATGCAACTGTTCATCACGGCAGCAAATGAAGATGTGAAGAAATAACGAACTCTGCACCCTTCGGGGTGTGGGGCTTCCCTCGTCCAAAACGGAAGCTTGAAAGATGACGAAAACAAAAAGAATCGACGCGATCTTAGTATCGCTCGACGTGTTACTCGACACAAGGATTGGTACGGTTGCACGTATCAGTCAAGAAGCAGCAAGTTACTTGCTCGCCTCAGGGAAGTATTACCAACGCTCGACCGATCGTTTCCCTGGTGTCGATGTTGAAGAGTACAAAAAGCTTTACGCAGAACGTGACACTGTAACGTTGGCGCATTCCCAAGTCACCAATGCAATCGAGTGGTTAAGACGCCTTAGGGGCGTGTTGGCGGATCATGCAATCGAACGGCCGTACAACGACGGCACGAAGATTGTCGTAAATGTCTATCCGTACCAATTAACCGGTGAGGAGAAGGACGAACTGGTCAAGGCCATTGGGGCCTGGTTGAATTACGAGCTTCTTGTCGAACTCGTGTCAATCCGTACCGAAGATCTCACTCCAGAGCACTGCAAATCGTCGTACGCGATGATGATGTTTTACGACTTTGAAGACTGGATGGAAATCCACGCAAAGGCGTTCGAACAAACGCGCTTACCTGAAGTAACGCTGTTCGCACCTGCTTTGTACTTCAATAAAGAACCATCGGCAAAAGAACTAGAAAAAGCAGTTAAGGACGCAGGGCATCCGATGAAAGCATTGGAGCTTCTCGCATCACCACTGATTGACCTCAAGCTAATTGATGTCAAGTTCTTTAGCATCCTACAGAAGTAAGAAACCAGCACATGCAGTCCATCCTCGACCCATCCCACTTACTCCAGGGATACGGGTCGAGGGGACTCACAGGCTTTGGTTTCGAGTCCAGTAGTGGCGTGATCCTTTCGAGGGTTGCTGCTACAACAGTCTCGTAGGAGCCCGTTGGAGAAAAGCAGCACTCGAGCGCTCAGGCGCTCGAGTGTATGCCGCGGCATAAAGAGAAGCCCGGTTGCCCAGACTCCTCTTTAGGGAAATTACTCAGGTTCGGTCATGCGTGAGCGGAACATCTCAACGTTCTCTTGGATGTAGGCTGTACTCGTTTCACCATCGACCAGCACTGGGTCAGGAATATCGCTGCCCAGCATCGGGATCTCACGTTCGACAGGCGCTTCTGCTTGACGGTGACGGGTGCCAGAGGCTTGTTGCAACAGCTGAGCAATGATACCGGCGGCTGCTTCTTGGTTGTTGTTGGCTTTCTCTTCAACCTTGATGCGCTTACGACCCAGGGCCGAGGCGTCCATGTCTTTGAGCGTTGAGAGCAGCAACTTACGGTCGTCTGGTTCAAGAGGCAGCTGGTTGTTCTTAAACAGTTCCCCGACCATTGCCACACGTACGGCGTGGGTCTGGGCAAGGATTTGATCTTCTTCTACCAATGCTGGCAAGACTTCGATCTGGTTCATGGGTAACTCCAAAATTCATATAAGGGGGAAAGCACCGTAACACATTCTAAATATGTTTGGTAACATATCATTCAAGTAGCATTACCCGTAGTATCCATTAACTTTATCACTAATTAGCATTGGAACAATCAATGTGGTTCACTAATCTCTTTACGAAATTCTTTGCACGCAAACGTCTTAAGACTTTGATCGAGTTGCAAAAAGATCTCTCGCCGTTGCAGCCTAATCGGCGGGCCTGTCAAGCAATGCTCACGCAATTGCGGCCTGACTTCTTCTACCACTACAATCCCCGTCAGGGTGCGCAGCGGGTGGAATTCTTCTATGCCAATATTGAAGAGTACACCAACAAGCTCAAGGAAATCAATCGCCAGATCCGCAACGAAAAAGCGATCAGTCCTGATTGGCTGGCAGAGATTCGCCATAGTGTCAAGACAGTCGATTCGTTCTTTGTCTCAGCCGACAAGCATTACCTTGACCCAGCCAAAGCAGTAGCGGAGTTTAAGCTTTACGCATTGGAACTGTGTCACCTGATGCAAGAATCGGACACAGCAGCGCATGGCTTACATGAACACAATTTACGTATGCTCACACAACTGTTTGTCAACCTGCGCGTTGTAACTCGGCGTCTGGTAGAGACAAGCCTCACTAAAGTGTAACCTTTCTACGGTTACCGATCACTAAAGGACCATTTATCATGGCGAAGAATAAACTTGACCGGATGCTGGCTGCACCGGATAAGGAAGTAAAGAAGACATCTGGTGCTAACGGCGTACTAGCCCGTTTGTTCAGGATCATTCTGCTGAACTTGAACGTGACGCCTTCACGCTTTGGTTCGTTACTCCAGCAGTACATTCTGGACCCACGTAACCAGGTGCCTAACAACAAGAAAGACCAGACCAGTGCGCGCGGGAACTTGACCAAAGAGTTCTACAAGCCACAAATGACGTGGAAGGTCTTCCTCAAAGCAATGCGGTTTTTGCGGGTGTGGAAACTTGTATTCATTGTGGAACTGCACCACTCAGGTCCGGCAAACAAAACAACCTTGCATTCCACGGAAGTCAATCTGGGCGACCCTGGTATGATCGAAGCGCTCGAACAACTCGACGACGGCATGACCATCGAACAAGAGATGGAAGAAGTCGAAGAACTCAAGCGCCAGGGGCTGGGTGTCCAATATTTGGACAGCGACATGGCCAAGGAACAAAATAAGGAAGAGGAATAAAATGATGACGAACCCGAGCGCACCTTACGGGCATTTGAGGCTGAAGAAGAAAAATCCCATTAACCCGGACGATGGCGTGACCCACATCAACATTTGGCTGCACGGCCAAGAACCTTTGGGTCGCATGTTGTCGCACTTTTACAAGATGCACTTCACGCATCCTGTTCTCGGTCCGTTCAATTCTATGGAAGGCTTGTGGTACTACGTGAAAGCCGTACACCCCGAGACCGGCAAGAAGGACGACACGCTGCGTAAGCTTTATGGCATCAAAGCCAAAGACCGCGGCAAACAACTGAAGAACATGTACGTGGAGAATTTCCGTGACATCATCATCGCGGCTAACTTCTACAAGATCGAGCAAAATCCGGACTTGTTGAAACAATTCACCGAATCGACGCTGCCATTTAAGATGTACTTCTACTACAACGACGTGCTCGTTGAACAGCCAGAATACGACTGGTTGGTAGAAGGCTTCGAAGAGATCCGTCGCATGTTCAAAGAAAACCGTCGTCCAAAAGAATTGGACTACAGTTATGCTTTGGCTACCAAGGCGTAACTAAAGAAAAGAGAGACTTCGGTCTCTCTCTTTTTTTTTTTTGGCTTTGGAGAAACGAATTATGGCGCGTAGCTTAGCCTCACCGTCATTCATGACGGGACCGCAGGACGACCTTGCGGCACCAGACATTTACACCATCAGTAATGCGGAGACAATTAACAAAGTTGCGCCGTTTGCTGTCATGGACGAAGTCAAGGTGCAACAAGTTTCGGTATTGCAAGGTGGTAAAGCAATGCTGGAAAAAGCGCGTGAGGGTTTAAAGCTCGCGCAATCAGTACAAGGATTAAATGCCAAGGGCACGGGTGCGTTTGATAAACTGATGAATTCGGCAGGTAGCTTATCAAACGTCATGCGTAACTTGCCGACAGGTGCGTCTGGTTTGTCAAAAGAACTGGGGGTACTTGTCAATGCTGCTTCTGGCATTGTGCAAAAAGGCCAAGGCGCAGTTGCGCAGATCAATGGCGTGAAGCAAACATTCAACCAGCTCAAATCAGGTAACGTCTTTGCCAAGATCGATTCGATCGGTAGCATGATCAATACCTTGTCGGGCGACTCGGGTGTTTTCTCGATCAGCAACATCAAAGAACAAGCCAGCACCATTGCAGGCGTGGTCAATCTCGCTTCTGCCAATGGCATCAAAGGAGCGTTCGGTGCGATACTGAAAGACAGTACCGACAGTGCGCTTCTTAATAAGGTCGCATCGGCGTGCTTATCAACAACGGCAATCACAAGCGACTTGGCGTCATTGTCGAGCATGGCGGACAAACTCAAGCCGGGCGTGATCATGGGATTTAATCCCAATATCTTGGGTGACTTTAGCAAGCAATACATCCGACCTATTGAAGAGACCGTCGGTTCTGCTACTCGGGAAACGTTTGGTGCGATTAAAGACACGTTCGGTAAGATCAATCCGAACTGGTTGACCGCTTCGCGCAATGGTGAAGAGATCACCGACTTGACGTGCGTGATGGGTTCGAGCAAAGACTTCCAGAAAACCATGGCAACAGCGATCATGACCGATCCCCAAGCCACGGACAAAGACCACGCTATGCTGGCGGTACTGGGAGAAAAGCCAACGGATGTTCATCGTGAAATTGTGCAACAGTTCCCGATGCTCACTTCACTTCAAGTTACTCCAACTACCGTTACAACAAGTCCGAATGCTTCAACGTCGACTTCGCAGCAAACACCTGATGCGTACCTTAAAGTCTCGTTACCGCAAGCGTCAACGTTGACTGATCCACCAGCACGTAATCCAGCATGGTCCGCAGCCGACCAAGCAGCGGTGGCAGCAATTAATAAGCGCTACGGTTACGATGTAGTCAAGGTCGCCAAGTATGCCAAGAGCTTTAGTATGAAAGAATGGCTTGCTGAAAGAATCACGGAAGAAGAGAAGAGTCTCATGGACCGCGCCCCATAAAGGCAGCATAGACCCCCGGCGCATCTGGCCGGGGGCTTATGACGCTTAAGTTAGCGTTGTGTTCCTTTGAACACGGCAGAAGCAAGTCTGGCAGGTAATGTGTCCCCCGCAAAACTGGCCCATCGAGCAGGACTTGTCCAACTCTCGAAGTTGCCCATCTGTTTGGTCAGATTGAGTTTAAGCTTTCGCCATTGATAGATTTGGTCAGCCAACCCCAAACCGGCGAGCACACCCATGTAGTCAGAAAAGACAGTGTCTTCATCGAACGTACCTTGGAATGCTTTGGCTGCATTACCGATTGCATCAATGCCTGTACCGATTGCTGTACCGGCTGCTGCGCCTGCGGTAGCGCCTGCGACTGCACCAACCACACCACCAGCACCCAAGCCGACTGCACCACCAGCAACGCCACCAATCTTTGCACCAGCCAAAGCCGCACCCATGCTAAAGCCTTGGTTAATCGGCATGTGCATGATCGACGACAAGTCTTTCACGGTGAACGTAACATCCACACCCATCACGTTGCCATCGTTATTAAAACCAAGGCTCGTGGTGCCGCGCGTGACGGTCAAGGAATCGATGATCCCCAAACGTGTCTGGCAGCGACCTTGATCGTAGAGTTCGACCAAGAACGGACTCGTGTACGATTGCTTACCCGTGGACAATGGCAAAGCACCGGCCAAGAGCATGCACAAAGGCAGATGGATATTGAACAGTTGCGACAATGGATTGCCGTACGCACTGGTCAAATGGATGGTGTACGACGACTGAGGAAGCGTAGCGACGGACGACTCCCAGTGTTCTGGAATATCCGTAAATGCCGCACCGCCCAATGCCGCAATACCCGCCACACCGAACTGAGTGGAGACACCACTTGCAAAGTCTTTCGCTGCCTGCATGACAGCGCCCAAGGTTTTACCAACGATACCATCGTCGATATTGCCCCCTGCAATACTGAACATCGTCGAGCGCGATTGGCTAGACGTACTGTTCATTTTGTTTTGCAAGTCAGACTGGCGCGTGGAGCTACTAAAGCTTTCACTAACTTGTCCCGTGGAGTTGACCCGGAACGAAGCGAAGGCACCACCGTCTTCAAGTTCTGCTTTCAAGAAGTCAAAGAAACCATCGTCGTTGGCTGAGGCAGCGCCCAATTGCTCGGTTGCCGTACCTTCACCATCGACAACAGGCTGCGATGCACCAGCACCAAACCACTTGTCAAGATACTGTTGCCAGACTGGACGCTTTTCCACCAGCACCGGACCATAGAACTTTTGCACCATCTGATCGAAACTCAAATCAGAGTCGGCTGCAGCTCGTTGGTTTTGAATGTCAGCAAAGGCCAAACGCTGTGCGCGGTTAGCCAATGCATAGACGTCGATACTGCCACTCTTATTGATGACGTCGGGCATGAGTTTGTGCATCTTTTCACGCGCTGCATCATCGAACTGGTAGCCACCATTTAAGTCTGCTTGGTCAGCACCACCCAAACGCGGAACGATACCACGGTTCACGGCGATCTGGTTGAGCATGGTTGCCACGGCATTCCAATAAAGTGGCATCGTGGGTTTCAAGTAGTAGAACTTACTCGAAGGCATACCAAAAGCAAAGCGGGCACCCACACCCAAGGCATGAACTGCCAAGAGTTGCCAACTCATGATCGAGACCACAAAGCCAGCAGCACGACCAATCAAATAGAACGCGCTGTTAGCACGACCTGTGCGGGCCAATTGTCCTGCACCAGTATCGTAAAAGCCGGTAAAGAATTGGGTGAGTGAATTGAACTGCGCCACACCAAAGCGCATGTGAATGATCTGCGAATTGTCGTCGATCGCTTCACTGTAATACCGCCCCATCCCTTTGTACGAGAGCAAACCCGTACCACCGTTAAAGCGACCGCGTACTTTTGGATCAGCTGAGCGGGTAAATTGAGGAGGAGGATTGATTGCGTAGTTACCACCAGGCGTTGTGTCCACGAATTTCAGACGCGCGCTAGAAGCAATGCGCTGTTGTAGATCCACCGCTTCGATCAGTGGATTCCCTTTACTATCTGTAGGAAGCCGGAACGAATGGCGAATCCAACTAGCGTCCTTTAACATGGGACCCATGAATTTCTCCAATAAAAAAGAAGAAGATTAGGGGTGGTGTGACCCACCCCTAATGCTTCAGTAAGAAGGCTTGGCCATCGAAACGACAGCCTTCGGCGCAGCTTGTGGAATCTTTGCGGTGCTTTGCACAGATGCCTGAGCTGGTGGTGCTTTGGCCTCATCCTTACCCACACCCAAGCGCTCGAGCAAGGTGTTTCGGATGGTCTCCATGACCTTAAGGGTATCTTGCTGGACCTTAAGGCTTTTCTTCGACACATCTTCAATACTACCCAAGAGTTTGTCTTTCGTCTCTTGCTGGTATTGGGCTTGGACTTGGGCATCACGAGCACGGGGTGACATGAAGCCTGCCATTGCTGCTGCATCTGCCGGAACAGGTTGCGCAGTTTGTGGTTCGGCAGGCGCCATGGCCGTAACAGTCGGTGCTGCTTGCTTTTGCGTCTGAGCGCCCGGTGCTTGGTTTGCAACAGGTACTGACAACGCATTGGCTGACTTACCACCCATGTTCGTAACTGGCGGAGCGCCATTGGATGCAGCACCTGCGGCAGCAACGACGCCGCCTGCAACACCTTCTGCCGTAGCAGGCGGCGGAGTATCAGTTGACTTACTACCTGCCAACTTGATGCCTTCTGCACCAGCATCCAAACCGAAGGACTTGCCGCGGGAACGCACCTTGTTGTTCATCAATGCGTACACTTCAGACACAGTGCGAGGACGCCCGTTATCAAAGAAGATGCTTGCATTGGCTCGCGCTTCCTTAGGCATGGCATTAGCTGCCAATGCATTCGGGTCAAGCGAGAAGAACTTCTTAGCACCACCCGAACCCAAGAAGTGCGCCATGTACACGTCAGTGTCCGTGATTGGACGATTCACCGTCTTTTGCAAGTGGTGAATGTTGAGCTTCATGTACTCAGCACCCATCAAGGCGTTGGCACGCGGATCGGTCTGTGGGGTGTTTGGCGCAATGCCGTACTTCGGACCGTATCGCTGGAGCATCCATTGCCATGTGCTGTCAATGAATTGGTACAGACCCGAGGCGCTTGACGTCTTGGCTTTTACTGTGTAGTCAAAGCCCGACTCAATTGCTGCCATGGTCGCCATCATCTTCTCATCCACACCAACCATCTTTGCCGCGGCAGTGATGGTGTCTTTCAGTGCTGCCCACGATTTGTTACCCGTTGGCTTTGGAATTGAATTGATGTCACCGCCCGTTCCACCTCCCGGCTGGACGATGTCGCGACCCCCATTGGTGTCTTGCGTTTTTGGACCACCAAAGAAACCAGTGACCGTATCTTTCACGCTGGTCCATGCTTCTGAAATAGCCCGCTTGGTTTGACCCAAGAAGGTTTTCGGTTCAGCAGGATTGGCATGCGCATCTTGACCTTTAGGCGTTTTCCCCGTCTGCTCATCGAGCACGATGCGTTTGGCTTCTTCTTTCAAGCCATTCACATTGCCTTCTACGGACTTAACATCGCTGTTCAATTCGTAGTTCGGCCACGGAGACGACGGCATTTGCCAGACAGAGGACGAGCTACCATTAAAGGCACTACTCGTCGTGTAGACAGCAATAGCCACATCCACCATTTGCGCAGGCTTTAAGACCGTGTACGCCATGGCGATGTCAGTCTTGTTCGTCGCATTGGCAAGCGCGGTGAGGTAGTTCATGTACACCGGCAAGAAACGCTTGGAGAACCACGCCATCCAATTTGCAGAGTCGTTATTCGTACCAGCATCCACGCCAAATGCAGGACCGGCAGTTTTCAGCGCAGTCTCAACAGAACCTTCCCACTTAGCCACATTGCCTTTGCCCCACTGGACTTCCTTGTTCACATAGCGTTCAAGAGAATCCAATGCCCGCGCTTTGTCCAAGACCAGTTCTTTCAAACCGTACGTCTTGTAACGAATCGCAGGAAGTGCATCGACTTTACCAGTAGCGAACTGGTTATTGCCAATGGACACACCCATCGCGCTAATGACACCACGCGAATCGACCAGGCCTGTTGCCGAATCCACTGCTGTGACGCCAGCCAACATACCTGCGCTAATCTTGCCCGGTTCTTTGCTTTGGTTAGCGGTAGGCGCCATCATCGAAGCAGCTGCAGCCATCCCGACAGGTGCAACCATGCCAGTAGGAGAATCTGCTTTTGTACCGAGCTGCTTTTCGATTTCGGTTTGCGCTTGTTCTGCAAAGGCTTTTACATGCTCACCCGTAGCAGGCAGCATCTTCAAGTCAGCAAACGGTGAAGTGCGGGCATCGTACGGACCTGTTGGGAACTTCGCGATCGACAGGTATTCTTTCTTTTGCTCAGGCTTTAAGTCCGCAATGTCATTCAACGTCTTTTGCGGGGCTACTTTATTGATAGCCGACATGTGCACAAGGTACACAGGCTTAAAGCGCTCAAGGAACCACTTGAGCCATGCGTTGACTTGATTCCCGTCTTTAAGGTCAACGTCAAACTTCTTGACGACTTCCTTAAAATCGATCTTCTTCTCATCGAGCCTTGCAACGCCATTGTCGTAGACCAACCCTTTGACCAACTCGTCTTCCAGACCGAGCACAGTTTGCAGATGGGTCTCATCATCTGGCATGAAGCCGTACTGCGCGTAACGCATCTTGGAAAACGCATCCAAGCGCTTACGAGTGATGTGGCCGTACGCTTTGTATGCACCATAGCCCAAAGCGCCGACTGCCAAACCCGTCAAGAGGATAGGCGCACTAATTAATGCACCCGCCCCTGCCAAGAGCGCACCACCAGCCGTCATGATACCACCACCGATTGCACTAGCAGTTGCACCAATGCCCACGGTAGATGCCGCCAGACCAGCAGCAGACAAACCAGCATCTACGGCAGCCTCACCGTAGTTACCTTGTTGAAGGTTTTGGTATGCACTGTAGCCACCATAAGCAGCACCTGCCAGACCCAAGGATTTACCCAATCCACCCCAACCGATTTTACTACCCATGCGCTTGAGTAGGCCAGGACGACCACCACCGCGCGGACCACGTCCACGGCGACCACGTCGCTTCTTCTTACCTTTCTTACCATCCCCATCGCCATCCATACGGTCAGCAATGGCTTCACCGGCAGCGTTTTCCGCCACACCTTCGAGGAAGCCGTCTTCATCATCCTCGTCGTCCTCTTCCTCATCCCCCTTCTTGCGACCGAGCATGGCCATCAAGCCTTTCATGCCGCCTAACTTGCTCAGCATGCCGGCTTCACCATCAGCTTTCTTCCCCATTCCCAGTCGGTCTTTGAGCGCGTCTTTCTTTTTGCGCAAGGTATCCATGTAACTACCTTCACGCACGCCGTCACCATCGGCGTCGCCCAACACTTTCTTTTTCGCTTCAGGAAGGCGCTCGCGGATTTCTGCCAACACATCTGCCACCTTGGTCATGCCTGAGACTTCCAGACCGTCCTTCTTGGCAAACACACCGAACATCTTCTTGGTGCGTTCAGTCAGGTTCTTCAACCCTTCTTTGGCTCGCTCCTTAAAGCTACCAGCGCGCGACTTGGTCAGAGCAAACAGCTCTTCACCCATTTCCTTTGCGATCTCAGCCTTGGACAACCCTTTGTCTTTCAGGTTCTGGTACATCTCCTTGGCTTTGAGAATGGTTTCGGGACTGACCTTGGTTTTGCCACGAAGGCGCGACCAGAGACCAGCACCGCGTTCTTTCATCGAACGCATGGTGTCTTCACCAAACTCTTTGTCGTCAAAGCTTGTCGGTTCTCCGGGCAAACGGGTATTGAGCAAGTCACGGATTTGGAGCAAGAGCTTTTTACTGCTATTGCCACCCACGGAATTGTTACTAAACATTCCCGTACCGATATTGATCCCGCCAGTGCCTTTGAACCAGTCACCCATCCCTTTGACTAAGTGACTGCCTTTGTCCCACAATCCTTGACCGAGCTTTTTAGCACGGGCCGAGATATTCTGGTAAGCGCCTTTAACAGCGCCGACAATCTTACCCAGTCCAGTTTTGATCGGCTTACCGTTTTTATCCAGCAGACCCTTGGCGATGTCTTCTGCCGAAAGGACGACTTGGCCGGTGCTATCAACGACAGGGCCGTCAATGTCCGAGACCTTACGGATTTCATTACTCGTAATACGTGAGGAGTAACCACCAACACGCATCGTGCGAGCGAGAAGCACTGGATCAGGATTGCCTTGAATGTAGACGTCTTGTGGACCGTCAAGCAGCATGTCGTACGCTTTCTTAGCCAAGTCTTGAGCAGTACCGAATACACCCGGCAACCGCGCCAGTCCTTGACCGATCTTACGCGCACCCCATTCACGCACCTTGGCCACGGTAGACAAGAGCTTACGCACTGGTCCTGCCTTATAGAACGCTTTCTTTGCGTCTTCAGCCGACATGACAAGTTCACCGGCGCGATCAAACACGTCGCCCGTAATGTCCGTGATGTCTTTAACGAACTTCTTCTTTCCGTCTTCGATGACGTAGTAGTAGTCGCCCGCTTTGAGCTTTAGTGCTTGGATGCGTGGGATGAGTTCGCCATCGACATACACGTCCTTGTACTTCTTGGCCTTGTCCCAACCTTTCTCGCCCAGATCCTTGGCAAAGCCCCAACCCTTCTTAGCGTTACCCAAGATCGAGTCAGCCGTATTACCAGCAAACTTACGACCAGCACCGAAGCCTTTCTTACCCAGCTCCCAGCCACCATTTGCCATGTCGCCCAGTGAGCGCTGCCACCAACGAGAACCACCACCACCTGGCCCGCCACCCATATCGGCTTGACCACCCGGACCAGCACCAGCGCCGAAGTTAATCGTCACGCCTTGCTTGATCTTCTCTTCAATACGCAAGAGCGTATCGCTCATGGTAGTGGTGATGGCTTTGCTGCTGTGCTCTTTAATTGCTGCAATGGTTTCCGCTGCCGTACTCTTAATAGCGTCAATCATTTCCGTCACTTGAATCGTAACAGGACTAGGGGCAGGTGCACTACGAGCATCAGGAGCACTTGGTGCAGGCAGACTCGGCAATGGTGGAGGTGGTGGACCCATGAATGGGCTGTGACCGCCAGCATTAGGGCGCTGCGGATCGTCAGGCGAGATCGTTGCGTTTTCACCAGCCATGTATTCACGCAAACGCTGCATGTTAATGGCGTCGCTACCTGGCTTTAAGATCCCGAGTTCTTCGAGCACATCGCGGTTACCCGTGTTGATGTGGTCTTGCACGATCGCTTTGGCGTCACTGATGTTCGTACCCAAGCGATTATGCATGCGTGAGAAGCGCAAGTTCTTTACGCCCTTCTCATTGTCAGCAAAGTAGTCCGAGAACAAATCGGAGAAAGTACCAGCATGACGACCAGCTTTACCCGTGTAGGTATCGTAGTCTTTCAGGCGGCCTTCACTGGAAGAATTGTTCGACAAGTTATTATCGAGCAGGAATTCACCCAATGCTTTACGCTGCGCAGGATTGAGCTTGGTGCCGTCTGGATCAACTTCTTTGAGGATCTCATCGAGTTGGTCTTTCGTGGCCTTTTGCTCAGACTCTTTAACGATGCTACGAAACACACTGTTTTTGAGTTGCGTCTTTTCTACGAACTTGTTGCTCGCGAAATCGTACGCTGTCAATTGAATGGTCTCATCACCCGTGCGGGTAATTTGCAGTTCACGCAACATCCGGGCCAAGTAGCCTGGGATGATTTCCGTGATCGACTTGTGAGCACTGCGGTTGTAAGGAATCGGGTCTTGCATCGAGCGCATGGAGTCGCCCAGTACCGTAGTGTCTTCCCGGTTTGCACCGAAGATCGCATCCTTAAAGGTACGTACCAAGCCATCGAACATTCCGCCAGTTTCATGCTTATCGCTCTTGGCATAATCGACAAGCGTTTGTGGTACGTTCTCAGCAAAGTACTGCAAGCTGTTGCCTGCCTTGTCAACACGTCCTTCGGTATCGAAGCGGTTAATGAGCTTACGCACACCTTTACCTGCCCGCTTACCGATGGATTCAGCTGCCACACTACCAGCGATTTGTCCTGCCATTTCACCACGGCTTGGACCACCACCCATCTCAGCCATTTCACGCTGCATCTCTTGCAGGTCAGCCAATCCGTCTGCTGCTCCGATGCCGTCACGGAAGTTATCCATGAAGCCACGGAACTTTTCCATGGCAGCGTTACTCATGTTTTTACCAACGCGACCAATCATTTCCCGACGACGTGCAAAGACCGTGTCGTTCATGTTGTCGATGAACTTGTTACGCAGCGCTTCATGCAAGCGTTCTGAGTTCTTCAGTTTCACAAAGTCCGGCAATGCCGTGTTCTTCATGATGGCATCGAGATTGGTCTTACTCTCAGCGTTGTACTTCTTTTGTTCTTCCAGCGCATCGACCGCCACAAAGTAGTGACGGTACTGAACTTCTAGACTTTTGCGCTTGTAGGCAACATCCACCTTTTCTTGGTAACTGGCGAGTTGTTGCAAGCTGACACGCATTGCATCGAGCTGACCGAGCATGTCGCGATGGCGATCATGCTGAACGCTGTCACGAATTGTTTCACGAGTTTCATTTTCTGCCTTATCTTGCTGTTGTTGTTGTGATTGGAATTTGAAGATATCGCCCAGCTGTGCTTGCAGGGATGCTTCACGCATCTGCTCTGCATTCATGCCAGCGAATCCTTTGTCCGGATCGTTTTCTGACCACTTCTTAATCTTCTCGGCCATCTTGCGCGGCATGGCTGCTTCTACTGCGGGAAGCAAGCGCTTGGTCACGCGTTTCATGTCCTTAATGACTGGCTTGGCCTCTTTGGCAGCGTCATTGTATAGATTCCCGATCGTGCCAGCGGTTTGATCTGCCAAATCCATGGCAGAGCCGTAGCCATCAGGGAGAGATTTTCTGATCAGTTTGCGGATAAAGCTCGGGCTCATGACCGAGTCTTTCACGCCATCTTTGAAACCCGACGCGACCTTGGTGAGCGCTTTGCGATCATCCTTGATGTCCGTGGAATCAAAGTTCATATCCGGCATGTCCAAGTCGCCGTCGAACCCAAATTCATCTCCGAGTTCGAATTGCTGCTTTTTCTTTGCCATGAAATACACTCCTAGTGGATGGGTCAAACAGCGACCCCTTCATAGTTTTACGTTTATTCAAGGAAATACAATAATGGTAGCCCGTTCAGAAATTCCATTTAACGTGAGTATCTTGGACCTGACGGCCAAGAAGCTCGAAGCGTTACGGCCGGTGCGTTCACTCGATATTTTCGAAGGTGGTGGCGGGTCGAACTTCCACGACGACGGTCTGTTTAGTGTCAGTATCTTCGGTAAGGTCGGTGACGAAAAGCGCAGCCAGCGTTACTCGTACATCGACATCAAAATCCCAATCTTCCATCCGGTCATCTATAAAGCACTGCTGCAATTGAAACGCCTTTATGGCGGCATTATGGCAGGCACCGAATATGCCCTGTGGAACGACGACTTGCAAGACTTCGAGCGCTCAGACCCAGTCAATGGCAAAACCGGGTACGCTTACTTCATGCAGTATTGGAAGGCCATCAAGTTCGAAGAGACCAAGAGCGATGCGCGGCAACAGAACATCTTGATGCTCGAAAAGTACAAAGCCCAAGCCATGACGGACAAGATCGTCGTGATGCCTGCTGGTTTGCGTGACGTGGAAATCAACAATGATAACCGCGTTGAGAAAGACGAGATCAACAACTTCTACCTGCGCCTGTTGGGTGTAGCAAACACTATCTCTGACGTCTCGGCCCGTACCAATCCCGAGATGCTTAACAATGCACGTTACTCACTGCAGTCGACCTTTAACGAACTGTTCGAATACATCGAGCGCATGATCGAAGGTAAGAAGAAGCTCTTGATGGGCAAGTGGGCATCGCGTCGTATCTGGAATGGCACGCGTAACGTTATCACGGCCATGGACACGAGTACGCCGTACTTGGGTGGCAATGGTGCAGTGCGCTTTAACAACACCGTGCTGGGTCTGTACCAAGGCTTGAAATCGATTATGCCGGTAGCGCGCTATCTGGTTCGCAATGGCTTCTTGTCGAAGGTCTTCACATCGGTCGATGCACCTGCTCGCTTGGTGGACAAGAAAACACGCAAGCTTGTGGAAGTCAAACTCAAGCCGCAGTACTTTGACCGCTACATGACCGATGAAGGTATCGAGAAAGTCATCACGGCGTTCGGTGAAGAAGACATGCGTCACAAACCACTGGAGATCGAAGGCCATTACGTGGGCTTGATCTACAAGGGACCAGACGGCACGTTCAAGATCATCCAGGACATCGACGACATTCCCGACACACGCAGTAAGCTCGACGTGTCACCCTTGACCTTCTGTGAGCTGCTGTACTTGTCGTGCTACAAAGACCTGAATAAGTATCCACTCTTTGTCACGCGTTACCCGATCACGGGCGTGGGTAGTATCTACCCAAGTAAAATGTATGTAAAGACCACCATCAAATCCGACGTGCGACGTGAATTGTCCGACGCATGGGAACCGATGGATGATGCACACGTAGCGTACTCCTTCCCTGAAAAGGGCGGGGCGTTTGTCAATAGCTTGGTGCCGCACTCGGCCAAACTTGATGGCTTGACCGCTGACTTCGATGGCGACACCGCCTCGGGCAATGCGACGTACTCGGACGAATCCATCAAAGAAGTCGATACGTACTTCCAGCAAAAGAAAGCCTACGTCGGCACGGACGGTAACTTTATTTCGTCAGTGGCTGTAGCTACTGTGGAACTCGTTCTGTATAACCTCACAGACGACTAACCGAAAGAATAACATGTACGAAAGCCCTATCAACATTGCGCGTGAACTTCAACTCATCGCGCGTGGCACACGTTCGCTTGCGAGCATGTTGCCTGCTAATTTTGTCAAGCGTTCCTCACCCGTCATGGAGTCGATCGATTCCATTTACGGTACGGTCTCGCTTGAGTCGATGCAGTTCTACGACTTCTTCTACAAGCGTTTCGGTGTGCGTCGTGCTGACCATTTGACTGCACCTGTGATGCCAGAACTGGAAGCGCTGGAGTTGCCTAAGCAATCGATCCTGCATTACGTGTCGATGAGTCCAATGGAATCGGGCCCAGCAGCGGACGACTTCCTGTTTCGCAATATCACCATCCCTATTCAAATGGGGCATGTGACGGAAAACGGCGATAGCAAAGGCGTACCACGTAAATTGACCGTGGCAACCTCGACCTTGATCAGTTCGTACCACATCAAGAACCGGCGTTTTCGCCAGATGCGTAACTTGGATGCGGCAACGCGTGATCCTAATACGCTGCTCGTGTACAACTACGGCTTCATTCCTCAGCTCTACCATTATGCGCGTTCGTTTTATAGCGAGTACTACAAGTGGTGGAACATTCAGTCGGCGTTGTGGAAGAGTGTGGCGCAAGTGGCCAAAGGAACCGACCGTCACCAATTCATCGTCTGCAAGTTGCCGACGGTGTTGCCGAGCATTCCTGACTTGGCCATTGGTACGGGTCCAATTTCGCAAAAGGTCGTCAAGATCTTTAGCACGCCTGAATCACTCATGCTCTTGGAGCTGTGGAAATGGTTCGGTGAGCAGCGTTTGGAATCGGTCATTAACCATGTACCGGTGGACCAGTTGAACAAGGTCAACCTGATCTTCCAAGAATCGGGTCGTTGGTTCGTCATGAACTTGGGTCTGCTCAATAGCTGGCGTAAAGCGACGGACAAGGAACTGGAATCGCAAAGTAATGCGAACACCAAGGGTCTGGATGCCAAACTGTTCCAGCGCCGCTTCCTGCGCCTGACCATGGCATTGTTCCAAGTGCGTAGCGTAGCTTCGCCTGAAGTGCAAGCCATGACGGACGGTAAGAAAGGCAACGAAAAGACCCCGGTGGAAAACACCGTGCAAGTTGTCAAGCAAGACCCGACGATTCCGCAAACGAATGGTGGTGTGGCATCGGTGCCAACCAAAACCCAGAAGCTGCCAACTGCAGCGACCATGGGGCAAGGGATGGATGCGCCTGACCATACAGCAGAAGACATGGAGCACGATGAAGCGTCTGATGCACAGCTGACGAAAGACTTGGCTGAGCTGGAAATCATTTCGAAGAACCACGTCGGTCCGCACGAAGGTGAAGCGGTTGAAGAAGAACTGGTGGTTGAACCCAAGACGCTGGAAGAAGGCGTCATGCGGGTGTGCGATCGTTTGGCTGACCAAGGTCTCTTGTCGGCTGCGCAGTACCGTCACTACGACGAACTGGCCAAGACGTACCGCACCATCACCGCACCAGATGGCAAGACTAACCTGGCTGACTTCATCAAGATCAGTAATGAGACGCTTGTTATTAAAGAGTCGCCAAGCATTCCGGACATCAAAGCTGTCGTTGACAAGACGATGCTTAAATCCAGTTTGCATGTGTTCGATTCGCGTTACATTACCGAAGTCATGGACCGCGACGTGGCCTCGATGGTGCTTAACCTGCAAAACGCAGGCATTGCCATTACCCACTACGAAAAAGAACGCATTGAAGATGTTGTCGGTGCATTCGATTCGTACACGGTGCGCTTAACGCCAGTGCAGGGTGTCTCAACGACGTGGCGGTTCAAACTGCCAGCGCTCAATGAAGACGGCAGCTACATGGCCAACGGTGTTAAGTACCGCATGCGTAAGCAGCGTGGTGACTTGCCGATTCGTAAGATCGGACCGGATCGCGTGGCAATGACGAGTTACTACGGTAAAGTCTTTGCCAGCCGTTCGAGTAAGCGTGTCAACGACTACGGTCAGTGGCTGCGCAATTCGATCATGGCAATGGGTCTGGACGATGTGAATACGACGGTGACGAATCTGCAACCGTCGCCTGTGTTTGATAAGCTCTTTAAAGCGCCGCGTCTTTACACCACGATCGCCATGGGTTTCCGTGCGTTCACCATCAAACCAGTGCAAACACCACCGGGCATGAAGAGCATTGCGTTTGACTGCTCGTTCGATCACACCAAGCGTGAATTCCTGTTTGGTAAAGAAGCCATCGCCAAATACGAAAAGGACGGTATCATCCTGATCGGTCACGATGTGTCTTCGCAGCGCTACTTGGCAATGGATGCCAACGGTTTGCTGTACGTGTCGAACTTGGACGCCCTGATGGACTTTGGTACGATCGAGTCGATCCTGGGCCTGCCATCGGAAAAAGCGCCAGTGGACTTTGCTGAACTGAAGGTGCTGGGTGTGAGTATTCCAATCGGTGTTATTCTCGGTTACGTCATGGGCTTGGATAAACTCATGAAGTTGCTGAAGGTCACGCCGCGTCGGGTAACGGCAGGTACGCGTGTCAACTTGGGTCCGCATGAATACGAACTTGTCTTTAGTGATGAGACGCTTGTGCTGAACCGAGAAGATCGCTTGGCCACGATGGTGCTCGCTGGCTTTAACGAATACCACCGCGCGATTCGTAGCTACAGCGTGTACGAGTTCGACAAAGACGCCGTGTACTTAAACGTCATGGAGTCGGGCGGCGCTGGTGTACGTTATTTGCGTGAGATTGAACACCTGTTTAATCTCTTCATCGATTCGATCACGCGTGACTTGCTGATCGAGATGAAAGAGCCAACGAACTTCCGTGGTCTGCTTTTGCGTAGTTGCGAGATGCTGCTTACGGACGACCACCCTGACGAACTCGATCCTGCGTTCATGCGCATTAAAGGTTACGAGCGGATGGCAGGGGCAGTCTATAGTGAACTGATTCGCGCTGTGCGTTCACACGCTGGCCGGGCTGGTAAATCGAAGCTGCCAATTGACCTGCATCCTTACGCTGTGTGGAAGAACATCGCGCAAGATCCATCGATCGCCATCGTCAACGAAATCAACCCAATCCAGGACTTGAAAGAAATGGAAGCCGTGACGTATAACGGCGTGGGTGGACGTAATAGCCGTTCGATGACCAAGCACACGCGTGTCTACCATCGCAACGATATGGGCACGATGTCTGAATCGACCGTTGACTCCTCGGACGTGGGTATCAACACGTACTTGAGCGCTGACCCGCAATTTACGTCGCTGCGCGGGATGAGTCGTGGTTACGAGATCGGTAAGACTGGTCACACTGCACTGCTCTCAACGTCGGCGTTGATTTCAGTCGGCTCGAACTTCGATGATCCGAAACGGGTGAACTTCGTGGGTATTCAACACGGTCACGGTATTGCTTGTTCAGCTTACAAGCAGTCGCCAGTTCGCACTGGTTACGAACAGATCGTCGCGCATCGCACGAGTGATTTGTTTGCAGTCACAGCCAAGAAGTCCGGTAAAGTCGTTGCCGTTAGTGAAGACGGTATTGTCATTCAGTACGACGATGAGAAAGAACCGCGTGGCTTTGAACTGGGTCGTCGCTTCGGTAACGCATCCGGTCTTACCATTCCGCACAATGTCATCTCGGAAATGAAGGTCGGGCAGAAATTCAAAGAAGGCGAAGTCATCAGCTACAACGACGGGTTCTTCGAGAAAGACTTGCTCAACCCAAGTAACGTGGTGTGGAAAGCCGGTATCATGGTCAAGACCGTACTCTTGGAGTCAACCCAAACGCTGGAAGATGCATCGAGTATCTCCCAACGCGTGGCAACGCTCTTGAGCACCAAGGCCACGAAGGTCAAAAACGTGATGGTGCGCTTCGATCAATCGGTACGTAAGCTGGTCAAAATGAACCAAGCTGTCGAGCCGGAGGATATTTTATGCATAATTGAAGATGCCGTCACCGCAAACAGTGGTCTGTTTGACGACGCTTCGCTCGATACGCTGCGTGTCATGAGTGGGCAAACCCCACAGGCGAAAGCCAAAGGCACGATTGAGCGGATCGAAGTGTACTACCATGGCGATAAGGAAGACATGTCCGAATCCCTGCGTGCACTGGCTACTGCGTCGGACCGTGAAATGATTCGTCGTAAGAAAGCTGCAGGCAAGAAAGCGTTCCCCGGTAGCACGGATGAAGGTTTCCGTGTCGATGGCGAACCGCTTGCGCTCGATACTGCCGTGATCAAGATTTACGTAACTGCCGATGTTGCTGCTGGTGTGGGTGACAAAGGTGTGTTCTGTAACCAGATGAAGACTGTCTTCTCTGAAGTCATGACCGGCGAGACGACCACTGAAACTGGTAAGACCATCGACGCTGTCTTCGGGCAGAAATCCATTGCCGACCGTATCGTCAATTCGCCAGACATCATTGGTACGACCGCGACTCTTTTGGATGTGATTGGTAAGAAGGCACTTGCAGCGTATCGCTCGTAAGTTTCTTTGGGGGGTGTTCTTAGGAGCACCTCTTCCAATCACCCGGCACTCAACAACACTTTCAGTTCGTAATAGGAAACCCCATGAAACACCAACAGTCGCAACAGTCAGTCTCGACCCTGGCAAACGGTGCTGAGCTGGTGAACGCCATCGTTCAAGGCTTGGTTGGCAATGAAATCGCCGACACCATCAACGGCTCGCCGCTCACGCGCAGCCTCGTCTACACGATGTCCCAAACGCAATTCCATGGGTCGGTCGCCAAACAAATCGGAGCGTAAAGCATGCTGACTATCGAAGCGCTCAACAGCGCATTGCCATTGACCGAACTGCTCGATGCAAAAGGTCTTAAGATCGTGCCAATTACCGGCACGCCCCTGGAACGCCTGGTGCAAGCTACGCGTTCGGACGATAACTTCTTCATGGCTGGTGACGGTGGTTTCGTCCCTGGTCTGTCGGACATCGCCTACATCGCCAACGCCAAGGATGAAGTCCTGGGTGGTTCGCCACACGACATGGCCTTCGACAACATCGTCGAGCCTGCCATCGCTGCAGTGCGTGAACACATGGTCTTCGCGCGCAACGTCGTGCGTCCTGCCGTGGAAGAACTGGTGGTTGGTACTGCCAACTATCTGCAAAACCAAACGGCGTCAAGCCTGCTGGGTATGGAAGTCGTTACCTACAATCCACCGCTGCCACTCATGAATAGCGGCCTGGAAAAGCTGGTGCACAACTTCCAAGAAACGCCGTTCGATGTGCCGACCATGCGCATGCGTTGCCCAACGCTGCCTGCGTCTGAAATCATCGAGCTGATGAAGACCGGTTCGTCTTCGCTGGACCGTGACATCGAGCAATGGATCGCAGCAGTCGGCGAGACGTGCGTGATGAAGATCTGGGAAAACGTGTTCCAGGTCACCCAGGCTGGTCTGAACGATGCAGTCGTGTCGTTCCGCGACTACACCGAAGACAAGGCATGCGGCGTGGATAACGCCCTCATGATCTTCCTGCTGGCCCGCCGCCTGCTGGACGATATCCTGCCGGGTACGGAAATGGATCAGCGCGTGTACTCGAACCTGATGGCGGAATACCGCAACCAGGCTGGTGCCCGTCTGTGCCGCGCGATCGCTGAAGTCGACAAGATCACCCGCGCTAAAACGCTGGTCAAGTCGGTCAACGGTTCGACCACCACGGTCTACGGTTTCATCTACGACAAGTGGCTCAAAGACGGTGGCAGTAACGAAGTGTTGTTCGGCAACATGCTCGCTACGCCATTCATCTCGACGGTGGAAAACCTCAACGCCAAAGCTGAAGAGCTGAAAGCCAAGTGGGCCCGCCACAGCGTCATGACCAACACGCTCGAAGCGAACCGCAAGTTCCTGCGCACGAAAGAAGCGCTGGTGCTGAGCTTTGAAAAGCAAATCCGTGAAGCCGGCGAATCGTTCATCGAAGAAGCCACCATCGGCAACCGCGACGCTGTCGTCAAGCGTTTCCGCTCCTTGGTGGAAGATGTGCGTGCTGACGAGATCAACGACCTGTGGGGTCTGTCCCTGCGCCTGGTGTGCCGTTCGCGTTTTGCTCGTACGGACGCCGAAGTGATCCTGGCCGGTATCGACCGCGTGATGCGTGCTAACCCAGACATCGATCTGCGTGAAGCAGCTGCCGTGTCGATTCGTGAGTACGTCGGCATCTGGGTTGCTTCGCAGATGAAAGTCGAACAGGCGATCTAAACAACAGCATGAACCCAAAACAGCTCATTCACGATCAGTCCAAGGTTCATGCTGTGCTTAAAGAGTTACCTGATGGCCGTCTCGTAACGACGAAGGGGTGTAAGATCTACATTCCTTCGCGTTACGCAGAACGTGGTTTGGCCTTCATCGGGATTGAAACACAGATCGTCGGTATCTTCGCCATCTCGGTTGAAGACAAGTATTACGGTATCCACATGGTCAACGCCATGGTCCGGATCGAGCCGACGTCAACTTCAAAGATCATGATCAATGAAGAAGAGCATTACGAGTTTGAATTTGAACCCGGTGCACCTGTGATTTCTTCGACCATGCTCGTGAAAACCGACACCTTGGTCTACCGGATCTCCAACGAGATTGTGACGAAAGGTCGGGTGCCTTGGTACTTGAACTACTTCACACTCAGTGAACTCTTTGACACCGCACGATACCACGCTGGTGCGAACATTGGTCAGAACCATGAAGTAACGGAACTGCTCATCTCGATGATTGCCCGTAACCCGGACGATCGCCACCAGTACTACCGGAGTTCTGTCAAGAGTCTTGATGACATTGAAAAGAAACCGCCTGCATTTGTCGCGCTGCGTAGCGTGATTTATTCTGCAACCAATACCACCAATAAGTTGGCCGGCTCGTATTTCCACGAAGGCTTGGTCAGTGCACTGGTGACGCCTACCGAACGCGTTGAGCGTATCGAAGATCTCCTCCGCCGGTAAGTTTTAGAAAGAAGATCATGAGTTTGAATTCCATTCGTTTTGCCTGCACGTCGTTGGCTGGAGTCAACAAAGCAGGCACGCTCAAGAAGGACGGCCAAGGCTACTATGAAGTCGTGGTCGGCGCTTTGAACGTGTACAATTCGGCTGGTCAGTACTACGTGTACGAACAAGCCAAAAAGCTCTTTGAGCAATCCTCGCAACTGATGCGTCGCGTTTCGCGTGGCGCCTTGCGTGGTGAATACGGTCATCCAAAATTCATGCCTGGCATGAGCAATGACCAATTCGCTAACCGCGTCATGTCGATCTATGAAGAGAATGTGTGCTGCCACTTCCGTGACATTACCATCGACTTCGATCGCGTGAAAGACGCTAACGGCAAACCTGTGATTGCGATCGTGGCCTGGGTGAAACCAGCCGGTCCTAACGCAGCAGCGCTGCAAGCATCGCTCGACAATCCGAACGAAAACGTGTGCTTCTCGATCCGTGCATTTACCGATGACTTCCGCGAAGGCGGCGTCACCAAGCGTATCTTGAAGACCATCGTGACGTGGGACTACGTGAATGAACCAGGCATTGCTGTGGCTGAGAAGTTCAGCGCACCATCGCTTGAATCGTTCTCGGAAACGACGTTCTCGCGCGGTGAAATCGAACGCAGTGTGAAAGTCGGCGCCATGATGGGTACGGCCACTGAGTCTTCGCTCATGACCGCTGGTGAACTGATGACTTCACTGGGCTGGGATGGCGTAGCACGCGCTGCTGCGAACAAGCCTAGCTGGGCTGCTTGGCACTAAGGTGTCATACGGGCTGGGGAATTCCCCAGCCTTTATGCCGTCTTTAAAAAACTTTCAGACATATATCACAAAGTTGAGCAAGTAGCATCAATGAGTTAAAAAATAACGCGTTGCTGCTTTCTATGCAAGAAGTCATTCCTCTTACAACCCAAGGAGATCTTTCATTCATGAATCAATCGGATGCGGTACTGGACTTTAACGGTTACATGCACCGCCTTAACTCTGTCGTTAGTGCAGCCAAGGCATCCCGTCACGAGATCACCGTTAGCGCTGATCAAGTGCACAACTTCCTCGATACGTCGCGCGCCTTTGTGATCAACTGGCCAAACGACTTTAAAGTGCCAGACGACACACCAACGATCCTGTTCAAGTTCAATGGCAAGTTCATGATCTTGACCAACACCAACAAGTCGCTCCTCGATGGCAAGAAAGAAATCACGGGTCTGGTGATCTCGACGGTCGGTTTGAAGAACTGTCGCATTGCTGACGACCAGATCCCAACGGTCGTTCCACAAGACATTCTGGATGCTCGCAACAATGAGCGCGTTCGCAATGGTAACACTGACTGGCTGAAACACGCCGGCACGGTTCGTTCGATTCACACCCCAGCTGCTCCTGCTCATCCGCAAGAGTTCCGTAACGCACCGCGCTTCTCGACGAACAAGCGGTACTAATCTTTCCCCAACAACTATCCACTTCCGCTAGGAGATAATAATGAACAACAAAGCCGCTCCGAAGAATGCCAAAACGCATCCTAAAAAGCAGCAGTCCAATGTTACCGGTCTGATCGTTGCCATCGGTCGCCGTGACTTCCGTTACGACGATGTGCGTAGCGCGACGCTGCATGCGCCGCTCGTGGACATCCCGATCGATCAACTGACGATCTTCCGTGACACCATGAAAGAGACCCAGCCGGATCTCAACACCAACGCAATCGACGACGGCGTCATTCGCATCGTGCGTGTTCGTCCGGAACTGTACGAAGTCATCTCGGGTCGCAACCAAATCGTCGCTGCGATCTTCGACTACAAGAAAGCTGTCGCCGCTGCTGCTGAAGTGCCGGCCAACCAAGGCAAGAAAGTCGGCGAGCTGGTCAAGACGCCTACGCTGAAAATGCGCCTGGCTTCGTGGAAGCACCTGAACCCGTGCGAACACCTCGGTCACAAACTCGATGCTGATCAGCTGAAAGAAAACCTGACGCAACTGGCTGCAACGTCGAGCGTCAAGATCAACCTGCCAAAAGAAAAGACGGTGCCGGTCGCAGCACTGTTCCAAAAACCAGCACCCAAAGCACCTGTTCCAAGCTCGGGCAAGTTCGGCCGCATCTTCGGCCAAGCTGCCTAATCCAAGAATCTGTCGTAGCACAGAACCCCTGACCAATTGGTCTTCACCCTGTAGTACCCTTACTTTAAAATCAAGGAAGAAATCATGAGCACCGTCGAAACCACCGTCAAGTCGAAAATCACCGAAACCACCCGTTCGCTGGCTGACAAGCTGAAGGCCGAGATCACCGTCGACGTCACCACCGGCACGGTCGCCGACCAGAAGTCGTTCTTCATGGACAACCTGCCTGAAGGCGTGACGCCGGAACTGGTCGCCACCTACGAAGGCTACAAGGACACCGTCGTCAAGGCCGGCGGCCTGGCCCTGGGCGAAGTCTCGATCGACGCGATGAAAGCGAACCCGGAACTGAACCGCGTGACGATGACCATCCCGACCGTCGGCAAGAGCTACATCGGCTACGCCTTCGACCGCTCGCGCCAGGTGCCGAGCCGCAACGACGATGGCACCACCGGCACCCGCGAAAAGCTGGGCGCCCTGACCGTCGACGTCGTCACCTACGGCACCAAGAACCGCGGCGAGTTCGCTGCTGTCAAGAACGAGCTGTCGGAAATGGCCCTGATGGGTCTGAGCAAGAAGTAATTCGGCGCCGGCTGTAATGTAACACGTAGAGAGCTGACCTTCGGGTCAGCTCTTTATGCCCTCTTTATTTTTTTCCTAGTTGAGTACCCTATATGACCCTCGCTCAAGACTTCGGCAACCAGATGGCTGCCATCAACGAACAAATCGAACAAGCATCCATCGACCAACGTACTGATGGTTGGGTATTTGCCCAAAACGACATGTTCCGTCAATTCCGTCGTCTGCGTCACCACCTCACCCACTTCTCGAACAGCAGCGGGATGAGCAACAAAGAAATCGCTCAGGGCTTGCAAATCCCTGAAGAGCATGTCGAGATCATGCTCCGTACCGCACTCATCCAAGTGCTGGAAGTCGGTTCGATCGTTCGTTCGAAAAACCCGGATCGCGACCCATTGCATTGCGGCTCCGGTACGTACCTCGAGGCCATCGTCGTGTCCATCGAACCGTTTGTCATGGTATCGGTCGATACCAGCATGCGTTGGAGTACTTGGACGCCTGATCGTATCGTTCCTGTAGCGACTGCCGATGCAGAGTTGCTCGAGCTTTGCAGAAAACGTCTGGAAGATTAATTCATGGAAGGGGGGTAGTCCTCCTTCTTTTTTTTGTGGAGAAGTAAAAATGAGTCAGTACCCGATCGAACTGATTGTGGCCGCCACCCCTGACGGTGAGATCGGCTACGCCAATACTATCCCGTGGCATCTCAAAGGCGATTTAAAGCGCTTTAAAGAGACCACCATGGGTCACGTCGTCATCATGGGTCGCAAGACCTACGAATCACTTCCAGGCACGCTCAAGGGCCGCACAGTCGTTGTGGTGTCGGAGACGCTCTTGAAAGAAAACAAAGGACGACGTCACCCTGGTCCGGGCTTCATGAGTTTCGTCGATAGCATCCAGTGCAAGGTACTGTTTGCCATGAGTCTCATGGACGCATTGGCTGTGGCAATGGCAGAAGTCATCTTGATGCCTGAATGTAAAATCTTCGTTGCAGGTGGTGCTCGGCTCTACGAAGAAGCGCTTGAGATGATGGACGACAATCCCAACATGCGTTTGACGGTGCATTTGACGACCGTCTACAAAGACCCAGTTACCGAAGCGTACGACACTGTCATCAAGAACTTCGATCGACTCGACAGGTACGACCTTGTGGGTGATCCGATTGTTGTCTACGATGAAGAGTGGAAAGATCCACCTGCTCAACATCTGGACCCTGGTGGCTGGTATTGGCCTGATCCACTGCCACGGCAATTGATTTCTCGTACCTTGTCCCACACTTACAGCACACTGGTTCGCAAGTAAAAACTTACTTCATTCTTTGAGGAAATATCTCCTCGTTTTCTTAGAGAATGAATCATGAGTAAATATTCGCAAACGATGCACATCCCTGACCATCTGGGTGATCCTACGCACATTTTTGATCTCATCATGAGTGGCGGTGCTGAAGGTGCTCCAACACAACTGTCGTTCCATGTCTTAAAGGACAGGTATGAACCAAAAGGTCCAAGTGTGGACAATCCAAATAGCGAAGTGGAGGGTAGCGAAACAACGTGATATCTTCTTCTTAGATACGACTGCCAAGTCCGGTATGGCAGCGTTCGCTCCTGACTTTAGTGACGTCATGCGTTACAAACGTGGTGAGATGGATGAAGAAGAATACACGCGCATTTATATCGAACGAATGGAGCAATCCAAAATACGCTACCCACTGCGTTGGGAGTCTCTTGTAAAACGGCCAAGAATTGCCTTTGCTTGCTATTGTAAGCCAGGGCAATTCTGCCACCGTCATTTGTTCCTCGATATTGTCGAAAAACACTTCGCACCACTAGGTTATGAAATCACTCGCATGGGTGAACTTGAATAAGGAGCAGTCATGAGTATTGTAATTAAGATCCGTAAGGGTGAGCCATTGAAACTGGTGCCTACTGAAAGTGTTTCGGTACTGCCTACCAACACTGGTGCTGGAAAAGCAATGATGGATAAGTTGATGGCTGAATTCGATGGGGACCCGGACTACGTTCCTCCTGCGCCTATCAAAAAGCTCATCAAAGACTACGACAATCTCGTTGAGGCTGATTTGCAAAAGCGCCTTGCCAGTGGCGTTGTAAATCCAACCGAAGATCCACTTACTGGTTTCGTGGAAGTCATTGCAAGCGTGGTTAAGAATCCACTCGATAAGTAAGGAGTCATCATGGCTGCAATCATTAAACGCATCCCCATCACGAAAGACTTGTTTCTTATCGACACATCGCGTATCGGTGTGTTTCCTCCTATGTCGCCTGAAATGACGAAGACGTGGATTGATGGGTTAAAAGAAGCAATGTCAGTGCCGCTGATGAGTATTGAAGAAGTTGTTGGGCACAATCCACAAGCAGCATTGGCCAAGGATTTGAAGCGTCGTTATAAAGTCCGTTATCCAACATCGCAACATGAAGAACGCCGTGACTTATTGAGTAAAGACTGATGCAGCGGCAAATCCACGAAGACACTGTACGCCGGATGCATCCTGGTCAGCTATTGCAAAACTACTTGTTATCCTCGTTCTGTTATTACGAACTGGACCAAAGTCCGATGACAGACAATGCCTTTGATCTGATGTGCAAGTTGCTTCACGGGGAGTTTGATAACCTTGTGCATCCACACAAACACTTGACGAACAAAGAAAGTTTGGAAGCAGGTACGCTGTTACTGGCTCGGGACAAGTATCCAAGGATGATTGGTGTTTCAGTCGATGCTTACATGTTGTCTGTTGCAGATGGTTCGTTCTTTACCCGCATTGAACCCCATTTAAAGAACGCGGCATAAGCCGAGAGAAACCCGCAAAGGTTTCTCTCGGCGTTTATGACGGCATTGCACCGTTGGGGTAAAAGAGAAGCGAACTCCTCTTTTTTTTCTTGCTTACAGCTTGACTGCGTTGGCAGCAGCGGACTTGATGCCAGGCGCGTGGCCCTTCTGCTGAGCCAGCACGTCAGCGCTGATGGCGTCGACGAATGCCGGACGCAGGTGTGGATTGGCACCGGTGATCTTCATGCCGTCGAGCATCTTCTGCGCGAAAGCGATCACGCCAGCACCCGATTGGGCGATGCCGGTGAAGTTGATGTCGTGCGTCACGGTTTCGTGAGCAGCGGTCAGATCACGACGACCATTGATCTCGCCCGAGGACTTTGGCCACATGTTGGTCACGAGCCAGGCTTTGAGCACTTTGGAGTGCAGCGCGTCTGGTTCGAAGAACAGCATGGTGGCTGCGTACATATCCGGCAGCATGTCCGGAGGCACGGTGCCCAGGGTGGCGATGGCTGGATACTTGGTATCCGGGTCCATGATCAGGTTGCGAATCCAACCTTCGAAGAAGTGGGCGAACGGCATGCCAGCTTTTTCCGGGATACGGAACACTGGCTGACTGCGTTGACGCTTGACGTCCACGAAGTCTTCTTGCATTTCGCCACCGCCGCCGACCGCGTTTTCAGCGGTTTCGACTTCGAGGGTACGGTTCAGACCGTCGATCGAAATCGGATGCAGCTCGACAGCTGAGCGCAGCGTGCCGATCCAGTAGTCCTTGTTCGGCAGGAAGTTAAAGCCCTTCGGGGCTTCAACCAGCAGGCAGATCAAGTTACGACGAACGTACGCTTGGTTACTGACCCATTCGGACAGATCCGGCATGTGACCGAACATCCCGCCGAAGCGGGGGTCAGCCATCGGTGCGTTCACGCCTGCATTGAATGCAGTGCCCGATTGGAGGATGGTATTCGAAAGACGGCTCATTGTGCGAGATCCTCAATGCGGTATGCCTCGACACTCAGCGTACCCACGGTCTTCATGTTCGGAGCGTAGATCTGGATCGCAGTGGTCCAGGAGTAGCCACGCTGCTCGTCGGCCGAGGTGATGGTGGTGACGGGACGGATGATGAAACGGCCATCGAAACGACCTTCGACTGCCTCGGTGATGTAGTCGTTGACTGCTTCGACGAACTGGGCGTTGGTCAGGTTCGACCGGCCCGAGAACTTGCGACGCGAACGATCGCCAACCTTTTGCAGTTCGACGCAAGCCAGTGCGGTGAACATGCCGGTCAGGACGGACGAGTCGTCGTCGTACACGGTGTGGAACGCTGGGAAGTACACGCTACGCAGGTCGAACGATTCGACCCAGATCAGACCAGCAGCCCAATCCTTGTTACGCACCGACACCGGAGTGAAGGTTACGTTGATGTCGGTGAACATGTCCACTTCGTTCAGTGGGTGTTCATCGAAACCAGCGCCGCGTACCCACTGGCCGTTGCCAGCACCCATGTAGGCTGCGCACTTAGCAGCGATGTTGATCGCCAGTGGCAGGGGCTTCTTGAATTGGCTGTTGAGCATGCTGCCCGAACGACCGACGATAGCGCCGCGCATGACGGGCGTGCCGAAGTACTCCGATTCCGGATACATCTGCAAACGCGTACGCAGGGCCACGGCCAGTGCCGAATCTTCCGAAGCGGACAGCACAGGCTGACCGACGGTGTGGGTCGACAGGACAACGAACGTGTCCTTACGCTCTGCGATGAAGCTGCACAGCGCCTTCTTTCCTTCGAGCGGGAGGCCCGAGTCGTAGATGATCGATTCTGGATACTTGGCAGTATCCATCAGATTGCTGTTCGGGTTCGCGTATTCGACCACTTTGTCGATCACGAGCTGGGCGTACAGTTCGTCGTTCATCGTACCGTCACCACCACCAGCGGCGAAGATGGTCGAGTTTTCCGACAGACGCACGGTATCGCTACCGGCGCTTACGAACTGGTACGTGCGGTAAGGCACGTTAGCCGAGGACACGCCACCGATCAGGTTGAACATGTGGTGTTCGTCAGCATCGCCCTGGAAGTCCGAGAACGCGTCGATGAACTGCGCTTCAGCAGCGTAGAACATTTGCAGCAGTTCTTCGATGACGTCTGAGTAGACGTGCATGCGGCCGAATGGGCCGTAGACTGGAGCGTAACCTGGACGGTTCACCAGCTGGTATGCTTGGATGAAACGGTCACCCACGTAAGCCAGATCATCGTTGCCATCCAGGGTCTCTGGTTTGAGCACGGTGTTGACGTACTGCTCGCCCGACAGGGTTTCAACAACCTTGACAGTCGAGTTAGGGCTTGGACGCTGCACGCAGGCCATGCGGATCGGGAAGACCTTTTGCTGGCTCAGCATGCGGCTGTCCATTGGGCTGGACGACTTGGTCGTTGGTGCCCACAGGCGCAGACCGAGGTCGTTGCCGTACTTACCGAACGAGCTGACTTCGGAGTCGACGATTGGGAAGCGGGTCGACTGCACACCGTTTTCCACTTGGTCGCCATCTTCTTGGGTCGCAGCACCGAAGCTGGAATTGCCGTCAGCATCGACCGTCACTTGCGTGCGGACGAACTTGACTTTAAAGCCAGCGATGGTTTCACCGGTAGCTTTCGGTTGACCGTTACCGTCGAGTTTGACGGCGCCGTCGCTGTGACGTTCGTACACCGGCACTTGGGTCGGCAGGACGTCGAGCATCAGACGGATGGTCGCAGGTGGTGGCGCATCGTTTGGCTTGAGGCGTTCGTACATGCCTGCATTGCCTTGTGCGTTGATCGTGTTAGCCAGCACGGTCTGGTGGTTTGCGTAAGGCTTACGCAGGTCGAACGAGTTCACGCCGTACAGTGCGGTGCGCGCTGCGCCGACTGCCAGTTGCGGCGTCGTCGGGCCTTTTTCGGCATAGAAGTAAATCTTGGGGAGGTGCTGTGGGAGCGCCAATGGTTCCGCAACTGGCGGCCGCGTACTCATGTCTTGAGTACCCAGCAGTCGGGTCATCGGAGCGGCGTTCTGAATCGTGGCCGTCATGTTTGTTCCTGTCGCTATAGATGAATGGTATGGTTTCGAAGACGATGCCCTGCATCATATTTATTTTAGAAAATATTTCGCTGGCATCGACCCCATCCAACCTCTTCGTTAAAAAATACAGAAAACGCAGTATATATTTTAACATAGAATGATTAGATAATTTCCGCTGATCAATCCATTTCCTCATGCCGTTAGGCACATCAACAAGGACTTTCAAAAATGACTGTACTCAAAACTGCCTACGATACGACGGCATGCCGAGATTACCTGATGAAAAAGACGACCGACGCCATCGAAGTGGCAGGGCTGAACGGTCAGCTTCCGGCCATGGCAGGCACCATTGGCGGCATTCAAGAAGTGCAAGGTGGTTCGGCAACTGTCGACGCTATCCCTGCCTTTGCTCACCCAATCGCCGTCACTGAAGGTCAGACGCAGAAGATCGCTGTGGACGTGCGCCAGTACGGTAAGTGGGACCAACACCAAGCTGTGTTCCATGTGCGCAATGCCACGGACTACCGCCTGGCCCAACACCGTTCGAAACTGAACCACATCTGGCTGAACCATTCGCCAACCATCCTGCGCGACATCTCGCCGCTGCCCATGGCTGTGTTTGCTACCTGGATCAGTGAAGCCATCACCCGTTACAAGTCGCTCAATCCACAAGAGCAACTGAACTTAACTGTGCTGGCCGCTATCTGGTACAGCTCGCAGTTCACGGATGAAGAAACCTTCAGCGACCGTGAAAAGATGGGTCTGGCTAACCAGCTGCAAAAGACCTTGCGCATTTCGCCGGAAGTAACCATCGAGATGCTCGACGCGGTGCCGGTGGTGCAAAGCGCTCACCACTTCTGCGAACTGGCCCGTCAAGTTACGGACTCGGTACGCCTGCAAGACTTCACCACGGGTCTGCTCTTTGCCAACGTCGGTTCGGCGTTTGCCCGCAATGACTGGCGTGAACTGGTGGCAGTGGCACTGGAACACCCACCAACCTGGATGGCTCTGGTCATGCTCGCTGTCACGGAGCGTACCTACAAGCACACGGTGGTCACGAAGATCACTGAACGCACCTCGTTCCGCGCTGATGCACAAAACTTCGTGCGCGCTGTGACGAAGATGAGCGAAACCCTGACCACTGCTTAACCCCCTCCCCTTCGCCACCACTCTCTCAAGGTAGAGGGTGGTGGTTATTTTTCCTAAGGTTTTCCTCATGACTGAATACCTTGTTGACCATGCAGTGAAGAACGTATGGTGCACACCGAATCAGGATCGGCAATCGCGCATTAAGGCGGTCAAGCTGACAGGGTATGGTGGCGCATGGAATTCACTGCGTGTGCTGCGTCGTACCATTTCTTTGCCGGAAGCAGGGCCACGTTTTCATGTCTACCAAATTGGTAGCTTGGCACCATTCTTGCTCGGCCTTCTTGACTCGCACCGTAAATGGACGAGTCTGGCGCAAGCATGTAGTGCATCGAACATGGTGGCTAATGTCTACGTCAAGTCGGGTTTGCAATTGATGCTCTCCCAAGTGTGGTACATGATCACGCCTGAAAAGGACTTGATCTTGGCAGTAAAAGAACCAAACAAAATTCCAGTGGACTTAAACACCGAGGACTTGTTCTTGCGTGTCTACAGTAACGCCTACTTTAACAAGTCGCGTAACGCACTGGTGGATGATTCGATCAAAGTGATCAGTAGCATCCCGCGCAATACCCAAGAGATCTTGGCACTGCAAAAGCAGTATGCGGCGTTTGCCGCTAAGCCAGGTGTGGTGACGGTGACGATCAATGGTGTCATTCGTCCTAAGGTGGATTTGGTCTCCATCGCAATCGGTGACAACGTGGAGTTTCTCTACGATAGTTCGGTAAGCATGACGGTGGATTTGCCACTGGCGAATTTGCCGTACTTTACCAGTACCTTGGACAAGAAGCAAAAGTACCTGCTGCATTATCCAGGCAACGGTAGCATGATCATCGATTACTTCGACGACATCGACCTGTTCTTGATTAAGCCAGAACAAAACGGCCAGTACGCTGGTCTCTATTACCACTACAATGCTGAAGACGCTATCCGTATGGTCACGCACAAAGACTATGCGGTGCCGGTGCCTTATGTGCACGCTTACCTTAACGGCCCGACTGGTTGGGAAAATAAAGATGAGCTGATGATTCGCATGGTGGTGCGTAAAGCTGGTTACGACCGTCCGCTCGTGGAAGAAAATAGCCGTATCAAAGAACTGTACAAGTTGCCTGACGGGGTGCTCATCGACGCCATGATTGGTCTGGACGCTGTGGTGCCGCATTGGACAGCAGCTGCACTGGAAGCATCGGCTTACACCGACTTGATGCGTGCTGACATTACCGAGATCAATAAGCAATTGGTCGAAGACGCTTACGGCTACAACGCCATCAGTAAGCTCATCGGCGATACCCCGCAACAAGTTACCTCGATCAATGGCCGACAAGGTGCGCGTGTTCCGTACGTCTTGCAACGCCAGTCGACAGCGTACGAGTACGACGGCAATGGTTACCTGATTGGTTGGTACGACCACCCAGTCGGTCCTGTGTATTTCACGGTCAACGCCAATGCAACGCTCGTTGAATTTGTCTCCGGCAGTACTCGCACAGGTCTGGATGATGTCTACGGTCAAGCAACCCAAACGCTGGACTTGAAGAATGACTACCGGATGTACGTGTGTGATGTAACGCGTGGGGCGGCGAGTAACAAGTGGCGTGACGTCACTGGTAGCGGTCTGTACGCTGTTGTGGGTAACAAGCTCACCTGGTTCACTGACCCGACCAAACTCTATACCTTGGTGCGCAGCAATGCCCGCAACCATGGTTACGACGTGGGTCTGTCGATGCGGGACGGTATGTTGAAGTTTGCACTGAACCAACACCAGATCCGTAAAGGGGAAGAGTCGCTGTGGGTCGCCCAAGTACCACAAGGCGAATACGACTTCTGGCTCAATGGTCGCAGCTTGATTGAAGGAATTGACTTCATCTTCAATTTCCCAGAGGTCGTCATCATCAGTAAGCGGCACTTGGTCAATGCAAGTGTGGGTACGCAAAAGCTCACCGTTCGCGGTACGGGTTTTTGTGATGCGAACTTCGGGCGTGTCAAAGCGCTGGACGTGGGTTACGTAGCTTACGGCGTCTTGTCACACAACAAGCGTTACAATCTGCGGGACGACAAAGTCAACCGTATCGTGGTGGCAGGCAAAACCATGCATCGTAGTAGCTTGAAGTTCAGTGAAAACGATCCAACGGTCACGGTGCCCAATGCTGCCAA